ACGGTGGCGTATCAGTAGGTGGAAGCAATTTCACTGCACATGGATTCGACTTCATCCTTGGCGATGGAGACCAAACATCTCGTGGGAATACTGGAACCTCTCGTGCAATGGTTAAAGCTCCAGGCGGGCAGCTTGTTGTGAACTATGCTGGTGACTTCACTGGTGGAACGATTGTTCAATCCACTCTTGAATCAACAGGAAGAATGAAAGCCACTGAGTACTATGTTGGCTCAACACAAGTCATTGACACAACTGGAAAGCTAGATTGGTCATTGGTTAAGAATACGCCAGCAACTTACGCTCCATCTGCTCATACGCATTTATGGGCTGACATCACTGACAAGCCTACGCTTGATAATTATGTAAAATGGAAGCTAAGTGCAAATACAGAAGGAACTCCTGTTGATATTACTTCTGGTTCTACAGTTGATTTCAAAGCAGGAAGCAACGTTACTGTTACGAGAAGTGGAAATGCCATTACGATTGCCTCATCCTACACAGATACAAATAACTATGTATCAGGAATTAGCAGCACAAATGGCGGCAATGGAACACTTACCCTTACTCGAAGTGGCCTATCCAACTTGACACTCGACTTAAGTCATAATCACGACACAGCCTATCTTGGCATTAATGCGAAAGCTGTTGATGCAGACAAGTTAGATGGAAATGATTCTAGTTACTTTGCTGCTGCATCCAACATTGCAGGACACTCTTACAACTATAAGGACACTTATAATGTAGCTGTTGGTATGGCAGAGAGCTGGATTAAAGTATCCACTGCTTATAACGACATTGTGTACTTGCAATTCTCTGGTTCATATGACAACTCTAACTTTAGAGACGATGTTGTGGTAACCATCTTTGGATACAACATGAAGCACCATATTACTTCTACAACAAGCAACTATAATGGAAGTAAATTGCTAGAAGTAAAAACCAATAACAACGGTAGCGGTGCGGTGACGGAAATATGGATTCGAGTTGCGGCTTGTACAACAAGCGCTGGCTCTATCACAGTACGTTCTAGTCATACTATTCCAACGTTGACGCCGCAAACTACTGCACCGACATTTGGTGGTAGCGGAATCGTTAACTTGATTTACGATAGCACGAACATTGTCGATTCATCTATGTTGATTACAAGCGGTATCCGTATTGATGGAAACAAGGTATGGCATCAGGGTAATGATGGTGTAGGCTCTGGATTGGATGCAGATTTACTGGACGGTCTTGACGCATCTAAGTTTGTTCGTACTGACCAATCAAGCTCTATCAGTGGAGCATTGACAATTGATGCTGGCGGGGCAACACTAAACCTAAAACCAGGTTCGGCTGACCATGTATACATGGCATTCTATGCTGATACGCAAGCAAACACTACGCGTTCTGGATGGATAGGTTATGGTTCTACTGGAACAACCACGATGAGCATTCAGAATGACATGGGCGGCAACGTCAACCTTGTTACTACTGGCTCTGGTGCTGTTCAGGCAAATGGAAATACCATCTGGCACTCAGGAAACTTGACTCCTATTACAACAGGAAACAATCAATCTGCTGGTACTGGATTCACTGTTAATGGAACAGCATACATTGGCTCTACCACATCTGGCACAAACAATGGAGACTTAATTGTTCGCGGCGCTGGTAATGCAACCATTCATCTAGATGGTGACAGCTCTGGTACTGCAAATGCTTCAACAGTTAAAGCTTATATTGCTGGGAATGGTAATGCAACATTCGCTGGTACGGTTGGCGTAAACAAGATAACTGTCACAGACTCAGGTTTGGTTTCCAACTTGAATGCTGAACAGATACAGGGCAAGCGCCCATGGGACTTCGATATTCCAGCTTCTAATGCAGATATGTTTGGATACGGTATTATCTCTGGAATGGCCCCTCATCAGGGTGGAGCGATTGGCCCAGATGCTACTGTGAAGGTTGACCCAGGTACAGTTTATACAAGCTCTGGACGACGCTTTAACTTTGCTACGACGTATTCAGCTACTGTTCCAGCAGCTTACTCACAATATGACCGTTGGGATATCTACTATGTAAGAGGTCCAGTAGATGGAAGCGGAAACCCAGACCCAGCAAACGAAGGAACAATCCAGTATGCCAAGGGTGCTACAGATGGAACGCTTCCAGTGCTACCAACAGGTTCTGTGGCAATTGTGAAAATCTTTGTACCAATGAATCCTCAAGGCGGCGTAACTGTTGCTGATGGTACAACTGGTGAAACTCCTAACCTGTATGACATTCGCAAGTGGATACCATTTAGTTATGATGGTACGAATACATGGAAGATGACTGGTTATCTCCAAGTTGCAAATGACATTACCGAAGGCTCAAGCTTCTTGAAAGATAAGTATGCTAGGCTTGGTAATGACAATACCTATACGGGCAAGCAAACTATCACGAGTGGTTCTGTAAATATTCGTGGAGGATATAATGACGATACTGTTCCTGCTATGCTTTCCTTAACAGAACGTGATACAGCAGATTACGGATTCCGATTTAAGTATTTGTCTGGAGCAAATGTATTTAAGCTTTTCTCTGTTCAATCGGATGTTGAAACGGAACGTCTGTCTATTGACCGTAACACTGGATTCACTGAATTCAAGAATGATGTTCAGGTAGATGGAAAGCTTACGGCTAAGAAGAACGCAACAACAGTTACGATTCCAGCAGGACAGACTTCTGTAACATGGACTCATAACTATGGAGCTACAACCTATGCCTTAACGCTTGGAAGTAATTCATTTGAGCGCCACGTTCGTTGGAATCCAACTAGCAAATTAGCAAACTCTATCGTTATCGAAATTGATACTGCATCTACTGAAGATATACTTGTAGATTGTATCCTAATGGGTTATTAATAAAGGAGGGCGAACAGCCTTCCTTATTTTTTATGAAGAGGTGAGAATATGGCACAATACGCACATAAAGGTCAGATACTTCCTTTATCGAATCAGATGGTTCCGATAGATAAAAAGACTACTTTCCATGCCTCATATGATTACCATTTAAATGGATTTAATCAGGAGAACATGGTAAGACCAATTGGTAGATTTCCTATCGTAGCGGACTTTAACAATACCACGAATACAAATAAAATATCAGCCTATGTAAGCGCACTTCCTGCTGGTGCCGCTGCTAGAACATTGGAGTGTTGGGTTTTTCCTACTTCAGCTCCTACTGGTGGCTCGCCAGGTATCGTAGGATATCCACTGTCTGGAAAACAAACAGGAGTTACTGCTCAGGCATTTGAAATTAACTTTTCATCTGGTGGAAATGGGAAGTTTGGCATTCACATATGGGGTAACCAGTTCTATGGCACAACTACTGTTGCATTAAATACGTGGCATCATGTGGCTGCCACTTACGACGGAACAACACTCAAGCTCTATGTAAATGGAGTGCAGGAATATAGCGGTACTGTAGTTTTAAATACGGTAGTAAACTCGCAAGACTACAACTTCAACATTAGAAGAGCTATTAATCCAAGTGACGCGACTCCTCCATGCTACATCTCAGATGTTCGTGTATGGAATACCTGCCGTTCAGTTGACCAAATCAATGACGCAATGAACAAGGAAATGACAGGATATGAGGATGGATTGGTTGCCAACTTCAAACTAAAAGAAGTGGAAGGCACTACCGTTCTTGATTCTTCTACTTATGGAAACAGCGGTGTGCGTCAGGGAACTGTACCTGTCTACTATGTACAAAATACAACGAAAGCTACAATACAGACTGCAACATCTGAATTTAGAGGAGCTGTTTTATTAGAGCCTGATAGCCAGAACCTTTCTCCTAATGGAGAGCTTGACCCAAAAACTCTAAGCACAACCTACGCACCAGGATGGGATTCAACCCTCAATGGTTCTTTATCTCTTTCAAGCTGGTCGGGTGGATACAATGGTGGTGTTCCGCAACCAACAGTCGGTTACCACGCTCACGTTAATACAAGTAAATTTGGCTACCCTGTATTTGAATACATTGATAAGAATGGTCAGTTTGACCCAACACTTAAACACAGATGGCTGGGCATGTCTCAAGGATTAACCAATAATGTTGGCACAAGCTATGGTTGGCATGATGGAACAAAGGTAACCATATCTTTTGATTTAATGGTTGACCATGTAGACAAAGGAGTAAGGCCAGGTCTTTACCATAAGAAGACCGATGGGTCTGGCGTAACCAACTGGACATTTGGTAGCTGTGCGTCAGATATATATGTAACACAAGCAAATGTGTGGCAACGAGTGTCTGTTACTTGGACTCTTGTAGCAGCAGAATGGGACTTCGATAAAGACTGCAACCTGTATCTGTATGGATATCAGAATAGAAACGACTATGAAGGAACAGCATGGATAAAGAATGTCCAGATTGAGACACGAGATTATCCAACTAGCTTTATGAAGGGGCAAACCTCAAGACCAGTAGGAAACCTACAATATCCACTGTCTATCTTTAATCAATCTGCTTGGACAATTTCATGCTCATTCAATATTCCTTGGATGCATCGTGACGCTACTAATCCTCCAAATGCAGGAATCCAAAGCAACTGGTATCATCCAATCATTGAGATTGTTCCGCCAACTAAGTCGCCCAATACAAATGGGTATACTGGATTTGCATTGGTAGCAGGACCACAGCCATCAAGCTGGAACCGATTAATAAGAATGAAGTATGCATCTGCCGCTGGAACTGGTGTAGAGGTTACGGGTACGACAGCGGTTCAAGATAATACTTGGTATCATGCAGTCGTCACATATGACGGGGCCAACTTAAATCTTTACATTAATGGAACTCTTGAAAAGACTCAGGCTGTATCCACTATCCAATACGATAGTAACTGCGTTGTGATGATAGGCGGAGGATACTACGGAAAGCCATTTATTGCGATAGATGAAGTACGCTTTGAATCTCGTGCTATTTCAGCAGATGAGGCAGCGGCATGGGCAGCGTCAGGAATTCATTATAACTATCTTGATTATTCTTATTATGTAGATTAGGAGGGAAACAATGGCACACTTAAGGAGCATACTCCCACAGCGCGGCGGCGTTTCCCCTGTGGATAATAATGTTACATTTCTTGCTCATTACGATGAGCACACCAAAGATGCTTTAAGAAGCATCAAACCACTGGGGACAGATAAAGCTTTGTATCTCGATGGAAGTGTTTATATGGACACAGGTTTGTCAAATTTCGTAGCAACAGAAAGAGACTTTACTATAGAGGCCACTATATGTCCTGCTACTACAACTCTATCCGATATAAGTGGAACAGAGAAGATGGTGCTTGGATGGTCAGGATGGCATGAAGGATTTGTCTATAATGAAACTTCTGGATATGCTGCTTTACAAGTTCACTTCATTAGTGCAGATGGTCAAACAACGGCAAGAGAAACTGTTACTGCTCCTGTTGCAAAAGGTGAGTGGGCGCATATCACTTGTGTTTATCAGATGAGTCCTAGAAAACTATTTATCTATAAAGATGGAGTACTGGCTAACTCACTAGATGTTAGTACAACAAGAGCAGGATGGACATTTAAGTCTTACACAAGCAATGCGATTATAGGAAGAGTTGGCTCTAACTATCGCTATACTGGTAACATTTCTGAAGCTAGAATCTGGAGCAGAGCATTGCCTCAGGACGAAATCATAGACAACCTATCAGGTAACTTCAGAAATGCATCTGCTCTTGTTGGGTACTGGAGAATGGATGAAGGTCAGGGAACTTTTATTAATGAAGGAACGGGAACGCTTGGTGATATCGTTCTTCCTACTGGAACTTCATGGACACAAGGTAGACCTTCTTATGCTCTTGTAACTGGTGGATACCCAGGCGGGACAGGCAGTGGCGTATTCTTGGAAGAGGGAACTAGCAATCTGATGAGCGGCAAGAACATAACCAAGGACACCTATGCCAATATTTCTCATGGGACAGATGCGACAGGAGATTACTTTATCAAGTCTGATAATACCACATGGTATGCAGGGATTCGTCTCCCTGGCTTAGCTATGAACGGAGGAGATACTTACACTTGGTCATTTGAAATCATGTCTGATGTGGCATTCAACATTACAATGGATGCAAACGTAACAACTCCAACTTATAGCGGGAATGATGCTGGTCGTTCTAGTACAAGTATCCCAATTTCTCGATATGACACTCCTGGTCAATGGAAAAAAGTTTACGTGACAGCAACAATCAAATCGGATGCTGCTACTCCTACTATTAGCGATGCCTTCTGCCCAGGGAATGATTCTACCGTGCTTACTCATAAAGTTTATCACCGCAATCATCAGGTAGAGAAGAAGGGGTATTATACGACGTACAATTCTGGAACAAGACCAGCGCCGTTATTGACTTACCCAATTACCCCTATTAATGCAAGTGCTGGAACTATCTCTATGTGGGTAAACCCTCAGCAGCTAATTACAGCTGGCAATGGATATCCAATGATTTTCAGGGTAGCGAACAATATCTTTGAATGGAGTATCTACAGTAATAAACTGTCTATGAACAGTATTGTCATTACCCCATCAACGGACATACAAGTGGGAAGCTGGTACTTCGTGGCTTATAAATGGAATAGTGCAACTCCAAGTTCAACTCTCTACTTATACCACCCAAGCGGAGCAATACAACAACTTAGCTCTGGCGCAGCTATCCCAAGCATAGCAGGTCAAGCACAATTCTTTATTGGCTCTGGAGCAAACAACGGTGCGTATCCATCCAACTGTATTATTGACGAAGTGCGGATTGATAACATTGCCAGAACAGATACAGAAATTAATGCTTGGTATTATCAAGGAAGAAACGGATGGTGATATAAATGGAAGCTCATATAGCAGCGCTCTTGCCAACTCAGAATAAGGTAGTGGCGGCAGATAGCAACACTACCTTCCTTGCTCACTATGACTTGAATGAACATGACGTATTAAAAGGCGTAAATGCTATTGGAAACATATATGCTCTAAGCTTTGATGGTAGTGCTAACTATGTAAGGGTTGTAAATAATCTTGGTAGCACATCTACATTTACAATCTCTTTTTGGATAAAAGACAACGGCCCCGCATCATGGTCAGATGTTCTTACAATTGACAACGGAGATAGTACCAATGCTCCCAGAATAGAGCGAACCAATGTGGTAGGAGAATACAGATGGTATGGGACTGGAGGCATTACCAGTGGTGACATCTTGTTCACGCACGATGGAACCAAATGGGAAAACGTCACTATAGTATCTGATGGAACAAATGTATTCTGCTATAAGAACGGCGTACAAACTTATACGGCTGCAAAGTATGCAACACCTATTCCAGCTACTAGCTACATCAATATTGGTAAAAGGGTAACAAGTGGACCTTGGAAAGGTTCCTTGATGAATGTTGCCTTTTACAATCGCGCATTGACTTTGGATGAAATAAAATCCGTTATGTACAATTCTGTCGTAGAAAAAGGTCTTGTTGGGTTTTACAAACTAAACGAAGGGCAAGGCAGCGTCGTAGCGGATTCTTCTCCATTCCATAATGACTCTGTTATTGCTGGAACACCTACATGGGTATCAGGAAATTCAGTCTTTACATTGAGGCCAAAAGAGGGTTACTTTGGTGGTAGCGCAATGGCAATTGAAGAGAGCACAATAAACTACTCCAATCAAACTGTAGCAAGCTGGAATAGCACAGTTGTTGGAACAGATGCTTCTACCTATAAAGGCTATCCAGTTTACTATGCTGACGGAAAATCTGGAGGCAGTGGATTTCTTCACAGTGCCTCATCAACAGTTGAACTAGCTGTTGGGGCAAAAGCTGTTTACTCCATGTGGATGAATAGAGGAACCGCAAACCTATTTCCTGCTTTCTATCCTCAGGGACAAACCTTTGATGGAACTACGTGGACGAGCAGAGACCCGATAGGAACAAACTATGTATCAAGAACATTCGCTTATTACAATGAAAATGGAGATAGCCTAGGAAGCTCTATTGACCTAGCAAACTTCACTGGCTGGGTAAAGATTGTAATAACCTTTACGAATATTCATACAGATAAGATACGCCTAACTAATATGTTCTTTTTAGATTATGGATATACGTCTGGACGATGCTACCACTCTCAGCCACAAATGGAAATAAAGGCATTCCCAACATCATTTGCAGTTGGCAGCCGCCCTTCATTATCTTTGTCTTATCCATCAGCAAACGTACTAAATCCACAAGCTGGGACAATTAGCATGTGGGTGAATATCAAAAACATACCTGTCTCCTCAACTGGATGGAGGATGCTGTTTGTCGTAAAAGATGGTGGATGGATAACAGGTACGGAGACTAACCAGATTAGCTTCAGGTCATATAACTCCTGGGACAACGTCAGACTAACCGTTGGTGGACCTACTGGAACAAGTACTATTAACTCAAGCGTTCCAACAGAAGGATGGCACATGCTGACAGCCACATGGGATACAGCAGCACAGCTTATCAAGTTTTATGTGGATGGAGCAGTTGCTGGAAGTTTAACAGGCACAACATATATTCCAACTCAATTTAATGATTACTTCTGGCTTGGAAAATGGACGGTTGACGGTGGCGACTCGTATAGCTGTAATAGTCTGTTCGATGAACTTCGCATTGATAATATCGCTAGAACGGATGCGGAGATTGCCGCATGGTATTACTCAGCTAGTCCATTCTGGCCTCGTGGAACTTATCGCAAACCTTATTAGAAAGGAGGAGACTCCATGATTTTAGCGGGACAAACAATAGATAGGGACACTCTTAACAGGGCTTATCTCAGTAAGACGGCAACAGGTACACAGATAATGGCGGGGTCTCTCCGCCTTCTTGGTACTATCCAAATAGATGGAGCAACGACATTAGCTTCGACTACCATTAGCTCTTTAACTTTAACTGGAGCCTTAAATGCTGGTGCTAATAATATTACAACAACTGGAACAATTTCTGGTACGTTCTCTGGTAACGGCGCAAGCATTACTTCTTTGAATGGTAGTAATATTAGCTCTGGTACAGTAGCAGATGCGCGTTTATCTACAAACGTTTCATTACTTGCTAGTGCTCAAACAATCACGGCTAATAAAACATTCTCTGCATCTGCTAATCTTTATTTTGCTGGCGGCACAACCTACTACATTAATACCGCTGGTACGGCTAAGCTTAATGCATTAACTCTTGTTGATAACTTAAACATGAGCGGCAGTAAAGTATTGGCATTTGATTCAAATGGCGTAGCGCCTCCATCGGATGGCTCAGCTGGAACCAAGATTCAATTGTATGGCACAGGTAAATATAATATTGGTATTGACTCATCAACTATCTGGTATGACACTTACAACTTCCATCGGTTCTATACGAATGGTGGCGGAACAACTCGCACTCTTCAAGCTGAGATTGGCGTAAACGGATTAAACCTATACAATAATGCAACTATTACTGGTAGCTTAGATGTTCAAGGTGAATTCAAAGGCGCTGGGTATAATGAATTCCCTGACCCATTGTTAGTAAGTAAAGATGTTTCAAACTGGGTAGTTACAAGAGGAACTATCGCTTTTGATATTCAAGCTCCTCCTACGACAAATGCAGTCGGCTCTGTCAAGTTAACAGCAACATCTGATGATAGTTACTATCACTACAATACATACTTTAATGTAAACCCGAATGACTGGATTACATTTTCGGCTTATACGTATTGTACAACAGCAGGCAATACTGGTGATATATTCATTCGATGGTACGATGCAACAAAGACTATTATTGCAACGGCTCCAGCTACTACATTTAATGCTCCAACTTCATGGACAAGATTCAGTGTAACGGCACAGGCTCCATCTAATGCTTCTTACTTCCAAGTTCGTGTTGATAATAATACAACTGGGGCAGTTATGTATTACTCTGCTTTCCAAGTAGAACGCGGAAGAACAATGACAGCATTTAAGCCGTATTCTGGTGGAAGCTCGGCCAGCTTTTTTCCTAGTGGAATCAAGCTTGGTAGTGGTGGAGAAATTCATTCTGGATACAACAATGCCTTTATTCTTAAAGACCATAATAATGGGAATGTTACATTAAGTGCAGCTGGCGGAGACTTGTACCTTGGATATAGTAATACAGGCGTCATTCGTTTGTACGATACACTAACAGGCAGCGATGGTTCAACAAAGATTGCAGATACAGCTGCTAAATTATATTACCAGGGCAATGACACGGATGGGCGCTACTTGACCAAAGCCGCGGACAGTGTTGTTACTTCTAGGATTCGTATGGAAGGTGCAACAGCTCAGTTGTTCGTAGCAAACCAATTCAATACTGGAAGTAACCCTGCTATTGATTTGGCAATTGGAGACAGTGATACTGGTTTTAACTGGGTATCAGATGGCATTCTAGACTTCTATGCAGATAACGTAGTAGTAGCAGAGATGGGTAAGGCTGGCAAGTGGGACTTTAAGTTTGCCCCTACATTAAATGGCACAAAGATATGGCATGAAGGAAATGACGGGGCAGGGTCAGGACTTGACGCAGATGTCTTAGATGGAATGGCTCCAGCTACAGCGAATACAGCAAGCACAATTGTACAACGTGATTCCTCAGGTAACTTCAGTGCTGGAACAATCACAGCCTCCTTGAATGGTACGGCAACAAACATTTCCAATACAGGAACGGTTACATTAGCAACGGCTACGGAATCCAATGCGATTACAATTACTCAGCCGTCTTATTCTACAGACAAGCCTGTTAAACTATTAAACTTCAACTGGTACTCTGATGTGTGGTCTATCGGTAATATCCGAAGTGGAAGCACACCATCAAATGGTTTGGGTGTCTTCCTAAATAGTGTGGAGAAATTCAGATTCATTGATGGCACATTAAAGGTTGGTACGAATGCAGTATGGCACGCAGGAAACGTAGGAGCTGGTTCGGGTCTTGATGCGGACAAAGTAGATGGAAAACATTCATCTGACTTAATGAGTTCTACTGTCTACCGTGAAAAGATTATCGTGCCTGCTGGTGGATATGCAGCACAAACTGCCGTAACAATTCCTAACGCAAGGGTTTACGTTTTGGGTTCTAATAGGTTACAAGTATTTAGAGATGGTATTTTACAAGAACCAACAGATGATTATGTAGAAACAAGCACATCCTCTGTTACGTTCCAATATGCCTTACCAGAAGATACTCGAATAACCTTTATAATAAATAATGCAGGGTGATGACAAATGGCAACAATAACTTCGGCGGCAGCTGGGTTATGGTCTGCTACTACCACTTGGACGGGCGGGGTTCTCCCCGCCGCCAATGATACGGTGACCATAACACATGCGATAACCTATGATTTAAATGATACAACAACTCAGTATGGACGTATTGATATAAATGCTGGTGGCTCATTAATTCATGATAATACGAAAGCAACTGCCATTGTCTGCAATAAATTTCTACATGTCAATGGTGGAACCTATCAGGCAGGTCCTAACTCTAAGACTCTTTTCTATACGACAAGTAAAACAAGTAGTGTAGAGGGAACAGGGTTAGCTGGGATTTATGCAGAAGGCGGTGTAAATAATACAAAGCTTATTCTTACAGGCTCCTGTCCAAATCCAGAAACAACATTATCAACAGCAGTCAATATAGGAGATACCGTATTGACAGTAGCAGATGCAAGCCAATTCGCTGCTGGAGAATTCATTTCCATTTATCGTGATATCTCTACTGATTCAACATGGAACTGGAATGGAACAAACCAAAGCGATGAAGGATTTATTATTCATCATATTTCTGGAAATAACATTTACATCCAACAACGTGTAGCCGTGGAAGATACTACAACACTTGCAATGGCAATTGGAGATACGCAAGTAAAAGTAGCAAACATCATGAAATGGCAACCAAACTTTAAAGTATGGATTGACCAAGAGCTATTCACAATTGCATCTGTTGATGAAGCTAATAGCATCCTAACATTCACTGCTGCTGCCACAGCCGCTCATGCTAGCGGGGCTTCTATTATAGAGACAGGAGCACAAAAAGCCCACGCTGTTGGAGATAAAGTTTACAAGATTGCTACGATTGTATCTACTGCAAGTGCCGCAAATGCTACAACCCTTACCGTTGCAAATGCAGCAATGCTAAACGTCAATGACCGTATTGCAATTGAAGGACTAAGCAGAGCATATGGTTTTCCTACAAACGTAACACAAGAGGTAACAATTACAGCAGTGAACGGAAATACATTGACAGTCACTCCAGCAATTCCTTACGCTACACAAGTAGGATATATTGTAACAAAAACGAATAGAGATTGCGTAGTTGCTTCTACCGATACTAACGATAATAATAGAACTTTCATTTATTATATTTATGGAAGCTCAAGTGTTACTGGTAGAAAATGCGTGCTAAGGTATGTTGAAGTTTCTCATGTCTGCAATAGCTCGTCTACTGTGTACTCTGGATTAGTAGTAAGAGGAGACTTTAACCGTACTGATACGGAAAGAGAAATCAGAGGATGCGTTGTTCGTGATGGATGGGGAACAGACCATTGTGGATTATGGGGATACAGTACACACTATGCTGCCTACCGTAATAATGTAGTCATCAAGTGTTACAACGGAGTCCAAGTATATGACCAAAATGGTTCCAGCTATTATAATAATCTTTCGATGGGTAACTATCAATCTGCTTTTAGATATGAGGCTACCTACTACTACAATCAGTTTCAATATAATATCGGAGCAAACTCACAGTACGCATGTTTAACTTACTCTGATTATAACTCCACCTACCCTGAATGGCACAACTTATTTCGCCATCACGAAAGAGGACTTTATGTAGGTAACGGAGCAACAGGTCAACAGTATGGGTCGTGGATGAAAAACCGATATGAAGATATCCAATACTTGCATCAGTATGTAGAGGGTACACGTATTATTGTTCAAGATGCTGACTTTAGAAATGCAACCACTACAAGCACAGGGAACCTATCAAGTGCTTATGCCAACATTGACGATAGGGGTCTTGTTGGAGGAATGTTGGTTATTGTAAATAAGAATATGATTCGTGGTAATTTTGAAATGCACGGTGCTGGCGGTTGGATTATTAAAGATACAACTGAACAAATGGGAAATGGATGGAGCTACGGATTCAACCTAAATAACTCTGGCGCTGACTTACGTATTGCTCAGCAAATCTATGTAAAGTATGGAGTGCCCGTTCACGTAACGGCCTATATGAAAAAGACTTCTACTTACAATGGAAGCAGACAGCCGTACATCTTAGCAAGGGGAACGTACCTTGGAGATGTTTGGGGATATATGACAAACGTAAGTAATCAGTGGGTTCGAGTAGATTTAACTTTTACTCCACAGCGAAGCGAGATGATTCAGATAGGAGTAGGAGGACGTGGAACAGCGGCTGGAACTTCTTTGTGGATTGACCCTCGTGTATCTGTTTCAACCTTTGATATGGATTTAATTAATGGGCCTTACTCCGTAAACTTAATGTTTGGATTAGAGCCTTATATGACAAATACGCCTGGTGTTGTGCTGGGTGGAGGCACTACACTTTAAAGGAAGGTGAGAGAAAATGGCTTATACTCAAAAGCTAAGATTACCTGATGGTCAGGAATTAGCTTTATACAATGAAGGCAATACAAGCCAGGGTTCTATTCGAATGGATGGGGAATCCCTCACGATTGCAGGGGCACACAGTAACGTAGCCATCAGCGCTGGTGCCAACCTTATTTTTATGGGAAGCACTGCCACAATCGGTGGTACATCTTCTATTCTCTCGCTTGGTAATTCTGGAGATACCGTTGCCCTAAACGTTCCTGGTGTTACTTACCAGATTGGAACGGTGACAGGCGACACAACTTTTGCAAATGATTTAACGGTATCTGGAACATTCAGACCTGCCACTATAACTGGAACGGTTGTCGTAACGGATGCTGTCCTATCTTGGTCAAGAGATACAGACTATGCTACTTTATCTTATATTGATTATGGAGCAGACAACGACCAGTTGACACTGGATGTCGGAGATAGACAAACGGACTACTTCAGAATCCGTGGGGCAAATGCCTCTGGTACATTAACCAATGTAATTGATTTCTCAAGTGCATCTGTTACTTCTTATGTAACGGTAAATGCTCCAACTCTACAAGAGAACGGCACAAGCTTATCCAGCAAATATCTAGGTCTTACGGCAACCGCCGCTGACTCTAGTAAACTGGGCGGCGTGGCTGCTTCTTCGTTCTTGCGTAATGATGTAGCTGGAACAATCAATGGAAACCTAACAGTTAACGGAACTGTAACCGTTGGTGCAAATAGTATCATTGGCAGTAATTCAAGCTACTACTTATCATTAAGCTCTGGCGGTGTAACATTATCCAGCGTAGGTAGTCTAACAGTTGTAGCAGATAGTGATAATAGTTCTACAACTGAATACCTTAGCTTGAAAGCTGGCGTAGATGACCTGCGAGTTGTCAGCGATGGAACGATTACGTTTAATGGTAATAAAGTGTGGCACGCTGGAAATGATGGCTCAGGTTCAGGCCTTGATGCTGATACGGTTGATGGAATTCAAGGTGTAGATATTGTTTCAACCAATACTACTATTATTACAACCCAAGACTGGAATTCCTTTACTTCAAATGGAATCTATAGAGTGCAAGGTTATACTGGACTCAATGCTCCGTCTGCTTATACCTATGGTACATTGGAAGTTATCGTAAGTGGAAATAGTGTAACGCAAAACTATTACACTCACAACAATGGCAGCAACACTGGCTTATTTACTAGAACCAAATGGAATGCTTCTGACTGGTCTAGCTGGAAAAAGGTTTGGACAGACGATAATGACGGTTCTGGTTCAGGCTTAGATGCGGATACAGTTGATAATGTTCATGCAAGTTCCTTTATGCGTAGTGACCAGAATACTTCTACTACTGGAACTGTAACAATTGGTACTGGCACAACGTCTGTACTTGCTAATCAAACAGATGGCTCATTAAGGGTTTCGAATACAAACGGGTATATCGACATTGCTCCGAAGAACGTGAGCTATGCACATATCTATACAGACAGACCAAGCTTCTACTTTAATAAGGATTTACTTGTAAATGGTAGTACGGTTTGGCATTCTGGAAATGACGGCTCTACGTCTGGACTGGACGCGGATATGGTGGACGGCGTTCATTTATCTGGACTCGTTCAAACAAGCAGAACGTTAACTCCTGGCACTGGTATTCAAATTGATTCAGCTGCTACGGCAAAAGACTTAACGGCTAATCGCACCATCTCTTTTGATACAACATGGGGAGACGGAAGATACCTAGGTCTTCATGCCACAGCTGATAACTCTGCTAAGTTAAATGGACAGTCTGCAAGCTACTATTCTAGAAAGCTATCCGCTTCTTATACAAGCGTAACAGGCGATGATGGTACAGATGGATGGTACACACTGTTTACAGTTGGTGACAACACCAATACTCCTGTTCAGTGTATGATTCGAGCTTATGCTCACAGCTCTGCAGCCTTCATCGTGTCGAAAGGTTACTCAACAAGTAACGCACAAATAACTGTATTAAATGCAAATACATCCTCTATCAATGTTGGATATAAATATATCAAGGGTCTTCGTGTTCTAACAGACGGGACAGTTCAAGTTAAACTAAATGGCGGCGCTAGTGTTCAGATTGACGTTCAGCTATTTACCAGCGGAAATGAAACAATACCTGCGGCAACCTTAGTTAAGGATACAACGGCTTCTCCATCTATTGCTCAGAACATTGACCCATTAGTAAATGGAAGTATTGTTTCTCTTGGAGACCATTATGTTGGAACCAACAAGGTGTGGCATCAAGGAAATGACGGCTCAGGTTCAGGTTTAGATGCCGATACAGTTGACGGTATTGAAGGAGCTAGTATTGTTCAAACAAGCAGGACTGTTACTGCTGGTACTGGATTAAGTGGCGGTGGCGCATTATCTGGAAACATTACGCTATCTCTAAACACCACTTATACAGATGGGTTATATCTTGGCAAAACAGCTAAGGCTGCCGACTCTGATAAATTAGACAATCTTGACTCTTCTCAATTCGTAAGGTCAGATGCGGATAGCACAGTCCGTGGAAACCTTATTATTGATACTCAGATGGATACACGATACTTGTACGTTACAAGAAGTGGAAGTACAGCACAAGAATATGCTCGCCATGGTGTAAGCGATGGTGCATACAACATCTGGTACAATAATGATGAAGCATCTTCCGTAGTGCAGTTTACCCTTGACAATACAGACACAGAAGCTAATTCTGGAGCTGGAGCAAATACGACGGTATTCAAAATCAATGGTAGCTCATCTCCATCATTAACCTTAAACAATAATGTTATCTGGCATCAAGGTAATGACGGTAGCGGTTCTGGGTTAGACGCAGACAAACTGGATGGAATCGAAAGCTCACAATTCCTTCGCAGTGACCAAGATGACACAATAACTGGCGCATTAACTATTAGTAAGGCTACTCAATATCCATTAACACTTAGCGGAAATGGAATAGACGTAGGCAAGATTGGTATTGCATTTAATGGGCAAAGCACTGGCTTACAGCAAGGCTATCTTGTTGGTGCATTCGGCGATGGAGATACAATGACTGGAACAGGCTATGCTTTCCGTGTCTCCTCTACTGAGGCGAATACCGATTTCATCTTAGAGGCTGGCGGCGGTAATTTCTGGGTAGGCTCAAACAAAGTATGGCATGCTGGCAATGACGGAGCAGGCTCAGGTCTTGACGCTGACACATTAGATGGTATCAACTCAACTGGGTTTGGTCAAAACATAGCTTCTGCCGCATCAGATTTGAATACAGCTACTCAATCTGGCTTCTACCGATTAAACACAACACACACGAATGCGCCAAGCAATGCAGCTTACGGTCAAATGTTGGTTATGCATGGCGGTGGAGATACTATCACTCAAATCCTCGGTGCTTATAATACTACTGAAATGTACTTTAGAAGTGGTAATCCTACAGATGTAGGCGGCACGGGAACTTGGAAATCATGGGCACGAATCTGGAATGACCAAAACGATGGTAGTGGCTCTGGTCTTGATGCCGATACTGTTGATGGAATTCAAGCTTCTCAATTCCTACGAAGCGATGTAGCAACAACCTTAACTGGCGGCGTTGACCTACGATTAAAGGCAGCTACTGGCTCAACGGACTCTGGAGACCTTGTATTCCAGCAAGGCGATGGAACAGAGAATGCTCGTATCTATGCCGCTCCTGGTACGTTAACTTTAAGCTCAGGAACGAATACTGATGCTCAGCTTGTCATTACAGATACTACTATTACTTATAATACGAATAAGGTATGGCATGCTGGAAACGACGGAGCTTCTTCTGGACTAGACGCAGACCTATTAGATGGACTAAATGGCTCCTCTTACATGAGGTCAGACACTAACACTTCTACAAGTGGGACGCTATCTGTCACTGGATTGCTGACGGCTACTGGAAACATCTCTGTGCCTAGTGCTCCATATATCTCAGGAGCAACTGGCTCTTGGCGTGAAGGCGGACAATTAAACTTTGCAAGCCGATTTAATGGTAAGATTTTAAATCGTAATGCTGACTTCATTCAGAACAACATGACTGGATTCGGTGACTACCAGGGAAGTTCTACTCGTAACACTCGTGCCATTGTTTCTGATGATACGATTCCGAACTCGACTGGAAAACTAATGCGTGTCACTTACGATGCTGGTGCTAGTACAACTGCTCCAAGCACTGGTTATGGTGGCTTCACAATCAGCATTTCTCGTACAACAGGAAACCCAACGGGATGGGGATACAGAGCTGGTAACCGTATCATGTTCCGATTAGTGGCCAATATCCCTTCTGGAAAGAATATCGGATTCGGAACAAATACAGTCGGTACTGGATATGGAGGCAAGTGGTTGACTTCTACTGCTGGTACTGGTAACTGGCAGGAATATGTTTACCTATTTACAACTGGTATCACAGGAACATTCTTGGATACTGGGTACTTCTATATTGCTGGAACTCCTGTTGGAACTTGGACAACGTGGGCGGCGTCAACAGCTTACACAGCTGGTGCCAATGTTATGCCAACCACAAAGAATGGATTCTACTATACAGCAACGGCTGGTACATCTGGAGCTACTCAACCAACATGGCCTACAACAGACTTAGCTACGGTTGTAGATGGTGGAGTAACATGGACAGCACATAAAGAGAACTTCACATGGGATGTAGCAATTTGTGAAGCAATTGATATGGATGCAGTTGCCGATGTAGACCGTGCGCCAATGTTAAACGTTGGTTACAAATCTGGTGTGGATATTGGATGGGGAGAAATCTACTCTACTGGTAAGATTACTTCTGACTCTAACATCTATGGTTCTAGCTTTTATCCAGGTACAAGTGGAGCTTATTACTCTAAGACTGGAAATAGCTGGTTCAATCCATTAAATGCTTCAAGCAATATGCACATCTATTCTGGTGAAGGAAACAAAGCATTGTATGTAGATGCTGACTCCATCAACCTGCGTAATACGGCTGGCACAAATAGACTGACAATCAGTTCTGCTGGGGCTATCAATACTTATGGTGCAACAACCGTAAATGCTGACCTAACTGTAACAGGAAACTTAAGTGTCAATAAAACAAATGGCTGGGCTTATCTGTATTTCCCTAGAATTGGTAATGACCCAGGATTCATTGGACATTATGAGAACACTACAACTTCTGTTTCTGAAATGCGATTCAGCGTATCAGACGATGCAGACGGAACGGACTACTTCACGTTTGGTGCTAACACTGGTCAGTCTTCGGCAAATCCAGCTTGGGGAATTAACAGTGGTACGTTTGTAGAAGGTGCTCGTATAGGCTCAAATGGTGTGGCTACATTCAAAGGGTTGACAGTCAATGGTACAGCTACTATTACTGGTAATGTGACTATGAATGGTCAGCTTTCATTAGATGGTGGAAACGCAGATGGGCTTGCTATTGGTGGAAACAAGATACAAGAAGTAGGCACGGGAGAACTCGTTATTCTTACGGACGAACTTCGTCTTGGCACAGCAGGCGCAGCATGGGATTATAACAAATGGGCAGGATTTAGATATGATGCTGCAATTACCACATTAAGTATTGGTGGCCCAGCAGCTGGGGCTAGCTTATGGAATGCAAATGCTAATCCTTCAAGAATTACACTTGCTATGGTTGGTACGGATGCTGTCACAATGGATGGTAAGGTAACTATCAATCCCGTAAATGCTGCAAGTATTGGACTAAGTACAATGGCGAATGCACATTTATTGCTTGGAACAACAACATCTGGTATGGCATTTGATACGAATGAAATTGCCGTCATTGGTAATACGATGTATATTGAAACGCTAGATAGCAGCCCAATTAATATTGCGCCTAACGCAGTGACTACGCTAGCAGTAACAACGTCTGGAATATCTGTTACTGGAACAGCAAGTGTGAGTGGAAACTCTACCCTAACTGGATTAGTGACAGCAACTAACGGCGTTAACATTCCTTCTGGACAAAGCTTGTATGTTGGTACAAATGGAAGCTCAACAGCATCATTCCGATTCCACTATAACGGTTCAAACTCTTATCTGGATTACAATACGGATTTATACTTCCGTGCTGGTACAGCAGAGAAGATGAGAATTGATGCCGCTGGTAAAGTTGGTATCGGGGTAGCTCCAGATGCAAGCTACCTATTGAATGTAAATAGTGGAGCGAGACTTAACGGAAGCATCGAAACAGATGGAGCTAACAACGGTCTTATCTTCCCAAGCGGTAAAAAGATTTACTCTAATGGTACAGATAACTGGATAAGAATAGACAGTGACTTCTTTGCCAGCTCTTTCATTCTTCGTACCGATGGTCAGCTACATGTTGGCTCAAGCGGTTCATCTCTTTATGTTGATACTTCCACTTTTAACTGGAAGAATACGTTGTGGTCAAATACCGTAGGAGTTGCGGTAGGAAAGACAAGTTTAAGTAACGCGGCTATCTTGGATGTTTACACAACATCTACTTCTGGTATTAACTTACAAAGAAGTGCCCAGACAATCGCTCCTGGTATTACATTCCAGAACTCTACTGGAGAGTACAATGCATGGATAGCGCCGACGGCATCTGCAACTCCTGACCTTGTAGTGTATTCAAAAGGTACAAGCGCAACACTAAGCACAGCGAATATTCAAGAGACTGCTCGTTTTACGAATGGCGGAAACTTCCAGCTTAAAGGCGATATGTACTTCAGTGGCGGTGGCAATCAGAAGATTCATGGAGTGAATGAAATCTCTCTTGACTGGACAGGCGCAAATGATGATGCCAGCAAACACGGTATTCAGTCGCATGCCGAAGATGGAACACAATCGGGAAGCGTTCGTCTTAATAGTATGGGCGATATCATTATGACAATTGACACTGATGTAAACTCTACTTCTAAGTTCATCGTACAGAAAGAGTCAACCACAAATGGTACGGATATATTCTCTGTTGATGAGAATGGATTTGGTACGTTTGCAAGTGGCGCAGTGTTATCTGGCGACGTTTCTTTAAACTCTGCAAGTGGACGCGGATTCCGATTCTGGAACTCTGACTCTTACAAGATTTACATGTCATCTTCTACGGATGCTACATGGGGTAAGAAACTATCGTGGATTCCAACGGATGCAGCCAATGCTGATTACTACATCTATTCAAGGATAGAAGGCGGTAACCGTGGATGGGCATTCCGCAACGATAACAAAGGCGGGGTCAACGCAGCCATTACAGGTGATGGTCAGTTCCATACCAATAAAGGTGTGCGTGCTCAGAACTACTCCATGGAATATAATACAACAGAAGATTCTCTTGATTTCATCTATTGGGGATAATCCTCTTGACGGAAGCAATTGAATAGGTTCAAATTCCCTTAGGTACTATGTACGTGAAGGGAGGTAAGAGTCGCCTCTTGGCGGCCTTTTTCTATATGAGCTTAACAGTAGGAAGAATAAAACAGGGCGACCTGATGATAGCAGGGCAGGTGGATGAGCGCAGACCGCCTGTAACAGATGGACTGGTTGGACACTGGCCTCTTGATGGGAATACGAATAGCTATCGCTTTTCTCCATTGGGACTTCGTGTTCTTTATGAGGCTAATGCTGACACAGCTGGTGGGTATCAATTCACGCAATGGATGTCAGCAAATGGCGCAATTATTACGCAAAGTACAGACTTAACAACTGTAACTGTAGCAACAGCTCAAACATATGATTTAATCATAGCGGACTTTTCCGTATGGGGAGTTGCTTCTACAACAATGGACACGCTGAAGACATTCGTTGACAATGGGGTATCTTGCGTGGCAATGGGAAATGACACAAGGACAAACGTATTTGTTTCTTCTTATGATGCAACAGCCCATGCAACTCATGACATTCAGCTTGACCCATTGTTCCCAGTTTATACGAGTACGACTCTTTATGCGGGTGCTGGAAGTTCTGACCTCTATGGCGGAATCACTGGGCTTAATAGTGGGGCAAAGCCCTTAGCCTACAGAACAGATGCGCCAACTAATATTACTGCTTATTGGTATGAAGGTCCAACAGGAGCTGTTCTTTACTTTGACCAGCAAGGAATATCTCTTCAGGAGTATATGAAGAACATGGCTCTATGGGCAGCATCCAGAACAACAGCTAATGCAACAGCCACTAACGTTATCTGGACAGAAGAAGGAGCTGGAGTGACAAGAGGGGCAAGTAACCTTATTGCGACAAGCTCTGGTGCGGATACTTACTTTGATACATCCAGAGGGTGGACTTTATTAAACGACACAAACTACACATCTGCTATTGAATATAATGCTGGAGCTGTCTATGGAAAAGGACTCGTCCTTCGAGTAACTGACAATGACGGTAACACTTCTACTAGTGAGTGGGGCGGAATATCTGCTTCTACGATAACTGGGTTAACAGCTCAGAACTATACGATGACTATTCGATTCAAGGTAACGGGATGGACGACAGGAAGTATAGCCGTTTGGTCGCACCAACAGAACTCATCAGGTGGAGATACTCCAGACGATTATGGATTGCCAAGCAGTATGTTTGATGGTCAATGGCATACTTATTCTGTAACAAAAGCACAGGCATCTGGATATGATAAGCGCACCATTCAGATTGGCATGGACAAAGCGAATCTTGGAGCAACCATTTATGTAGACGCTATTCAGTTTGAAGCTGGTAGCTTTCCTACCCCATTTACAAATGGAACAAGCAGCAATACAACACTGAAGATTACTACGCCAATGAGCACATATACTAGTGCTTGGACATTTCAATTCCAATACAAGCATCCAAGTTTAAGTTCTTATGGAAGCAACATGGTATTTGCCAGCTCTTATGATGGGACCAATACGGGGAACTGGTTTGGACTAAATGCAAGTACAAATACCATTACTTGTATGAGCGGCGGCACTTCTCCAACAGATGTCTGGAATACAGCAACATTTGTTTATGATGGCACGAACACAAACATGTACATCAATGGTGTGTACAAGGGAAACCAAGCTGGAAGATTCTTCTTTGACCGTGACCTCATGAGTTTCAGCTCTATGATTGGATGGAATACAAGCACTTATCTTGCTCCGCACTATATACGCAATGTAGCTTTCTATAATAAAGCTTTGTCTGGAACACAATTACAGAAGTTGATGAAAGGTTCTTTTAATATTCAGAAGGACGGAACAGTTCCAACTATGGTAAAAGAAAAGTCAACCGTGCCGCTGGCTTCTAAGGCTCTCCTGTTTCCATTAGATGTGGACGGAATGGATATTGCAAAGAGGATTGCTCCAGTTACAGAAAGCAATACGGTCTACGAACAAGGAGCCGTATGGGTAGGGAACGCAACTACTAATGTAATTACTAATACAGACTGGTCAAACTGGACAACAAGCTATCTGTCCAATGTTCAATACGAGTCCGTTGGTCCGAATGGAATCATCTCAAAAGTTATTAGCTTTGTGGATGCTGACGGAACAACAGGAGGAAGTTATTTATATTGTTATGGCGACTATGCACCGCAAGACCCAAGCACAACTTACACCGTATCTGTTTGGGTAAAGACAGAAGCTCCATTAACATTTAGAGCTTATACAGCAGACAATACGGAATCATCAGCAGGGTACAGACAGTACACAAATTCTATGACAGTGAATCCAGAAGACGGATGGAAACGAGTAGTGTTTAATTCATTCACAACTCCAGTAGGTTCGACATCCGATTCATTGAGTTTTACTTTTGATACAATCACCGCTAACAAGCGAGTATGGATGTGTGCTCCTCAGATGGAAGCAAGTTCTTTTGCTACTCCATATGTAATTGGTACAAGAGGAGAGTCTCGCCTACAATATGCCAACAACATTATTAACCTAGGAAGTGACTTCACTATTATGGGCTGGTGGAAACCATATACTATTGGAGATGGAACATACAATGCTGCTCTCCAATTCAACACCCAGGCAAGCGGCACCTATAAGCGTATCTTAATTATGGAAAGTTCTACTTCGGGTACGAATCCAAAAGTATGGTTACCAAATACGGCATCAACAGAAAACACTATTGTCTTAACAGACCATTCAATACAGACAGGCGTATGGAACTTCTTTGCATTAAAGAGAACGGGAGTGGATGTCGTATTCTATCATGGATGCAAAGGCGGCTTCTCTTATGCCACAGGTTCTGGGTATGCATCAGGACTTGATTACTTAGTTCCGCTTATTGATTCAAGTTTGACATGGAATATTGGGCAGTACGCAGGCGGAGCAACAAACATGGGAAACGGCTACTACAGAGACTATGCTTTTATTGCTTCCGCTTTATCGGATTCTACTATAGAATCTATTTACAGAGCGCAATTAAGAGCTTACAAAGATAATAGTATTACAGTACAAGCACAAGTAAAAGAAGGGAAGGTGCTATAATGGCTGAGTTAAAAGGAGGAACCACAATAGGTGGTTATACTGCCTTGCACAGTGGGCTTAAGGAATCCTACCTATCTGGCAACTTAACGCTAGGTGGAAATATTAAGCTAGGAGTACTTGGGGAAATTCAATCGTCATACAATAACGCATATATCATACGTGACTTTAATAATGGGAACATCACAATAAGTGCCGCTGGTTCTTCATTGTATTTGGGTTACAACAATACAACTAGAGTTAACCTTTCAACAGCTTTGTATGCTGGTACTTCATCTAACAAAATTGCAGACACAGATGGTACTCTTTACTTTCAAGGAAATAACCTAGACAATCGCTACTTAAGATTTGGTACAGATGCATATATTGGATTGGACTTAGTAGGAAACACTAGCTATCCTCGCATGGCAGCACTCAACTCTGGTGCAACTACACCAGACTGGATTCGTGTGGGAAGCTCATCTGGACGCGGACTACTTCCATACTCAGATGGAGTCGGCAACCTTGGTGCAAGTGGATGGAACTTTAATCAGGTTTGGGCTAACAACTTTTATGAGGGCGGCTCAACATTATCGGCTACCTACGCAAAGCTTAATGGAGCTAATATGACAGGAAACCTAACCTTTGCAACGCAAGTGACTGGTATTGGTTTTGGAGCCACTGTATCAAATAGTTCTACTCCTACATTTGCAACAAGTGGCAACTATATTACGGCTGGTTCTGACTACGCTGGATTAGGTAAGTTAAATAGTGTAGCTGTTCAAACTTGGTATGGGTTTAGTATCTCTCCAACTATATCGGGGCAAACAATTGCTCAAGGCACTCCTGCATTCTCTGTTGATGCTAGAACAGGAAATATGTATGTAGCTGGAAATTCAAACTTGAATGGTGGCGCTACTATTACTAAGGACTGGGGCAACTTAACTCTTGCTTCCACAACAGCTGGGACAGACCCAGAGTTATTCTTCAACTCTCCAGGTGGTAGCTGGTCAATACGAAATGATGATAGCGATGGCAATGACTTTGAATGGCGCTGGAACAATTCGCATATTGCATCTTTTAGAACAGATGGTAGTGCGGATTTTGCAAGTAAGGTACTGATATCTGGTGGAGACGATGTTTCCTTAACAGGAAACGGATACCTACAACTAGGTACTACTTCTGCTTATAATATCGTTATAGATGTCAATGAGATGCAAGCAAGAAATAACGGGGCAGCATCAAACCTTAACCTCAATCCAAATGGTGGAACTACTACTTTTGGAGGAGATATACAACTGCTTGCTGATACCACAATTAGGATGGGCGGATATGAAACCATTCAATTTAAATCTGGTCCAGACGCTAATGGTCGCGGTGTTATTATTGGTTCTGGTGGTACAACAGTTATTGCTTCTGGAGAATCAAATGCTTATTTCAGAGATGGATGGGGTCCTGGCAACAACTGGGGTATAGAAAACATATACATGGCTGCCGATAATGGCATCTATTTCTTAACTGGACAGAATGCTGGGTACTCATATGTTCCTTCAATGACTATGTACTCAACTAATCGTACAACAGCAAAACCTCAATTCAATCCGAGCGGCAAAGAAGAAGAGATAAAAACATTCTATGATTCTGGGTCTGGAGCTGTTGATAGTAGCGGATATACAACTATCACAACTGGTGGATGGTATACGATTGCTTATAATGGAAGCACAACAACACCTGGAACAGGCTCAGGAGGAAACAGAGCGTTCGCTAAATTCACCTGTATGGATATGTCTTCTGGTAACCACCACCTTATTCAGTTTACAGCTGGAACAGCATACAATAACGCAGCTGGTTGCAATATCGTGCAGCTTGCTAATGTTAAGTATGGTGCAACAAATGAAATATTCGGTGGTGTCCGCATCTTAACAGGCGGTACTTATGATACTCAATACTTACAGGTATATGTATCACCTAATAATATTGTAAGATTTATCATGGAAGACAACTATTGGACTTCTGGATGGGTTCCTCTTAACTGGAGTAGTTCTCCAGTGGGTAGTACTATCCCGACTGGCTATGTAGATAATAAAATGGAATTACAAGGTGGATTCTTAAACAGACCACAAAACCTATTGAGTGGCACAGCTTCACCACCTTCTCAGGGTGCATTCCCAGGAGATGTATATATACAATATTAATGAGCGCGGCTTAATTGCCGCCTCTGCTAATGTAGGGAGGAGAAACTATGGCAAGTGGTACAATAAAAGGGACAACATATATTAGTGGACATTATTGGCTAGAGCTAGATTGGACAGACTCGACTGTTACTAATGGAACATCAACGGTAGCAGGTACGTCCAACGTAGTTGTTAAAACTTATTTCTGTTCCGATTGGTCTGCTAGCTTTAGTGCATCAAAAAACGGAACAACAACAATCAATGGTACTCAACAGTCTTGGACATCAACTACGGACGTGAATCATTCAAATGGTAGTACGCAACGTACATTGGTTTGGACATCAACAGCTCAGCGTGTAACACACAATCTTGATGGTACAAAGACCATTACAATAAGTGGAACCTATACTCCAAACATAACCATTACTGGATATGGGACTATCAGTACAATGTCGGCTTCTGGCTCTGCTGTGCTGAATGATGTTTATACAGTCACAGAGGTTATTCCAAATACATGGGTATGGACAGGAACGGCATGGAAACGCGGCACGCATCTTCGTGTTTGGGATGGAGATTCATGGGTACAATGCGACCTAATGAAAGCATGGACTGGCTCTGCATGGAATAACACAAAATAATTTATAAAACCTGTTGACAATATACTGGCTTATGGATTTAATAGAAACGTAGACGACATAATATTTTATGGGGGAATAACGTACTATGTCTCAAGAAAACTTTGAACAATTAGAATTAGATTTTACCGAGGGGGAAAAGGAAATGGAAGAAAACAAAGTAGTAGAAGCAGAATTCAAAGAAGTAGAAGGACCAAAGGCTGAGGACGTAAAAGAAATCCAAGCGCAATTGGTTATCACTCTTTTAGCTGATGGACGTTTAGATGTAAATGTTCCAGAAGGCATGCCTGAATTAAAACCTGCTGACGTAGAAGAATTATCTCGTCGCGTGTATGAGCAGCTTCGTGATATGCGTGTAGCACAGAACGCAGTTGAAATCTTTAAGCAACGTTTAATCGGATAAGATTGACTAACATAACCATAAATGGTTACTGTCTTATAGGGGAACCCAAGTGGTTCCCTATTTTATTATCTGGAGGGATTCGATGCCGAAGTATGGACTTCACAAATATGGACAATTCAAGTACGGGAAGTACCAGCTATCGACTTCCAGCCGAGGACAGAACTTCATTCTTGGGCCGCATGTACGCTACCGTATGCGAAACATCCTGAGCGATGGTACATATACAGAATACTTAACGATGTGTAAAGACCGAATGGAGATAACAGGCAACCACCCATACGTAAGAGTAAGGGCACTTGATGCCGATGAGAATCCTAGTGAATGGACCTATACGCAACAGGAAGTCATCAATAAAGATGTCTTCAAAGTAAGGATGCGTTCAATAGATAGCAATGGAACCCAAGGTGAGTGGGTTTATTCCGACAAAGGAACATTAAGTTAGGAGGGTAATAGATGCAGAACTATTTAGCTGGGTATCTTAAAGTGCTACCTGAATACCAAAGGCAGCAGATTGAAAATATCCTAGAAGACAACAACAGCTTATATAATGCTGATAATGTATCAGAAGAACAATTCGCTGAACTAATGAAACAATTAGCAATCAACCATAAGCCGCTTACCATCTCTGTTCCACAGACGGACAAGCTGGATGACACGCTTTACAATTCATTCTTCTCTAGCGTATTCATGGATTTAAACATGCTCTTCTTAGAGAGTCAGTTAATTGAAAGTGCAACAACAAACTATGACCGCATCTTTGAAGGAATTATTTCTGATTTAAACAACGAAATAAGTTCTTTACGGGAGAGAGTGGATAGTTTACGTTTACTTAATGAAGGGGAAGACGGACTAATTGTAGAGAAGAGAAGCTTCGAGAGTATTACCGAAATGGAAGACCCGAACAAATTCTCTAGTCTATTTGTAGACCGTGATGGCTCTCCTTGTACGCCTGTTGCCTTTGAGAGGGTACATGACCAGTACTTCTGTGCTTTGTCAAAGACATTGAAAACAGATGTATTACACAATGACCAAGGAGTAACCACAGCGAAGATTGAAATCACTGACAGGCGCGGTACTCCTATTCGAGTAAACAATCCAGACCGATACAAATTAGAGAATGCCATTGATGGTTCAACAGATACTTACTGGGGCGAAGTTGTACTTGTGCCTGAGCCACTTAATATCAGCATGAAGAAGGCATAAAGGAGGGATAAGGAATGACGACAATGAACGTGGAGTATGCTTTGTCATTTGGTGTTTCGGCTAACGAGTCACTATGGAAAATAGAACTCATGCACCCGACAGATGCCAGTGCTAAAGTACTAGCATGGCTCCCAATGAATGCTGACGACACACAGATTGGCGATACAATAGATAACATTCAAGTAGCCGCGCCAGGACCTAAACTGATTGAAGTCATGGGCTGGTTATACAATCGCATTACTAAGTATCCTTACTACTGGCCTTATGAAGGAAAGCCTGTTGATAGATATGGATACGACTTTCAAGTTGACCTTGAAGCAGACAATAAGAATGCTAGCTACGTTGAAATATCAGAGATTGCTTACGAAATCATAAAGACTAAGCTGAATGTTCAACCACCAAGTACGGATGGAACAGTTGATGTGGATATTGTAAATGACAAAGTTGATGGCGGCGGTGTACTTATCAAGCTACGTATTACGCTTGACCGTGCTCAGCCTTGCAGTGAATTAAACATTGCTCCATTTACAAAGTATCCAATGGAACTGGTTTCTCTTATGTATGAAGAGGACATTAAGACATTCAAGCCATTGAAAGAGATTGCTCTTCCAAAGAAAGTCTATGCAGATTCTACAAAGAACTTTTCACAAACAACACAATCCATGCACTATCAGTTCCCTGTAGTAATAGCGAATCGCTTTACGCTTATCCTACGTCAGCGGAATGCAGAGAAAAATACGTATCTATTAAATCCAGATACTCTTACAAAGAAAGAGCTATGGGATTGGATTTCTGAACGTGAAGCAGAGGTCACGCTAGATGCGACAGATGGCTACGATACGATTCCACAAGCGGAGCTGGATAAGCAAGACCAATGGACTGTCTACTTAGAGAAGTACGCTCAGTATAAAAAAGATTTCTTGGCTTGGCAAAAGAAGCTAAATGTCTACAAGCAGAAGAGCGTTGAAAGACAAGCAAAGTTAGCACAAGCAAGTGCTGCTGAGAAGAAATACGAGAAAGATATGAAAGAATGGCGTGCAGAATATAAGGCGGCACTGAAGAAGTATCAGAACCAAGTGGATAATTACAAGGCCGCTGTTGATAAATACAATACTGACTATGCACGTTATCAGGATAACCTGAAGAAGTATAACGAATATGTCAGAGACTATAATGCATGGAAGAAAAAATGGGGATAAGAGAGGAGGACTCTAAATGCAACTGAATGAAGGTGTTGGCGGAAGTTACAGCCCTAGGGACGTAGACGAACTGCTAACAACATGGACAGCATGGGAAGGCAATAGAGAATATCGCTACACGAAATATCTTCACAATGGCGGTATGAGACTGGACAAGAAGCTGATAGCAACAAGGTCAACAGCGACCAGCTACAGAAGCACGAGAGCTAAAAAGTCTACGAGTACTGTAAGAAAGAAGAGTACTCCACCAAAGGCGAAACCGAAGCCAGTGCCAAAGAAGCCTGCTCCGCCTAAGAAGGTAGCTAAGCCATCCTTTAAAGAGTCAAAGCCAGTACCGCCTAGTGCATTTAAGTTTAATGTGGCAGCACCGAAGAAGAAGGAAGTGTTGGTTCCTCAGCCTCCTACTCCACCAGGACCGCAGCCAAAGTTTACAACAAAGCAACAAGTATCAGCTACTCGCTTTGAATATATGTATGGCATCAAAGATTTGCAGATTCGCCACAACCAATTCCAAAACAAATCAGTTTATGTCAGCACTCCAATCAAAGTGGATGGAAACGTTATGCAGGTATCTATGCATTCAGTAGAAGAACATCCATTGTTTGATGCATTAAGCGGAGCAGCTGCTGACCGTCAAACTTCTGTTGAATATTACATCGCACCAATCTCAACAAATCCTGCACCATCTTTGGATGACTGGATGCCTATTCTTCCAGAAGACCAGACAACGGTTAAATCTGAACTGCTAATATTTGATACAGCACGGACATCGAACCTTCGCTTCCCAGCATTGATTGGAAGTAAGGAAACTCCTTGCGTATATAAGAATGGAATTAAGATGGCAGACACGGACTGGTCATTTGTTGACGGCGGCTATAAGGCACAACTCCTTGTTGATAAAGACCCATTAGCTATTTACACAATTGACTACACACCGAATGCTGCATTCTACAATCCATGGATGCTAGACCTTCATATGAAAGGTAGCACACCAACAAAGGTGACTCAGGTATTCCCTGATGGAACAAATCATAATAAGACAATTACATTGGATAAGTATCCATTTGTTAATTATGAAATTATTAATACAACGGACGGCTATGACCCTAATACCTCTGACTATGTTCCAGTGCAGGTAACACTGACGGATGCTGGTATTATCGGGCCAAACCGTACAACATACACTCAAGTCCTTCCTTATGATGGTACAGGTAAGCAGCTTGTTTATACCAAGAATATGTCAAACTATAAGACTGGTATTCATCAAGACCTGAAAGCCTACAGCATTGAAACAGGAAAGACTTACAATGCCTTTGAATACTATCAGGTTGGAAACAAGCTATACTTCTCTGAAACATTTAATAAGGCAGACATTTATACGAACGAAGATGTGTCTCACGGAAATGCAGCTATTCAAGTTGACTATGAATATCTATCATCTCAGTTCCGTGTGAAGATTATCCTTCGCCGTAATTCAACGGATGAAAATACATTGACCCCAATCGTACAAGAGTACGCATTGAAATTCAAGGTCATGAAGTAGGTGGCAGACAATGGAGAATGAATACAATTTAGATATAAAATCCGACATCCTTGAACGCCAAGCTGACTACTTATTCCAGAAGGCATACGAGGCATTAGGCGACACAGCAACTGAAGCAGAAGTCAATGCCTTGGTTGCTGATACCATTAAACGTTACTATGTTAACCTGGGCCGCCCACTCCTTGTTAAGAGGAGAGCAGAGGAAGGTCATCTTCCATTCATTGAGGATTACAATGACTCTGTTGACGAGATTACAGAAGACCTTTCTATCCTTTACAATGAATCGGAGCAGATTGGTCATTACCTTTCTGAGTACTTTAACTACGCACAAAGCGAGAAGATGCGAATCGAGCAGCGTGTACGCGGACTGACTGGCCTGGTTAATGATTTGAATTTAATTGCCAATGATACGACAGATGGCAGTGTGTACTTCCGTGATAGCTTTGAAGATTCCACTAAGGTTGAAACCAGTATGATTATAGGTAAGGCTGCACAGGTATCTACTATTGAAGGTATTGTTACTCTTGCTAGAAAGTCTACTGTCAATCGCAGTGTGAATGCTAAGATTAAAACGACTCAAGGCAATGGCACGGCTGGTACTTATCACATCGTTCGTGATTCCAAGACAACCAATACTGATGGAACAATCACTGACACTTACATCTTCATGAGTGACCAGGTTCCAAATGATAAGCCTGAAGCGATTCTGGATGGACGCCCAGACACTATCTTTGAATATGAAATGGTAAACACCGACGCAAGTAATATTATTAACATCGCTAAAGGCTACGACTTCTCTTGGGTTAAGGGAGCAAAGCAGGGCGACAAGCTTCGTCTGAAAGTGGTTATTGAACTGAATGAAGTAGAGGACATTAACTGGATAAACATTAATCCTTACAACCCTCCGTTCAGTACAGGGAAGGTTACGGTTTATAGTATCCGTACTTCTGCTGATGGATTTGATTATCAAGCTCTTTATGATGGCGGAAGCTATATTATTAATTCCGAAATTAATACAACGCCGCAGACTTATCGTGCCGACGCCATCTTTGATGGAAGTAATAGCTTTACGGATTCTAAGTTTGCTGGGCAAGGTGTATGGGCATTCCCAACACGCTCTGCTAAATATGTAGAAGTGGTCTTTGACCAGAACGAATCCTATGAAGAAAAGATTGGACATACCTATTACTTAAAGGTTAAAAAGGACAAAGACGGAAACCAAGTCGGACAGCCTGTTCGTATGAGAGAGTCTGATGTTCCTGATAGTGTTCAGAAGTCGGACCCAGGTAAATACGCTTTGGATAATGAAACAGATATTATCAAGGCGATTGAGGGCTTTATCGGATGGCGCTACGTTATTGGGATTCGTGACATCAACATCATGAGCTATCAGTTTGAAGAGAAGAGCGAAATTGTCTCCAAGCAATTCAGCATCATCCCTGATGGTCAAACGGAAGAAACAAGCAAGACCATTATCAAAGAGATTATGCTTTATGCAAATGAAAAGATTCCGCAATCTTATCTATCGAAAATTAGTACTAGCAATGACTGGATACAATATTACATTTCTCTTGATGATGTAAACTGGCACCGCATTTCGCCGCAGCATCATCAGCCAGTTACAGCTACCGTACAATGGGATGAAACAAAAGGAACAGGATTCCCACCAAAGATTTATGAAATCAACGGAAACATGACAGACCTGGAATCATCCTTCCAACTATACAAAGGATACTTAACCAGTGATACTCCTGTTAGGAAAGTACGTTTAAAGATTGTAATGTCGAGGCCAACGGATATAACTGATGCGGAAAGCACATCTCCTATCCTAGAAGACTATGCGTTACGGATTATAACAGAGGAACAAAGCAAGTAAAAGACTAGAGGTGAGACGTATGGGAATACGTGATAAACGATTTTTCAGGGCGGTAAATCGTATTATACGGGAGGAACTTCAGAAGGGGAACCTCCCATCCTCTAAGGAATTTTCATATAGATTAAACCAGTATCTTGCTGAACATGACCTTAGTAGGCCCGAATACAATTTTAAACCCGTAAGAGAAGGCAGCACGGCCCGTTCATATGATTATAATAAAAGCATGAACGATGTGTATAGCGACCTTGGCATCCTGTATGAGAACACGATTGACCTTCACAATTACCTGACAAAGAACTTCTCCAAGTTTGAAGTAGACAAAAGCAAATTGGAATACGAAGTGAATGTACTAGAGAATCAATTGAAGGAAGACATTCTTCTCTACAATAATAATGGATACCTAAATAGCGTCTATGATGTCTTTGATGACATGTCAAAGGTGGACGCAACAAAGACCGATGCTCATGTAGATGTAAAGAAGCATGAGATTACTATTCCAGAACTGAAGAACACGAGCCGTAAGATTGCTCCTCCTATTACCAGATGCACGTTCAATGTTTTACCTGAGCTAAAGAATAGCGTAAAAGTAATGGGTATCAACGGAGAGCCGCAGAATGCTTTAAGCGATAGCATTAACTCTACTTGGCAAGAGCTTATCGTTACGGATATTAAACAGAACGTGGCAGGCTATTACTTCCTTGAGTTTGATGAAAAGCAAACCATTAACCGTATAGAAGTATCGGTACATGGAATGAAGCCTACGATGGTACGCATAGAGTTCTCTCCAGACTCAGGACTGAACTGGTTCACTCTTCCTTACTATGAAGAAGGAAAGCTAGTAGCAGACTCTTACCTGTTTGACTTCCCTAGCTTGGACGCAACCAATGTCCGCATTCTCCTGCAAAGGTCAGAGCCAGATGATGCTTCAGATACAAATAACTTTGCACTGGATGTTCCAGCAAATACATTCCAATACACAATGGGATTAAAGCATCTTGGATTCTACCAAATGGCTTATCCGCCGCTGGCTACATTCGTGTCTACTCCATTAAAAGTAGATGTGCCAGCAGGAACAAACTTCAGTATTAGCAAGGTGTCATTAAACGTAGATGAATCCATTGTTCCAGCTACAGACATTAAGTACTGGATAGCAACTCCTCCAGCAAGTGGAGACCCAGAATGGAAACCCATCTCTCCAGTTAATAGAGAGAATCCTGCTTACGACCAAATCATTGATTTCCGTAACATTACAAATGCTCCAGCCAATAAGATGTCCATTGACCCGAATCTTTCCTTAGCTGAATTCACTAGAGAAGATTTAAAGGCAAATGGAATTAGTTTCTATCAGATTGGTTCAGTGGAAAACAAATCAATTGTTAATTCAACAGAGCGCTTATATGCAGGAGCGAATTCATGGGGCATTAAGAAGTTTGCTTATCAGCAAGCCGACCATGATACTCATGTTCCAACAATGCTTGACTGGGCAAAACCACAAGACTACGAATTTGATTTCGTTGAAATAGAGGATGGAAAGCCAGGACTTTTGATGGACGGTGTGACACACACAGCAGCTTACAATTATATGTTCACTGCTGGAGTTCTATCGTCTAAGTATCAAAACACAGAGTCGTGTATTCCAGCAAGTACAGAACCGATTACGGTTTACGTAAATGGACAAATAGTGTTCTCAGGCATTCCTGATAAGAGCAGTAAGGTTCCGTTTACTTTTAACTATGGATGGAATGAAGTTGTTGTCCTTCTTTATACAAGAAATGTGGACGCGGCGAATGGTGTTACGCTTGATATGAATATCGACATGAGAGACCTTGGAACAAATGTTTATTCACAAGCAAGCCCAATGAGTCTTGTTTCACTTCACGACCTACGCTACAACGTAAAGAGCAATGACCGTAATTCATATGCCATTGAAGTCGTGAATGATAAAGCAAACATCATCTTGAATCATGCCGACCCAGGTCTGCAATATGATTTCTATTTCAACTATATCCAAGGAGATGCACAGGACACTATTCTATTCAAAGCAGAGCTAAGCAAGAATGATACGGGTTCTAGTATATCTCCAAAACTATCAAGCTATCGTTTAAGATTTAGCTAGGAGGCAAAGACATGATTATAAAGAATCAGTTGCGTCCTACGACAGTTCGGACAAACTCCCGCTATCGTGGACAAACAGAGATTGAGAAGTACGCAAACTTCGTTCTTGAATCTGTTCATGACTTAAAGCTTCTTGGCTCTGTCATGGATAGAAACGACTACATTGATGGAAGCAGAGGACAGACAGATTATATTCAGGACAACTTCGCTGCCTATGTGAATGGGGGCGCTCAGATAACAACTAATATTAATACAGCGTCTGTTCTTTACTCTCCACTTGGAGACTTGATTGAAAGAAATGAAGAGACTGGATTTGTAGATGTAATGACAGCAGCATGGTCTGAAGCTAATGGATGTACAAGAACGTTAGCACCAGGAGGCATTCAGCTTTCTTCTACTGGTCTATTAGACCCAGCTGGCATCTTCAGTGTGCAAGAAGTAAAGCCTGGAGACATTATCTACATCCGTATGGGCGTGAAGTTTATTTCTGGTGACAATACTTCCTTTACGATTGGAAGCCATAACATTAACCAGAATGCAGGCGATGTAAAAAAATTCACTTTACCATCAAATGGGTCTACCATTTATGTGGACAAGAGGTTATATTGCAAGCACAGAGAGCCAATCTCCATCAACATTGATGTGCAGAATACTCCAGCTAACCTACAGGCTACAGCCGTAGAGATATTTGATTTGGAAGTTAGCTACATCATGGAGGACAGCGTGAGGGTATTACCTATCAACACCACTCTGAAATCAAGATTAAATAGATTAGAAAGTGATATTCAAAATATCATTAACAATATTTAGGGGGCAATGCAATGCAGCCGATTACTCAGAACAACCCGAATCTTTACAAAGGGCCATCCAGTTCTGCAGAATTCAATAAGCTCCGTAACGACATCCATTATGATTTGACTCAATTATTCAGCGTAGCTAATCAGCACGACGAAGACATTAAAACAAACATGGATGTCTTAGTGCGTGAAAACTTCTTCATGCAAAATAGAATTCTAGAATTGGAAACGCTCGTAAGCAAAATCAGTCAAGACTTATTGTATAAAGCAGATGGCTTACAGAAGCAGCGCCTCATTAAATCCTTCTATTCTGTTGATGGATTATCAGATGGTGCCGCTGACAAAGAGGCTTATGTAAATACAACATATGGATTCTTATCTGTACCAGCTTCCGATGTGGTATCTAAGATATCTTATACAGCAGACGATGGAACAGTTATTATGCCTGCTTCATTGAAAGCAACTGTATTCGAGTCTACCAACACTCAACCTGTTGATGACTCTACTGGAATGCGTACCTACTACACCATTGATGATGACAATGTCTATCGTGCATTCGATACTGACAAGAATTCATTCTGGGTACACACTTCAAGTTTTTCTGAAGATAGTGGTGTAAGCGAAGTACTTGGGAACCTGCACATCGAGCTTCCGCTTGATACGGTGAACAATACTTATTCAAATACACTTGTCATTAATCCATTTCCAGAATACTCTCTTCGCATTCGTGATATTCAAGTGAAGGGCTTTGGAGAGCAGTGGTATCGTCTACCGAACTATCCTACTGAAAAGGATAGCAACGGCAATGATGTACCAGTACAGATTGATGACGCAGGGAAGTTAATCTTCTCATTCCCTAAATCAGAGATTACTGAAATTCAAATCTTATTCTCTCAACCATATTGGTTCTCTAGCGAGGGGCAGCGGGAATTCGTTTATGGTTTCCAAGAGATTGAATTAGATTACAGAGTAGTCAACGACACTGAAGTAGAAATCATTTCTGAGTTCAGTTTGGCTGGAACAACAAAACGGTTTAGCACTATTCAAAGACCGACTGCTGTTCCGTTAGTTGGTACTCCTCAAGAGATTGATGATTTAGTAGACTTTAAGCTTTACTACAACAAAGACTTAACAAACGAGTTTAACTTTGGAAATGAAATCTTGGCACCAATCCAAAAGGTTTATGTAAAGACCATAGTGCAGGGACAGGGAGATGTCATTCCTATGATTAGACAAATAAACCTTGATTTCAACTTCAAAGAACTTGATGAAATTTAAAGGGGGCAATACATAGCAGAGGCAGGTAGTGTGGCAATGAAAAACTTCATATTGAATCTGTTTCATAGCGACCCATTCATCTTTTTGAAGGGCGCTCTCATATTCCTGCTTGGGCCTCTTAACTTGCAGCTTGGTTATCTTCTACTAGCGGTGGCAATCGACTTGGTGTTTGGTATTCAGGTTGCTAGGAAACATAAGACATTCAGCTGGAAGATTCTTTTCCAGAAGGTCCGAGCAAAGATTATCATTTATGCTCTGTGGATTTCAATGTTCCACGCATTTGATAAGGTTGCTGGCCTACCAGACTCAGCACGGTGGGCGGTGATTGTCATGCTAGCGGGTATGGAATTGATGTCAGCTGCTAAGAACACAGCAAAGCTTGGTCATGGTAAACTGGCTGATGCCCTTGAAGCTTTATACCTCACTCTTCTAAGGAGCAATCCTACCCTGGGTGCAGACGAAGAAGAGGAGACTACAATAGTCGAAGAGACTAAGGTTGTTGAGGAGACTAAGGTCGTCGAAGAAGAGGTAAAGATTCGACGGAAAAAGGGAAAGGGGCGTCGGAGATAATGAAACAGATAAACCAAAAGAAACTTGAGCTAGCAGTAGCTATAGGTTTTAGCATTGTCATCTTCGTATTATCAAGCACAAGGATAGGATATATTCCTGTCTCAATCTACCGCAATCTGGACATGGGAATTATCCCTGCTGTCTTCGCTGCCATGATAGGCGGATACAGAGTGGGTGTCCCAGTCGCACTGCTATGGGCAGTTGTTGCCTATTACAATCCAGCTAGTAATCTACAAATATACGGATTAGCTGGTCTCATGATTAACCGTGTTGTCTTGGTAACCATTGCATATAAAGCATACATGATGTGTAAGAAGTACTGGATGTACTCGCCAGCAAATGTGTACCGCGCTATTGTCATAGCGGTCACAGCAAAGAACATTGTAGCCAATATCATCTTTGTTTATATGATGAAAAGCCATCACAAGTTTCAGATGACGTATTGGCTCAAATACACAGCAGAGCAATACTTTTTAGAGCTTGCGTTGTGTACCTTGGCAATGGCGTTTCTTATCAAACACCTGCGTCAAGTTCACATATTAAACGGTGTGAAGCGCCGCGAGAAAGCCAGAGCAAAAGCATTGGCTGCTCAGAAGTCTTCAAAATGATTATAGGAAAGGAGAATGTACAGTAATGAATATCGTTACAAGTTACATTAGTGGTCACAACCGTCCTGGGAAAAAGATTAATGTTCGTGGTGTCGTAGTACACTGGACAGCAAACGAAGGTAAAGGTGCGGACGCTAAGGCAAACCGCAACTACTTCAACAGCACAGACCGTTATGCTTCTGCACATGTTTGTGTTGATGATACTAACTTCGTAGAATGCTTGCCTTGGAGAAAGGGTGAAGCAGAGGAAGCATGGCATGTAGGTGCAACAAGCTACAAGCAAGCTTGCTTAAGCGCTCTTAATACTACATATCCAAATGATTGCACAATTGGTTTGGAGATTTGTGTTAACTCCGATGGGGACTTCAAGAAAGCTTACGCTAATGGAGTCGCTGGTATTGCAATGATGCTGAAAGAACATGGGCTTGGTATTGACAAGTTGTTCCGTCACTTTGACGTGACTGGAAAGAACTGCCCTGCATTCTTCGTGGATGAGACTTATGCTCAGAAATATTTTGGAATGAGCGCATCTGCTGCTTACTCTAAATTCCGTTCTGATGTTTCTAAAGCTCTAGGTGGCTCTGCTTCTGCACCAACTACTGAAGGTTTCTACCGTAACATTACTTTCGGAGCGAAAGGCGACGACGTTAAGTATCTTCAAACGTTACTTGTCAAGTTAGGCTACAAGCTTCCTAAGTATGGTATCGACGGAGACTACGGTCAAGACGGTGGAGAATCTGTAATGGCTGTTAAAGCATTCCAGAAAGACCATGGCTTAACGGTTGATGGATTGTGTGGCCCAGCTACTCAAAAAGCTATCCTTGCTGCTAGTGCAAAAAAGGATGCCGATGACAAAGCTGCCGCTCAAGTTATCTATCGTGTCCGTAAGTCTTGGGATGATGCTGCTTCTCAACTTGGAGCATACACTGTTCTAGACAGCGCGAAAGACCTTGCAGACCAACACAAGTCCGAAGGATATCAAGTGTTTGACCCTAACGGTAAAGTCGTGTACGACCCTACTCCTGCCGCTCCTGCTCCAGCGCATATGTACCGTGTTCGTAAGACATGGGCAGATGCATCTAGCCAAATCGGTGCTTTCTCAGACTTAGATAATGCAAAGGCTCTTGCTGACAAGAACCCTGGCTACATCGTGTTTGATGAAAATGGTAAGGCATTGTATCAGTTCGTTCCTGAAGTTGTTAAACCAGCTCCAGCTCCGACTCCAGCGCCTGCACCAAAACCAGCTGAACCTACGCCAGCACCAACGCCTGCTCCTGCCCCAACTACTCCAGCAGTAGACCACACTGGTCACCATGACATCATGGGTAAATCTGTTGTCGTAGCCGAGCAAATGGTTGCTTTCGTAAAGGCTGTTAATCCAAATTTCGATGAGGCAATTGCTCCTGCTTATTTAAAAGTAGGTGAGAAGTACGGCATCCGTGGTGATGTAGCTTTCGCACAATCCGTAATCGAAACTGGATACTTCAAATTCGATGGTGGAACTGCCGTTACTCCAGACCAGCACAACTATTGTGGCATGGGTGTAACATCTAAAGGCATGAAGGGTAACTCCTTCGCTACTATCGAAGATGGTGTTACTGCTCAAATGCAGCACCTATTAGCTTATGCGTCTAAGAATGCAATCCCCTCTGGTGATGCTGTATTAGACCCACGTTTCTCTCTTGTGAGCCGCGGCGTTGCTCCACACTGGGAAGACCTTAACAATCGTTGGGCTATGAACAGCAACTATGGTCAATCCATTCTTGCAGTCTATGAAAAGTTAAAGGCTACTCCAGTGCCAGCACCTAAACCAGAACCAGCTCCTGTAGTTCCTCCTGTAAAGGAAGAGCCTCCAGTAGTTGAGCAGCCAGCTCCTACTCCAGTAGAGGAGACTCCAGCTGCTCCCGTTGAAGCTCCTGAGGTTGTTGCACCAGCTCCTGTTGAAGATGCTCCAAACCCAGATGAGAAAATCAACGGCGGTCTAGTAAACCGTGTGCTCCAAGCTATCCTTGATTTCTTCAAGAATATGTTTGGTAAGAAAAATTAATCATGGGGCTTCGGCCCCTCTTATACCAAGGAGGAACTATAATGAACCCTGTATCTATTGGAACTAAAATCAGAACTACTGCTTTATTCTTGACTCTTATCAATCAAGTATTGGCTGTATTCAACATCTCTCCAATCCCATTTGACCAAGAGCAAGTAACATTAGTTGTTTCTACTGTTCTTACTGGCGCAGCTGCTATTTGGGCATGGTGGAAAAACAACAGCTTCACTAAGGCTGCTAAGAAAGCAGACGAAGTAATGAAGCAAGAGAAAGCTAATAAGTAATTATGACTTTGGGCATTGCCTTTGCTGGAGGAGGAGCTAGAGGAGCTGCGCATCTAGGCGTTCTCCAAGCACTAGAAAAAAACGGCATCGTAGCTGATTGTTATGCAGGTACAAGTGCTGGCTCTATCATTGCAACAATGAAAGCATTAGGTAAGACCAATCAAGAGTGTCTTGACATGGCAAAAGAGGCGGGCATGTATCTGATTGATATTTCTTATTGGGATATCATGAAGAGCTTTCCTCATAAGTTTTCTACATTAGAAGGTTTGGCAAAGGGAAATGAGATGAAGAAGTACCTCAGCAAACACATAGGAGAAACATCGTTCTTGCGGAACGTAAAGAAGCCTCTCTCCATTGTCTCTACGGATATTAATACTGGTTCTCAGATTGTATTCAGCTCAATGGATTTTGAGAGAAGGGACTTACGAAGAATTGATGATAAGATTAAAGCCTATGACCGCTACACTCCTCTTAACCTTCCAAACATTGTTTATGCTTCTAGTTCGATTCCTGGCGTATTCCAACCGATTACATATAACAAAATGAAGTTGGTTGATGGAAGCGTTACGAATAACATTCCTGCTGACTTAATGAAGTTAATGGGCTGCGATAAAGTTATCGCCATTAACCTGACTCAAAGAACTCCAGCTAACAATAAAGTAAATGGCATCTTCAATATTCTTGGACAATCCGCCGTTACTATGATTGAGCAAAATGAATTCCTTTCTTTAAGCAACACAGAAAATGTCATTCTATTGAACCCAGACATGACTGACATAGGCATCTTAGATTTCGACAAAGCTATGCAGGCATACCAGGTTGGATACGAATATGGAACGAAAATGATACCCGATATAAAAAAGAAATTGGAGAGCAATTAAGCTCTCCTTTTCCTTTGAACATTTTAGGCAATATTGGAAAACGGATACTTGTCTGCGACAAACACCTCATTCCAAAATTGTTGTAGTGCTTTAGGAACACTACCCTATTATGATATCCATGTTACGGATTTATATTCACACTCAATTGAATTCTTTGCAATGCTTGAGTTGGGCTGACAGTAAAGTTTACCGTGTACATTTCAGACGGATAACCTCGCGGTGCTATGTCACGTTCAATGCTTTCCACATGATACCCTGTAATATCTCCACGCTCCATAAAGCTCCCAAGCGTATCATTCATATGTCTTCTTAAAGCTGCTTGCGTTGCACCATCCCTTATGGTATTAAGACCTGTCTGATAAACACTTTCTCTGATTTGTTCTACGGTATCACGAACACTTCTCATCCCATCATAGCGAACCGTTCCGTCTAGAATAGATGCTCCCGTGTGCATATGGGTAGTTGCATAGTCAGTGAAGTTTGCAACAACAGGACGGCCCCAATATGGCTTTCTCTTGTATGATATTCTTACTGTCCAGCCAGGTTCCATAAAGCCTTGCTTAGGATGAACATAAAGCTCATAGCGTTCTACAAGCTCTGGAGCAAGCTCCTTGAATTTCTCAATGACGTGCTTCCGTAGTACGCCGCTAATAACCTCGGCGGAATAATCCTGCTCTTCACTGCCGATTGCTGACAGGGCTTCGTTCGCATTATCGGTTAGAATAACCATGATAGCATCCAACTTATCATCAGTAGAAGAATCATTTCCCTCTAGCAGGGCTTTGTATTTTTTATTACTCACGGTATAACCTTCCTTCTATACCCTCTTGCATCGCAGAGCCTAATGCCATAACTGGTTCCTGCTGTGTGACGTTGCAGATAATCATAAGGCCCATAAAGTGCATTTCATGAACATCTGTCGTATGCATCTGTCTTGCACGGCTCCGCGCCTCTAACCAATAGGAACGATAATGCTCTCTGTCCAGACTAATCCACATTGGTCGGTCATGATACCTTGCTTGGTAGCGGTCAACTTCCATCATTATCTTTGTTAAGATATCTGGAATGGTCTGTTCAATACTTTCCCTTTGTGGATTAACTGCCCCAACGAATGGGCTGCCTGCATACCTGTAGACTTCCTCTCGGATACGCTGGTCAAGTCTTTCAGCATTTATCCTTGCATAGTCTCTTGTCGCATCTGCTACGGTATCGCTCCAATAAACATTGTTGTTTAATGTCAGTGGGCCTGTCATAACGTCTGCATTGATTGTAAGGTCAACAGGCACGGTTACGCTATGCACAGGATTGACAGAACCTACTTCACGGATAGGCTCAACACTTCTTGTAATGTTTGCAGCTTTAATACTCTGCATCCCCATGATTTCTTTCCATGTACCGTCAGCTTTCTTCATCATAAACTTCACATCATGCGATGGCTTCTTTGCTACGGGCTTCCCTTCTTCATCCTGCAGCCGCCATAAGTTTTCTTTATTACTCATACCAACACTCCTATTTCATTAATGGCTGGATTAAATCTTTACCCCTGAATCCTTTTCGGTATCGGGCCTGTATAGTAGGATACTTAATGCCTGACACCTCTGACCATTCTTTAAGGCTCTTTGATACACCATCAATTTCAATCTGCATAGCTGGTCTCTTTGTGGAATGAAACTCTTCCTTTGTTCTCCACCTGCAATTCCATGGAGAAAAGTCTGCGCTTTCATCAATCAGGCAAAGCATCAATCCATCTTTAAATCCAGTGTCAGTTGCCCAAAGATAGAAGTTAACAGGGTCTTCTAACCAGATGTCACATACCTTAATGCCGCGACCACCATAGCGATGATAATTGTTGTTGTTTGGATTGTAACACTTGTTCTTCATTTGTTTCCAGATACAATAGATTCTATCCCTCTTTAAACCGTGTCTGTAATTCATCTTGCCCTCCCTAGAAAAAAAGGGCTAATTGCTTAGCCCGATATCATTTGATTGTAACGCACTGCACCAGCTGCAGGAACTTCCTTGAAGTATGACATCGCTGGCATAAACTCAAAGAATACTCTTCCTTTGAAACTACCAAACTTGTTTTTACCGATTTGACATTCAAACACAGGTTGCTTATCTGGAGTAGAAGGGTCTGTCCAGAAGATTTGTGATTGCTGTCCTCTTAAACCAACTTCATTATAACATAAGACGATTGCCTTGGCTTCGTAAATTATCTTTACCGATTCACGAATGTCATCCAATTTCGGACGACGGTTCCCGTTCAGCTTACGGAACTCTGCTGTACAGATAATCGGACAGTCAAACTTAGAAGCAATACGTGATAGCTGGTCAGAGATATAATCGTACTTACCATTTCCATCGGAACCAAAGTTTACATCGCGAACCGTAATATCATGGAAGTTATCAATCATTAAAACTATTTGATAGGCTGGGTCAATCTTCGCCAGCTCTAATGCATAACGCTCCGCTGTTGCTTCAATGTGCTCGATATCAGAACCTTCGTTTACGTCCATCATATTGATATGCATAACACTGTTCTTGAGGTTTTCAAAGCCTACCTTACGTCTATCCATAAAGTGCTTATTATCCTGATACTTCTTTGGGAAACGTACTGCGTTAATCGGAATCTTCTGGTCAATCGCAACCAGACGCGGAAGTAATTCATTGTTACTATCATCGAGTGAGAAGTAAAGAACGAATGCTTTACGCGGATTCTGCGGCGTTGGTATCTGATTACTCTGTGCAATCTGCCATCCCATCTGCATCATGATACCTGACTTACCTACGTTGGATTGTCCTGCGAATAAGTGAACACCTGTATTCAAACCTTCAAAGGCTTTATTGAATCCTTCAAAGCCCCAGTCAAGACCACCCTGTTCGCCACGTTTCCATGAGTATTCATCTACATCATTAATTGTCTGTAGCATCTTCGTCTTGAAGAATGGATTAGTGTCACTCATTACATTGATAGGCAGTGCTGGTACTTCAATTACATTGGGTAGTGCTTCCCCTAAATCTTCGATGCCGTCCATGGTTAGCATCTGTTCTAAGCTAAACTCTGACATTACAGTTTCCCCCTGTTTCCTTTTCCTCTTCCTTTGCCTGTTGCCTATTACTGCTCTTGCAGTTCAGCCGCCATCTTATCGAAGATGTCATGCATATCTTTCTTTATGCGTTGGAACGATTTGTCTGTTGGACAAACCTTCTCAAACTCCTTTAGGATTTCTCCCTTGCCTGTGTCGAGGACAGCCTTTAGCTTGTCCTCTTTGCGACTGATTTCGAATGCAACAACACGTTTACTCATCGTTTCTCCCCCTACCTCTGTTTAGGCTTTCTATATAATGGACATTTCTCTTTCACACAGGTTGCTAATGATTCGAGTGTCGAGCAACCATACTCATAATTGTTATTGTATACGCTTTGCATGGTATTTTTCAATTCCCATTCTGGCATAGAATCGTTATTCCACTTGACCAAGTTCTCCCATACGCCTTGTTCAGTGTTGCCTTGCTTCTTCCAGAATGATGTAAGTACTGCCGCCGTATTATTTCTTAAGCCTTTCTGCGGCCCAACGTCAATTAATTCCTGAATACAATGTGGCGTGAATGTTAATGGCTTTGATTCAAACTTCTTCGAGTTATCAAACTTCTTGCCATAACGATTTGCCCACTTCTCAATGTTGCTAATATACTCCTGCTTGGCTCTTGTGATTTCATAAGGAGCATCATACTGAATGGCTCTTGGGCCTTTGGCAAGCTCCTTAATCTCTTCGTGAGACATCATCACCAATTCAAAGTAGGTGAGCGGTATCTTGTAAAGCAACGTGTCTGCGTGACGGCTATTAGCCATGCGAAACAAACGGCGGCGGTCATATATCTTTAAGTCTAATGTGCCGTGTGTGACATGTTCTGAAATACCAGTAGCCATTGTCTTATAGTATTCATTCAGATGCTTGTCTGGCTCTGCTCCGAATACAGTGGCAGGAACAACAAGATGGAGTCCTTTCTTTCCACTGAAGTAAATACGAATGAAGGCTTCAGGTATGTTATAAGTAAACGACTGCTTTAAGTATGTGATAGCGGCAATTGCGTCCTCACGAGCCTTCTCGAAATTATCTTCTGCATCAAAGTCCAGATAAAAATCTGCGTACAGGTTTGCTTCCTTCACATCTAGGCTATCATAGATGTAGGCAGTTAGGTAGATGCCTGTGTTGTCATTCTTTTTGCGATATTCCTGTACCTGGTCTATCGTCATGTACTCATTGCGGGTGAACTTCCCACCAGGGAGGTTTCTCCCTCCTTCGATATAAATAAACTTACTTGCTTGTTCTTGGGATAACACGGTCAAGTCCCTCCATATAAGCTGAATTTTTTCTGTCTTCTAATACCGCGATAGCATCCTCTGCATAATCACGAATGTCAAACGGAGTAGTTGGTATTGGCTTTCCTACATCTTCACACGTCGCTCTTGCTTCATTAATCATATAAAGCACTGTATCAATGTCATAAGACTTGAGCATGTGTTTGAATGCACCCATGTCTCTGTCTCTGAAATCCGCATCAATATCCATGACTTTATAAAAGTAATCCACTAGGTCGGATAATGTAAAGACCTCTTTCATTTCCAAATAAAATTCTTCATCTTCATAAGAAGAATAGAATGTTCCATCATCCCGTTGCATGATAGTTGGTGGCGGCGGAGCAACCTGTAAAGCAGGGTGATAATAAAACTTTCCTGGCTCTAGTAAGTTATTAGGGTCGCGCTTGATTTCTTTCTTGTCCGCTTTCACTTTGAAGTAAGACAGAATATCATCAATCATATATGCCTCTTGTGGTGAAGGGTGAATCGCCTTATAACGATTCATAAGGGTTTCAATTTCTTTAACACTTGTACCGCCAGCTAATAGCTGCTCGATGTTCTTCATGACATTAATCTTATAAGCCTCTGGTGCCTGTACCTTTCCATTCGAATCTTTCCCGAAGCCTTTGATTTCACTGAAGAATTTAATGCTTAGTCTGATTGCATCATTAATCATGCTTAGCCAACTCCTTTACCTTTTCCTTATATAATATAAAAGAGGGCTTGCGCCCCCTCTCATTAAATCGTTTCTGCTTTCTTACCTAAGAAGATATTGAAAGCCTTAATGTTTTGTGGGTTAATGTTCTGCCAGTGAACATCCTTGTTATCGAAGAACTCACGAACATATGGATTCAACTGCTCGTTGTTTGACATACCCAAGATTTGTTTTAACTCTTTCAAGCGATTGATATCGTCTGGCTGCCATCCACCAGCAGGAGCTGAAGCTGTTTGTGCTTGACCTTGTGACTCCTGTTTAGCAGGTGGGGTCTGTGGCTGTGCAGGTGGCGCTTGGTACTCTTGCTTAGGTGGTGCTTGGTATGTTTGCTTAGGCTCTTGATAAACCTGCTTAGCTGGTTGCTGTGCTGGTTGTTGTTCCTCATCACCAAAGCCCTCATCATCACCATATAACTCTAAGCCAATACCGAACAAGGAAGCGCATTTCTTTAATGCATCTGTAGAAGCAGATTTGAATGCTGACTCCTGTTCAGTTGCTCCACCGATAAGAACCTTTGAACCATACTGCTCTTTAACACCAAGACCAGGAACTGTTAAGCGTCCAAGTACTTTTGCTACTGGCGGCTGTGCTTCCATTCTCTGTGAACCATCTTGATTTAATACGGGTTTACGATTCTTTCCCCATCCATCCCACATTGGCTTTGGTTGAGATTCCTTTACTTCTTCAGTAACAATCTCAAATGACCATTGTAATCCGAATGCTTTATTCAATAAACGAATAACAGTGTGACCACCGATATATGATAAAGTCGCTCCGCCTTGTTGACGTTGCTTAATCCATTGTGGATTTAACTTCGCATCAATTACTTCCTTTGCTTTCTCTACATCGAAATCTGCTTTCATTCCAAATACATCTAAACCGTTTGACATTAATATTTCCTCCTCTTGATTAACCTATAATTTATTATATCATAAAGTTATGACATTTGTAAACATCATTACTTTATTTCCTAATGAAAAAATCAAAGACGATAAAGCCGACTGATAGAACTGCAACAAACATCAGCGGCAGCATTGTAATATCCACTATTAATCTTCCTTCTTCTCATACTTCTTTAGCAAATCTTCAACCGCTTCCTCGAATAGGCGGGACTGCGGAATTCTTGTCTCATCAGAAATCTTCGCAATGGAATCCTTAAGATTCTCTGGAAGATATGTTGTGAAGCGAACTTTCTGCATCTCCATTTCCCTTACCTCCTTTATTTATATATATCATAACATATCATAACATGTTTGTAAACTAAAAAGATTATTCAGATAATCGTAAAAATCCATTGACAGAAAGCTCCAAACTGGTTCTGATGTAACCAAGAGGTAGTCAAACTATCTCCGAGGGTTAATAGAACACCTACCAGGGGGAGTCACATTGAATATTGTAGCCTTAGACACTAACGTACTTTTAGACAGAACTTTAGAACAAGTACTGGAAACTTTTGAAGAACCAACTCAGGTCATCATTCCGCTTGTTGTATTGGAAGAAGCAGATACATTCAAGAAAGGATTCGAAGCCAAGAATGAGTACGCACGGGCGCTTAACCGTTACCTTGATTCATTAAGAAAGATTGGTAAGCTGCACGAAGGCGTTGAAGTCGGAGACCACATTGTGCTAGTCGATATTAAGATAGAAGAACTAGACCTGGACAAGCCCGATTATAAAATCATTTTAACGGCTAAGAAGCAGGGAGCCTTACTGATTACTCAGGACATCAATGTTCGAGTGGTTGCTGATGCTCTTGGAGTAGAATCATCTTCCTTTGCGCCAAACGATGTCAATGTCAATGAGCTTTATAAAGGCTACATAAATGTTGACATTGATGAAGACCAAGTACAACGGTTCTACAAAGATGGTTTCCTTGCCATTGATACAGTAGAAAAAGACGGAACCATTCAAGCATTACTCAATAACCAATTCGTTGTCATGACTGATGACTTTGGTGGAGAACACGAAGGCATTTACAAAGAAAGAGATAAGGGTGTTCATGCTCTTGACCGCTTCTATGAGGCATGGGGATTCAAGCCTAAGAAGGACAAGAAAGGAAAACCAGTACGTGAGCAGAAGTTCTTACTTCACTTACTGCTTGACCCAGACATTCACTTTGTATCAGCTATCGGGCCATCAGGTTGCGGTAAAACATTCTTAGCGCTGGCGGCAGCATTAGAACAAACCTTACGTGATGACACATACAACAAAGTAACAGTTATGCGCCCACTGATTGCAGTAGGGAATAACGATATTGGATTCCTACCTGGAGACAAACTTGAAAAGCTAGAGCCATGGATGGCATCCACGTTCGATGCACTAGATGTTCTCTTAGAAAAATATGAAAGCAAAGATGGAGACGACTGGATGGGCGGCAGCAAAGCAAAAGTGTACAGCCTTATCCAAAACGGAAAGCTTGAGCTTGAAGCAATGGCTCATATCCGTGGTCGTTCCTTACCATATCAGTTCTTAATCATTGATGATGCACAGAACTTAACACAACATGAAGCAGTAACCATTATTACTCGTGCTGGAGAAGGCACAAAAGTAATATTCCTCGGAGACCTAAGCGAGAAGCAGATTGACAACCACAGATTAACACCATCAAGCAATGGTCTTGCTTACGTTATTGACCGATTCAAAGGGGAAGACATCGTGGGTCACATCACTCTGAATACAGTCGTTCGTTCAGGACTTGCACAACTAGGAGTGGAAAAATTGTGACAACCAGAAAAGCAAGAAAACGAACCAAATGGATATATGGCGATGAATCGAATAAGTGGGTGGAGTGCTTAGACTGCACCTACGAATACTTCATTGAGAGCCACGAACTCACTCCCTGCTGCCCGTGCTGTGGCAGTAAGGAGTATGAAGATTCAACACCAGAAAAGGATTACCTAGACTTAGATGAATTGGATGGGTTGCTATGAGCGATAAGGTGAGAATCAGCATAGAAGAAGAAGAGTGGGAAGCTTGCGAACCAGCCAAGCGTAAACGAATCATTGAACTTATGAAGGAATATGGTTATCCTACAGATGCTTTAGAGGCACTAGAGAGAGAAATTGGAGAACAAACAATAGAAGATATCTACAAACAATTTTACGGAGATGAAGAATAATGGGTGGAATCAAACACAACTTGTACCAATATGGAATACCAGGCAACGCAGGCACACAAAAGTCGGAAGCTGTTTTCTTAAACGGTGCAACAGACTTTGAAAGACAGATTGCAGCAACAGCAATCAATCAACAACCTTACTGTAAGTACTGCGGCGGATTCATCTATGGCACCGAACAGGATGAAGAAGGACGCAACGGACATCCTGAATGGGAACTAATTAATAAAGCTCACTTCAAGTGCGCATCAGCTGCAACAGCTAAGGAACAAGAGAAAGCTAAACTAGCAGCTGCTGAATATGAACTTAAGCGTAAAGAAGAAGAAGCTAAACGTGAAGAAGCAGCAAAGAACTTCGACTGGGAAGCTTACATGAAAAATGCAATGCAAAAGGATGAGTAATAATGGAACTTACACTAGACCAAATTCATACTTATTTACAATGCCCTGCATCATATCATTTTAAATATGAAATGAATCTGGACGGTGAAGATTCCGACACTGTTAAATATAGCAAAGCTCTTCATAAGACAGTGTCTTCTTTTTACTTTACATTGATGGGTGGCTTCCTTCCTTCTGCTAAACAGATGAAAGATAAATGGGCCACAATATGGAATGACTTTAAGGACGGGCCAGTAGACTTAACCGAAACCTTATTAAAGGAACGACTATATAAGCCTAACAGGAAAGACAAGATAGACAAGCAGATAGTTCAGGGTATGGAAACTATCCACAACTTCTATCACTTCACTAAAGACAATCCTGGCACTCCTATTGCAGTTGACCACGAGTTCCGTGTTCCGATTGCAGGAGTAACCATCAAAGGAAAATTTGAATTAATTCGAGAAAGTATTGACAAAACTACGTCAAACCGTTTTATTGAAATAGTAGACTTCAAGACTGGCAATGAGGCAACAGACATGTTCCTTGTTAATCATGATTTGAACCTTACGATTATGTCTTATGCATTCCGTAATCTGTTCCAATCAGAAGAAGACAGACTTACATTAAGCTATCTGAAAACAGGAAAAGAAATTTATACTTTACGTTCAGATAAAGAGTTTGATAGAATGAAAGCTGTGATTGAGGGAGTGGCTGAGGGGATAGCCAACAAACGCTTTTATCCTAGACAGACATTCATGTGTAAGTCATGTCCATTCAAGAACGTCTGTGACATGGCTAGGTTTTGAAATTAATTATCAGGGGGAACTTAAACATGACTAAAAAAGTAGTAGCACAAGAAGAAGTAGTAGAAGCTGAATTCACTGAGGTAGAAGCTCAAGAAGCTCCAGTGCAAGAAGAGAAAGCAATCCTTTGTGGCTTTTCAGTAATCATGACTGAAGATGGAGACATCTCTTTCCATCCACATGGTTCTAATCCTAATCTTGTAACTCTTGATGGACTCTTAAAATACGCTGAGCGCTACCTAGAAAAGGAATGGGCACCACGCCTAGCACCAGCTGCAGAATAATAGATGGGGAGCCGCTGTGCTCCCTTTAATAATATAAAAGGGGAATATATATGTTAGATGCTTTAATCACATGGTTACCGAACATTGCAACAGTACTATTAATCATTTGTTATGTACCACAGATTGCACACTTACTTAAGACAAAGAAGACGGAAGGATTGTCCGTATCATTCTGGATAATCTTAATCCTAGCATTACTTACATTTACAGCTTTTAATGTTTGCTTATTCATTAAGTTCGGTACATTCTTCGGTATCATCACTGAGGGCGCGAACTCATTACTTGCTATCATCGTGTTCAGCCTATTACTTAAATACCGAAAGAAGGATTAATCATGGCAAAGAAATATCGTGGAAACATAAGAGTGACAGCAGAACTGCTGCATAGCATGTTGCACTTACCAAATGAAGTGGAAATCATCAATGTTGTTTTCGACAACAAGAGAGAGCTTATCAATATCATCATCAGAAGCAATGAAGAAGTAGAACACCTTACTCTCCATACTGGTGAATCAATGGAGTTCCCTTCTGCTAATGTTGAATTTTATTTTGGAGATGAGAAGAATGCTTAAATTCGTTACCAAAGAAGGCAAGCTATTATGCGAACTTCATGACAATGGAGAGATGCTTGTAACAGAAGCTAAGTTTGGGGAAGAACTAAAAGCGGCTGGAGCAACCATCAAAGAGAAGAAGGAAGACGAAGAGAAAGAAGATGAAGAGTAATGTGCAAAGCATGCATGTTAGATTTCATGGATAAAGAAATTGTTTCTTTCCTACGTGGGGAAGTTAACTGGGACTTATATGAATCCCAATATAAAAAATGCGGTGACGAGGGGCGTCTGCATGAAGAAGAGACAGTTCAAGAAGGACAGGAAAAAAGGTAAGCATTCGTTTTTTGTGGGGAGACCTGGTTCTCTCCTTCTTGGTTTTTGGAAGGACGAACTAGCAAGACAGAAAGCGAAGATGGAATCTGGTGTTATTCGTAACAGCAGGATGAAGGCTAAGCTGCAGGATAAGATTGACCGATTAGAATATCTTATCTGGGACCATGAATCCTTCCATCCAAAGCGTCGTGAAATCATGAGGCTATCGAAAGAACTCGTGGATAAAGTTAAGAGGGAACTTACCATCGAGGAAATCTATTCGATATGTGACCAGGTTAAATACCATACCAAGCCTAAAGAAGTTAAATACAAGGTAATAGAGAGGGAGAATCAACGTGTCAGAAGAAAAAACACTCGTAGGGGAAAAAGAATTTGAGGGAATGAGTGGTATCTTTATCGCTGAATACGATATGGCTAACATGAAGATGGAGCGCATCGTCGTTTCTAATCCAGCCATCCTTGCCATCTTAAAGGTAGTTAAGCTTCCAGAAGCGGCACAAGAGAAAGCTGTGTATGACTTAGTTGACCGTACACCTGAATGGAATAAGCTAGATACAGAAGTGCAGGTAGCAAAGATTAAAGCTATCCTGACTCAGGAATCTGTTATTGAATTCTTAAAGGCGAAAGAAGTTATCCGTCCTAAGTGTGATGTTGTACAGACTGGTATCGACATTGAAGGTTCTATTGTTATTGAAGCTTACTATGTGTCATTGAACCGTGAGCAACGCCGCCTGATTGACAAGACTCATTCTGAAGCAGAGAAGCAACGACTTGCTGAAGCTGTCAACATCATGGGCAGCAATGACAACCTAATTGATATGGCTAAGGCTCGTATGGAGAAGCTAGCCAAAGAGGGTAAGGTTGTTAAGCCACGCGAACAACGCCGCAAGGTAGACAAAGAATGGCGCAAGAACCCGTGGAAATAAACGTCATAAAATGATTGTAAGTTATGACATCCAATAGTATAATATAAGTAACTAAACAAGCTCATCTTATGGTGGGCTTTTACTTTTGGGAGTGGTTAAATGTGTACAACACCTACGTTGAAGAAGGTGCATCCATCGACAGCACCATGGCCGACATCTGGGTCACTACAAGAAACGGTCAGGAGATTAAAGTCCTCTCAGTCGAGTACCAGCTCGTCGTCGAAAGGGAGCCTATTTACTCGTTCGGAGACCGACTACCTGCTTACTTTGCTCCACGCCGTCGTAGATTTCTGTCTACACTTTATCTCGAACCGTCTGCTTTCCGTGGCATTATGGCTACTCAAGACTTTTTTAATATTCATATCAAGCCTCATGAATCGAAATACGAAGTCGTCGTTCCAAATGTGTCCGTAACACAATCAAGACAATCCACAACATGGAATGGATATATCTGTGATTGTATATCCGAGGGTCACATGGAGGAGAAGTTTCACATTCCAAAGAATCCTACAAACAAATCAGTGAAAGACTTATTGCTGGCTAGTCCAGATGAATTATAGGGGGAATCATCATGGCAAAGAAGAAAGATGAAAACAAAGTAGTAGAGCTTGTACCAAAAGAAGAGACGCGGGAATTAACAAAAGAAGAACTTGAATACATTAAAGAACAAGACGAGAAAGAGATTGAAGGATACTTGAGCAAGTTCCAAACCTTCAACAGTGTGGCTGACTCTTCTAACGTAGAAGAAGAGGACGAAGATGAAGAAGAAGAATTCACTATTGATTTTGATAAGGGCGAAGCTTACTCCAAACAGGAGACATTCATTGCTGGTGAAGACATCCTTAAACAGATTGAAGAAGCCATTGGTGCATCTAAACCTAAGCTTCAAGTACGGTACGGTGACCTTATCACTGAGCGCTTTGTATCAAAGGCAATTGCTAGCTTAGTAGGAAAGCTTAACAAGGCGATTGAAGCAGTAGAGGACGCGGCGGAAGAACAGCTAAAGCACTTTGGCTATGCCGACACCTTTGCAGAGGATGCATCCAAGCCATTGTACAAGAAGAAGGAAGAGTTGCGAAGAGCCTTCTACCTGGGCCGCATTGACTATGATAAGATTCCTCAGTGGGCAGAAACCTATATTCAGGAATACATTGAGAATGCTATCAACAGCATGCTAGACTTTACGGAGAGGGACTGACCCTCTCTTTATTTTTATCTTTACAAAACCCACCAATAGTGGTTACAAATAACGTATGGAGGGATTGTAATGATAACACAAATGCTAAAAGTATATGATACCGTAGTAACGGTACACTCCTATGAATTCGATGCTGACATCACGATTGAAGGACTATCAGATGAACGTGAGTTAATTCATTTTGGCGGCGAATACAAGGCACCAGCGAATCGTCATGTTGGTTCTTATGTAGCCAAGGGTTTTACTCCAGATTTTCATTATGTTGTACTGGCAAAAGGGATTGACCAGAAACAACTGTCCAACATTCTTCATTCATTAGATGTCGTAGATGGAGTAGCCTATGAAGTGGACACTGACTTAGTAACAGTGATTAATAATAATCCAAAATCAATTGCAGACTTTGTAGAAGGTGAACTTGCATCAGCTGAAATTACTGAGGCTAAGATTTCGCAAGCTACAATTAGCGATAAGAAGTTTAAAAAGAAAAGACGTAAGTAATCGGGGGAAACGGCAATGAACATTTTAGGTATTGACCCATCCACTGCTTCAAGTGGATTTGCAGTAATGAATGAACACAGAGAACTTCTTGCTTATGGAGTAATCAAACCAAACAAGAAGAAGATGACTATTGGACAGCAGGCAGCAATGCAATACAATACACTGGCTAAAGTCATTGAAGAGTGTGCAGTAGAATATATCCTATGTGAAGACCAACATGGTGGACTCAATAAGGATACATTAAAGAAGCTTGCTCGTACATCTGGACTCATGGTACTGCTTGCAGGGCAATATGATTTGCCGTTCGAACTGATGCATCCCAGCTCTTGGAGAAAGATTACCCATGGGAAAGGTAATGCTAAGAAAGAAGATACTCTTAACTGGGTAAATGAAGTGTACGGTCTGGAATTGACAGACAAAGAAAACGATATTGCCGATGCTATAGGCATTGCTTATGCTGGCGTATCATACTTTACGGGGGAAGACAATGGAGATACTGGAGAAAAAATTAGTTGAGAAAGACACTGTAACAGATGTCCTTTGCAATAAGTGCGGCAAGTCTTGCAGGTATGAACTAGGCGAAGACATGGTCAACTTTAATTCAGCTGTCATCACTGCCGACTTCGGATATGGTTCAACCAAGTACGATATGGAAGACTTTGAAGTTCACTTGTGCGAAGATTGCTATTCCGAATTGGAATCAACATTTAAAATTAAACCAACCAAAACACTAAAATGGTAGCTAAAGAATACGTCTGGAGGAGCTAATAATGAGAATTTATAAAGGTGAGGCGGGCGTTGATTTAACGCTTGAAAGCTTTCTTGACTTGTTGGAAGAGGACGCATTAGAGGATATCATCGACATGGTGCTTGACCTGGAAGCAACAGGCTCTATCAAAGGTACGTCATTCATCGGGGATTTTGATGGCGACTTTGATGATGACGTTGTATTCCTTGGGGTCATTAACCTTGAAGACTTTGATGGCGATATCGACAGTCTGTTTGAAGATGAAGGTGTCGGGTTTGCAAATCTATTTGACTTCTTATCAGAAGAGCAAGGTTACTTTGACAACCTAAGCGAAGAAGATTTGGATTTAATCTTCGGGCCGACATCAACATTAGGAGCTTCATTCCCTACGGAAGAAGAACTAATGGAGAACTTCTTATGCAGCAACGAAGACTTGAAAGTAAAAAGGATTGTACAGCGCTTCCGTCATATTCTTGACGCTCAAAAATAAGGAGCGATTATGATGAGAAAAGAGAACTACAACCCAGACAACAATATTGATGAGTTGGTATTTGCTTATCAAAACGGTAGCGAAGAAGCTGCAATGGAACTCCTTGAAATCTACGGTGGGCATCCTAAGAAGAGAGACCTAAGCCTTTACTTAGGCAAGTACTTCAAGATGCTCCGCTATGGCAAGCTTGACCTGAATGACAGGGACAGCCGCCTATTCATCTCTTTATTCCTTGAAGACCCTTGCATGCGGAAGGAAATGAGAAAGGCTTATCAGTACAAGCCAACGCAACAAGCAGCGCGGAGAAAGCTTCAGAACCTGGAGCATTCATTACGTGTTATGACGGATGATGACTTACGCCAAGAGCTTGTAGCCATGTTCCTGAAGGTAGCCAAGAAGTACAAGAAGGTAAAGAAGAACGTGGATTTCAACGGATACCTTTACAACTACTACCGATTTGAAGTAGCCAACTTTATCAAGAAGTTACTACAACCAGATGAAATGTATGTAAAACATCCTGACCGCCTGATTCGTATAGCAGATGACCTGCTTGGCGATGATGATAGCGTGATTGAATTACAAGACAGTATCCTAATGAATCTTCCTATCATGCAGATGGAAGAAGAATTGGATATCAACTGGGTTCGTGGGTTCACATGCGGAGAAGAGTTTAAAGAATTATCTCAGCTGCAACGTTTGATTATCAAGCTGAACTACGAAGACGGCTGGAGCGATGGAAAGATTGCCGACATGATGGGCATTCATATTAACACCATCTTCCGCCAACGCAAGAAAGCTGATGCCATCGTAAAAGAAACAGTAGAAAAACTAATACAAGAGGGCTTTTATTCATGACAGAACTTAACGTAACGAACTGTACAGAGTGCGGAAAAGAAATTAAATATACAACGAAGAAGCCGAAGGTTTGTTCAACCTGCCGTTTGACCGTCAAGAAGAAGCCAGCGGCTAAGAAGACAGCCACAAAGAAACCTTCTAGTGGTAAGAAGTTCCCTGATAACAAGAACACTCAGGGTGAGCTTATTTTATTCCGTGCTCTGGATTCGTTACTGGGAGGACATGACTATATTAATCATGGTTATTACTCCTTCCTATTAAGCCCGAAGGGATATCCGCTCCAGATGGACCGATACTATCCTGACTTGAAACTCGGCTTTGAATACGATGGCAAGCAGCACGAGGAGTACAATAAGTACATCCATAAGTCGAAGAAGAACTTCGAATACTACAAAGAGTGCGACAGACTGAAGGAAGAAGCCTGCAAGAAGAAAGGCATTACGTTAATCCGTGTGGCTTATAACCATAAGATAACAACAGATGCCTTGAAGCTTGATATTTTAAAGGCAAATAAAAAACTACACAACCAAATTTTCGGGGGGAAATAACACTGTGGTTAGCCTGACAGATGAACTGTTGGACCAATTAGGGGAAGAGTACGATATGAAAAAGACAGAAGAAATCTTAACAGGGGTATATGAGAACGACACGTTCTACTTATTCGTTGTAAGGAAAATGAAGGAGTTAGCGTCATGACTCAATCATCCATCCGTAAACACATCTCTCAAATGTCGCTGGAGGAAGTAGACTTCTTTACTTCACTGGTAAAGAGGAAGTCATGGATAATGAGTGGGCATGTACGTCAACAGATGGAAAAGCGCGGCGGTACTTTGTCTGATATTATTGAGGCCATTGAATATGGTAGCTTAATAGAATACCATTGTCGGAATGGACATAGTCGTTTACTGTTCCGCAGTGAGACACCGATACATAACTGGGTTCCATGTGTGGTAGTCGAGATAGCCTCTGAGCGTATCATCACTATCTTCTGGAATCATGTAAAGGATAATCACCGTACCATTGACATGAGCCGATACGATGAAGACTTGGATATTATCGCAATGTTCGAGGAGGAAGAAGAATGAAGGAATCTACTGGAATCATACTATGGGTTTTAACAACCATGATTATGACGGCTATTGTAGTTGGCTTTACTTATTTAGCAGTAGGAAAGATTCCGATGGTAGTACTTGTTGCAACCATCATCTATGAGGGCGCGATGGTCGCTGCTCTATGGGCGTTCTATAATTATGTATTGATTGATAAAAGTAAATAATAACAGAGAAGCAGCCTACCGTCCCAAGTAAGCTGCTTTTCTAATCGTATTTTTTATGAATTGGTTGTTAGTGTTATTATCTTCTATCGGTGAATCCCTGAGTAAGCCATTGCACAAAGACGTTTGGTAATCTCCCCGCCAACGGAACCGTTAGCACGAGCAGTTGATTCCGCTCCGAGCTGGACTCCAAACTCTGAGGCAATTTCAAACTTCATTTGGTTAAGAGCAGATTCAACACCAGGAACAATCAAACTATTTCGGTTGTTAGATGCCATGTTATCCACCTCCTTTAAGTTATGTTGTCCAGAGGTGGCGGCTCTATCCTAAAATAGCTCTTCCAAATTATAGCTGTTTATAACAGGATGACAAATATCACGGTAATCACAATAGCGACATTCAAAAGAAGTAGGTTGATATTCGCGGTCAGGTAAAGTCCCATTATCAATATGATGAATAACGAACTCAATGTCCGCCACGATTTCATCCACAATCGCTTGGTTATATGTGACATAATAATACTTTTGGTCTTGGGTGTTTTTGTTTTCATAGTAGACTAGCCCTGCCCGTATCCCTGTCAGAAAGAAGTAGAGCTGTAACTGCATCTCATGTTTCTTATCTGGCTTTGTCTTTGGGATGTAGTCATTGTAGCTTTTCTCTTTTGCTGATTTAAACTCAACAATTAAAACATCAGAAGCAAGACCTTCATATACTAACTCTTCTCCAGTTTCATTTCCCTCTTCATCATAGACAGGCTTGTATAGCTTAATCACCTTGTCATCCTCAATGACATCGTCGGGTTTCTTCATGAAGTTCCAAACGATAGCGTCGCTTCGTCCTGATATGCGAAGCTTCTCATCTTTTAGTTTTAGTTCGGGCGCAATCATGATTCCCATTCTCTCGAAGGTCGCTTCCATTCTTTCATGAAAGTAAGTACCGTTATCAAGGATTAGGATGTTTCTTCCTTGCTTAGGCTTACCTGGGTAACCCATCATTTGATAAGCAATCAGACGCTTGCATTTCCCTACTGATGATGGATAGAACTTTCCAATCCTTCCATCTTCATAACGCTTTTGCTGATTAGCTTGGTCTTCTTCCACAAGGAATTGATGCACCATATCAACGAGATTCATATCCCCATACTTCTCGTTAATCTTTTGAATCTCTTTTCGAATCTGTGCTGTATCCAACCGAATTCCTCCCGATTCTATTGATTTATCTATGTTAAATGCTTATATTACCGTAAGAATACTCCACCTTATTATAGCATGGCAAATGTCATAAAGTCAAAGGAGGTTAAGGTAACACATGGCATATAAGAAACAGTACAATAATGCTGACCGTGACGATGGTGTAAGAGGAGAACTCCTCAAGGCCAAGGACAATGAAGCTGCTCTCGCGAAGCTCGATGGGATGAGCAAACCAGTCCTCAATGGAGATGGTAACCCACCTGCCAAGAGTCAATGGAGCACAGGCCGCGGCTGCCCTAAGTGTAAACATCAAATGGCTTTCAAGGAAATCACGAAGTCTGGACAGACTGTTGTGTTCTGTCATAACTGTCATAGAGAATGGTATGCTGCAGACCTTGAGAACACAACCAAGAATGGTGACTTCATCCACCGCGATATTCCTGATGAACTCATCCTACGCTACATGATGGCGAACGATGCACGCCTTAAATTAGAAGGCAAATAAAGCTTGACGAATGTTCCTCCTAGTGGATAAAAATGAGCTAGGGGGAATTATTTTGAAACAGATGATTAGAGAAATTGCAGAGAGCTATCTGTATTACATTGCTTGCCTAGTTGTTTACTTCATTCTTGTCCACTTTCATGTTCGCCCATACTATCCGCAAAAGCATTTTGGTTTCTGGACTATCATGCTGACGATTGCGGTGACTATGTATGGCGGAGGCTTCCTTATTAAGAAGTATGAGAGGTATCTTCTAAAGAGAGATGCTATCAACATACTAAGGGAACAGGGGTACAAGAAATCAGATATAGAGAAGATAGAAATCTTTCGTGATGGTGATGATGAAGTAGTAGAGATTACATTAAAAGATGACCAGGGGGAAAAGAAATGAATCCAGAATACCAATTCAAAGTAGAGAAGCTTACAGACAAAGAGAAGATTGTAGATGGGTTATTAAGCTCAGGACACATTGTAGCATGTGAGCAGAAGTTTGGTCACTATGAAATCTCTGTGTATGGCAAACAAACTGTAAGTGGCAAGGGCGGTAAGCCAACTGATTGGTTTGAAAAGAATACAACACCAGCCATTATTAAGACGCCTTACTATCCACCAACGACTGCTTACTTTGGTACTGGTTCAATTACTACGACTCCAGGTTATACAACAACTGTCATGAATTGTAATGTTTCAGAAGAAGCGGACTTGGAAAAGATTAAAGATGCGATTACTAAAGCTGTGGAATTCGGAACAAGAGAGGTAATGGAATAGTGGGAGAATTCAATTTCAGCGACATCGTATATGTGCCAATTAAATGTGAAGATTGCAAGAAGGAAGGCCAAGCGCCTACCCTCAAGCAAATCTTAGATAATAAAGAAACCAAGCTAAGCCAAACTTTAGAAGAGCTTGGATACATCCCTGTTACATGTGGATGTGCAAACGAAGAGACCACGGAAGAATAACCGTGGCTCTTTTTTATTGGGCAGTTAGTGCCTCCAATTGTTTTCCAATGTATCGTGTGACGATGTTTACACCAGTACCAGTACCAACAAATGTGACTGTTCCATCCACTCTGTTTGCTCCAAACTCTTCCCATGGTGCATTGATAGTGAAGTCTGTATTAGCAATCGCAAGAAGAATATCTTCTTCGCTTACTCCAGCAAACTTGGATAGGTAAATGAATCGTGCGATACCTTGGATGACCGCGGACTTATTCATCACATACTTTTTGTGGTCATTTAAATCGTCAGGTAAAACCTCAAACACTTTATTGAATGTGCTTTCTACATAAGCTCTTACTTCATCATAGTTTTCTTCGTTCAATACATCATCAGAAGCAGACTTATCTGTTCCAGTTAAGAGATAGCTTACAGAGTTAGTAAGGATAGAAAGCAAGAATGTGTTTGGATTCGCATCAGTCAATCTTGTCTTCTCCATCTCTACGCCATACTTTGTGAAGTACTCATTGTTAGTGGCAAGATACTTTGCAACTCTTGTGTAAAGATTTGTCTGATTAAATTTCAAGCTTACTGACCTTGTTGGGCGCTTAGCCAATTGGTTCAAGTCATGGAATAACTGGCGCTCCATATCTTCTGTAATCCCTGCAAAGATAACCACTGGTATCTGCATGTTCTTTAGAGCCTCCAGCTTGCGCGAGATTAAGAATTTCTTACGCTTGTCTTCCTCTGCCTTCAGTTCTTTCTCAAGGACGCTGATGGCTCTTACAATCCCTTTAAAGCGATGCTGCCCATCATTAACAGAAAGTATACTTTCAATATCAATAGAAACTTCTTCCTTCTGATGATTGTAAAGAATGTCACCACGACAAGTAGTTGTAATAGATGTAAGGAAGCTCATGTTGTCTTCTCTCAATCCTTTTAACACATACTTGGAAATGCTGATAACCTTTTCTCTATCAATGTTACGTTGCACCTCTTTGAAGACCGCTAAGAATTCCTGTAACTCATGGAACTTTAATGTGATGTTGTAAAATTTACGTCCGAATTGCGTTCCCTCTGTGCCACTTAATTTAACATATGTTGCCATACCAATTACCTCCTGATTGTTTTGCGTTAGCAATGATTTTATTATAAACATACACGATAAGTTTTAACCCTAGGCAAAAAAATAAATCATTTTTCTATTAGCCAAAGGTATTTACAATACAAAAAAAGAGGAGTAAGAATACTCCTCATGGCAATAACAACTTCTGTCCTACATAAATCGTAGTGGAAGTCATATTATTTTTCTGCTGGATAGCAGAGACAGTTGTGTGGAATTTCTGGCTTATGCCCCATAGTGTGTCGCCAGAAACTACCGTGTACGTAGCTACTGATGTTTGTGTTTCAAGAACTCTCCGTGCCTGCACAAGGTAATTCCCCCAGTAGTAATGAGTGTCAGCAAACGCAACACCTGTAGAAGACTGAGCGCCAAGCATATAATACGGAGAGACGTAAATAGAAACATGGTCAACGACACCATCCCTATTTATGTCGAAGAACAGTAGGTCTCCTTTTTGCAGATTATTGACAGAGACTTGAGTTCCTACTTTAGCTTGGTCTCGGCTTACTCTTGGTAAGGTAACACCATTCTGTGCATATATATACTCTGTAAAGGAAGAACAATCAAAGCTTGATACATTTCCATATACAGCACCGTATGAGTACGGAACCCCCAAATACTTCTCCCCTGTATTAACAATGTCATCCCCTGTTGCTGCTGATGCAGCGTAAGCGCCGACGTTCATCGACAACAGTATGGCACCTGCAAGAGCTAGTATTTTGGCTTTCATGACAACACTCCTATCTTAAGTTATGTACTCACTAACCATAACCCGAAGTCAATTCGGTTGTCATTGCGAAAATGTTGCCAAGAATATTACGAATATTACTTTTTCTTTACACCAATCTCTTCTAAGTGTTTGTCCAATATCCAGCGGATACTGCTGACACTACGATTGAATACCTTGGCTACCTGTGGGCGGGAGTAACCTTGGTCAAGTAATTCAATGGCACGTTTCTTTTCTTCCTCTGTCCAGCGCTTGCGCGTAACAGGCTTCTCATAATCAAGCTGTCGTTGCTTTGCCACCCATTCTGGTTCAGGCGGAATGCTATCCATCTCAATGAGATAGAAGTTTAACTTGTCACGATTCTTCTCTGCCCACTTCCAAAACTTATAAGGGTCAATCATCCAGCGATGGGCTTCCCTATTCTTATAAGTTAACTGAGGCTTCTTAGCAGGAAGTCCATCTTCATTAATCAGCTTGATGATGTAAGACTTGTTTCGCTTCACTAATCGAGCCAGCTCAGCGGCTGTCATCATCCCTGTGTGCAATAGCATGTCTGTTGTATCCAATTCCCTTAGGCGATTCTCAACGGCCCTTGGAGACCGCTTTAACTTGCTTCCAATGAAATTAAATCCTGCTTGTCCTGCCATCTCTAATATGATTTCATCTTCTTCTTTTGTCCATGTACAGTTGTCTCTTTCTGGTCTCTTCTTAGCCATTGAGATACCTCCTATTTCTTTTTCTTTGGTGCGGCAACTTTCCTTACCTTTGGCTTCTCTTCTACATAGTCATGCGGCACTAAGCTTCTTCCATATCTTCCAATGAAGTGTTCAAAGTCATCATTGAAATTTGATAGGGTATCTTTCTTATGATACCAAAGCTGTCTGAATGCAGTTGTAACAATTTGCGGCGGGTAATCTTCTAATCGAATAAAGAAAGCAGAGCCACTTGACTCTCCACCTCCACCTACAATATTGTAGTAAGGAAGTTTCTTTGCTTCTTCTGGATACTTCTCAAGAAGCTCTACCAGTCTTACGCATATCCTATCATACTTATGGTCATCAATAATGCTTTCATCCAGTGCGTAGTAAAGATAACCATGGACAAGGAACTGCTGTATCCTCATCCATAGTTCTTCAAGTTCAGTTTGCTGATACGCCATAGCGCTCACTCATTTCTTTGATGACTTTTTCTGCATTAGCCATCTTGCCAATCTGACGAGCATGTTTGCGAATCTCTGATGACATTAAACGAAATGATTTCTGATGAACATGAACCTTAATCTTATGCTGTGGCAATTCATCAATCTTTGTTCCTTCATGGTAGTGTTCTTCTGGGGACTTTCTTTCTCCAGCATAAACACTATCATAATCATTCAGGCAAATCATTAGAGTCTGCTGTGTCTGATATACTTCTTGTTCAACATGGTAGAAAAGGTGAGGAACTTTGTTAATCAGCTTCCCTACCCACTTGCGAACCTCAGGCATCTCCCAAAGCTCTACTGATGTATCATCGTAACCGTGGAATGCAATGGCTACTCTTTGGAAAGTATCAACGCCAGCGCTTTCTAGTTTGCTGATTGCCTTTTGAATATCTAAAACTCTTCCTTCATCCACCATATCTTTTGTAACAATCATTGAATACATGCTGCCTTTACTCATCCAACATCCTCCTTAACTGTCAAAACCGAATACGATGCGGACATCGCTTCCGTCTATATTATCCGCCAGCTCTTTCAGTTTGTCCATAGAATCAAACCAGTAAGTGCCGACGGCGTCACGGTAGCTCTCGTGCCAGGAAACTCTTGTATAATAAGTCTTTCCTTCTTCGCGCTCTTTCTTTCCTGCAATCAGGTCTTCCATCTCTTGCTGTGTAATCTTAATAATATTCTGACCCCATACATCACCTGAGTAATGCTTAGGCTCCCCTTCTTCTTTGAAGACCTTGTATTCTTCTTCGCTGACTGTACCATATTGAGTGGTCACTTGGTCCCAGTCATACTGGATAAGTTCATCCAATCCTACGTAGCTCATGCTGTGATAGCCGCCGTCTTCTTTTAAGTAGTCTTCTACTTCTTCTGAAATGTCATCAGGAAGACCACGAGGAGTATCAATGGAATTGAATCCCTCTCCTGTTTCGACACCAGCAAATCCACGACCATTGCGTACATCAGCTAGGATGGCAAACAAATCATAGTTGCGTCCATCATATACCCAACCTTCATACACCTTCGGTGCGTTCCAATCGAATTCCCATCGGCGGGTAATCCCTTTTAATGCTTCGCCAGATGCAATGTCCGCAGCCAACTTCTCGTGTTCCTCAGCAGCTTCTATTCTGCCGTTCTCGCGGTCACGTTCTGCCCATGCTTTATACATAGCAACGCGTGGGTTCGGTCCTGCTACACCTTCCCAATAGCCGTGTTCTGAATTGTACTTCTCAACAAACATATGAATATCTGTGCCCATTATTCTTTTACCTCCTTAAGTATTTCAATTGCTTTTCTGAATTCATCTGCTACATCACTGTCGCCATCACCATCAAGTTCTATACTGTGGAGGATAGCTTCCAGTTCCTCAATGACATGAAACATTATTCTTCCTCCTTCTTCTTTCTGTTTGCTTTGTTTCCTCTTGTAAAGTTTCTAATGTCTGGTTCCATACCAAATGGTGTCCATGGTGCAGGCTTTCCATTGATTAATGTAATGGCAAGAGCACCAGCATCAAAAGCTTCCTTAATATATTCTTCTGGTGTCTTCTCTTCAGTGTAGTCCTCTAAGTTTTCTGAGTAACAATTCTCACACATGAAAGTTCCATGTTCGAAGCTAGGGTTTTCAAAGTTCTCACTCTTCCACCATTGGAACTCCCCTTTATAATCTACCAATGCATCGCAGTCAACCTTTGCTGGCTGAATGAACTGGTCTGATATGTGTCCACAATCTGTACACTTTTGCTTCGGTGTATTCATTATTCTTCCTCCTTATAATCATCAAAGTCAATATCGTTTGGGACTTCTTGCGGGTCGTTCTCAGGGTTAAAATCTTCCTCTCCTTCGTAATCCATATCTTCTTCTGTATAGAAGTAGTAACCTTCATCTTCGCATGTATAATAATACGTTTTAAACCATTCGCCGCTGCTATCCCATGGAGCTTCGTCTTTTCTATTGATAGTGTCGATTAAATCTTGCACACCTTCAATGAACGTTTCTCCATAAGCAAATGATTCTACATCAGCTGGCACCCACTTCACACTTACACATTGCAAATCAAATCTCACTGCTGGATTCTTCTTCGTCATCATATTCACCTTCTTCGTCTTCTGTTGTGTACTGATATGTCCAGTCAGTACCAGCATATTTAATTAATAGTTTTTCCAACTCATTTGCGAATTCATCATTCCTGCTTGCAGGTGTTCTTAAATTCATATGCTTAAAGTAGATATACATATTGTCATCTCCTTTCATAAAAAAAGAGAAGGCTTACGCCCTCTCTGCTCTTCTTGGATATTTTTCACTGAGTATGCGCTCAGCATACCTCATGATATAGCCTTCTTCTTCCTCATCTTGAATGTCAACATGGTCGCTCCAATCCATAGCAATGTTGTGGCAGACCAATGCAACTTCATCCCAGTTGTCAAAAGGCTCAATTAGATTTTCTCCTTCAAGTATCCCTAACATGTAGGCTACTTTTGCTGAGGCTTCATTGAACATTCTGTCCCTCCTAGTCCTCATATTCAATTGGGGATTTCTTAGCCTGTCTTTCAATCGGCCAGTACTCAATTACCCATGTCAGTGGGAGGATAATATCCCCCGCATCTGACTCTGGAAGTTTCTGAATTGTGTATTCCATATCCAACATTTCCAGAGCTTCCAGATACATAAATAGCTCTTCTAATGTATGAGCTTTTTTAATTAACATGTTGTCTCCTACTTTCTTGCAATGTCCTCAATGTCATTAATGTTCCAACATGTTGGACAAGTATAACGATACTCTGGAGAATCAGCGACTTCGATTGGCATGATGTTATGCGTCTCGAAATCTTCTTCCGTTGTTTCGTTCCACTCTTCTGCTGTATGCTCTGATTCACATACTGGGCATTGATACAATGTATCTACTGATGGCATGGACAACCCTCCTTTACTGTTCTGAGTGATGTAGTCTTGCTTCTTCCTGAAGTAACTTACGCTTCTTCAAGACATCTGGGTCTGTTGGAGGAAACAATCCCGAAGACTGGATACTTCGTCTTGCCCGCGTGATGCTTTCTGCCGATGTAGAATGACCAACAAAAGCCTGGACAAAACCTTCACCCATTGGGATGCTATCAACCACTTGCCAGTATTTCAGCAACAAGTATTTGTCACTGTTGCGTGCTTGTTCGAATGCCTCTAACAATGCTAATACGTTTTGTTTGATTTGTTTCTGGTTCTCTCCATATGTGCTCATTACTATTCTACCTCCCGTGGGTCTTCTACTTCTCCCTCTTCATCTACATTGTGCAAGATGTCTACAATCTCTAAATCGTAGCGGTCTTTCTCTTCCACATTCTCTGTGTTAATTACATTACCGTCATCATCTAATGTGACGATAGCATAGCTTTCAACCACTTCTGAGATAATGGCTTCTACTACTCGCATTCTACTACCTCCTTTACTAAAAGGCTAGCTCTCATTTGAAGCTGCGTGCTTCTCTGAAACATACTCTCTGGACTAATAACGTCAATAGGATACTTGTCATTAATGACTGGGCCATTTAATATAATTACATGCTTTCCAATTAGCGAACGATATAGACCAGAGAGAACATCATTGTCCTTTACAAGACAGATGTCTCCTGGCTTGAACATTTATTTCACCTCCTACTTTTTCTTTGGCAATGGAATAATCTCTTCCATCAATCCAATTAACTCATCTGAGCTGTTAACAATATAGCCATGCTCTTTGATGCCACCAACCACATAAAGATTGCGATACATAAATTGGTTTTCAGCAACCTCATTTACTAGTGCATCAATTTTCTTGGCATTCTCTGCACCTTGTTGACGTACATCTGTATACAACCCAAAGACATAGCGTGGTGCATAACCGTCCATACCTTCTTCCCATTCCTTATGGGTAAGGAAACGTCCTACTTCGGCAGCCACTCCAGAATCAATTTCGATTCCATCCAGAACCGCAATTAAGATGTCCGCTTCATCAAGATATCTGTTATCTCCTTTAAAGATAGTGCGGCTGTCAGCGTACCCAGTTTTGTCGTTAAGGGCTTCATTTTCCTGCGGAAGGTATAAGTCTACCCAAGGCAAACTCATTCGAATACGGTGTGCTAGGTACTCGTTATATGCCTGGTCTGCCTCACTGAATAATCCATTTGCTAAGTATGCTTTCATTCTTCTTCCTCCTCGAAATCTGTTTCTAGTTCTTCTTCGGTGCTACCACATTCGGGGCAAAAGTAAGTATCACAACAAGGACACTTCACGAACCACGCTCTACATGTAGGACATTTCTCCATATTCCATAACCTCCTTTAACAGGATGCCCAACCAAAGAACATGTATTTATTCTTTCCGCCCTTTACTTTGACATCTTTTGTCTTAGGCTTAATGGTGATAATCTCTTGGCTGCCATTCACCAATCGCTTCTCAATACGAATCTTCGCTACTTCATTATTAGCTTTCACCCAATCTTTTGCAAACTTCTCTGCTTCAGTCTGAGATGTAAAACTGCGAGATGCACCACCAGCTCTGGAATAAACAGTGAATACTGTCTCCCACTTGCGAGCACCTTGCTGGTCATAGCGTTCCACCGTTGTAGCATATGGAACTTTCTCAATAGCATCCTGTGATTCTAGTAAAATACAACCAGCAGGCCCCCACTTATCTTCAATGCGGTGGTCATCTTTATTCATTAAATGGTAGGCATACTCTTGCTCTTTGCCTTTCCACTTAGCTGGAACTGGAATCATAACGAATTCGCTTTTCTCTGCAATCGTTCCAGTGTATCCTCCATGACCATATTCATGTGCGGCATCTGTCACTGCAATGCTGAACGCCTCCTGCGGTGTCTTGCCCCATGCGTAATCTTCAAATGTACTTGCTCCCATTGTTCTTCCTCCTTAGTCTACAATTTGCGAATTCAATTCATCAATATGTCCTTCTAATGCTTCTACCATTTCATCTACTTCTTTTCCTAATGCATCTAGCTTCTCCCATAACTCAGGAGAAAGATTCTCGTGGTTGTCATCCATGAATGATTCAATTAAAGTGCCAACCTCTGTTTTTCTAACAGGTGCATACCCTCTGTAATATGGCATTACTCTTCCTCCTCTTCGTCCCATCCTTCAAGATAGTAATCATCACCGAAGTAATCGGCAACAAATTCAGCAAAGGCTTTCCCTTCGTGCTCCTCTTTGTGTATGATTTCTCCGTCCTTAAAGATAAACAAACCAGCAAATTGCATACCTTCTTCGTAGTAAGCCAACTCAAATCGTACACCTGGAAAGTCTGGAGATATGTTATTAAACAATTCAAGGGGCGGCCCCCATGGAGTTTCAAACCCATAGCCACAATACTCTGGCTCGGAAGCATGCGGCTCTTGATTATCGCGACCCGATATGTCCCACTTGCATCCCCAGTTCTCGACGCGCCAGCCATACCATCCTTCATTTTCTTCAAGTTCCTTTGGCATTGGTAGTAGCTTATCAAAGGATAGCCATGGTTCTATGCTCTCATCATTCGCAAGAGCAATCCGCCACTTATCCATTGCATCTACTGAACCTGTTACTTCTAATGTATTGTTACACCAGTTAGGCATTCTCTAACATTCCTTTCATTTCTGCATTTGTCATTCTCTGTCTTGATGCCTCAAAGTTTGCATGAATAATTGTATGAACATTGTTTTGACAAAGAGCTACTCTGTGTTCAGAATTTAATAGTTTAATCACTTCATCCGTTGATACATACGACCCTGGTCTAAACATATTTGTTCTGCATTTAGCAACGCTGTAGATACCATTCGATACTTCCATGAAGATGTAATGAGCTTCATAAACAAACTCAACGCTGTACTGTTTCTTTCTAAACATCTGTATCACTCTCCTTTCTTTTTACCCATCCTGGTTTGCCTCCCAAATCTAAATGATAATCAAGGTAGTCATCTACGGCAGGCATGACTTCTTCTGTTACGTTGATACTTGCGCCGCCAAGCTTTCCTTCCTCACTAATATGAAGAACAATATGTCCATTGATGTGTTGGAAATTAATCTTATAATTAAATGCTTCCATTAGCTAGCCTCCTAGTATGCATACAAATCAAAGGAATCATTTTCTTTTATTTCAACGCCAAGTTCTTTAAACTTTGCTTTGCCCATCTCAATTAAGCGATGGTCTGATACATTTTCATTTACATTTTCAAGTGAGGTTCGGATGTCATATCCTACTCGCTCGATGACAACCATTACATCCATAGTTTTCCCTCCTAAATAAAAAAGAGACCCCATTAGGAGCCTCTACTTTTTCTTTCTAGTCTTACCAGTACCCATGATTTTACTCATGAGGTTTGCGGATAAGCGATTCATCATGGCACGTTCTTCATCGTTCTTTTCAACGATTTGTCCAGCCAGCTCCCGCTTACGATATAAGGCTTCTTCCACCTTCTCGTCGATTCCGCCCTGCGTGATAATATCAATAATGAATACATTCTTATGCTCCCCGCCAATACGATGTACGCGTCCCGCACGCTGGTCATACGTTGCTGGATTCCATGGGATGTCTAGGTTAATAAGGACATTAGCGAACTGCATGTTCAACCCGTAGTTTGCAGCATCCGTACACACCAGGAAGTTTATTGCTTCATTATACTTAAAGTTATCAAGAGCTGCTTGCCTTTCGAAAGGTTTCATTGACCCATTGATAACTTCAACACCACCCATGTCTTTTAATCTGCCCACAGCTAGTGTTTGCATACGTGCGAATTGGGTGAACACCACAATCTTTTTATTTCCAGATTCAATGTTCTCTTCACATATCTTCTCCAGCTCATCCAGTTTTGGACTCTTCGGATTCGCTGTCAGCATATCTGTGTATCGGGCCGCCATATTTGAATCACTCATTTGAAGTAGCTCAGGTGCATCCGATACAGCCAGCAATAAGTTGAAGAACCCAAGCATCTGTCCTTGCTTTGGATGTTCTGTTTCTTCATCCGATTGATTGCGTTCATTAAACTGCTGAATTTCTTTTAGCAATTCTACGAACTCTTGCTGGATAGCATCCTGAATGCGCTGCTGTTCAGGCGTCATCTCTACACGATACTTATTGAATATCATCTCTGGAAGTTCTGGAGCCACGTCTATCTTCATTCGACGGAGCATCTTCGGAGCTACACGCCTGCGAAGTTCACCCAATCGTTTGTATCCAATCTCTACATTCCGCTTGCCAAACTTCTCACCTGTCACCACATAGCGGTTGCGGAAAGCCCAGTAGTTTCCTAGCACAGTTGGGTCAAGCCAGTCCATTACATTCCATAATTCATCTGGCTTATTCTGCATTGGCGTTCCTGTTAATCCAAACTTATACGGAGCATCCAGCATCTTCATCGCTTGTGAAGTCTTCGTCTTATGATTCTTAATGCGATGACATTCATCTGCTACCAATACATCTACTCGTATCTGCCTGATAGTTTCTAAATCATTTCTGACTAATTCATAATTTATAATAGCAAATAAGTATTCATCTGAGGAAGCGAACTCTATCAGCTGTTCTTTTCTCTGCTTAGGTGTGCCGTCAATAACAATTCCCTTATGCTCGGTGAACTTACTGATTTCTTCCTTCCACTGATACTTCAATGATGTCGGGCAAACTACCAATGCTTTTCTTGCTCTGCCTTCTTTCCAGAGGCGGTGTACTGCACCGATAGCTTGCGGCGTCTTCCCTAATCCCATCTCATCAGCCAGCAATCCTGTTTGAATATCATGCAGGAAACTAATGCCCACTGCCTGGAATGGATAAGGGTTCAATTTTAAATCCGACAGACCTATGTCTGATACTTCGAATCTTGGGATGACAGATTCTTTAATCCCCTTGATTTCTTCCAATGAATTAAACCAAGCAATCTTGTCCTCGCCAACGAAGTTCACGATGTCATCAACATACTCTTTTGGAATAATCCATGTGTACTTCTCTTCCCAATAGAAAGCACCAGTGAGGCTTCGGAATAGAGTCATTAAGTTTTTGTACGTGTTGCCTCCTAACTGCGTCTCTATTTTGAGATGGAGGACGTTTCCACTTAACTTAATTGATAACATCTAATCACTCCTACACTTCTTCAGCTTTACGCTTTAACTCGTTATAATACTTGCGGCATACAGGAAGGTAGTTGATACCTGGAGATACCTGGTCACCATTAAACAATGGTTCACCATTTTCATCTAGTCTCATATTAATGATAGCCTTCTTACCGCAGCAAGGGCAAATCGTTTTCAGCTCTTGGAACTTATCAGCTATTTCGTACAGCCTTCTACTGCCTTCAAATAGGTTTGTAAAAGCATCTGTACGTAAGCCGTAGGCCATAACAGGGATTCCTAAATCATCTACGATTTCTCCCAGTTCATCCACTTGTCTAGCCGACAAGAACTGAGCTTCGTCTACTAAGACAGCGGCGTAATCACTGCCTTCTACTTCCTTATAGACATGCCAATGGTCGTTTGGTCCTATGACTAAGTCCACTTCCCTTTTTACTTCTAATGCTCTAGACTGTACGTAGACGCCGTCACGAGTATCAATAGCAGGTTTAACAATCAGTACTCGATGACTACGCTCTTCATAATTGTGAGCAGTCATTAATAGCTGAGCAGACTTGCTTGAATTCATTGGTGCCTGAACAAAATAAAGACTCGCCATTATCTTCTCCCTTTCATAACAAAAGTCAGTTACTTACGCCCCCTCACGCTTTCACTGACTCTTGAATTTATTTCTCTGTAAGTTCTTCACCTGTATGCGGGTCAATCTTTTCATACCACTTGTGGCGGCAGTTGCGTTTCAAACAAGTATAAGCAACTCGTGTACGCCAAGTATCCTTGTATGCGCGATTGTGACCGCACTCAGGACAATCCTTTTCTACGTACCTGTCTTTGTACTCGTTACCTTTTGTTTTATATCCCCGTGACGTACTGATGAATTGATTGTTCTCGTTACTCAAGTAGAGTTCTCCCATCCATATTGTATTTTATGGTTGCTCTACCTCTTCCAGTTCCTGTACCATGCGTTGCAACTCTAGCAATTCTCTATATCTAGCCAGTTCCTTAGCCTTGCGTCTTGCCCTGCCAATGGTTTCTGGTTGCGTAGCCTTTTCGACTATCTGGTTGACAACATGTTCTGGTATGTCAATTTCATCGAATACTTGCCAGTAGCTTATTAGCAAATGCAAGTAGTTGTACCTTGTCTGTGGAATATTGTCCATTAAGAATGCTACTCTTTCTCTGGAGCAATCCAGCTTTAACTCTGCCATGCGTATCCCCCTATAACTTGTACAAAGACAGAAAATGCCGTACATATATTCCGTTAAGAATATTATACAGCATTTTAGAAGAAATGGAATATATTTTTCAAAATTTTTACTTGCTATTTTTATATTTATTGTATATGTCATTCAGGATTCGGGCACGTATCTTCCGATACTTTTCGAAGTCCGTCAATCCATACTCCGTTAGCTTCTCTTTATCAATCTTATCCTGAAGGATAATGTCGATATCCTCGAAGCGGGAAACTAATTCTTGAATATCATTCTGAAGATAACCAAAGACAATTGTTTCACCTGCTGCCTCTGTGAACTGATAGAAGGCATCAAACAAAGTATCAAGTTCACCTTGAGCAAACTTCAATGCTTCCTTTTCTTCTTCTTTGGTTTGTGCAGGCGGCTCAGGAATCTTTACCCGACGTGTCGGAGTTTTCTTCTTTGGCTTCTCCTCTGACTTCGGCTCTTCCTTTGCCTCTTCTTTCGGCTCTTCCGTCTTTGTGAATAAATCCTCTAGCATCTTTTTGAACTCTTCATCTGGCTCAAAATTTGGCACCTTACCTAACTCCATCATAATTCCTCCTATAATTGTTCGTTGTATTTATGTTCGATGTGTCCGCAACCAACGCAATGGTATTGGATTTCCTTCTTGTAGATGTCTGGCATTTCATAAGATTTCGAACCCTTATAGATAAGGACGAACTCTTTCTTTTCAAACCAACCTTGTCCGCACTTAGGACATCGTTTGAATTCTTCTGGCAATAACATATTATCGCCTCCTTAAAACAAATACTTTCCTGCTATCATTCCAAGACAGATAGCGATTGTGCAGAATCCTACTATAAGTATGCCGATGGCATGTCCTATACCCCCAAGGTATCCTCCTTCTTTTTCTCCAAAGTAGGCAAGGATTCCACATACAATAATGCAGACTACAATAATTAATGCAATTATTCCCCAAAAAGGAATGGTGATTGTCATTTAATCCCTCTCCAATCATTGCAACCACAGTTTGTGCTGAATGCATGATTAACTTTCATGTTGCACCCTAAGCAAAGGATAGAACCATCTTGCATTCTCACTCTTCCAGCACCGATACGCTCTATAATTTTAAAGCCTTGCTGCAAGTCGCGCAATGGTTCTTCATTGTCCTTTGAGCTTTTGAAGTTCAGCTTGTAGTCTTTCAATTTCTTCACGAGCCTTTCTTAATTCAAATACCAATTCAAGCTCATGGTCGTATGGCTTAATCAAATAGATGGCATCATCATTCTTATAACCGAAGGGAAGATACCAGTAAGGACGTTGCTCTTGGAACGCCTCCAACTCCTGCTTCTCCAGCCAATGCTTTGGTATGCTTATGGTTTTCTCACCTTTGGAGTTCGTGCTTCCACGCTCTTTGCATTCCATCAAAGCATGATGAAGTTTGATATCACCTTTACTATGCCACATCGCTCCTGAGTTCACCTGGCGCTGCGCTTCTTGCTTTACATATTTCTTAGCAGGCTTTGGTGTATTACCTAAGAAGGTAGGTGCTGTTATTCCTTCATCTACTTCTTCTTCTGGTTCATCATCAAAGTCTACACTAATACGTGGCTTTGCAACTGGCTTCTTTTTCTTCTTCGTTCCGAACTTATCATTCCAAGCTCCAGCTACACGCTTCTCAAAGCCCATACCTTCTTTCTTTTCCTTCTTGTAGGACTTTACTAAAGCATGTTTCTCCGCTTCCTTATTCTCTTCACGGATACGCATCTTCTCTTGGAACTCTGCCTTCGGGTCTTTGAAGAGTGCTTCCCCATCGCACAAGTGACACAAAGCATTGTTCGAACAACGTGAATGCATGTCTTCATTACACTTGTACTTTCTCATTCTATCACCCACAGTTTTCATTTGGCGGCAGTATCGTTACTACCATTCCCTTTTCACATACTGCTATAAACTTTGGTGTCCAGATTCGGTACTGACCTGTCTCTTTGTAATACACCTTCTTTATAGTAGATGTTTCAATATGCTTCTTGATGTCTTTCTCAATCCGCTCTCTTGTTGCCGTTCGCTTGCCAATTCTTTTTTTGTATCTTCTGATAGCATGCTTCCCGATTTTCATCCCCTTGTTTCCCCTCCAAAAACCTTATGTTACTTTGATTGGAAGCTATTGGAGGGAACCTGTCAAGAGGGGGATTGACCTATTCCCTATGCCTACAAAGTACCATAAGGAGATAAATCTTTCTCTAGTTTCAGTACGCCTGAGATAGTAATGAGTCGTGCCTGCTTTCCATTTAATACATCTAGCACACCGTATAAGAATGAAGACTTTTCTACCAGCTCTCTCTGTACATCATAGAGATTAATAATAGAACCGTTAACATCATACTTCTGAACAGCTTCTGATGCGGCTTTCTTACGGGCAATCTCATTGCTGCCATTTGCCTTTACTCGTTCGATTTCTCGAATCAGAATTTCAATCTGTTCTTTCTGGGCACTTATCTCTGCCACTTCTAAGCGAAGCTCAGAGAAGAATGCATCAATGCGGGCTAATAAACCCTTAGCAACTCCAGCTGAAATATCCAGAGGGATAACAATCGTAGCTAGCCGCTCTTTATAAGCTTGCTTTTGTTGTTGCCATTGTGTGTCTACTTGCGTAATAACCAACCAAAATCAACTCCTTTTAAAGCCTCGACAATCTCAGCGTGAACATCTTCAATGGATTGCATACCATTTATTTTAACATTCTTACGCTGAAGGAAAAGCTCACGAACCTTAGAAAGCAATTCGAAGTCACGCTCGTAACGGTCATTCTCTCCGTTGTTGTGCTTCCCTTTACGGCGCATACTTTCTTCGGCAGTGACATCAATGAATAATTCCAAATCAGGTTTACGCATATACTGCTGAAGCATTGCTGCCCATGTAGGAGCTACTCCATTTGCATATGAATAAACCTGCTGGCTTCCCACGTATCGGTCTAATACAAGGATGTCAACGCCCTCTTCTTCCAGTTCATCAAACCATTTTTGCTGAGCTTGCTTATCAGCTGCCATAATCAATTCAATGGTGTGCTGGTCTACATCATATCGACCAGTCAACCACTTCATGATAAGCTCACCAGTTGGCGTATCATATCTATGAAACTCTGACCTTACTACATATAGTCCTTGAGTTGTAAGATACTCCTGTAGGAATTTAACAGCTGTGTGTTTTCCTGATTTGTCTAAGCCTTCTACTGCAATAATCTTCATGCCAACCTCTCCCATGCACAATATATATGTCCCATTGTAGCATAAAAGATTGGGGGATGGGGGACTAATTTTTAGCGGTCATTAATGTCAAACCAGTCACGAGTAGCTGCAGACTGAGTGATGCTTCGCTTCGTTGGTACTTGTTTACGTCTTAGGTCTACCTTGAATCCAGTAAGCTTCTGACCAGTAACCATTCCGCTTTCTCTTGGGTCACGAGAATATTCTTTCTCATATTCTGGCGTAACCTTTGTGACATCGTATCCTTCTTTAGAAGCATTCTCCTGAATCATCGCTTCGATTTCTTTCAGGCTAATGTTAGCTGTGATACTCTCAGTTATCTTCATAAAATCCCTCCTAAAAAAATAAAAGACCATACAGTTAGTATGGCCCTCTCTCCTACTTTGCAGTAAACTCTTTTAGCTTCTCTTTGAAGCCAGCGTTTCTTTCTTTATCTTTTACTGCTTTCTCTTTAAGTTGTTGTAGTTCTTCAATCGCTGTATCTAAGCCTGCAATCGTCACATCAAGTTTCGATTGTGCTTCGTCAATTTTCTTTTCAGCCTCAGTAAACATACTGATTGATGAATCAAATAACTTTCCAGCTTCTTGAATTACAGATTGATGTCCCTTGTTTTTTCCCAATCCCATTTCAAATCCCCCAATTTGATATGTTGTTTGGCGACAGGTACTACTTAGCTCTCTCTCCGTGTAGCTAAAAATATGTTGTCAGCTTCTTGTCGCCGCTGACTGTCTATGTTTGATGGCCCACCACTTGCTCTTTACGGAAGCAAGAAACCGTATCTGTTTAGTCTAAGGTTTAGACTTTGCAGAGGTCTGCAACGAGAACAAAGGGACTCGAACCCTCGGCCTCCACCGTGACAGGGTGGCGCTCTAACCAACTGAGCTATGCTCCCATGGTGCTGGCTGCAGGAATTGAACCCGCGACCTACTGATTACAAGTCAGTCGCTCTACCTACTGAGCTAAGCCAGCGTATGATGCAGGCAGGTGGACTTGAACCACCGCCGTTCTAGAATAGCCGTACCATGTACCTGCATATCGGGAAGACAGGATTCGAACCTGCGACCCCTTGGTCCCAAACCAAGTGCTCTACCAAGCTGAGCTACTTCCCGTAAAACGAGGGCCGAAGCCCTCTTACCGCATAGGTTATGACAAAAATTAAGGCTTAGTTGGAGCCTTGATAGCAGGTCCTTTAGCTGGTGCTTTAGGAGCAAGCTTAGGAGCAAGGTTAAGTGGCTTCATTGAACCGCCTTTTTTCTGTGGTTGTAAAGGTACTCCACCATTGTACTGGATGTTTGCCATGCGAATCTCCTCCTGTTATTAGTCTTCTTCCCGTTCTAGAGGAACGGTCTCTTTGCCGTCTTGGACTAGCTTTTGACTAATCCAAGCTGGGAATGTGATGTTATGTATACCGTTAGCAGAACCATCGGTCATGCCGCCTGTATGATGCTCTTGGCAAAGCACCATCATATTACGGATATCGTCAACGCTAGTAAGAGGTTTGTTTCTTAATAGTTTTCCGTATCCATATACATCCCATTCTTCCACGAAGTCTTTCAACTTCTGCATGTCTAGGACATTTTCTAATGACCATTCACCGCCGTAGTGATGAACCTGTAGCTCGTCAGTTGAACCACATACATAGCAATGATAGTGACCATCTTCTCGAAGTCTTTTCTTAGACTCTCTGAACATAGAACTTTCTTTGCGTTGAACGTGCTCTGGCGTATGAACGATTTCAGTTAGGTGTCTGACTTGGTCATGAGCACCTACCATCTTCTTCTGTTCCATAGCAGTCACATCCTATAGCAGTATGCCATAAACGTAACCTGTTACTATGAAACTATCAAGTATTATTTACTGCTCTGGCAGGATTCGAACCTGCGACCTGCGGATTAACAGTCCGTCGCGCTACCACTACGCCACAGAGCAAAGGTGATATAGGGAACCTAGGTTAACCAAACAAGAAAGGCGCTGTACCAAAAACCTCTGCGGGAGGGAAAAATGTACAGCTATCACGAAAAGGAGATAATCAATATGAAAGGAGTGTTATATGCAATTACTAGGTTCCCCTTCACACTATCTATACAAACCATTTTTTGAGTGTTCTGTCAACAGGTTTAATTAAAATTTCCTATTTTTATTTATTCATTATTTCTATTGTCATGTTATGCATGGGTAGTTCTTCTACATGAACGCTACGCTCTTTTACTTCCCCACCTGCAACAAAAACATAACGAAGAAGTTCACCTTCATTCTTTTTGACAATGGCATAGATAGCATCCCAACCCCTGTGTTTTTCCCAAAACGAAATCTTAATAGGAGTACCTGACCTAATCAATCCGTTAAACTGCTTTACTGTTACCTCCCTGACTATGTCCATGCTCTTCCAACTCCTCTATTTGTATTGCTAGTTTGTCAATTAACTCTTCGAGCTTAGCAGCAACCTTAACCATCTGCTCTCTCTTCATCTTTAGCTTGAGTACCTCGGCTCCCATTTTATTTTCCCCCTAAAATGAAAAAAGCCACCCCGAAGGATGGCCTTTAAATCCGAACTTTATAAATTAATCAGGAGTTGGTTGGTATACTTGAAGTATAACCGATGCATCGCTGTCTGTCAACTTCCTATATTAATTTACAATTGTAATCTCAATTGTTCTTCGTCCCCATTGTAATGCATCATGGGTACTAGGAAAGTGGACATCAATTTCATGTCCGTTAATGCCGCCGCCAGTATCGGCAGCAACTGCATAGCCATAGCCTGGTACATAAACTTTCGTACCTAGGGGAATAACATTAGGGTCTACCGCAATAACCTTAGCGTGCGGATTCGCGGCTAGATTATATCCTGTAGCTGTAATACCTGTACATCCCTCGCTGCATGTAGCTATGTATCCTGTCGCTTCAACAGTCACCTTACGTCCCTGTGGTGATTTTGTTGAAGGAAGGGTACTAGCGGCAATCGCCTTCCCTTCATTGGCTTTCTTAAAAGCCAGCTCCTTCTCCAAATCTTTAATCTTAGCTTGAAGAGTTTCCCTCTCGGTTTCAAAACTCTCCGTTGCTTTTTGATTATCAGCTTTCTGTTTACCGAGCTGTTCACTTAATTTATTCACTTGGTCATTAAGTTGTTTGAGTTCCCTTTTCTGATTCACCAATGTATCTTTCTGTTGGTCTATCAGACTCCCTTGCTCGTTCAGCTTTTGCTGATACTCGTGAATAAGTTTATCCTGCTTTTGTACGGTATAACCTTCATACCCTACGCCAGCTACCAGTAGCGCCCCAATGCCTGCTGCGATAACCTTATTCCGTATACGTCTGGGGTTGTCTTTATGGCCCATGTCATCATCCTTTCTATAGATAGGTTGACAGCGATACAATAGTATAACCTATTGTTGGTAATATTGGAACCCTAAGGTTCCCATTCAATGCTGTCGGCCTCAGGTTGGGAAAGGGATGCCCACACTTCCCTTCAGCCTAATACATCTTTGAATCCATTGTCTCTATACTCTTTTACTTTCTTTAATCCATTGAACACATCCCACTTCGCACGGTTCTGCTTCTCGCTGCCGTCTGCTAGGTAAAGAAGATAAGCTGGATGGAAGACAGCAAGTGCTCTCCGTCCGCCTACCTCAAACCAACTGCCGTGTTCTTGTGTTACTTTGAAGTCAGGATGAATCAATGTATTCGCTGCGGTGCCGCCTAAACAAACAATCACCTTAGGATTCACGTAATCAATCTCTGCTTTTAGATGTCTAAAGCAGGCTCTTACTTCTGATACCAACGGATTTCTATTGTCAGGTGTACGACACTTACATACATTCGTAAAGTAATACTGGCTTCTGTCAATGCCCACTGCCTCTAATGCTTTGTTCATTAATTGTCCTGATGGGCCAGTGAATGGAATACCTGTATGAGTCTCCACCTCTGCTGGCGCTTCACCGACAAACATGATGTCAGCGTTCATTGGGCCGACGCCAGGAACTTTATTTGCACAACCCTCTGCAAGAGGACAGTCTGTGCAAGCCTGCAAGTCTACCCGCATGGATGCTTCTGTTTCTGCACGATTGATTTCAACCTCGATTGCAGTCCTTGCTTCGCCAGTAACCTTACCCAATACCCTATCCTTTAACCTTCTGACGACTTCTAATTCATTCACAGTATTACCTCCTAATATTCATTATCCAAGAAGCCTATTGCTTCTGCATTCGTGTCAGGCATTTCAATCTCGATAGAGAATACATGAACATCATCTGAGACAACATAGAATGTTCCGCTCTCATAGTTAAGTATCTGAATCAATGTAAAATCTACATCTGTCACGCCAGGATAATAAAATCTTTTAAACTCTGGAACCTGGGACACATCAATAACGATGTGCTGCCCCACCTCCAAAGGTCTGTTGATTGATGCTTTAGGAAAGATACTCATCTAGATATTCCTATCTTACCCTCAGGGTATTCCTTAAACTTCTCAATCAGGTCTGCCAGCCACGGCACCGCTTGCTCGTATGTTCCCCATCCATTGGATGCGCTGAACTTTTTAAATCTTTCTGGCTCATTTACCATAAGAACAAGGCCATTCTCTAGCTCAGGAAGGACATCCATTGCCCTCTTTCCTTCTGACCTGTAGAGCGCATCATAGATACCTGCCTCTACCCACATCTTGCCTAGATTGTGTGTAATGTTTCTACTTACTACTTCATGTTCTACTACTGCTGTTAGCCATATATCTAGGCTCATTTCTTTTCGCCTCCTAAATAAATTATCTCTGCTCCTGACTCTTTCATCATTTGCACCCACTTCTTGTTCTGTTCTTCCGCCCACATATCAAGCAGGTTTCTTATTGCTTTCTGTGAGTCCCAAATCATCCATCCCATAATCAAGATAATAATAAACTGAATTACGATAACCCAAATCATTTCTTTTCTCCTATCAAAGTTTCGATTGGGATATGCAGCTGGTGTGCTACCTGAGCAACGAACACATCTCGTTCGTCACCCTCTGGAATTTCCATGATGACTGGCTTCACTACCTTAATAGTACTTAAGACAAGCTCATTCATCTTGCTAATATGAGTAAGCATAATCTTTTGGATTTCAAATTGGGATGCAAGCACCGCGTTCTCTTCAATCCATTCACAAGCATCACGCTTTTCTTTCAGCATTTCCATGAAGACATCATCAGGGTCTTTGTCACGGACATTCAATATCTTAACCAGCAAGCCTTCTTTCTGTAGAGCTTTCGCATGGCGGCTGGTAGCTTCTATCCCTGCTGGGTCGCCGTCCATCCAAAGAATCACTACATCTGTATGGCGCTTGAGTAATCTGATGTGATTATCTGTTAAGCTTGTACCCATCATACTGACAAATGGAACACCTGCTTTCTGTCCCATGATAGTATCTCCAAAGCCTTCGCCAACTACCGCATATCCTTTTTCTCTTATACGTTTCTTTACAAAGTTCAGACCATAAAGAATGGAGCCTTTATCAAAGATGGCACTCTTTGCAGAGTTCACATACTTAGGCCCCGTTAATTCTTTCTTATGAAATTCTTTTGTCATATCCCTATGAGAGAATCCAACCGTCTGTCCACCCTCATTCATGAGAGCGAAGGTTAGCTTTCCTTTATGAAAGTGTCTGGCTTCTTCTGGGATATAACCAATGCGCCACTGGTCTATCTCTGCTTTACCTATGCCTCTTGCTTTCAGATACTTCAGCGCCCGTGGTTCCTTCTGAAGGTCTTCCCACATGCGTCTATTCATATCTGTCATCAGTTGAATCTGTTCCTGCTTTTTCTTTTCCTCTGGTGACAACTGCGCCTTCGGGATTGAGATTCCCTTTAAGGCACATATCTTTGTCACTGCTTCCATGAAGCTACAATTATCTACCCACATGACAAAGGAGATAACGTCTGCGCCCTCTGTCTTCGGTCTCTTGCCTGCTCCACATCCAAAGCAATAGAAGGTATTGGTCTGGGTAAAGAACGTCAAGGACGGGCTGTTATCTCCCTTGTGAATGCAATTGGTTTGATAGATATTCCCCATGTTGTTGAGGTCAAAATAGTTCTCCGCTATCTCCTCAATCGGGATGTCACGGACTTGCTTCAAGAAGTCATCTGGTAGTTGCTTCGCCATGATGTTTGTCTCCTTCTATGAAAGTCTTAATAAAATTCTCGATGTATGTTGCTCTAGCTTTTACTTCTTCATCCCAACCTAAATCGTCAAACAAGTCACGAGTACTGGTCTCTCTGAGTCTCCCGCTCTCCGTATTAAGGATTTGATAGATTAGGTAGTCTGAAGGAATCGGCTTCTTTGTTGCAAGGTCATTCAAGTCAGTAAAGCTAGCTTTCAGGTCATTCATTCCTCCTTTCGGATAATAATTATCAAAAGCAAATACCATGTAAGCCATGTTACCAACTCTCCTCTAATATATATTTGGCAGCTTCCTTGTTGCTTTCTACTTCTACCTCCACATAAACTTTATTAAAGTAGTGATTGTAGTTGTAATTAAAGCTGCTGCAAGATGGACAAATGAAGAACACTTCACCATCCATCTTTGAATCTTCAATCTTGGTCATCCGTTCCATCGTGTAAGTGGTGTCGATTTCCTGTTGGATGTATCTCAGCGTCATTTCATTCCAGTCGTCTGGAGTATGAGCTTCACCACAATCAGGACAGTCCCACCCATATGCTTTGATTCGCCTCTTCAATTGGAATCAATCTCCCTTCGTGTTCCATCTGGAATCCCATCTTACTTCCATAACGGAAATAATATCTGTCTTCTTGAAGGCAACTCACAAATGTATTCATAGAATCTCTGTCGCTCACCCCTTCACCGTACCATTCCAGCAACTCTCTGTCTTGCAAGTGGTACTTGATGGTCACTGTTCCATAGTGTTTGAGATAAGCAATGCGTGCATTCCTGTCTATGATAACTTCATAAACGGCGTGACCACGTCGCATGGTACGGGCGGACCCAATACCCGACGCTCTCCTTGAGTTCTTCATTGCCTGTTGGTATAAGTTTTCAACCGTAACGATTCTCTTCATCTGGAAGCACCTCTATTTCTTCTAGCCATTCTCTATATTCAGATTTCATGGCATCCATCTTTTCATTAATACATCTTCTACATAGCCATCCACCCACTGAATACCGAAAGCATTCAGGGCAATTCATATCCATTTTAATTCCTCCTAGAACTCAGCATATCCCCATTGGTCAGGCTGATATCTAATAGCCCGTTGCTGCTGTGGTCTTGGCTCCTCCTGCACTGGAGATAATAGATGCGCATTATCTTTATTAGATAACGTTATCTTCTGCAAATTTAAAATGTCCGTCTTAATAGTCTGCAATAACCCATGGGTGCTAGGCCCATAACTTGCATACTGACGGAAATGTTCACGCAAGAATGAGTCTTGCATACTAATGTGATATTGCAGCTGGTCAATAGTCTGAGTCAAGTCGCTTAATATTTTTATTGTTAGTTGTTTCTCCGACATACCCGTGTTCTCCATGACACTTAATCACTCCTTCGTGAAAGTTAATGTACTTGTTAAATGCATCCGTATCTTTGTAGTCCACCCACTCTAATAGGATGCCAGGGCACTCATTACATATCCATATATATGATTTGTTTTCTCTCCCATTGGGAGCAGATTCCAACTCTGTTAATGGCATATCAGCGCCGCACAATGGACACTCTACTTTATTACCATTCATACGTCGGCAACTCCTTTTCAAAGTCAGCATCCTTGTCTAGATTAATCCATTCACATCCCAATCCCTTTGCATAATAAAGAACGGCAATAAGGTCGCGCGGGATATTTGTAATATGAACTTCCTCTTGATAGTCTAATACAGGAATCAACCAGCCATATTCTCTAGGATAAACAAGGAATCCTACTGTTGTACCAGCTGTCATTAGCCAATCATTTGTACTCTCTGTAATGTGTCCTGTTGAAATGTCTAACATGTTTACTACTGCCATAATAATCCCTCCTAATATTCTTTACTTAATAATCGTTTTGCTTTAATGTTGCTTTTAAAATCCATAGGTGAATGAACACGCACCTTTGTCCAATCATCTTTAGAGCAATAATCGTATTCCAACTTATCAGTAAACCCATGGTCTTCTTTCATGCGGCTTTGGATATAGCCTACCCATAGTTGCACATGCTTCTGAAATTGCACATTGTTCTCTGCACTACCTCGTGAGCCATACTGACTAGCCCCACAATTAAACTCTACAGACGTACCCTTCAGCAGCATTTTAGAAATAGCCCCAAAGTTATTGGCATTGATACCATCAGGATACCGATAAACAGTTGTGAACTCCATACCTAAACCCTCCATTTCATAATAAAAAAGCCTCACCCGAAGGCAAGGCTTGATTCACCATCCACTAAAGATGGCTTCTAATATTGCTCCTAAGAATTCAAAGAGCACTTCAACTACGAAGACTGTTGCGTGTCCCAGTCCCTTAATCAACCACCAAATACCTTTAAAGAACAATACGATTAATTTAAATGGTAAACAAAAAAGGTCTAGCATCAGCTCGAAAGCATCCTGCCAGAACCCCTTTCGCTTTTCCTTCTCCAGATTAACCATTGATTTGACGTTTGATTTCGACTTCTAGTTTTGCTTCTGGCGGCTCCCAACCCTCTGGCTTCATAATCTTTCCGTCTGATTCACGGATGATTGGCTTACCATCAGCACCAAGCTTCGCCATGTTTGCAGCTTGCACGATTTCGAATAGAGCTTGTGGTTGAATACCAATCTCTACGCAAGTACCTGCAAGGAAGTAGAATGCATCTACTACAGCATCCATCTGACCGATAATCTTTTCGATATCAGTCTTATTGTACTCCATGCCTAATGATTTTACTTTCGCTTTCTCAAGACCAGCAATCATCTTGTCGTAAGCAGCTAGGAATTGTTCCTCATTGTCAGCAGACTGTTGAAGGAATTCAACCAACGCTTCTTCCCCTGTCCAGACAGCACGGTTTGTGCCGCGTCCAATCTCTAATGGCTTTGCTTCCTTCGCCACTGGATGATTAAATGCTGTGTGGAACTTTGCTACTTCTGCTACTACTAAATCTAAACCTTTAGTCATGTTCTCAACTCTCCCTGATTAATTTATATTTGATTCCCTTTAATAGGATATCTCACTTACTCGTTGCCGTCAATTCCAATTTCATTCATGATTTCGTCAAGTTTCGACTCGATTGTTTGACGGTGATTCACACTGTTTTGCTTGAATGTCCAAGTCGGTGCGTTAATCATTCTGTCTACCTCATCCAAGATAAAATTTCGTTGACGGTAGATGTGGTGTTTGTTATAATTAAGATTGCGACCAACCTCTTCCAACTGGGTATTTAAGCGCTGGACTTCTGCTGAGAGGTCCATTTCTTTTTTCTGCCAGTCTTTTTGTGCTCTGGTTAGCTCGTCGATTTCCTCCATGAATCCATCGACTTCCTTCATAATATCCTCTTGCTTCGTTACCAATGCAGCTTTCTCATTCTGCAATGTCTCAATTTGAGCACGAAGATTATCAATCAGATTCTCATCAGTTACTTCAATCTTATTTGCAATTGAATTCAAATGACCAGTTATCTCAGCAGGGAAGGTTTGAAGGTATCCAATGATATCATTCATCGCACCTTTCAGCTCAGATAATACTTGATTGTTATTCCCTACTAGGATAACAGTCTCTGCATTATCCTCTTGAGTTAACTTACGAACAATTTCTACTTCAGGTTGAACCGCGGCTTTCATCTCATATTCCTCCCGTTTTGGTCTTGTTCTTCCAGCTTTCTCTCTCGTTGTAACATTCCCAAGGTTGCTCAATAATTTATATACATTCCAATGCGACGGCGTTCCTTGTCTTCCTAAGAATGTTCTGTCTAACCATCCTTCATTTGATAGATATGTAACCACTCCATTCAGATACGAAATACTTCCGAAGTGAGGAGCTACAATTGGGTCTTCAAGCAGCTGCCGAATCGTAAAGCGAACCTCGTTTGTGTTGTCCTTGTACTTTACCATGTAGTCTGCGATTGCTTTCAGTTGTTTCTCTGAAGGAATAATTTCATATTTTCCTAACTCTTTTGTTTCTGTCATTTGTTTTCCACTCCTTTAATAGATAAAAAAGAGGAGCCATAGCCCCTCCCCGACTTACCTATATTCTACAAAATCTAAATTCGTTTTACAAATCGCTGAGGAACTTCCCTCAAGAATCTCGATGGACGATTAAAGATTGGGCGCTGCTGACCATACTCATAACGTTGTTTGCAGTAAGTCATAAACAATCTTTTCTCTGCTCGTGTCATTGCTACATACATCAGACGGCGCTCTTCTTCCATCTCCATTGGGTCATCCATTGAACGACCATGTGGGAAGATAGTCTCTTCACATCCAATGATGAATACGTTCTTGAACTCCAATCCTTTAGCGGCATGCACTGTCATTAATGTAACAGCACTCATGTCTTCCATTGAATCAATATCAGCTACTAGAGTTGTTTCAGTCAGGAATTCTGCCAGTGATTTTGTTTCACTTTCGGATTCCTCCATCCACTTACCAGCCATGTTGATAAGCTCTTGAATGTTCTCATAACGAGATACATCTTCTTCCTTATCCAGATTCAATGTACTCATGTAATTGGTTTCTCTAATCACCAATCGAATCAATTCAGGTACGGAGAATTCATCCGAGCCTTGGAACTCATCGAACTTCTTCATCATGGCTAAGAATTCTTTTATGGAAGCCAATGCTTTCTTTGGAATCTTTGGAATGTCATCCACATTCTCTAGTGCTTTCGGGAATGGAATGCCACATGCATTTGCATAATCCTGAATCTTTCCAATGGTTGAATCACCAATGCCACGCTTGGGTACATTAATGATACGGTTAAAGGCTAGTACGTCTACCCCATTATCAATAGCCCGCAAGTAAGCGACTAAGTCTTTAATCTCTTTTCTATCATAGAAGGCATGTCCTCCTACCAGTTGATACGGGACTCCATACTGGGAGAATGCTTTTTCTATTTCACGGGACTGGCGATTGGTACGATAGAGAACAGCGTACTGGTCCCAGTCATCTTTATTTACAAACTGTAAACGTCTGATGGCTTGGCAAACAAAGTCTGCTTCACGTCCGTCGTCGTCCGCCTGATACATATAAATAGGCTCACCAATCTCTGCTTCAGAGAAAGCTGTCTTCTCCAGCCGCTGTGTATTCTTTTCAATAACAGCATTCGAAGCATCAACGATGTTGCGTGTTGAACGATAGTTCTGCTCCAGCTTATACACCTTTGTACCTGGGAAGTACTGAGCAAAGTTTAAGATGTTTGCAATCTCTGCTCCACGGAATCTATAGATAGATTGGTCTGTATCACCAACCGCGAATAAGTTTTGATGACCAGCAGATAGCTGTTGTAATAATTTAAATTGAGCCTTGTTTGTATCCTGTGTTTCATCTGTCATTACATATCTAAACTGCTGCTGATAATGGTCGCGTGCTCGTTCACATACATTGAACAGTTGAACTACTTTCAAGATACAGTCATCGTAATCAATATAATTATTCTCTACCTTCTTCTCTTCGTAAGCAGCATAGACATGAGCTACTTCCTTCTCATACTCGCTAGTCGCTTGAGCCAAATAATCTTCAGGACTTAACAGAGCATTCTTCGCATTACTAATCTCTGTCTTCATGGATGCTGGTTCTTTATCGCTACCAATCAGAGCCAAGACTTCTTTGAAGATTTTTGTTTGGTCAGGGTCATCAATAATAGTGAATTTCTCAAGACCAATCTCGCTACCGAATCGAGATAAGATACGGATACAAATACTATGGAAGGTTCCCATCCAAACATCGCGTCCAGCAGGCCCCACTAAGTCCACGATACGAGCCTTCATTTCTTTCGATGCTTTGTTTGTAAAAGTCACCGCAAGTATTTGCCAAGGCTTCACCTGACATGGGCCTAATAGATAAGCGATACGGTGTGTTAGAACGCGTGTCTTCCCCGAACCTGCGCCTGCTAACGTCAGCAAATAACCTTCTGTATCCTTTACAATCTCTCTCTGTACTGGATTCAAACCATTCAATAATTCCACCAACACAACCTCCTTTAGTTTCCACTCTATATTGTTACATGATTATTTCGTGGTGTCCAGTGCTAAAAGTTTCTGCAATCTGTCATGCGCTTCTTTCAATTCGTCTAGTTCTGCAAAGCGGACACCCTTGTACCAAACTTCCCAGAGTTGTGTTTCTTTATCTAATATGATGCCCGTTTCAGGAACAATCACTGGCTGCGGCATCTTCTGAACTGTGCTTCTTGATAACATATTAATGAACCTCCCTTTGTTCTACTGTAAATACATAGTCAATTTCATTTCCTTCTTCATCGCCAACACAATCCAGTTCAGGGAACTCAGGATACTTATCTTGAATGAACCTTGATAAGTTACAGTTGCATGAATAGTTACCATCTTCAAACATATATTCAGCCGATTCTACAGGGTAGCCTGGGCCGTAATCATATTCAAATGTGTAACGCTTGCCCTTGAATCTTGCGTCCACTAGAACGACTGTGTGAAGCCTTACATCTGGTCCTTCGTATTCAGCAAAGACAATAATCTGGTCGCCTGCTGCTTGCTTAATAGCTTCCTTAAACTCAGCTCTTTCTTCTTTAGTCGAGAAGAAGTAGCCATCTTCCTGATAGAAGTCACCAAGCTTTTCTTTTATCCTAGGCTCTGCTTGACCCCAGAACTTTATATAATATTCGTACATGTTACACCACCTTAAGTTATTTGGTAGTAGGAAACAACAGCGGATTAAACCGCTGCTGCCACCATTTTCTCACCATCGTATTTCTTCTTCAAGAAGTACAACCATACACCATAGACAATACTGTGAAGCATGTTAGCTAAGCCTGCGATAGATGACTGCATGTGGAAGACCAGCAATAACAGCCAGCTCATACCAAACGCATACGCTAGGTTTAATACCCAACCAACGCCTGGTAAGTGCAATAACTTAACCAATGCTCGACGGTACTTCCATACTGGAATGATTGTAGCTACCGTAGAAATACTGGTGTAGATAAGAAGTTCTCCTACCATTAAGAACCCCTCCTTTATTAAGATATATATAAAACAAAAGAGCAGGCTAGGCCCGCTCAAATGTGATATATTGCGATGGATACTTGTCATCATCTGCTTGAAGCACATCACCATAATGTGTCTTCCAAGTACCTGTAATCGTAGGGAACTTTGTGTCCCCCTCTAAATGCGCTAATACCTTTGTGATATAAATCTTATCAGCATAAGGTAGGAACTGCTCATAGATTTGAGCACCGCCAATAATAAAGAACTCTTGCTCAGGAGCAAGTTTGGCTAGTTGAAAGAACTCTTCAATGCTAGGAACAACTGTTGTGTCTGCATAGAGAGGATTCATTTCCACCATTTTCTTCCCCCGAATATCAACAGCAAGTGAGGCATCACGAGATAAGATAACATTATTTCTATTAGGAAGGGGGCGACCAATACTTTCGTAGGTCTTCCTTCCCATTACAACTACCTTACCTGTTGTTAATTCTTTAAATCGGCGTAAGTCCGACTTCATTTCTTTTCCCCAAGGCATGTCACCATCAAGACCAATGTTACGATTCCTATCCATAGCGGCTATCAGCGATATCATACGTCGTAGTTATCCTTACAGTAACGAACCATAATGTCAGATAACTCTGCGATGTTTGCATTCAAGATTTCCTGGGTAGGGCTATTCAAAACTTCATAACCCTTACCTTGAATCAATGCTTCCTTCAGTGCGTTTAATGCCAGTATCATTTCATCCATTAGATAGCCACCTCGAATGGGATAGTTGGTCCGCTGATATAATCAAACAACTTAATGTCATCCATAGTGAAGTCATAGAAGTTTGTGATGTTTGGATTCAACCATAATGTCGGAGCAGGGAATTCCTGATTCCTCATTTGCTCTTCCAATCCATTCACATGACGCTCATAGATGTGGGCATTGTTAATGTTGAATGTTAATGTCCCGATATCATACTTACATACCTGAGCCATCATACGCTGCAACACGTAGTACTGGTAGACATTGAATGGATTGCCCAAGGCCATGTCATTGCTTCTTACTCCTACGATTAAGTGAAGCTTACGGTTCTGCACAATCCATTGTGAGTTCCATACGCAAGGAGTCAAAGCCATTTCATCCAAGTCTGTAATGTTCCAAAGACTTACGATGTGACGGCGGCTGGTAGGATTCGTTTTCAATTGCCAGATAAGATAGTCTACTTGGTCAATCAACCAGTTGTTCACATCAAACTCAATGATTTCTTTCTTAGGGTCATGAAGCGTAATGTCATATTGACTCTTCGGAACAACGCGGCAGGGCTTACCAAGTTGAGCACCGTATGCTGGCCCAATAGTTCCATCCTCTTTAATCCATTCATCCCAGATGGTCACACCCATGTTATGAAAGTCTTCTGCTCTATTGGTCTTCATTTGCCAGAACAAAAGCATCTCTTTCGTAGCGGTTCTTTCTGCTACCTTCTTCCTTGTCAGAATAGGTACTTCTGTTCCATCGAAATGCATTTGAGCATTCAGGATACTCTGGGTGTAAGCAGGTGTACCGTCAGACCATTTCGTCCGCACAGGTTCCCCTCTGTCCCAGACTCCTTCCATCATGATTTGGTGAATGATTTTGTCGTACTCTTTATCAGCTTGTGGCATGTTTGACTCTCCCCCTGTTATAAAAAAAGGGAGCAACCCGCAGGCAACTCCCCGTATTTAATTAGTAACCTTCTTCTGAAACCTTCTCGTCTTCTGCTATATCTGGTGCTTCAAGTTCCACACCACGAAGCTTGTTCTCAAGTTCAATTAAGAAGCTTGGATGTTGACGAAGGAATTCAGTCATCGCTGCGCGGCCTTGCCATTTGCAAATCTCACCATCGCGTTCTAATGGTTCACCGTTCTCATCTTCATAGCGGAACCAAGCACCAGCTTGACGGATGATACCAGCTAATAATACCAGCTGAGAAATCTCATCCACACGGTCAACACCTTTGCCATAGAACAAGCTGAAGGTTGCCTCTTTACCTGGCATACCTACTTTGTTCTTAACAACTTTGACCTTCATCTGATGACCAATTTGGTCTCCAGCTTTGTTCTTGAACAGTTCACCAGAACGTACATTCAAACGGACTGAGCTGTAGAATGGTAACGCACGACCACCTGAAGTTGTTGTAGGCGTACCAGCTGGGCTGAAAGCACCTGGCTTTTCACGAATCTGGTTAATAAATAACACAGTACAATCGTGGTGGTAAGCTGGGCCATTTAACTTCTGGCAAGTAGTACTCATGAATCGGGCTAACAGTGCCATCGTTTGTTGTTCAACAGATGACTCAACAATCTTTGATGGTGTTAAAGCCGATACAGAGTCAACAATGATTAAGCGAACTTCGCCTGAACGAATCAGAGCGTCGGTAGTATCAATCGCATTCTCAGCAGTTTCTGGGTCAATGTAAATCAATGAGCCTAAATCTACACCGTATTCAGCGGCAAGTACAGGGTCAAATGTATGCTCCGCATCGACAAATGCTACATATCCTTCTCCTGCACGTTGCACTTCCGCAGCGTGTAGTAATGCTAGTGTGGTTTTACCAGCTGATGTCGGGCCGAATACTTCAACCAAACGACCTCTTGGAATCCCACCTCGTCCTAGTGCTAGGTCTAATGTTAGTGAACCAGAGTTAAACACTTTGATTTCACGAACGTAATCAGGTGTTAGGATTTGCGCTGTGCCAGCACCAAACTGCTTATTAATTTGAGCTAAAACTTTGTCTAATGACATATACCAAACAACTCCCCGTATAGTTAGCTAATTTTTATATCTAATGCGTCGAGTGCAGCCTGCATTGCATCTACTTTCTCGGCATAGTATAACTGCATGTCGTAGTCTTTAAGCGAATCAATTTTGTCTGTTAGTTCTTTAATCTTAGCAGACAACTCTTCCTTTGCGGAAGATTTCTTTAATCCATCTGGATTGAAATATTTATACTCTTCGTCGATACATTCTTGAACGAGTTCCTTGGCCTCGTCTTGCCCATGACTCTGTGAATAATTCACGTATAATTGCATTAAGAATTGATGAAGCCCTTGCTTTAATTCGGCTCTCGCCTTACGTTGGTCAGACATCTAAATCCCCCTTAAATACATTGCCCCCGAAGGGTTAGGAACACCTATTAGAAAGGTGCTCCGCCTGCGTATGGGTCTGGTGTATAAGCAGGTTCTTGTGGTGGTGGTGTTTGACGTTGATATCCTCCGCCACCTTGACCGCCGCCAGAATCTTTCGCGCTGCCTAAGAACTGAACCTTATCAGCGTGCAACTCCCATACATCGCGTGGGTATTCAGCACCTTCTGGTGTCTTCGCTGTGTAAGTACGCTTTTGCATGCGTCCTGTTACTAATACCTCACGACCCTTGGTTAGGTACTTGCCGACATTCTCAGCTTGCTTTCTCCAAACTACTACATCATAGAAGTCTGTGCCTTCTCCGTAATCACGGTCACAAGCCACTGCAAAGTTAGCAACTGCTGTTTCTTGTCCTCCTACCATTACATTGCGAACCTCTGGGTCCTTTGTTAAACGTCCTACTACAAATGTTTGAGATAAACTCATACCAAAACAACTCCTAATATCTATTTATTTTTGAGAGCATAATGCTCTACTGACAGGATATAATAGACTTACATCCTCTAAGTAAAGCACTATGGTAGGAGACCGCTAGTATTCAGCGGCCTTTTTATTGTACCATAATGTCAAGACATCGTCATCAATTTCGTGAGAGGATTACTTCGACAAAGTTTATGAACTGCTCCAGTAAATCCTTGCCGTCCAATGACTCGCCCCACTGTTCCAACTTACATGTAAGATAGCCGCGGGTATAATCATCCCAGCTTTCATCAGTGATAATCACATCAACAATATCAAATGCGCTATCATCAGGCTGGAATTGTTCCAACTCATACTGCGCTTTAAGTAGCATCGCTTCGCTTACGTTTAACCCCATGGTCCTTCCGCCTCCAATATAAAACTTGCCATGCTTCGATTCGTAACGCCATTCACATCAGCATTGTCACGAACCTCTTTGGCTAATTCATAGTACTCACCAATGAATCCCATTGCATCCCCTTTGACCCTGCCAGTGAATTGATGACCCAGCCACTGAGTAATGGTAGCGATGGCTCGCTCTTGCCTCTGTGTGATAGGGTCATTCCACCAAGAAGGTCGATTCGTCCAGCGTGCCATCCTCTACCTCCTACTCCATCTCTTCTGCCTTGTCTATAATTTCATCATAGTGATTAAGAAGAATTTCATCAGCCAACACTGCACAACAATCACAAAAGTATAATTGTTCGCGGCATCTCGGACACCTTGTATGGTCATCAGCATTATCCTTCATATCACTAAGCTCTTTCCATTCAACAAGCTTTTCTTTCAATGACATCTTACCACCTCCTAAAACTTACTATTGAACATTATGTTTACGCCTTTCATAAAGTTCGTCATTAACGGAATCTTCTCATGGCTTCCTAGTTCAATCGCATACATGGCGAATAAGAAAAAAGCTATGACTGTAAGACCAGGGAAACTTTTAAACAACCATACTGCGATAATGGCTGCTACTACAATTAATAATAATGGCTCCATATAACACCGCCTTTTAATAATCTGTTTCTAATAACTGTTTTGCCTCTTGATTGGATTTATAATCAACGGGCATACATTCCGTAGCATTGAACCACCAGTCAAGTTCACCAAGACCGAGAGCTGACATAGACCAATAAGAACCTGAGTCAGATTTTTCTACTGTATTAAGGGTTACCTTCTCCCCAATCTGGAAGGCATGTCCTGATGTATTCTTTATAATAATAACTTCTTCTCCTACTCTATACGGATAACCCATATTGTCACTCCCCTTTACGTATTTCCTTTAGAGCGCTGTCTTGTTTCTCAGCAGTTAGAGTCATGACTCCTAGGTTTATGAATTTTTTAATCTGAGCATAACCTTTTTCAATTGCTTCATCCTCATTCTTAGCCGTCACATTAACACCTATTCTATTTGTACTGACAGTGTACTTCGGCATTTAATTCACTTCCTTTTTGAGCATAATAAAAAAGCCACTCCGAAGAGTGACTCTTTCATGATTAGCGTAAGCCGTCGTTATTGCCTTTTAACAGGCGCATCACGTTGATAAGTCCGTTACCGAACATGTCGTCGTGGCCTTGGTTACCCATGTCAATAGAACGCTCACTAATCATTTGTACGATTTTATCAGGAGTAGCTTGAAGGCCCAGCTTGCGGCAGTATCCAACAACTAGTGCAATAACACCAGACACCATTGGAGTAGCCATAGATGTACCTGAAAGCTTTGCATACTGACCATTCTTGTATGTAGATAAGATGTCAACACCAGGAGCTGCAACGTCAACCTCTGGTCCGAAGTTAGAGAAGTTCGCACGCCCGAAAGTTTGGTCAACAGCAGCTACAGCGATTACTTCGTCGTAAGCAGCAGGCCAGCCAGTGTGTGAGTTCTCGTTACCAGAAGCGGCTACAATGATGATACCAGCATCATGAGCACGTTTGAAAGCTGCGTGGAAAGCTTCACCAGGGTCGGCACCGCAACCTAATGACATAGAAATGACATCAACTCTTTGGCTAATTGCCCAGTCGATACCTTTCACAATTGCATTAAGGTCTCCAGAACCGTTGTCGCCAAGTACTTTACCAATGTAAAGCTCAGCCTTAGGAGCCACACCAACAACACCAAAGTTGTTATCTACACCAGCAATAATACCAGCGCAGTGTGAACCATGTCCCTGTCTGTCCATGTAGTCATTCACGTTAGCAGAAGTGAAGTTCTTGCCAGCTTTGATATTGCCCTTAAGGTCAGGGTGATTATAGTCAATCCCTGTATCAAGGATAGCTACCTTCACGCCTTCGCCACGAGTCAAAGACCAAACCTGTGGAGCTTGAACCACACTTACACCCCAGTCAATTGCTTGAGCAGGTGCAACAGCCTCTACATTTAGAACATCAGAATCAATACGAAATTCCATCAGCGATTCCTCCTATATCATACTAGGGTATAAGAGTAACCACTTCAGGAATTTATGTCTACTATTTTAATAGAATTATAATCTTACCAAGCTGCACTACTTACATTCCGTGCATGAATAGAGAAGGCTGGTTCATCAGGCCATTCTGTTTCTAGTTCGAAATCAACAGCCGCCGCTTTCATTTCCTCAATTATTTCATTCTCGTTGAACTCACTGTGCCTATTTAAGATAGGAGTAATGTTTCCATTCTTCAGCTTCTTGTAATACTTTAAAGCTGTCTCATGTACCTCAAGGGCTTCCCACCTCTCTTGGCTAAGATGTTCACGAATCTGAACACCAATCGCACGGTAAGCAGGTTCATATCCACCATCACGATAGAACTCTTCCTCATTCAAGCGAATCTTTAACTTATTTAGAAATGGATATAGCTCTTTGTTAATATAGCTTCCATTGCTACGAGCACGCCTACTGTATAGTTCGACTGTAAAGTAACACATTACATCCATATGCATGTGCCGACGTTCTTCTGGATTGTATCTATACACTCTTCTCATCTCAGAAAATTTCCATAGCACAGCACCAGCTGGTAGACCACTAACGATTGCCATGTCTCCTCACCTCCTTACCATCCTCTTTCCTTTTCTAATAGATGTTTTACTTCCTTATTTTTAAACTCTTGTTTACCCTTAGCTGTGTACGTTCCACTGTACCCATAATAATTATTGGTCGTGTAATAATAACCAGTCGTCGTTGAATTACTACTAGTAGATATTGTGAAGTAGCCATTGTTGCTAGGTCTGTAGTAAGCCATACTCATTCCTCCAAAGAGAAAGGGATTCTTTTTACAGAACCCCAAAAAAAATTTTTTACACCCCTAATAGTCTTTCCATTTTTCGCGCCAAAAAATAATAAAAAATTGCTCTATAATGGGACGCAATTTGGGAGCTTGTTATTCATTTACTTCTTCGGCAGATTCTAGCATCTTATCCCAACGAGAGTTAATTTCGTTAATTTGTTCCTCCGTTAACTCACCATATCCGTCGGGATTCTCACCGTAATGTTCCAGTACCAGATTTGCCAGATTGATGATAGCCTCCTCGAAAGTGTCACCGCCACAATCCAATTCCATGTCGTGAACATATCCACTCCAGCCATGGTCGGGGATGTCTTCCCAGTTGCCGCATTCCAACCATACGTTGGTCAGGGTATTCTTGCTTTCGTCATCATCAATTGCTTTTGTTTCTGGATTCACCTTCACTACCATAATGGACAGTGACTCTTCGAAATGTGGCTCTTTCCATTTGCCGTGTTCGAAATAGTGGTGCTCACTCAAGAAGTGGTATGCGTCATGAAAATCTGTAAACTTATTCATCGTTTCCTCCCCATGGATATTGTTCCCAGTAATTAGGTTCTTCTTCACGATATACATGTTTGCCGACATTTACAACTTCACCATTGCGCAATTCATATAATGTACTTGAATCCCATTCTTCATACAAGTACTCAATGTATTCGGTGCTACTGCAAATCTGAGGGACAACCTCTGAAAGAAAGGCATCAATCTCATTGTTATAATTCTTCAAGCTGCATTGGAACGTCCAGTAGCCTGTTTCCATATCAATGCTTCGCTTAAAGCTGCTAGTTCTAATGTTGTCATTATCGTCCCATTCACTCGGCATATAAGACAAGCTTCCGAATGGAATCATACCTGACCTTGGAAGATGGGCAAAGTCTTCGAGGAAAGGGAATTGCTCAACGAACGCTTCCCAATACCCCGCAGTCTCTTGGACTTGTTTAATCATCTCTCGGTACTCAGGTTTCACAAAGCCTCTGAATCGAAGACCCGTATACATTCCCATGTTTTTCTCTCCTTCCGTCTTGCTCGCTTCTGTTCCTTGCGCTTTTTCCTCCAAAGAGGCTTACGTGCTTTCGCATTGTAGGCTTTCTTTATGTCTTTCGTAAAACCTCTTTCGGAGGACATGTCCTTCCAGACAACTTGTTCAGCTAACCAAGGATAGTAAATGGTCTTTTGCTTGAAGCGATACTTCATACATTCTTTCTTCGGAAGATGTTTCACTCATAATCCCTTGGGTCAACAGTAATATTTACGCACGTCCTATCGGCGCAGGCTGTCGAATCCCACTAGTGATTATGTTCGCGTTCCATAGAATCACCCCTACTCTGTTAAGTCAGACCAGTTTAAAGATGACGCCGTAATTTTATCAGCAGTCAATGAACCATTGTTAATGTAAGAAGCTGTAAGGCCGCGGAATGAACCTGACCAATCAAATTTGTTTTCAAAGATTTGCTCATACTCATTGTTTCCATAACTGCCTGCCGCATCAATCTCAACGTTTGTTTCCACATGAACACCTAGCTTACGAAGAAGCTTGTCATAAGAATGAACATGGTAACCTGGCTTGTGTGGCTCATTCGGACGCTTCACGAATTCTCCACCTTCACCTGCTGCTTGAGACCATGCTTTCAAATCATTGCTCCACTTTTCATACTCGACTTTCCAAGCCTCTAATTGAAGCTTGTACTCCTCGATGTGCTTCTCACGATTTACTGTTAATAAGTCCTTTGCTTGTTGAACATTTACGATTAGTTTCAAACCAACCACTCCTTAATGATTAATTAATCTATCGGCAGCCAACACGAAGCTGGCACGACCAAACGTTTTAATGCTTGTATATGGAATACCATTGTTCTTGCAGAATGGAACAGCCCATTGTGTGCCGCCATGTCCTACATGTCCCAATGTCATAATCAAACAGCTAGAGCGCTTCAAGATACCAGCAAGGGAATCTCTTGCTTCTCTTCCTGTAATGCCAATGAATTCACCGCCGCGTCTTTCCACTTCATCACGGAAGTCAGACCAGCCTGGCTCATAACCCATACAACAGATAGTCTTACCAACAAATACTTGGTCTACTTCATCCTTACCATCTGTTTTCTTTTTATAGTATCCTGATGGTTTTGGCGTTTCAATGTTTCTCATTTCAGAGACGGAATGCCGCCATCTCACCTTTGGATTCTCTGGGTTGTTCTCGTAGAATGCCAAGTCAATCACGTCATCTTCTTGTAACTTAAATGCGCGTGCATCATCTTCTATAATTGGAAGTACAAGCTTTTCTTGTCCTAGATAGATGCCATCGCCTCCTGCTGTCTTTGTAACAGCGAAGCCACTTTCAGTAGAAGGATAATATTCAACAATGCCATACTTCACTTCTATGATACCCTGTGGTGCCTTACCTGGGCCGCGTTCCACTAGCTCATATTCATAATGGTCAGGACCATCTTCTACTTCTTTAAGTAATGTTGCATATACTAGGTCACCATGATACAAATCTAATTCATTAATTATCTTTTCAGGAACGAAGGCATCAATCTCTGGAATGTATCCGCCACGAATCCTTCTTTCAAACCGATAAGGAATCTTTCCATCGTCAGCATCAACTGTTTCTGATTCTTCTAATAATTTAGCAAAGTCTTCTTCTTCCTCGAATGGAACTTCAGTGTGTTTAATTTCTTCCTGCACTGGTACAGCCACAGGATGAAGCTTTAATAAGTCTCTTGTTGAATAGAGGATAACAAATATCCTAGTGAAATCTTTCTCCATCTCGGCCAAGTTATCGTAGTCTAATTGTTCCACAACCTGTCTTAGATGTTCCTTGCTCATACCTAATACTTGCTCTTTCATTCCAACCACTCCTAATGTTAGTACTTTCTTTTTAGCTTATTTAATTCTTTACATTTGTTCTTGTAAGCAATCACTAAATCATTATGGGAATTAACTAAGTTCTCAATGTAATCTAGGACATGATTCTTAATGGACTCATTCTCCATATTGTCTATAATTAATCGCTTAATATGTTTCTTTGTGTTGTAGTTGTGATTCTTTTCCTTACCCACAACAGTCATGACTACACCTCCTAAATAAAAAAGAGAAGCCCGAAGGCCTCTCCTTATTTTACCATATCAACTAGCTCTTGCAACTCGCCGCCGTTGAAGCCGCGTGAATGCTTAACCAATTTACCATCTTCAAGGACAACTGTTACAGGAACAGTGAATAGTCCTAATTCACCTAGGATTTCACGAGCTTTATCAGAGTTTTCATCTGAACCCATGATGTCCCACTTGTCATACTCTACACCAGTATCTTGTAGAAATGCTTCTACTTGATTACATGCTGGGCAGTTTGGTTTTTGAATCTTTACCAACTTCACGTTTATTCCTCCCTTGCGATAGCCGCATTAGCCCAGAACATTGCTTCTTCAAGTTTTGTAATGGCAAGCGACTTCTCACGCGAATTAGGACAAAGCTCATCAATTTTATAAGCTGCTGCCTTAAGAGTCGCACGAATCGTTTCGTACTTCTCAGGCTGCCCTTCTTTCGGCGCATGATAGTTAAAGTTATTTTCATATTGCGGATTCATCCCAACCAACTCCATTCAATTGTATTACCAGCTCTTTACTTCAATAAATGCATCCATAAAATCTTCAACTGCACTCTTGTCTACCTTAACAGGCTGATATGCATTAGGGAAAACAAAGTCATCATCTGTTAAGTCTTCCACATTCGTTGCCTTTACATAGCCATTGCCCTTAACGCTGAAGAAATCATGATTCTTCGTGTCAGTTTTTAATCCATTCTCAACGATAGGATTAATAGGCTCATCATCGAAATGAACAGGAATTCCGAGATTCATGCAAGCTTTGTTCGCATTATAACGGATAAACTTGTTTACTTCTTCAGTAAGACCAACCTGAGCGTAGACATCATTAGTAAAGAGCAATTCATTGTCGTACAGATTAATAAGCAGCTGTTCACGTTCAACAGTAGCGCGGGCTTGTTCTTCTGCTGTTAACTGAGCAAAAGTCTCTTGAGCTAGTAAACCCACAAAAACCCCGTGAATTGACTCGTCACGAATTATTAGATTAATAATCTCGCCTGATGCTGTTAACTTTCCTTGTCCAGCTAAGAACAATGGATAGAAGAATCCAGAATAGAACAAGAACGTTTCAAGGTAAACAGAAGCAACCATTGCCATGTACAAGTCATACTTGCTAACTTGCGGCTGGAATAATCTCATATAATAATCAGAGATAGTCTGTCCTTTGTATTGAAGGTTTTCATGCGACTGAATCCAATCAAATACTTCATCAATCTCTTCGTCAGTTGCTAGAGTTGTAAAGATAGTAGAATAAGATTTTGCATGAATCTGTTCCATCATACCCATGAAAGATAATACACCTTTACGCTGTAATCCTTCAACGTGCATCATGATTAACGGCATCCCCTCGCCGCCTTGTTCTGTATCCAGCATTGTTAAGCCGCCTAATGCTTTCTTATAAACATCTTTTTCGGCAGGCGTCATTGTTTCCCATACGCCTTTGTCTGCTGTTACAGAGATTTCCTCTGGTAACCAGAACTGCTTTGTATTCTGCGTATAAAACATTTGTGTATAATCGTCCTCATGACGATTCCAGTTAACCGCTGCTTTAGCCATATTCTCTTTTTCCCCCAGTATATTAGCAAGTAAAGAGGGCCGAAGCCCCCATATCTAATCTAGACCGCACATGCGATGCATTCATCAATAGCAAGATTACGTGTACGTGTATAGTACAGTGACTTCAGACCAATCTTTGCAGCGTAAACATAGTAACGTGAAAGCTCTCTTGTAGAGATGTCTGAATTTACATACAGGATAGTGGAGATACCTTGGTCAACGTGTTCCTGAGCCGCGGCAATCAAATCCAATACCTTGAATTGGTCCATATCATAAGCTGACTTGTAGAACCAGAAGTTTGATTCATCCATGAATGGCATTGGGTAGTAAGTTGTAGAGTTCGCATAAGTACGTGACTCGATTTGACTTACCACTGGCATTACAGAAGCCGTAGCATTCTGAACATATCCAATACTTTGCGTAGGAGCAACAGCCAAACGGTAAGCATTGTACATGCCATAACGTCTAACAGCCTGCGCTAGTCCCTTCCACATTAATGGAGTTGGAATCTCAATTCCTTCAAACAACTTCTTCACTTTCTCTGTCTTAGGAGAGAAGTCAACCACGAAGTATTTAAAGAAGTAAGAACCATTTGCGTAATCAGATTTGTCGAAATCTTTGAATGTTTCCTTGCGGTCTTTCGCAATCAACATAGACTTCTCAATGGTGTAATAGTTCATCATCATGAAGAATGTGCGGACAAAGTCTTTCGCTTCTTCTGATTCGAATGGTATCTTATTAGCAGCAAGATAACCATGTAAGTTCATGGCACCTAATCCAACTGCATGCAATTCTTCGTTTGCTTTCTTAACTGTTGGTGCATTCTTTACGTCAGACATGTCAGATACATCCGTCAATGCTTCAATACCAACATGACATGAGTCTTGGAATACACGGCCTGGTTTCATTACATTCGGAATGTTTAATGAGCCAAGGTTACAGTTAATGTCACGCTTGATTAAGTCTTCAATACCGTAATCATTGATTTCAGAAGTTTCCTGAAGCTGGAAAATTTCTGTGCAAAGATTAGACATTTTTACTTGACCAATATTTTTAAGGGCGTGTTGGTCATTCGCATTGGACTTGTTCATGAAGTACGGATAACCTGACTCAAGCTGAATCTGTGCAATCTTTGTTAACATGTCGCGGGCAGACATTACCACACGCTTCTTAACGTTTGGATTGGCAACAAGCTCTTCGTACATGTCGTCCATTCTCATATCGTCTAAGTGGATACCGTACTCTTTGTACACACTGTAAGGAGCGAATACATAAAGGTCTTCATTGCGCTCAGCAAGCTCAAAGAATTTATTCTCCACGATTAAGCCGATAGATAACTTCTGAATACGTGATTTCTCATCAGCATTGATTTTCTTTGTATCCAAGAATTCAATAACATCCCAATGGAAAATATTTAAGTAGGCAGCACCTGCGCCTGCACGTTGGCCTAACTGGTTCACATAAGAGAATGTGTCTTCCATTAACTTCATTACAGGAACAACACCTGATGCAGCGTTCTCGATTCCTTTGATTACTTCATTGCGTCCACGTAGCTTAGATAAGTTAACGGCAACACCGCCACCAATCTTAGAAAGCTGACCACAAACATTCAACACGAAGTTGATGGAGTTTAATGTATCATCCATTTCTAATAGGAAGCATGATACCATCTCTCCTCTTCTGGACTTTCCAGCATTAAGGAACGTCGGCGTAGCTGGCTGGTATCGCTGTTCAATCATTGCAATAGCAGTACGCTTAGCTTTATCAAAGTCTCCTTTACCTAGGAATAAAGCCACGATAACAATACGGTCTTCATACTTCTCTAGGTAGAACTTCTTATCATTTGTCTTCAAGGCATAGTCTTTGTAGAACTTAGAGATAGCCATGTAAGACTGGAACTCAAAATGATAAGATTGAATAAGTGCTGTAATCTCTTCCAGTTGTTCAACGCTATACTGTTCTAAAACTTCCTTGTAGTAAAAATCCTCTTTAACCATATAAGCAAATCTGTCTGCAACACTGTCGAAACGAATAAGTTTAGGGTCGATTTCAGATTTAATAAATTCTTTAACCGCCTCTTTATCCTTCTCCAATTTGAAGAAGCCATTATCGTTCAGCTGTGTCACCTCGTTGTTTAATTCTATGTGTCTCATAGCGAATATTCTGCACCCTTTCCTTGAATGTCATCACATCTTTTGGCAGCCCGCTCATCTCAAACTTATGGATGATTGGTACTCCATACATACTTGATATTTTATCAGCGCTTCTAGCAAACGAGTCACCCCAGTTGCGATTGCCACTAGCAGCGACGCCCTGTAAATAGATGTGATTTGACTCAAGGAATTTAGCCGTAGATGGCGGAACCATACCAAACCCTGTCGTATATGTAATAAGCACATACGGCTCATCAACTATTAAACTATCAGTGATTTGTTTCGATTCAACATCTAACGCTTCTATAAAGCGACGAACGTTTCCCGTCTTACTGTCAAACACAACCAGCATCTCTTCCACTCCCATGATTAAGCAGATAAAAAGGAGCAAGCAAATCGCTCTGCTCACCCCTCTATTTTTAACAAGGGCTACTACATAGTGTTGCTAAGGTAACTACTTCCTCCACATATGGTGTCTAAGAATAATCTAAACCTATTCAAAAAGTATCGTCAATACAGTCCCTGAGAACTTTTTTGTCAACGATTACCGCTTGAATTTTCTCAACAAAATTTTCTCTTACTGAGGTGTAAGAAGATGTTTGTTAACCCGTTTGGGAATAGTTATCTTCTTGACGATGATACTTCTTTCATCATATTGTGGGTTATACTTCGTGTAGCAAGTCAGCTTGACCACAAGGTCTTTCTTCAGCTGGTCTGCAACCGTAGCATATACATCAGGGAATAAGACCATGCGCTTATTGCCTTCTAATGTATCGACATTAATAAATGCCATTGTGTCACCTTTCTTAGTCGGCATCACTTTGAATGAAGTCAAGATGCCGCCCGTGTTGACGTTCTCGTAGTCGCCCAGGTAATCCCAATTCACTGGCTGAGAAACATCGGAGAGAGGATTACCAGAGACATAAAGCCCCAGTAATTCCTTCTCTGCTTCCAGTCTAACCTTATCAGTGAATCCATTGATTTCGTCAGACAAGTCATCCTTATCTCCACGAATCATGTACAATTGCTGCAGGATGTCCATACGGTTCAATGCATCCTTGCCCAGCTCGTCCAGCGCACCAGACCTTGCTAGGACTTGAATGCTCCGTTTGTTAAGCTGCTTTTTCGGAAGTGTTTCAACCAGGTTCTGCAGACTTGTATATGGTCTTGCTTCCATAATATTAGATATTACTGCTTCGCCTAGTCCTTTGATAGCTGCTAAACCGAAACGTATATCATTACCTTCAACGGTAAAACCTACACCTGATGTATTAATGTCAGGCGGCAGGATATTGATTCCCATTCGCTTACATTCATTGATGTAGTTAATAACCTTTTCTTCCTTGTCTGCACCAATGGTTAATAGAGCTGTCATGAACTCTATTGGATAGTACGTCTTGAAGAAGGCAGTCTGATACGCAATGAAGCTATAACAAGCCGCGTGGGACTTATTAAACGCGTAGCCTGCGAACGGACGGATGTCATCACATATACGCTTGGCAACGTGCTGTGGTGTGCCGTGTTCAATCATCTTTGCTTCCAGCTCCTCTAAAGCTGGCTCTAAGATTTCCTTCTTCTTCTTACCTACGGCTTTACGTAGTACGTCCGCTTCGCCTTTCGAGTATCCAGCCATCCGTTGGGACACTATCATAACCTGCTCTTGGTAAATCATGATACCGAAAGTCTCTTTGGTAATGGCATCATACTCTGGATGTAAAGCTGGAATGTCTTCTTGACCATTCGCACGACGCTGGTATTGCGGAATATAATCCATCGGGCCTGGACGATACAATGCGTTTCCAGCTACCAGTGTGTTGAAGTCTACCTTGTTCATTCCTCTGAACATCTTCTTCATACCATCTGACTCAAACTGGAACACGCCGTCAGTCCATCCGTCTTTAATGGTCTGGAATACTTTCGGGTCTGTAGGCTCTAAGCTATCTGGGTCAATGTCAACGCCGTGACGTTCCTTTACAAGGCGTCTGGCAATATCAACAACCGATAAGTTCTTTAAACCTAAGAAGTCAAACTTAATGTATCCGATTGACTCTAACGTTGGCCCTTCATACTGGGTAACACGCTCACCGTTCTTACCACGCATTAATGGAGCTGCCTTTGATACTGGGTCAGGCGTGATTAACATACCACAAGCATGGATAGATGCAGAACGCGGAAGCTTCTCTACCTTAGAGGCTAACTCAAACAGTTCAGGATACTGACTGATATACGGCTGTAAGTCCGCGACTTCTTCCATCGCATCTTCAATGGACATAACCTTTCCTTGATGAACAGGGATTAGCTTATTCATGTCATTGATAATGTTGTGGTCAATGCCTAGACCGCGGCCAATATCTTTGAATGCTGCTTTTGTGGATAAGGTAGTGAACGTACCAATCTGTGCTACTTGGTCGGCTCCGTACTTCTCTGTAACATAATCAATAACTTCATGTCGTCTGAGGTAGTCGAAGTCCGTATCAATATCTGGGAAGCCAGGTCGCTCTGGATTAATGAAACGCTCAAACAGCAAATCATATTTGATGGGGTCTAAGTTTGTAATATGAAGCAGGTAACAGACAAGAGAACCAGCACCAGAACCACGGCCTGGGCCTACTAATATCCCATTGTCTTTCGCATACTTAATATAATCCCAAACGATTAATAGATAAGCTGAAATGTTTTTCTTGGCAATAATATCAAGCTCATAGTTCATCCGTTCCTGGTACTCAACAATGTTGATATCTCTGTCCATTGCTAATTCAAATAAGGCTACGTTACATAGCTGTGCAATGTAGGTATCAAATGTATGTCCAGATGGAACATCAAACTTAGGGAACTTAATGTCGCCCAGTTCTAATTCCACATTACACTTCTGAGAAATCTGGTACGCATTCTCTAGTGCTTCATGTGGGATGCCAAAGTCGAGCATCTCTTGAGCACTCATGAAGTAACAATGCTCATACACAGAGATGTCTGAAGCGTCCTCACTGCGTCCAATTGTTGTTAAGGCAGCGTGAATAGGCTTCTCTTCTTTGCGTAGCATATGGGCGTCTGAAGTGGCTACAAGCGGGATGTTCATCTCGACTGACCATTGTCTCAGAACCTCATTGACCAATATTTGTTCAGGCATGTCTGACGGTTGAATCTCAAGATACAATTCATCAAAACATTTCTGATAGAAGCGAATCAGGTTCTTCGCTACTTTATACCTGCCTCTTTGAATCAACTGAGGAACTTCTCCGCCGAGACAAGCAGTTGTGGCAATAATTCCTTTGCCATATCTTTTAATCAGTTCATAGTCTGCGCGAGGCTTACGATAGAAGCCCTCCAGCTGGGCACGACTGGTCAGTTCCAGTAAGTTCTCATAGCCTTCATTTGTTCTTGCAATCAGAAGCATATGAGCCATATTTGGACGCCAGCCAGTTTGATTCTTTTTGTCAAACCAGAATCCAGGCTGCTTGTCGTACTCCTCTTTCTTCCATGTCCTGTGCGGTGTGAGATAAATCTCGTTACCCAGAATAGGTTTTAATCCAGCCTTCTTCGCCTTCGTATAGAATTCAATATGCCCATGACAAACACCATGGTCCGAAATACCTATTGAATCCATTCCGTATTCTTTGGCAAGCTCGATTAAGTCATCAATCCGACAGAATCCATCCAACAAACTCCATGGAGTATGAAGATGCAGATGCGTAAAACGTACCGTACTAAAAACATTGTACGGAATATTAGTGACTTCCTGTTTAGTATCAACAGCAAACGATAAATCGTGCGTCACTTGACCACCAACTTTCCTGATTAAATTGTTTATGACATATATGATACACCCATAAATAGGGTGATGTCACCAAAAACTTTTGTGGAAATTACCCTCCACTTTCTACACGTATCCCTCTAATCGGTGTCCTAGCTAAAAATAAAAGAGCCACCCCGAAGAGTAGCTCTGTGCATTCAAATTAATTATGCTTCAGGCAGCAGAGCAATCTGGTATGATAGTACTCTCACTGTTTCTGTTTTATGTTTGTTGACGGTTATCTTCTTACCCTTCTTATCATCGTAAGAATGAGAAGTATCAAGACGGCCTACCTTGCCTTCAACAATGACAGCATCGTCTTTGTTTAACTCGCCGTTATTCTTCACATATAATTCATATGCTTTTGGAGACAAGACAACCTGTGTCTCTCCGATTCCATCGTCTAATGTGAGGTAAACACCTTCACCAAAATCTGTCATGTTCAGGATAGCTGTAACCTTACCGCCGACAGTCACGGTTTCTCCATGAGAATTTGCATTCAAAGATGCACTAAACTTTGTAACAAATGGCTTTAAACGTTGAACTAAATTTGTCATGGCAGAAGCCCTCCTGGTCTCTTTTATTAACGATAAGCTTTATAAGACAGAATTGCAAGAATAATTTATCCTGCTTGAGCCTCCATGCTATCTAATAATTCATTGACCAGTTCATCTGCTTCCGCATTCTCTTCTCGTGGTACATGAATGAGATTAATACTATCAAACTCTTCTAGTAATTCTAATGCACAATCACGTAATCGTATTAAGTGTGGCGCTTTTGTAGTAGAAATTCGGTTGACTTGTGTGACAACCATTCTTGAATCGCTAAAGACATCAATGTGTTTTGCATTTAAACCGTTCGCCAATAGGTATTCTAATGCTTCGATTAATGCAACATATTCAGCTGTATTGTTTGTAGCTTCTGCTTCTGCGATGTGTTTTTCTGGGTCTTCATGTTGGAGTCTTGGCAACTGAATGGATGAACCGAGATACTTCGCTCCCTTGTGTAATAGCTGACTATCTCCACGAACAATGTAGGATATGCCGCTTACATTCGGTCTGGTGGTATCGTTGTTCCCTCGTGCCGCGCCGTCCACATTCACAACCAACCGTTGGTAGTTATACTTAGGCTCTAGTTTCTCTTTAATTTCTCTGATAAGTAAATCAGTATCATGTCCATCTTCCTTTAATTGTTCAATGAGCTTACGAAGCTCTTCATTCAATTCATATAGTTGTTGGAGCTTGATAATGTTTCCTTTAAATTTGTCCAGCTGGTAAATCTTCTCCATGTATACTCTAAGAAGTTCCACCGCCATGTTGTAAGATACTTTGTAATTCATAAGATGTTTTCCCCTTTTTGATGTGTTTATTTATCACTATCTTTGCCTCCTTTTGTTTAACAAATACAATGGGACTTCAGCTCAACTGAATACCTGCCACTCAGTTATTTCACGTATATACTCGTACTCGGTCTTCACTACTGAGGGAATGCGCCACCACTCGCCGTGGGATTACACGTCTTACATATACTTCGTCTACTAGCCACTGACTTTCATAGGGAATTTTAGGGGCGGACAGTGCCGTGACCCTTGGCTCTTCTATTGCTTGGGCGTCCCTTGCATGACATGAATTCGGTTTATCTAGCAGTACGAATTTTTTCGTGGCTGGCAACTAAGCCTCCATTAGCCGAAGCTAAAGCTAGGTACAGTCTAGAATGCCGCCTAGACCGCAGCCAGTAGTTCCCTACTTATCTTCCCCTTACTAGAGATTCCTAATATCTTATGTCAGAACACAGTATGAATTCTCATACCGTCAGCTCACATAAGATTAACTTAGATTTCGGATAGGCTGTCAGGTCACGCTCCTTCATTTATCTGCTGGTGCATCCCCCAGCTAGCACCTACGCATCCTAATCTCTAAGTAAGACAAGAAGACTTCAGATATGTCGTCACGGATATTCTTCGGCCCACCGTGCTATCCCAGCCGATATATATGGGATTACTAAAAGTTCTTGGCATCTTCTTTATCTGGTGACGGGGTTAGTTTTTGGAAGGAGAATAAACCGTCATATCTCCTGGCTCTGGTCAACATTTTTTATTTAAGCGGGAAAGCTGCCAAACAAAACCCTTGGAGCTGCCAGGAGGATTCGAACCTCCGACCTCTCCCCGTCGATGTGGACTCTTGGGGGAGTATTCTACCGCTGAACTACAGCAGCATATAAAAGACACCCCGCGAAGGGTGCCCCAGTGAAAAAATTATTCTGCCTGCTCGTAGTATTTCTCTAGGATGTTTTGGATATCCACATATGGAAAACTTTCTGTGTTATACATTTGCATCATTCTCCTTTTTCTTTTTCTTTAATTTATGCAAACCGAAATCAACAAGCGCATGTAAACCAAACCCAAGAAGGAATAGTTTAATAAGCCCGAAGAATCCAGTGAAATTAAATCCAAGATTAATTAAAGCTGTTGCAATAATAACGTACAGGATAGCGGCAATAATGAATCGTAAGTTACGATGACTCATTACAATACAACACCTTTTGATTTCGCTTGACGTAACCAGTTAGGGAATTCTTTTAATACGGCTTCGTAAAGCTTCTCGTCAGCAATTCCATTCACATCTGAAATCTTTGTGAAGTCAGCGTTGTCTAAGTAGCGGCCTGTTAAATCATCCAATGATTGCAGATAGTTGAATGACTCATTGCCGATACCGATGAACTGCCAGAAGATACCCTGCTTAGCAGCCTCAGTAATCACACGAGTTGTTTCAGAACGGTCACCATTGTCACCATCTGTCATGAAGAATACCAGTGTAGGAATCTTAACAGGCTTTACATCTTCAGGCATAACCGTCTTGCTTACTACTTCTGTTACGGTCTTTGATTTTGCACCGAACAGTTTGCCAAGGAATCCAGCTTCCACTTCTTTTGTTACTTCTTCTTGAACAACTTGTGGAGTGATAGCTGTGCCGTACTTAGCAATAATTTGTTTCATTACTGGAGCATACTCCGTACCACCAGATGCACGAAGACCCTTCTTCTTTAAGAAGTCTTTGTGATTGCTTTCATTGGCAGAACCAATATATTCATAGCCATGATTGAAAGCATAGATGTCGATTGATTTGTTTGGGTCCATGTTCATTCCAACGCCGATGAAGCGGTCAGCTTGTTCTTGAACATTCCCTTTGTCAATTTCCCATCCCATAGAACCTGATTTGTCGATAGCGAATACGATGTTCGCTTGAAGACCAGCAAGCCCTAACTTCTCTAATACGATTGCAGATTTCTTTTTTAAATCAATTACGTTACCCAACATGTTTCTCCCCCTAGAAATTAGTAAAGCGGCCCCGAAAGACCGCTTATTTAAAGAATCGTCTGATAGCTCTGATGGCTCTGTCTATAGATGTAATCATGCTGATAAGTTGTCTGATATTACGCGGCAACATTTTTCTTGCTGCCCTTGTTCTTTAATGCGTGAACCACAAATGTTAATCCAAATGTGATGATTAAAACAATAAAGAATAACCAGTCTGGAGCTTCATATGAAGTCCAGTGTTGACCGATAAGGTTACCTACTTCATGCAGTTCAGTTACAAACATCTTAACCGCAATCAAGAAGATAAGAACGAATGCTGTTCCTTCCATCTCTGGAACCTTATTGATAAGCTTAATGAATACACCTGCAACAGAACGCATCATTAAGATACCAAGGATACCACCAGCGATTAATACATAGAAGCTTTGAGATAAAGCAAATGCTGCTAAGATACTATCAACAGAGAAAGCAATGTCCATTAACTCAACAGAGATAATTGTTGTAACGAATGGCGACAAGCCAAGCTTACCAAAGAATGCTTGAACCTTGTTTTCTTCGAACTCGTCATTGATACCATCGCCGTCTTCGTCTTTCTTCTTAGAGGCAAAATGCTTAATAGATAAATAAGCAAGGTATAAAGCACCAACTGTTTTGATGGCCCATAAGTATTCCCAATCAGCGATATAAGCCCAGCCGAAGATACATACAGCACGGAAGATAATCGCGCCCCACATACCATAGAAAAGTGCTTTCTTTTGCTGACTAAGTGGTAATCTCTTTGTCATTACTGCAAGTACTAATGCATTGTCTGCGCTTAGCAAACCTTCAAGTACGACTAACGTAACTACTAGTCCAATGATTGATAACAACTATTCCAACTCCCTAATTAATATTTGTTTTTGATTTTGTCCACTACATGTTTTGCTGCTGCCTTCACATTATCGTGAAAGAAGTGACCTACCACATAACCAACCACGAATGTAAGAATCGTCCCTGACATCTTCATTCCCCCTGTAGATATAATATCTATATATAAGAAAGGGCCGAAGCCCTCTCGTATTTTAAGCGACTGTTAATCCATAATCTTTAACGAAACCAGCTAGGCCATTTGCATAACCAGCACCGATAGCGTTGAATTTCCATTCGCCGTTTACTTTATAAATCTCACAAACTGCTACTCCAGTTTCAATAGAGAAGTCCTCACCTAAATCAAAGCGAAGGATTTCTTCATTTGTGATTTGGTCATACACGCGGACATAAGCATTGGATACTTGTCCGAAGTTTTGAGAACGACGCTCTGCTTCATAGATAGTTACTACGAAAGCAAGCTTCTGAATGTAAGCAGGCATTACTGAAAGGTCAACTTTGATTGTCTCATCATCGCCCTCTGTGCCACCAGTCAACTCATCCCCTGAGTGCTCAACTGCACCAGAAGCATGACGTAGATTATTATAGAATATAAAGTCGCCTTCGTCACGAGTTTTATTTAATTCATTAACCATGAATACTGAAACATCCAGGTCAAAGTCTGCTCCGCCAGCATACTTATTTGTATCCCAGCCTAATGCTACATTAATCTTTGAAAGGTTTGTTCCTTTCGTTAAATCAACACGTTGCCCTTTTTTTACCAACTCAACTGCCATGATTCATTTCCCCTTTTCATAAAAGTCTTTTACTTCCATCCATGCTTTTTTATAACCATAGTCATGACCTAAACAAAAGCCACCAACGACTGCGATGGTGACTATGCCTAGCATCTTTAACACTTCAATCATTAGTTGATTCCAGCTACATAAGCCTCAAGACCGCCGCCGTAACCAGCGCCAACAGCTTTGAATTTCCAATCTCCACTGTGCTCATAAAGCTCACCAATAACCACGCAAGTTTCAATTGAGAAGTCCTCTGATAAGTCATAACGAGCTACCACTTCACCAGTTCCATCATTGACTACTTGCACATACGCATTGTGTACTTGACCAAAGTTTTGGTTACGTGTTGCTGCATCATAGATAGTGATAGCAAAACGAACAAACTTTGCAGCGATAGGAAGCTTCGCTAAATCAATTGTTACTGTTTCATCAGGGCCAGTACCTTCACCAGTACGGTTATCCCCAGAGGATACCACGCTGCCCGTAGGGTCACTTGGATTATTGAAGAATACGAATGAGTTCTCAGATATGATTTTGCCTCCATCACCTAAGATTGCAGCAGATGCATCTAAGTCAAATGCAGAACCGTCATACTGATTAGCATCCCAACCTAATTCCACTTTGAATTTTGTTACTCCTGGTACTGATTTTGTAAGATTGATGTTACCGCCTTTTTGCAAATTAATCATTTTGTTATTCCTCCCAATTTTTCTTTTGATTTTTTCTTGAATATATTTTATCACTGCTCTTCACTTGAGTCATAGGCTTGCGCTCCCAAGTGATTCGCGGTGGAGTTACCTTTGGCTTTTTCTTTTTCATCATGATTCCTCCGCCTTTATGCTAAATCTTGTTCTGCAAACAGGGCATTTAAATCCAGCACTGAATTCTTCGACTGGCTTTATCCTTGGAACATAATAGTTCTCAAGGATTCTTCGAAGAGCATTTAGTTCAAAGTTGTTCAACTTCTTCAATGTCTTCTCCTCAAAGAAATATACAATGCCTGGATTTGGCGGCGGAGCTAACTGCATAATTTCTGCGATGTGCTCATCCTGTCTTCTACCCATTCAATCACTTCCTTACTCATCTAACTTAAATGGTTCCCATACCTTATCATCCCAGCTAGAGGATATGTTGCTCAGCTTTTCGCTGTCAAACTTCTGTCTGAAGTGTTCTTCCAACTGTTTAACCACGGCGGGATTTACAACAAAGCCACCCATGTTATGGTCAATCAGAAAGTTCTTCAGGATAATCTTGCGAATAATATCATACTCTTTATTCACCATTCATCTGGCCTCCATCCTAAAACATGTACAACAAAATATCCAACAGGGAAAATTAAAACAAGAAAGCCAATAACGCAACTTGTTATAATGGGCTGTTGTTTAAAACCTGCAATAACAAGCATGACAACTGCAATTGCTAGAAGCAGGATTAATAGAATTTGTATACCTACCATGAAGTAAGTGCCCCAGCTTATCCAGGGAAACTTCTTTTTCTTTTCTTTGTTAAGATTGACTGCCATATCAATACTCCTTACTTAGTAGCATTGCAGCGCCCTTATTGCTCTTTAAAGATTCGCTTAGGTACAATGGAGTAAACCCACGGTCAAAGGTTAGAATGCCTTCCCAACCTGCGTACAAGCTGCCGTAGTTTTCTACAAGTCTAAAAGTTCCTTCGCATTTGTTTGGGGCCATACTAATTAACTCAAGCTTATGAAAGCTATACTCATATACCCAGCCAACTTTAAAACGATTGCCTTGTGAGTCACGTCTTTCTGGTGGCATGTTACCACTCCTTACTTAATAAATTAACGGCTTCTTTATTTGATTCAATAGCAATTTCAACGGCGTCTTCTGCTGTTATACCTAGTCCTACTCCATTGCCCATAGGAACATTCATCCTACGTACAAACTCGGAGTAGTTATAATCATCAGGTTCCAAGCGGAGAACCTTCTCATTATCTTCACTAGGAATTACCCGATAGCCACCATTAGATTTCTTTTCTACATCAAAGACTTAACCTATCATTTTTTTATACCACTTGCTAGTGGAAGAAATACTTTTAATTCGTACTTTCATCTTACCACTCCTTTGAAAGCAATCGCTTTGCTTCCATATTGTTTTTCGCTTGAGGAAACATCAGGTCTTCTTCAGGATAAGAGTTCCTATAAGTTAGCGCATCCTGCGGCCAATCTTCTGGAGCCACTACGCGAATATCATACCACCATCCTGTCTTGAAATCACCGTCGTCCCAGAACACATCTAAGATTCTAGCTTGTGGTGTCTGCCAACTGCCGAGTTGCTTTATGTAATAAGCCTTTGGCTGTAGCGTAATGATATCGCCTACCTTAAAGTTAGCCGTCTCCTTGCTCGGTCTATTTCTTGCCATCTCACCACTCCTTGCTTAAACGTTTTTTCGCTTCTTGATTTGTTACTGGAGGAGCTTCCGCCAACATCAAATCTATATCGCGATAATATAATTCATCTTGGGTTTCATCTTCCCAGAGGACAGAATATTGAAAGTGCTTAAAGTGTTTAGAATACTTTCCTTCTATCTCTCCTTGGTGACATCTACCCACAATGGTTCCGACAACAGCATATTCTTCTCCATTGTCACCTTCTCTTTTGTTTTGTTCGTACCACTCTGAATCATCTGTAAGTAGTACTTTCTCTCCTAATTCATACATACCTACCACTCCTTGTCCAATAGGGTAGAAGCCCCTTTGTTATTACTAGATACAGGAGCTAAACATGATAGAAAAGAATGACATTCTACGCCATTGTCCCATTTAATACGAGGACTTTCTTTTCCTTCTCCTTCTATAATGGTTCCTGTCATACCAACTGGAACATTATATCCTGGGTGTACATACTTAATTCGTTTGACTCTTTGACCTTTGTAATACATTCTACCACTCCTTGTCCAGCAGCCTAGCAGCTTCCTTATTACTAGAAGAAGGAATAGAAATAATCCTATCTCCATATGGGTCTAGCCTGTGAGACACTACGCTGCCAAGCCAGCCGCATCCTTTTGGCTTTCTTACAATCGTTGCCATGTTAGCATGGTCATCCCAGGCCAAATCCCTTGGCAACTCAAAATCCATTCCAATTGCATCCATAGAAATAGATTTCCTTTTATTCTGCCCTATGCGGATAATCGTTCCTTTTGGAAGCTTCTTCATACCATCACTCCTTGAATAAAAAAAATTCTTTACCCAATAGAAAGTACAAACAAGATAGGATTCGAATCAGCGTGTGCATGCCCCAGGTTAGCAGCTAAAGGAAACCATAGGTTCCTCCACTCATCTAATACCTATCATTGATAAGAGAACGTCAGACCAGGCTGGTAATTTCTAGGCATGCATTTAACCCCACCTGTACCATGAGGTCACCTACAACGTCTTGGAATTCTCTTATGCGTACTCTCTATTCAGTAAAGAATTTAAAAAGCTCCTTGGGCAGGAAGAAAATAAGATACAATCATAGGCTTCAGTGCTTACCATCCGACAGTGGGACTCGAACCCACACGCCTCTCGGCGGACAGAGCTATCTCCGTCTGCGTCTGCCAATTTCGCCATGCCCGATGGGGCTTACTTGGCACCTATGATATGGAGAAGAACTTCGGATTGGTGTCTATTGCAGACCCCAGAAGGAATCGAACCAGCTACTTTCCGCTTATAGGCGGCTGTTTTACCCAATAAACTATGCGGGCCTCCACTACACCGTAGTTCCTGGCATTCTTCTCATTCTTATTCTCTACCTGCCCAAAGAGCAAGTAACCTTATTTACCTAGTATGTGTTCAACAATATCACTGACTCCGTGGAATCCGTAAATCATTGTAACACCGTCAAGCTTTTCAAGCTCCTGATTCCAATGATGACTAGGAACCAGAACAGGTCGCCCTGTCTTAATCCAATCTACCACATTATGGATAGCATCGTCAATTAAAATGTCCGCATTAATTAGGTCTTTCCTAGATGCCGTAATAAAATTCCTTTGTGGAATGAATGGAAGATTCTTTTGCAACCAGTTCCACTTACCACCTACTGCGTTAGGAAAAGCAGACGTAACAATAATGACATCATAGTTTTCAGTAAGCTTCTTTAGTTCAGGAACAACATATTCATCAACCAGTTCCAGGCTTTCATAAGTCGCTGGGTCATTCAGATAAGATATTAAATCATAGTCAGGATGAAATACCTCATGTTTAAATGCCGCCATCTGTTCGTATTCTAATTGATGGTCTGGGTGAAGAATATTGTGGTGTTCCATAATCCGTTTCATTAAATAAACAATTGTGTCGTCCATATCAACCGCGACGATTTTCTTTTTCTCCATGTTAAGCCTCCCTGTAAATCTCTCTATCTATTGTACCAACTTACTATTTTACATTCCATTCATATTTTTTCAAGAGGGATTTAGCCTCCGTATTCTTTTCAATGAATGGTTCGGCTTCATTCTTGCTAATCCACATCCACGGCCCTCTCTCATAACGCTCAGGCAAGTCGGAACTACGGTATGTTCGAATAATCTTACCTACTCTTACATCGCCATCACTAATAAAAGTGCCAGTAGTTTCAACTCCTGTATGAACCAAGTACCAGCCGTACTTTGGGTCGCTGTCGTGTTCGTGTTCTTCAATGTAGACTTCTCGAATAGGATTCTGATTAAGGCTATCTCGAATATCACTGCTCCAATGATTCTGAACCTTTACGCGAACCTTCATGTTATCACCTCATAAAAAAAGACTACCGCTTACGCAGTAGCCTCCGTCTTTTTAGCAGGAACTTTCTTCGCTGGAGTCTTCTTTACTTCCACTTCAGCCTTTGGTTCTTCAACTGGTTCTGGTTTTAAGAAACGTGCCTTATTCAGCTTGGTATCAAAGCTCATCGTTTGTGCATTGAAGGTAACGGCATGAGTCTTTAATCCTTCACCCTGTCTTGCGTCAGCTGATAACACTGTATTGGCAAAACCTAATGCTAAGTTCGCTGCCGTTTGGTTCGTAAAGATGTTCTGAGGATTGCTCACGGCCCGCTCCGCACAACTCATTTCATGTGGAAGTTTATCTGTTGCCTCTAGAATCTCTGGATACATATCCGCTACGCTTGGAAGATTGAATAAGTGAGGAACCTTTTCGCCCTTCACAAAGTCACGTCCAGCATTGTAACCAACAACAACTTGACCAGCCCACTCTTCATTTCCCATGTCCAGCCAGAACATACCTTTTGTTTCCTTGAACACTTCATTCACAATCGCACGAGTCTTATTGTTATCCACCGCACCGACTACGAAAGGAACCAAGTTATGCCGATTAACAATTTGCTTTAACATCTTTGGCCCATCCAGATATTCTCCAATGATGGTTACCTCAACACCGAACGCACCGCCATAACGCATGCCCATGATTTCAGCTTTGTTATGACCAACATCTCTTGGCAAGAAGTTCTGACGTGTTAAGTTCTTATCCTCAACGCTGTCTGCATCAATGATAGTTACTGCATGCAATGCCTTGTTCTCCAGCTTAAGCATTCTGTTTTGAAGACTGATTTGACGAATTAATTGTGGAATAAAATAACCGCCGTTGCCGCCTGCTCCAATAATAATCCAATGCTTTGCCTTCTTTGCTTGTACATCCAAAGTATAAGTTGGTTCTAATGCCATTGATAAATCCATGATTAATTCCTCCTAGTTTTTGTTTTGTTCCTTAATTGAAGTAAGAGCAGCCAAAGACTGCCCTCTCTTCTTAATCTAAGAACCAATCATTACGTTCGCCATGAAGATGACCATAACCGCTGTTCTCAGTCATTGTATCACTCACAACGTAATCGTACCCAAGGTCAATCAGCTCTTGAACGATTTCCTTAACGGTCTCTTCCACTTCGCCAATTGATTTAGTGTCGTCTCCCAGATTTTTTTCCAGAAAAATTTCGACTTCTGTTCTCGGCTCGCTGCTTGCGCTTTTGCTCGCGCTGCTCCCGCTTAGTGATTCTTTTTTTTTAGAATCTAAGCCTTGTGCTTTCGCATTAGCTGCCACAATATCATCCTTGTTCGCTCGTCCCCCTGGTGAGCCATGGTAGCCATAGCCGCCAGATGTCCCATACCCATAGTAGTCCCACTCGTCCCCCCACTTGTCGTAACTGGGAGATGTCCCTGTCCCCGACTTTTTTGCGTGATAGTTGTAACCTCCGTAAGAACGAGAGTGTTGTCCCATCCAATCGTCTGGAGCTTCAACACGAGGCCATGGTCCTTTAAATGATTTGTGTTCTACTTTTTCTTCGACTACTGGTTCGAATCCTTCTACTGGTACAGTAGTTGTTACCAGTGTCTTGATTTCTACTTGAGGAATATCAAACAGCAAAGCTGGGTCAATGTTTACGCGTGTGCCGCCACATACCCAACGGAATAAGAAGTTTGGTTCATCCTTGTCGATGTTGCCCCATACTCCGTAGAACTGAGTCATGTTTTCATTGGCATCATCTGTACCAGACCAGAACGCTCCCATCGTATGGTGGCTGTGCGTCTCACATAATGGTGTGCAATTCTCACGAAGATAATTCACCATCCCATCCTGATGGAACTCAGATAATGAACCAGAGTTCTTTTGCTGTGGACAATACACAATCAACTGTCCATCTTCAATAAGGCCCTTGATGTCTGTGCCATCTGTATACTTTGGTGGCAGCTCCACATTATCATGATTCCAGAAGAACAATGCGCTGGCTTCTGTCTTATCCTTCGTATGAACATCACGATAGAAAGTTAATACCATGATTAGATACTTCAAAGGAATCTTTGGAATCAATAACTCTGGACCTTCTTCCATTGATTCAAGACCTGGAATTGCTTTGTCCGCTGGGATATCTGAAAGCTTTACTTTGAATAAAGCAACAGGAGTCTTCACCACTCGGAAGACCCCGTTACGTGCAACAACGATATTGGTTGGTTTATCATAAGCCTCAGCTGGTTGTGGACCGAAGTGCTTACCTACTAATTGACCTGCTAACATTGCGGTTAAATCTAAATTTGCCATTTTAAAATTCCTCCAATTGTTTTAGTTTTTTGTTTGATTATCTTAACGTAAATACTGTTCACCATGACGACGAATGGCATCGCCTAAACGAATTGCTGGCTGTAAAATATCATTCTTGAATCGTGGTGTTTCCCCTTTTGCGTCTGCTTCTTTACAGATTCTGTCCATGTATTGCAGTAAGTGAATCGTTCTCTCACGTACAATACGTTGACCGTTTACCGTATCTTCAAAGCGCTCAAACTTGCCGCCATCTAAATCATTATTAAATGGATTAGCGAAGAAGCGGTCTGGAACAGTCATGATGGATTTAGAACCACCAAGCGCTGGGTAATCAGACTCAGAACCCCAGCATAGGTAACTATGATTAGAGTTCGCAAATGGGAATGTATACAATTGGTCATTCAAGCTAAGCACAGGTTGCTTAATCGCATATGCTACTCCGTGGCGATACCGACGCGTATCATTTGCTGGGTTGTGCAAAACATGAATAATCCAAACTGCTGCTGGTGCTACAATCTGAAACTCAGGGAACGCATTCTCCCCTGTCTCGCTTCTCATATCAAACTTGGCAATGTGCCTTGTCTCTGGAGTTGCGATAACATACTGTTCCATGTTATTAACCTTTGTATATTTTTGTACGCCAAAACCATAAGGAAGAAGCGGCGATTCAATCCGCTCACCTCTGGTTAGGACTTCTTGAATTGCTTGAACATTTGTATTTTTGATTGAGCGCTCTCCATTACGGATAACTTCAATCTGAATACTATCTGGATTTAAGTGAATACTTGTGCGGTTTTCCATTTCAATTCCTCCTTAGAATGGTAAATCTTCTTCGTAAGTGTACTCTTCAATTACATCAAATGGCAGATGGTAATCATGGATTGCAACCCTTGCTCCATTGCTTATACCAGCGTATACGCATGCAGCATCAAGCTCACGGAAACGTCTTACATCCCCGCCTTCACGAATAACTACATAGCGCTCTAGTGGAATCGCTCTGCCGTTCACATAGATGCCAGGTGCTGTTGCCCGCGGTGGTTCTGCAGTTGGTTCAGCTTGTACAACTTCTTCCACCTGAGCATTTAATCGAGCAATCAACTCATCAAATGGCGTCTGCGTTGGAACTTCTTCCACCACTGGTTGTGCTGGCTGAGCTTGCAACTGTTGACGAAGTTGTTCAGCTAAAGCATGACGGCGTTCAGCATTGGCTCTCGCTTCTGCTTCTATACGCTGACGTTCTTGCTCTTCCAACTCTTGGAGTCGCGCTTCTTCCTCTTGGCGTCTTATGCGCTCAGCTTCCTGACGAGCACGTTCTTGTTCCATCTCACGACGGATTTGCTCTTCACGCTGACGACGTTCTTCTTCTAAACGAAGTCTTTCTGCTTCTTGACGAGCACGCTCTTCTGCCTCTTCACGCTCCTTCTGAATACGCTCCTGCTCTAACCAAGGCTCAATCTCAGCCTCCGCCTCACGACGGATACGCTGAGTAACCTCTAGCAACTCAGTATGTCCTTCTGGCAATAAGTGCTTCCAGAATTCCATATTAAATTCAGCATAGATGTAATCTTGGATAACGATTGGAGCAACACCATTACGGCTACGGTCACCAGTCATATCAATGCTGGTAACTTTACCCCAACCTTGCAGCTCATAACCTTCTGGCTCTTGGTAACCATCGAATGGTGGCAATGCAATCCATCCTTCTTCTTCAGAACCTGATGGAGCCATAACCTTTACCTTGAGTCCTGTAGGCACCATTTCCGCCGCTGTAGGAGCGACAGCATATTCAGGAGCCTTACCATTCTCTCTTGCCCATTCAAGGAACTTGTGAGCAAATAAGCGGTCTGTTGCATCAGCTGATTCTTGAAGCTGAACCGCTGGCTTGAATAACTTCTCCATCACCCTGCGGCTATAATCTCGAAGCTCAGTGCGGATACGCTCTAATCGTTCTTGCTCACGGCGCTGAATCTCTGCTTCCATTAACCTTGTAACTTCACCATGGATTGCAGCTAGCGCAGAATCCTTACTGTACTCAGCATCAATCCAGTTAACAAAATCAACTAGGCCAGACTGAATGAATTGATAGATGCGATTGGTCTTGAACGGAATGTACAAGAATGTATTCCCGTTTCTTTCTTCGCGGCGAACCACATAACCAGATTGAAAAGAATTACGATTGTCTCTCATTCTCCTATAAAGCTGATTGTGGTTCTGCTCAAACCAAGACTTCCATTCAGGTTCACTATTATAGATTTCTCTTATCTTGTTAGCTTTCCTGTGGATGTGACTATCAAGACGTAGAGAATAACTATGTTGGTTCTGTCTAATGCGACAGCCAGGGAACTTCTTCTTTAGATAAGCGAACACTAAATCTTTCACTATCTCTTCTTCCTGTGCTCCTGTTTGTGGAAGCGGCGGAAACTCTTCAATGTATTGCTTGTTGGCAAGTAGCCTAGAACTCATTACAAAGTTTAACTTGCTGACTAATGCGGTTGCATTAACTGTCATGTCCCTCACCTCTCTTAAATAAAGTCAATAGATTCAACTGCTACTGTTCTTGCACGAGTTATTTGATTCACAAAGCCAACGACTTGTCTTTCTACTTCTGGCAAACGACGCTGTATCTGATGCTTAAAATCATTAAGTTGACTATCATTGTAACGACTAAAGTCCTGAACGGTTTGTGCATTGTTTATCGTTTCAATGATTTGTCTTAGGTCAGATGTCAGCAAAAATCTTTCCCGTTCACCCTCAAGGTCATTACAAATCCTTGCGATGTCTGGTAAGAATCCATTTGCTTCCCAGTGGTCAGCAGGCTCTTCATTCCTTACTACTTCTACTTCCACTGCTGGTCTTGCCTGTACTGCTTCTTCTGGATTCACTTGTTCATTCCTCCTTAGTGATTCACATCTTTGACAAACTCGATAATGTGAATAAGAATCTCTATCAACCGTTTGGTTGCTGAAGCCTTGACCGCAATACATTCTGTCGCCGCTTCTTCTAATATGAAGAACTCGCGTTGTATTACTTGGAACATACTCAATCGTTGCTACCATCTCTACACTCCCTTTCATAAAAAAATAGAGGGCCGTGCATAAGCAAGCAGCCCTCTACCTTTTGTCATGGTATCCAGATTAAGCTAATTTAATCACTAGCTTTGTGAAACGGGCACCTTTCGTACCAGCTTTCACGGTGAAACGAATCTCGTCGCCAACCACTTCGAATGTTGCATTCTTCAGTTCAGGGAAGATTTCGCTCATGGATGCCTGGATTTCTTCAGGCTTTAAGCTGTCGTCTTCCACGTTAAGGCGGTTAGAGCCGTATACAACGACTCTCGCACCTTTCGTACCAGCCTTAACAGTGAATCGGATTTCATCCCCAACAACTTCAAACGTTGCGTTTTTCAACTCAGGAAAGATTTCAGACATGGAAGCCTGAATCTCTTCTGGTTTTAAGGAATCATCCTCAACATTTAAACGATTAGAACCATAAACAACTACGCGTGCCATACCTTTCGTCCCCGCTTTCACTGTGAATCGAATTTCATTTCCAACTACCTCGTAGGTAGCATTCTTCAACTCTGGAAAAATCTCAGACATAGATGCCTGGATTTCTGCTGGAGTCAAAGATGAGTCCTCTACATTCAGACGGTTTGAACCATACACAACAACTCTTGTCATACCTTTTGTACCTGCCTTTACTGTGAATCGGATTTCGTTTCCTACTACTTCATACGTAGCATTTTTAAGCTCTGGGAAAATCTCGCTCATAGAAGCTTGAATCTCCGCTGGTGTTAAAGAAGAATCTTCAACATTCAAACGATTGGAGCCGTAAACAACCACGCGGGTCTGGCCTGAACCAGAACCCTTTGTGCCTGCTTTGACAGTGAAACGAATCTCATTGCCTACGACTTCGAAAGTAGCGTTCTTAAGCTCAGGGAAAATCTCAGACATAGAAGCTTTGATTTCCTCTGGGCTTAAAGAATCATCCTCAACGTTTAAGCGGTTGGAACCGTATACCACAACGCGGGTAGCACCCTTCGTCCCAGCTTTAACTGTGAAGCGGATTTCGTTTCCAACGACTTCGTAAGTTGCATTCTTTAACTCAGGAAAAATTTCAGACATTGACGCTTGAATTTCTGCAGGTGTTAAAGAAGAATCCTCCACGTTAAGACGATTTGAACCATAAACCACTACTCTTGTTTGATTAGACATACCAACATTCCTCCATAGAATTAATATATTTTGGTGCCCCTCCTAACCTGTGCGGTTGTTCAGGACATAAAAAAGACTAGGTAGGAACCCCTAAGAACCCACCTAGTTAAAAGAATCGTCGCGATATCCCCATCGCTTCAGATTGCTGTCTTTCCAGCCGTCAAAAATATAGTCAAGTCAGATAAAGTTAGTCAGACCTTATCGACGGTGGGAAGCACGTTAGTCAGACGTACACCCTAGAATCCAAAAACAATAAGCAATGTTAACATTAAAACATAAAATCAGCTTTGAAGAAAAGTTCTAAAAGTTTGAGACCATTTAGAAACTGGTGAATCTGATTGTCGAAACCTTACAAACCCATTTTCTTGATTACTTGATTCTTCATCTTGCGTTTTACTCCATTGACTTTTGAGTTCAACTTCTTCTTGATGAACTTCTCAGGGTCGGCCTGCATCTCAAGGGCCGCGGCCATGGCGTTCAACTTCTTCGCCATAGCACGCAACTCTTTCGGGTTGTTAGAGAACAACATTATTTGTTGCCCTTAACATCCTTAGCTTGTGCTTGTGGAGCTGCTGGGGCGCCTCCAAACAGACCACCTTGACCATTGAATCCACCCATTAAAGCAAGAGTAGTTAGGTCAAGTTCGCCATCGCCAAGAGCTAGCATCATCATTGGATTGAAGTTGCCGCCGCCTTGTTGACCCATCATCATCAATGGAAGAAGCTTATCCTTAGAACCGCCATCTTTCATTGCAAGAAGCATCAATGGATTGAATCCTTGAGAAGCTACTCCACCTTGTTGCATCAACATTAATGGTAGTAAGTCATCCATGTTATCGCCAAGAAGCATTAACATTGTTGGGTCGATTGCTCCACCCTGAGCACCACCAAAGCCGCCAGTAAGAGCCATGATTTTCACAAGCTCATCCTTGTTACCATCGCCAAGGGCAAGAAGTAAAGCTGGGTTGAATCCGCCTTGACCAGCAGCATCCAATGTCTTAACAACAGTGTAGAATGCTTTACCAAAGATTGGGTTAGTAGTTGGTAGTACAGAACCATTAGCGTTCTTTTCAGGTACAACCACTTCTACATAACCATCATTTACTTTAGTAACATACCCAAAATCAGCACCGTTTAATACAATGTCTCCAACTTTTACTTCATCAGCAGCAGTTGGTAATTTGAATGCAGGTACATTGAAGTCAAGAGTTAATCCAGTTACATCAGTGATAGTGCGTGTTGCTGGTTCGAATGCCACAAAGTTTTGAGAGATACCTTTACGAAGTGCAAGACCGCCAGTTGTGATTGAGAATGCAAATTTTCCTTCTACTTTACCAAATTGATTTTTGAATGCTCCGAATAAGTTTTTCATAGTTCCATTACCTCCGATTGTTTTGTTTGATTTTTGGTTTAATTTTGCGTTTAATTGAGCTTGTACATCAGCTTGCTGTTTTGCTTGTGCTAACTTTTGGTTTAATTGATTTTGAATATCCACTTTCAACGCCTCCGCTTTTTGTTTTTGTTCGATTGCTGCCACACGATTGATAGCTTCATATGCTGCATCTTGTGCATCATACGCTACATCAGCAACACTTTCGATTTCGTGAGCAACATCACTCACTCTGTCATCAAGGCTACCAATTTCATAACCAAGACTGTTTACTGCGCTTTGAAGACGACTTGCATCTTCTCGTACTTCGTTTGCCCTTTGCTTTGCAATTGCCGCATCAAGCCGTGCTTGGCTACCCACTTGCTGAGCAGATTGAGCACGAAGATTAGCTGTTAAAGAAGATTGTTTTGCTTCTTCAACTTCCTTGCTGATGTTGTTCACGCCATCAAACATGCTGACATGTGAATAAGCATGAGAGTGAGCTAGGTTATAGTCGCCATAAAAAGATTCAGCACCACGGAAAGCGTAGTAATCGTCGTCCTCTTCCTCCTCTTCGTCATCCTCATCGTCCCAATCGTCATCTCCGTAGATATCATCTTCTGTATAGCTAGAAGCTTGTTCTACTTGAGCGCGAAGAGAATCAGTTAACGACTGACCTTTCACTTGCGCCCGAAGCTGAGAAGTTAAATCATTCTTCTTTGTATCAACCACGTTAACTAGATGATACTCAGCTCCTTCATATCCTTGAATCAGAGTGCCAATACCACGCTTCTGAGATTCAAAGATGCCAGCTGCTACTTGCTTACGAACAAGAACTTGATGTCCTGTATTCGTATCAATCTTGTAGTTGCTCCCTCCAATCGTAATAATTTCACCAACTGCGACATCAGATAGTTTTCTTAAACCCACTGTGTCAACCTCCTTCATAATAATGAATGTTTAAGCCAACCAACTCCCGAAGTTAGAGGGCTTATGACAGCCACTATAATAAATAAGAGCCAGAACCTTTATCGGTCCCGACCCTTGTAAATGCATCGTGCAAGTATTTCTCCAATGACTTCAGCAACGATATTCCAAATGATATCTATCACTCTTTCATTCTTATTTGATACTCCCATAGTATGCGAATCGGCTGGTCTTTATCCATCGTCATCCAGATTTCATCGTAATACTCTAGTTTCTCACCTAGTAATAACTTTTCCATTGCTTCGCAAGGAGATAATATCATTTAGTTAGCCTACTTGCCAAGATGGAAAATGTTTTTTCTTCACCAATGTTTTCTAAGTGTTGCCAGAACCATTCAGCTAAATCCTTACCAGTCATCTCACTTTCAAGGTCGCCTCCAAGTAGACCTTCAATGTTGTCCAGTTTCATAAGAATCATATCAATCTTACTAGGCGAACGTCCTTCTCTTACGATTATCTCTGCGTTCTTATGATTCGCAAAGTATTCGCGTGTTGCTTTCTGAGCTGGCGTTTCCCCCTTCTGCTCTTCATGTTTAAGAAGTTTTAAATCTTCAGAGGTAGTAAGAATCAACTCGCTCTTCTCAGCAACTGGTTTTGATTTCTGTTCAGCCAGCTTTGCATTTAACTTATCCTGCAATGTTTCAACCTTCGGCTCCTCCTTCTTCTGTTGAAGTTGAGCACGTAAGCTTGCAGCCAAATCAGGTTTCGGAAGTTCAGGAGCTGGTACATCGTGAATAGTTAACTGACCTTTCTCGACTTCTTCCTGGGCAACCGTTTCTGTTTCACATTCATTAATTTCTTTAATCAAATCCAATGAATACCGAGCAGGCCCAATGTTTAACACTGGATGACCGCCGCATAAATCAACCATACAAGAACTAACAACAGCCGAAGGAACATTATCTAATCCATCTCTTAATCCTGCCGCTCCATCCTGAGATGCAACGATGGCTTTGCCGAATCGAACTAAGATAAGACCTGGATGCTTCTTTACGAATGATTGAAGCTTACCTTCTAATTCCTCCATGGCTGGAATAACAAATCTTTTCACCACATTTTCTTGCTCAAGTTCAACGAACATTCCTTCTGAACCTTTTGTTAAACTCAATCCCATTTCATCATCTCCTTTAATATCCGCCTGGACTTTCTTCGCGGTGTCCTTGCCCACTGACAATCATGTTGTTTAACTTTCTAATATAATCACCCATTGTTTTGCATTCTTCCATGTGAGGAAATCCACGGTTCTTCATTATCTTAAAGCATGTATCACCAACTTCATCTTCAACCATCTTTAAGCAATTACGAAGAAGAATATCTGTGCCCATTGGCTCCTTAACTGCTTCTTTTATTTCAGCATTCAATGGAGTATCAATGGTGAATCCATACTTGGCAGCGAACCGAATCGCCCGTGTTGCTAAGTTTGTTGTCATCCTGTCCGTTGTTTTTCTAATGATTCCTCTATCAAGGTCACGCCATGCATACTTCGGAGCATAGAAAAAACCATCTGACTTCAAACATATCTGATTAATACTAAAGTCAAAACGAACGGGAGCGAATGCCCACTCATCATCTGCATTAATCCAATGAACAGGTATTTCTGATTTCGTGAATGTGTAGGGGTCGCAATAGATGTCATGAGGAATCTCTGTTCCATCCTGCTGCCCAAGTGCTAACACTCCTGTCTTTTCTAAGATGTCTCTTGCATAAGGAACATCACGAATACAAACATCATAATCATTCCAGTGCTTTCCCTTGTATAAATCCCTAGGAAACCCACCTGCAAATGACCATTGTGTTCCATGTTCCATTGCAACTGAATCCATTATATCCATGAATGTTTTCATGCCTGCATCAATCTGACCTTCATAAGGTCGTCTTTCGTATTCAACTTCAGTCGGGTGCATCATTTACCTCCTTTCATTAAACAAAACATCCAGCGTTCAGCATCATCGTTTCACGGCCCCGTGCTCGCGCAGTAGCCTGCCACTAGCTTAATAACTGGATGTGACATATAGATTTCAGATTAATCCTAAGACCTTCACCTAAAACGGTATGGCGGGAATCTCGCTTTTACTCGCTATGAGGACATTAATTACCAGCGTTGTCATCGCCGTAACCCTATTCTTAGGCAACCTTAATTTCTATTCATCTTAGACAGCACGATGTCAATCGTCACTGAAGTGTAGCTGCTCCCAAGAAGTCAACTCACTTAGGTAGTAAAAAATACTGGTTGGAGATAACCTAAAAAACCTACCTACCATCATACTGTCTAAGACAAATAGAACCACATCAACTTCGGACGGTGTACCATAATCCCCCTTCCTTCGATGTTGACCACTCCTTGAATCAATCACGAAGGCGTAGGAAGTCCGCAGCCCATATTTAATCCTTGGCATTGATGTGGGATAAACAGATTTCAGTAGACCGCTTACGCTATTAGCGGGGTCCATGTGTCCTTAATTTCTATTCATCTGGGAAGATGCAAAGGCGGGGCCTACAATCGGGCATAATCCGCGGTCATATCATTGCATCCTCCAAGATAAATAGAACCATGTGTAATTCAACGTCAACAGGCTGCCACGCTGCGTGACATTTAAACTTCGTCAAAGCTCCATCACCCTAGCTTAATATACACATGGTAATAAACAGATTTCAGAATCAATAGATGTGCAAGGCGGCTTAGAAGGCCGCGGCACTCATCTTAATTTCTATTTATCTTAGAAGGTACAACACATAAGTTGTGAGCTGGTCAAGCTCGTTATACCCTCTAGGATAAATAGAACCACATAGAGTTCAGTGTCGCGGTGTGAAGAGTTTGTTGGCTCGCTATGAGTTTCCATCCCATCACTAACTTAATATCTATGTGGAACGCAAGAACTTCGGTTTCAAACAGGAATTGGTTTCCACTCACTAGTGCTGTCCACCCTAACCTTGGCATTCTTACATCTTTGAAAATACGAAGCAGGGGAAAGGAACCGAAAAGGAAACCTGCCTCGTACCCTCAAAGACGAAAGAATATCTTTCGCCCGAAGCCTACCAGTCGTATTCAATACTACCAAACTTGATTTCAATCAATTGCTTGATGACCGCATCATACTTATCAAGTTTTAATCTCACTTGATTCTCTGTCATCTTGCCTTCCTCCAACTTACTTTCATAATAATATTTATTATCCAGTATGCTGTCGGCAATTCTTTCAAGGTCAAGAACCTCGCGTCGATTCAATTCAAATTCTTCTTTGATAAAAGAATACAATGGGTCTTTCACATCACCGATATAATCAAAGTGTTTCAACATCGCATCTGGAAGTTCCATTAGTTCTTCCAATGTTTGCGGATTGTTAAACTTCCTTAAGAAAGCATCGACTCGTTTTAAGTCAATGCCTTCCTTCTTTGCAAACTCTCTTAATAATGAAATACCGTCCACTTTATCACCTACTTGGGAATTTGATTCTTACCACTACGACACATTGGACATTTGTTTGTAATGATTTCACAATCATCATAATCAAAGCCGCAGTTGCCACATTCGATTTCTCTCATTCGAATCACTAGCGTCACCTACTTTGTATGTTTGGCTGGCTGAATCACTCCTAAGAATGTCCAGCCATTTGATTGCATCCATGCTAAGAATTCGTTCGTGAATGTTTCTTCATCAACCGTGACACCGACAGAGCCTTCAATATCAAACCAACCCATCTTATTGGGCCGCCAATCTTTCACGAATTTCAGATAAGCTTTCTTCACGTTTGATTTCACCGTTCTCAAAGATAACTTCAAGAAGGTCAATGTTTGCAAAGTTTGCTTCATAAGTTTTCGTATCCAGATTATCAGTGGCTACTAATTCACCACCGACTTTTACAACTGCCACTAATCCAGTTAATGATTTCTTTGTACCATCATCTGTCTTAGGGTCTTTCAATAAGAAGCGCTCTTCTCCATCCACTTCAGCAAAGGTTGCTTTCATCGCATGTGCAAATGTATCACGCGTTGTATACTGATAGGTAAAGCTTCCGATACCAAATACCACGTTTGTTGAAGCAAAGCCTTTTTCTTTTAACAAAGCACAAATCAAATCAGCTCTCTCTAGCGTAATAGAATCGCCGTAGATAGCTCCGATGTGAGGGTCTAATACTTTGTACCCTAAATCATTTACTGTGCCGCCAATGATGTCGTAGAGGCTCTCAATTAAACCTTTACGCACCAATTCTTCTTCTGCATTCGGGTCACCACAAAGAATCTTAACTGGGTCACCACTGTCAGGACGAATAACCACGCGACCATCACGACCAAGGATTTCTTCTTTCAGCTTCGGTAAGTATTCACCAACCACTTTCCAGAAGTCCCAAGTATCAGATACTACGCTGAAGAAACCTGTTGGATACTTTTCAGTCATCAGTGATTTGAATAATTCATACTCATCTGTTTGACCGTATGCGCACATCACTGAATGTTCAGTCGCAGGTATTGAAGTTGCCACCAATTCTTTCTCGATGTTTGCATTGTAATAAGCTTCAAGATAATTGATAGCTGGGATTGTATCTGTACCAACAAAACTTAGTAAGTGACCAGCACCACTTGCTGCCGCCGCATCCTTGCCAGCCATACCGCGCATAGAGAAATCATGACCCTGGAATTCAACACCTGCTGTAGAACCTGTTGTTTCCATCGCATACGCATCAAGAATCTGACGGTACGTGTAAGCAATCGTTGCAGATGTTGTTGGCTGCCAAAGCTCAGCTGACATAATGGTTTCAAGATAATTTGTTACCCAGTAGAATTCATCCACTGTATTTTCGATGACCAACATTGGAACACGCATTGGAACCAACGTACCTTCTTTCACAGCTCTTACACGAACTGGAAGATAACCTAAATCATGAAGAGCTGCAATGTGCTCCGCATCGACCTTTGATGCTTCCATTAATGGGTCTGCAACACCCTGAACATTGCCAGGATTGATTAATGTAAAGTAGATAACACGTTGGTATTCAAATACCACTTCATCCTTTGGACGGCTAAAGAAATGCTCATTGAAGTAATCAACAAAGTATTTCTTGGTTAATCCTTGGAAGTTAAACGCTACAACTTTCTTTGCTTTCGGGAAGTACTTGTTGCCTCGTGCAATCCATGTGCTGAAAACCTTATTTGTTTTCTTTGGATACTGCTCACGGTGAGACACCTTGTAAAAATCACACAACAATGTAGCTGGAAAAATAGTTTTAGTCATTATTTGTTTCCTCCCGTTTCAATTTAATATAACTGCTAGCTTGCTTTAATGAATAATAAGCTGACTCTAATCCTGCTCTGTCGTCCAGCAGGATGTTGTAATAAATCTTGCCGCCTTTAAACGGAAGACCTGGCATGTTTTCATTGACTGCGTCATAAGGAATATCCCATCTATCAAGATAATTCTTAATGAAATCATGTCGTTCTGGTTCACTTGTACTAAAGACAATCAAGTAACAGCCAAGCTTCTTGCACTCCCGAAGAAGTTCAATGACTTGGTCGTACTTGTTGCCTTCCTTGTGGTAGTCATGAACCGTTCCATCAAAGTCATAAGCAACGATTAACTTCCCGTGCTGCTCCCACTCCTTAATTAAACGAAGGGTTGCAGCACCTGGCAATAGGTACGGGTCAGTCAAGAACAATCAGCTCCTCGACATCCGTCACATCAATCTTATCTTTATATAGCTGATTTGCCCAATCATGTTGAGCTTGGTCAGATAAGATAGAGTTGGTTGTAAACACTTTGTTGATTGGACTTTCCGTAAATATTTTACCCTTGAAGATAGTGTCTTCTGCGTGAGCCACACAAAGATAGATTTCTTCAAAGCCACGCTTCTTCAACTCATCAGCAGCCATGATAAACGTACCACCCTTACTGGATAAGTCATCAACGATAATCGCTTTCTTACCAATGCCTGGTGTAACCAAATCAAGTTTCGTTATGTAACCTGTTTGGAAATCACGATGTTTCAAACCAACGATTGCTTGAAGGTCAAACATTTTCTCGTAACGTTTCTCCGCACCAGCATCAGGATAAACAAGGAAATCATTGTCGAAATCAAAATCAATTTCATTCATAACATAGTTCACTAAGAATTGATTTACCATTAATGGTTTTGAACGGTCAAGCAATGCACATGTTACATCTGAATGTGGTTCAATCACAAACACTTTATCGAAATAAAGGCTGTTAATAAAAGCAGAAACATATTTTAAAGTAAATACGCTGCCGCCTTCGCTTCTGTCCATGCGTGAATAAGGCATGTAATAAACAAGCAGATAACAAGGAACTGTTGCAATCAAGTCCATGTGATTCTTAACAAACATCAGCTTGATTAAATCCGCATCATCTTCGTACTTAAATGATAGGATATTTACCTGCTCCATATTTTGTTTGAAGAAATTGAGCGCTGGATGCTCCTCCGTTGCTTCAATTGTTGTAATCACATGTGTTTCGCCATTAGGAAATCTACCGAACGGAACTTCTTTGCCATTTAATAAAATCATTTTGACTCCTCCACTTCTTCTTCTAATGGTTCACCGAATGCTGCCGATACAAGAATCGTATTGCTGTTGTCGTACTCCCAAACTTTCACGAATGGGTCAATGCCTTTTGGAGCCTTAAACTTACGTGTTGTGCGTGGCGGGATGGGACTCATATCGCATTCAATCCCATGAATCGCTGTTGCTGGATGAATCACATACTCCTTGTTTGTATCATTGTAAAATATCATATTATCCACCCATCTAAAGTCGCATCAAAGATTAAATCTCTTAGCTTCTCCTGAAGCTGATTGTTTACTTCGACACGAATTTCTTTTGATTTGTAAACATCTTTTAATTCTTGTGCTGCTGTTTCCCAATCCTTAATCAGCATTCTGATTTCATCAAATGTAAACTTACCACGTTTGATATCTATCATGAACTGGCGTTCTTCACCTTCATACCAGATAGCTTTCTTGTAGTCCGTAAAGCCATTTGCATGAAACTTAACCAGTACTTTGCAAAGATGAACAGCCAACATTGCTTTCTTTGGATTGTAAGCATGTCGTTCAATCAGTGCCCGTGTCTTCTCCGAAGTTGGATTCTGAAGGTCATTGATGTTCCGCTGAACCGTACCCATCGTAGCACTGTAAAGATTGGAGAGATTCATATTGGCTATGTCATCTCTCATCGCAATGATTTCATCCATCTTCTGGCATCCGAATGTTTCAATGCCTGGGCTAAATAATAAATCAAGATAAGCAGGATTCGCTTTGAACAATAAAGTCTCAAGCCGTCTTACATCCTGAACATCTTCATCCACTTCATCCGAAGTTGTTTGCTTTGCATGCTTCTTGCCTTCATATAAATCATCAAAGGTTGGAAGAACAAAGTATTTCAAATCCACATCTGATTGTTCATCATTTAAATTACGCATATGACTGCCGCCATTTATCATAGCAACAACATGTCTGTCATGCTTCTTCATCGAATCCCATCCTTATGTTTGACCTCATGATACTTATCACCTAAATGAAGCATATCTTCGACAGTGTCCGCAAGTTCCTTCATGATGATAGCTCTCACAACTCTTAGTGTTTCCCTTCTTACTGATTCTTCAACAGGGTTTTGTTTGATGCCAGCTAATGCATTGGATGCCGATAGCCTGCGCTCCTGCTCTTCAAATTCATCAATCTTTGTAATAACATGATGAGCGAAGTGCGGTGTATCTTTAAATTGCAATGGTAGTGCATCTTTGATTTGCTTAATTTTTTCTAGCATCCAATCATCCTCCTAAAGTGACTCTACTAATTTTGCAATGCATGTTGGGCAAATACCTGTCTTGCCATGTAATTCATGAATAGCTACTACTGTACCGCATTCTGCACAACCTGGATTGTACTTGCGAAGAACAATGTTTTCCCCATCTTTAAAGAATTCCATTGCTTGGTCATCCTCGCAACCCATTGCTCTACGCATTTCTTTTGGTATTACGATACGTCCTAAGCTATCAATCTTTCTGATGATTCCTGTCGCTAACATTGCCATCTCTCCCTATGGTATCTATTTTAGTTTTATCTTCTACATAATCCTCACATACGGGGCAAATGATTTCTTCGCCCTCGTACATGACCTTTCGGGTATTACTACAACAAGCACAATTAATCATTTGATTTTTCGAACCATTTTTTCTCACGAAGATTAACTAGCTTAACACCAGTATGATTTACACAATGCAAATCCCCATTTGTAGCATTCTCAAAGAAAAGCTTATCAAGTTCACCTGCTGCTGCTAATAATGCTGCGCGTTCCACACTGATTTCTTTTAAAGTTGTCATTTGTTGTTTCCCCTTTTCAATGGTTTTAATAGCCACTCTCCAATGGCTGTAACAATATCAATACACATAAAGATAAAATCAATCATTTGTATTACCCTTGATTAATTCCATGATATCTTTTAGTGCATAGTACTCAGGAGCAAAGACATGCATAATACCGTTTGCTAATACTACTAAATCAATAATCATCAAAGCTAACATAAGAAAAGAAATGAAATAGCCGAAGCCGCCATAATAGCCGCCTTTGAACTCTTCTTTTTCTCGCTTGAGAAAGTGTCTTGCAGCCCATAGAAACACAAACAATAACGGAACTGTTACTACCAGCTCCGCTACTCCATACATCATTTCTTTTTGAACAACCGCTATGTAAACATGCTCGGCTGCTACACCTAATTGTTTTGCTACTTCCTTAACGACATCACCAATTCTATCTGTTCTGTCCATCAGATAATTAATCAGCTTGTCCTGTGTTGCGTCTCTCACTTAACCACTCCCCTAAAATGGTATTCTAAAGCTATTAAACTTCTTAAACAATTCTTCTGCCCTTTTCTTTTGCTCATCGTACTCCCACATGTCACCTTGAAGAAGTTTGTTTTTAAAGATGGCATTATTACCAACTGGCTGACAGTCTTTAATACGAACAGTAAAGATTTTAATATTATCTTGCACACGCCTAGTGCGATGAATATGATTGTGTTCCCTACCATACCTCGCAATCATTTCTTCGGGTGTCATGCCATCGTGCGATAGGGTTCCAACACGAATTAAATGTTCGGCAGCATCTCCTTCTACATTAAAGTAAGCCATCCATTTTGTCCCTGGCTTTGTGACCGCGTACTCCACATCATCAGGGTCTCTCATTTCAATAATATCACCTGCCCTAAATGTCATAGCGACACCTCACTTTTTCCATATCCAAACTGCTATAAAAATAAGTACAATCATAAGTGCAACTGGGATACTGAAGAAATAAAAATATGCTTGTAATGTATCCCACATTGTTAACGTCTTGCCTTCATACATCTGCTAACCCCCCAGAAAGCAGAAGGCCCCGAAGGGCCTACTCAGCTTCTACATTTAATGTGAATGTGATAGAACCGTTATTGCTTTCTTCAAGCATGCTAATCAGCTCTTTCATTTCAGCTACGAAATCTTCAGTTGGAACGTTCCCGCCCGAAGCATGATACTTAAATGTTAGAAGCTTTTGAATCTTACCCATTGGTGATGTCTCTGTAGCAACGCTTTCAGCAGCCATCTCCTTGCGAACCTCTGCTTCAACTTCTGCACGAAGCTCGGCTTTGATTTCAGCCTTGAACTCTTCGATTGCTTCTGCCATATTCACAACAGGCTGTTCAGGCTTCTTGATTTCCACTTGCTCAACTTCATGTTTTACAACAGGCACTTGTTCTACCAACCTTTCCTTGTCTTTTTCACCCATGAAAGCTGGATGATTAATCACTGGCGTTTCAACTGGTACTTCAATCTCCACCCGTTTCTTAGGTTCATTGACCCATTTGTAATCGCCTTTCTCATATAAACGACGTAATCTGGTTAGACTACCTGTTGGGACACCTGTTTGTTTTGATATCTCTGCATAGGTATATTTACCTTCTGCCAACAACTGGACCGCTTTATCGGTGTCCCCGCTATGTTCACGAACCATGCCTGGATGATTAGTCATCTTTTCCTTCCGCACTTCTTTTGGACGGTGCTTCTGAGCATACGTTGCAATAGTGCTGTAAGGTACGCCTGTCTTTTCATTGATTTCTTTGTAAGACATCGTCGTTGTCTTTAACAAGTGAATAACTTCTTTCTTATTGGCTGGTGCAATTCCTCTAGCCATTTTCTCTTCATTCCTTTCTGCCTTAGCTTGATTAGACTCAATGGTCTTTTTTATTTTCTTCAATATCTTTTTCTCTATCCTTGATATGTAGGACTGAGAGATATCGAGTGCCGCCGACACTTCCCGTTGTGTTTGATTTTGAAAGTAACGCATAAGAATAATATCTTTATCCCGTGGCGACAAGCCTTCCAATGCAGCTCGTACTTCAGCCATGGTATCGTTCCATTCAAACACTTCTGAGAAATGTTGGATGTTCTTATCAGGCGTGACATCCATCAAAGTTAATTCATGTCCATCTATATCCGTCGTTATCGGGCTGTCAATGGACGTTTCAGCTTTGATTTTCTTACCTTTCCGAAGGAACATCAAGATTTCGTTGTCGATGCATCGTGAAGCGTATGTAGCAAACTTGACTTCCTTCTCTGTGTTAAAAGTATGAACAGCTTTAATCATACCGATTAATCCAATACTAAACAAATCCTCTATGTCTAGTCCTGTGTTGTCATACTTTTTTGCAATATGCACTACCAACCTGAGATTACCTTCAATTACTTTCTCTTTAGCTTCCTCATCCCCCGCCTTGTATGCTCTAAGCAGCTCTAATGTTTCTGTAGGTTTTAGCGGTGGTGGCAAATCCATCATCGACATTGCTTCACCTCCATGGAAGATACCAGGTACAACAAAAGGAGGTAGTTGAAAACAAATCTGGTATCCTCTATGCAGGAGAAGCCCGAAGGCCTCCCGCTATTTTATTCTTCGATTACAAGCAACGTATGAACATAGCTAAGAATCTGTGCCTTAGCATGTGCTGTTAACTTGCAGTCACGCACCCATTTAGGAGCCTCATCTGAGCCGATGTTGCGTCCTCCGCCCATCTGCATATAGATATCACCCTCTGCAAAATCAGAGGCAAATATGCTGATGTTATCAATTGTAGCGGCATGTGTTTGAAGACGAACCTTACAAAGGATACCAGCCTTCACTTGATTTTCAGTTGGTTCAAAGATATCAATCATCTTAATGCCTAGTACTTCATTGCTTGACTCATCAGTAACAATAGATAAGTCGCCTTTACGGTTCAAGTACCAGAATGGTTTTGCACCGCTGCCAGTGGCACGACGAGTATTGTTATCAGCTTGGTCAAACGCAATACGTGGACTAACTTGCTTAGTTTCTTTCTTAGCTGCTGGAGCCTTAGTTGATTTACGAGTAGTTGTTTTTGTTGTCATTGTGACAACCTCCTTCGAATAGTTAATATATTTAAAAGACCCCATTGCTGGGGCCGCCTTACACATAAATTCCAATTGCTCTTCTTTGTCTTACTGGATTCAATACAAATTCACGGAGTATTAAGAATGCATCAATCATCAAACATACCACTGACCATATCTTAAAGAACAATGGGATTGCTGCCCAAGTTACAATGGTCATCGTTGTTTCAATCAATAGACTGCATACCATCCATGTCTTCGCACCAATTGATGTTTTTCTTGCTGACACTATCTTCTTGGTATCCAACCATCTCATCTCCTATCTAATCGTGTCGGGGATTTTCCACCGAGTCATGATTGGTATTGGATGCAAGATGTATGGAAATTCGACTACGAAAAATAAACCATGACAATCTGTACATAGATTCATTTCTGCAATCAAATGGGTTTCACGAGAATCAATCACATCAATCAGTTCGGGAGCCGCATAATTCTTACAGTGCGGACAACATGTATCATTTGACCAATAATGTTCTGATACAATTGCCACATCTACTTCTTTATAGGCAACACCTGCCGTCATCTGAATCACCTCCTAGCGAATATCATCTTTTGCTAATAGCACTTTAGCATCTTTGTTATTACCAAGATTCATACTGAATTGATAAACCTCACTGTCTTCTGGATGCTTTCCAAGAAAGACTACAGGCTGACCAATCGCGTTGCCTAATCGTGTTGCAACTTCCTTGCTCCACCTCTCACCTCCACCAGTATAGAGACTGACAATTCCTTCTTTTCGCAATATTTCCTCAGCTTGCTTCCATTGTGACGGTAAATTTTTTCTATCTAGCAAATGGCCTCAACTCCTTTCGTACCAAGGGATAGAAAATTCACAGAATATTCATAATAAACTTTCTTCTTTTTCCGAGGTGTAATTTTCTCTAAAAACCTTTATTAGTATATATAGAGTGACTTTTCTACGACGCATGATGTAGAGAGTTACATTCTACAGAAAATGGAAGAAAAGAAAAACCACCACCAAAAAGGTACAGCGTGCGTACAGAGTTAGCGTGGAGTGCGAAGCATGACCACGCAGAAACGATAGCGTACAATATATACTTTATAAGATGGGGGTCTAAGGGGGCTGGACCCTTGACCCAGTATATCCATATGGGTAGTAATGTACCTACACTGCACTCAAGCCATCATCATCTGTATCGGACAGTTCGTGCGCGTCCACCCAGTCAGCAGCTGCATCATCTGGATTCCAATCAATCATTGCTGGTGCATCAGCCAAGTGAGCCGTTAACTGAGACTTGAATGAATCAGTCAGGCTTTGTACCTTTGCCTTCTTCTCTGCATCAATCTCTACTGTACGCTTAGCACGGGCTTCATACGCCGCCTTCTGACTGATATAAGTATCACGAAATTTCTTTGTTACTTCACATGATTCATCATCCAATGGTAGTGCTACCCAATTCATTGGCTCTCTTGTTTCCTGATAACCAAAGATACTTGGACGACGTTTAAATGGATATGTTCCATGCAATTCATCGAGCAGTTCATGGATATATTTAAAGTCTTTGAATATCTGAGTCTGATTTATACCAACATATTCAGATACTTTCATTGTGAAATCCATATCTCCTGAATAATAGATAGTGCCATTTACGAAATCAGCCACCGCATAAAACTTCTCAGGAGCCTCATCTTGCATCAATATGGCATCACCCTTATGAATGTCTACCTGCTTGCCTATCATCGCAGGATGGCCCGATAGAACCGTTACACCTACCAATGCCTTCAAGACGTTGTCTACGACAGCCATTGAGCCAACCAGTTCTTCATAACCCAGGCGCTTTGCATACTCATCACCAATGGTTACATATTGTACTTGTTTCATAGTTAAATCCTCCTTTTGGATACTTCTGTGCATGATTCATCAATCCAACGCTTATCTTCTTCGCTGGCTTGAGTATAAGTTTTATTAATGAATGCTTCTCCTTCAGTAGATATCTTGCATCCACACATCAAAGCTAGCTCCATTAATCCGATAGTAATAATATCAGCACCTGATTTCATATCCTTCACTCCTTAAATCAATGTTAGTAGAGAACCAACAACCATAACAACCATACCGATAGTACAAATCATTGCGATGCAGAAACCAAAGATGTCGAAATCCAATTGTCTGACCCCCAGTATCCCGTAGGAATTTCTTTTCCTGCTGCTATCTTTGCCATGTCCTCCCTTCTCAACGCTTTTAGTTTGGATAACCGTTCTCTTAAACGCATTCCACGAGGATAGAATTCACTAAAGTCTTCCACATTATAGCCAATCTGCATGATTCCCTTACCTATGATTAGTGGTGCTTTAATCAAACGTGGATTGCATTTGACATACAAATAAAGCTTAGATAATGGAAGTGACTCTACATCAATGCCGCGTGCCAACAATTCCTTATAGACTTTGCCATTCTTAGCAATGATGTCGTCTGTTCCGTTCTCTGTGTAGCTTAGGATATCTTTCAGTTCCTCAAATGTTAACGGCTCTGTCCCCATATTGCGAACCTCAAATTCTTGCCCAACTGCCTGTAAATGAGCAACAGCTTTTCTAGATGACGGATTCGATGACAGTATAAAAACTCGAATCATTTCTCCATTCCTCCCCAGGAATCAAAAAAGACCCCTATTCAGGAGTCCTTTCATCAATTAATTTTTTACTTGCTTCTAATACATCTTTTGTAGAGGTGCCAAGGACATCCTTCTTCAAATTGTATATCTTCACATCACCCGACATTTCTCTGACATACTTTTCAAATTCCTTTTTGTCTTTGAACTTATCAGTATCAAACATGCCAGGTCTTCTAACTTTAACACCACGTTCTACCGTAAAATCATCAAACTCTTTACTAGTCGGGCCTACGATTCCAGTGCCCGCAATATGACCACCCAATGATGAACGTCTCATTTGTATGCCTCCCTTATTTCGCGGTATTCATACATCATATTCTTACCATTTGGTGTAGCCCCTATGTAATGCTTCTCACCAATCCAGGTAATCTTTCCGTTATTCTCAGCAACAATGAACATGATGTCATGGATTTCGTCAATATCTTTGCATTCATAAGAACCATGACTAATGACTTGCCCAGGAAACTTAGCATGAACTTTGTACTGTGCAGCTTGCATATCACCACTCCTTATCTAACATTCGGGCTGCGGCCTTATTGCTGGTCTCACCCTTCTCAACTGGGACAGCGTGCCCTCGCTCAATCCAACAGCTAACATAGCTCTGACCATAACCTGTTCCGCCATTAGTATACTTTCTTCCTCTCATCTCTGAAAACTGCTGGTCATTATGCGGACTAGTTGCTAAATAGTAAGCGCTAAAGAACTGGTCTCCTGGGTCACATACTTCAAAGACTCTCCCTATGGCAGACCTCTTTTTATCATACCAGTGGCCGCTAAATCCATCTTCTATTATTTGAACGAACATTCTCATCCCTCCACTTCACACAAAAAAAGGAGAAGACCGAAGCCCTCTCCTAATTTATTAATATGCTAATTTGTAGTTCACACCAGTATCATATTGTTGTTTGATAACAATACCACTTACTTGAACTTCTTCTGTTGGGTCTCCCTCTTCATCTGTTACATTCACCGTGATAGCATCAGCAGGAACAGTCATTTGAGTTACCTCTTCGACAATCGTAGCTGGATTAAAGCTCAATGAGAAGTATTTGCCACTGCCCATATAGCCATCCAATCGAATCTCTTCAGAGAATAAGTCTAAACGCTGACTCTTTAGGTCATGTGACTTACCATCAGAGAATACAACTTTTACATTGTAACGTTGGTCATCTGTATTCAAGATGTTCAGGTCACCAATAGCCTCCTTGAACGAATACCCTTCATTTAATTCAAACGCGATTGCACGTAGACTGTCGTAGTTAAGCTTCACACGATTTGCAAATGATACAACATGGTTGATTTCGCCATGATATTCTGGAGCAACCTTATCTCCTAAATACTCTTGAATCTCAGCAGATGATGGATAGTCAAAGCGAATGTGATAATGGAAGCGACCAGGGCGGCTCAACATGAACTCATTTACTCGATTCAAATCATTAACAGTGATAGCATACAATCTCTTCTGTTGAGATGTACCATCGAACAGACCCAATAGATTGTCTTGATTCTCAACATTAGGATTCTGTTGTTGATTACCGCCACCGCCAAATTGATGACCACGATTAGAAGCAAACATCTTCTCGAATTCATCAAAGATAACTAAGCATTCTTGTTCAATCTCCTCAATGAAATCAGCAATGCCTGGGAATGCCTTCGTAACCATGACAACTGGAATACCCTTCGCAACAACTGCTTCTGCAATCAATTGAACGAACATTGATTTACCCATGCCTTTTTTACCAGAAAGGATAATACCCATGCTACGATTAAACTTCTCGTAAGATTTCAAAACTTTTGTAATCTTCTCAGCATGAGAGCCATAGATTTTCTCCTCAGTAGTTTCAAAGCTTGTTACCTCTGTCAAATAAAAGCCCATCATTGGATGGAACTCCACCTTGTATGTAGCTGCTGGAAGTTCGTTGTAAGTTTTAAGGTCATCACCATAAATTCTAAATGTTTTACCAGTACCGACGATTTTCATAATTAATTCCTCCAGTTTGTTTTTAATAGTTTTCTTCTTCCATCCATGTCTTCACTAACTCTAGCATTTCTTCATTGCTATCAAACTCTGTTACATCCAACCAACTGTTGTTCACTCGAACTAAGAGCCAGTTCCAGCCCCATGCAACAATCACATGAGGGCCGTAACCATCTCGTCCGAATCTTCCATCGCAGAAGCTTTCGATTTCCATGCCAACTTTTAGTTCCATGACTTAATCCCAACGGTCAATCTTCACAAGCTGAGTAGTGGCACCAGTTGTAACTTTCAGTGTCACATTCCAGTCTTGGTCTTTATTGAATCCAATACCACATGCACTTGCTTCATCAGCACCTTCGATTGTCGCATTCGCCGCAAAGTGCTCAAGCGTTCTACGAATTTCACGAAGCTCTGAAATCAAATGCTCGTTGAAGAATCCACGGCCTGCACCTTCAGATGTATCCTTCACATCTTTCAATAAGAAGAATGTGTGGTTACCAGCTTCAGGAGCCTGCTTCTCACCCCAAAGATTTGGAGAAGTGGTAATACCCGTTACTTCAACGAATGTGTTTTGTCCAGCAGTCCAGCTTTCATCAGATGTGATAGCTGCATGACGAATGTGACTTACTTCACCGTTGACATAATCAAATTCAAATACATCAACTTGGTATCCAGTTGAGCCAGATACGCCGTTGTAAGTGAATTTCTTGCCATTACGTAATGCAAGTTCGACTTTAAATGCCGTCTTACCAGTTCCACGCTCGCAGAAGTTATGAACATAGAAGCGATAACGTCCGTTAGGAGCGCCAGTTGCAAAGCGAATGTTTTCTACTGGATGTGGATTGCGATGACCACCGCCATTCATATCAATGTCAAGGTAACCGCCGCTTCGACGACCACGCTTGTCACTCCAGTAAATGTGTTCACCGTATGGTGTTTCACCATGCAAGTCTAAGTCAGTAAATCCTTCCCATGCTAGAGACACACGAATGTCGTTATTTTCATAACGTCCGCCCGCTGCTTCAACACGCTCTTTGATTTCAGCATCCACACCACCATGATAATACCAGCTGAATGTGTTATCCCAACGCAACATGTTTGGTGCGCCTTCGACAGCAGCTGTAACCAATGCCATGAAGCGGTCAGGATTGTCAATCAATGCTTCAATCTTGTCAGCCGTAGGCAATACAGTTCTTTGGAACTTAGCCCATGTCATAACAGTTGATGGAAGATTGCTGACGTTTCCTTGCTTAGGCTTTGTATCCTTTGGAGTCAAATGACCGAATACACCGCCTGTAGTTTTTGGTGCTGCAGCTTGCTCTACTGCCTTAGGCCACCAGAACATGGCTGGCACTTCTTCAATCTTTGCATAACGACGCTTTAATGAGTCAGCACTTACAAGGCCAGCTTCTACAAACTTCGCAAAAATCTTTTCATCTTCACGAATCTTATTAGCTGTTGGAGCAGACTGAGCACGCATGAATGTTGCTGGATTTAAACGCTGTGCTAATGCGCGACCAGCTTCAGCCAATGATGCGCCGCCATTGATATCATTCAATGTTTGACCAACGTTAGAGCTGTTAGATGGAATGAATCCAGTTGGTGCGCCTACTGCTGCTAACCATAGGAAGTTTTCCTTCTGCTTACGGTCTGCAAATGTATCAAGCTTAACTAGCACATTGCGGAACCATTCAGCAGCTGGAACATAACGCTCACCACGGTAAACCGTTTCAGATTTTAATAAAGCAATAACAGATTCAACCGTTTCAACATTGTGCTGAGAAGACACACGACGTAGAACATTGTAGTCCTCACGCTTTGCAGCAGATACTTGATAAGCAGTACGAAGAACGCTACGGTTAGCCATTCCTTCTGGTAGACGAACGTGAACGTGTGTCCACTCACCAGTCTTAGGAGTACCTAATACACGAGCATCAGGAATAAATACACCATCAACACGGGCATTTTGTACAGCTTGTTGCATCGCTGCTACTGCTGGCCCGAAGAATGTTGGTACACTTGCAAAATCAAGAATAGCAGAGCGTTGGTTTCCATCAGCATCAATCGTTACAAGACCGCCATAACGAGTCCAGAATTGACGGCAACCATGACAAGTATAATGCTGGCGTGTTCCCTCTTTGTGCTCTGGAAGGTTTGCCAAGTACAACTCGTACAACTCTTCTCTTGCAGTAGTCGTGAACAATTGCTTGCCGCCATCAATCATCTTATCGAAATGAGCCTGAACAGCAGCCTCAAATTGTGGGTAACCATCACGTACAGAATCCTCGTTAGTGTAAACATTGAATAAGTTAGTCATTAAAATCGTCTCCTTTTTTACATCCGAATTTTTGTTAGCAAACCAATAACAATTAGTTAATTACCCTTGCATTGATGTAATTCATAACAGTTGGTACGACTTCATCAATGAATTCTCTTGCATTTAAACCAGCAACATTGTTGTAAACATACCCTAAAGATTCACATGTCTTGTCTCCTAATTTGCCTACGGCGCTGAGCGCAACGTCAGCCAAAATGAACATGACCGCGATGTCTTGCATCCTCATCTTATTTCCTCCTTAGATTCATCGTATAATCCCTGGACTTATGAACACTACACATCCAGTTATCAACTTGTCGTTGCAAGTGAGAGCTTGTTTCAAACATGGCTATTAACTTACCCCATGCTAAATCAACTAAGCCATAACGATAGGATACTTTTTTCCCACTATCATCGACAATTTTAGTGAGATTAAGAGCAACAACCATGTACTGTCTGCCGCGCATCATATCGTCAACAAATATTAAATCCCCTTCTCCTACTTCTGGATTTTCATTAATATGGACATCCATTATATCAGCCTCCTACGTAAATTACATCAACAGCATCTTTGTCATCTTCTTTAGCAGATGTATAAACATCGCTGCTGTAACGAGTATAATCAAATGCATCAACAAAATCACGACGCTCCAATACCATCTTGCGCTGTGAAGCATAAGCATTAACGGTAGCGTTACCCATCTCCATGCTGTTGTGAGTATGAGCCACGATTAAAGCATTGTCGGGCGCATCCTTAAATTTTTCTTTCATTTGTCCCCAAGTTAATTGACTAGCCATATTATCTACTCCTTCGCAAACCAGTATCGTAAAGCAAAATAAAGAATAACAATAGGTATAATAGCGGGCCAATAATGCCCTATAAAGTGAAGTTTCTGAAGCTCCAATTGCCACCAATCATGAAAGAAACTATTCATCAAAGCTCATCCTCATTGCATACTGGAAAAGCTTGATAATCATCTCTAGTAGAGAACACTCTGCCATTCCAACAGATGTAGTTGTATTTAAGGTCCTTTGCTGTGTGTATACATTCCCGCCAGGATTTTGGCATCATCCTCTTTGCGTCAAACACATCCCTCCAGCCATTTGGCTTTGGCTCTTCAATATATTCCATGAACTTATGAGAATATAAATCCAGAAATCCAAGCGAGATATCTTTCTCCCTGCCATCGGCTAGCCTGCCTATCATCCGATTCATCTGTGGATTACACCAGAAATAAAGAACAGGAGTCAGCCGAGTATTTGTACTTGACCAACATCCTGAATCAGGGTTGTTCCAATCTTCGTTGTACTTCAAACCATTTTCACTAACAGTCGTTACTTTCTTGCCAGATTTCAGCATCTCGTAAAGTTCGACTGACTTTTGCCCTATATTAATCATTTGCTCTCTCCTTTGATTTGTTTTATAAGAGCAGCCTGTCTCTTTCTTTTGTCATCCCACGCTTTCATGCCTTCAAGTTCCTTATTACCTTTAACTTTAGAAATCTCATTAGCCCAGAATAGAAATGGCCCGTAATTAGAATGTCCTTCATGTAATCCATTCCGACCACGAGCATCTGCTAATCCTAATTGAGCAAGACCTTCAACACCCAATGCACTTTTTCTAGCTCCTTCAATCATATCGACTTTCTTCACGTCCCTCATTTCATGAACACGATGAAATCTCATATGATTAAGAACGCCAAAATGAGCGGCATTAAACCATTTTTTCGGAAGCTTCAAACGAATACATATTTCTTCTAGCGGTGCTACACCAGCTTCTTCATGACCATGATGCTTAGGCCACAACTCTTTAGGAGTACGAGCCTTACCAAAGTCATGACAAAGAGCAGTAAATCTCCTTTCAACTTGGTCTGTTAGCTTGCACATCTCAGACAAAACCTGCATCGTATGATTATACGCATCACCCTCTGGATGATGTTCAGGATGTTGCTCCACACCAATTAAGTCATAAACTTCTTTGAAGTGAACCTGTAGGCACTGCCCATTTTTCAGTACTTCAAAAAACTTTTCTGGGTGGTCAGACTCTAAAGCTTTTTCTAGTTCAAGATAAACACGTTCAACCGATAATGACTTCATCTCCTCTTGTAGAGTTTCATCCTTCATCATTTCTAATGTATTCGGATGTACATCAAATCCTAATTGAGCAGCAAATCGTGCGGCCCGATAAACCCTTAATGGGTCTTCTTTAAACGCTTCTGTTGTTGCATTGATTATTTTATTCTTAATGTCTCTCTGACCGCTAAATGGGTCATAAAGCTCATCTCGAAGAATGTTATAAGCAATCGCATTCATTGTAAAATCACGACGAGATAAGTCTTCTTCAATCGTAATGTCGGGACTAGAATCTATTTCAAATCCTCTGTGTCCTTCGCCCACTTTCTTTTCTCTCCTAGCAAAAGCTACCTCACATATTTCTTCTCCGATTTCTAGAAGATATACATGAAAGCTAAGCCCAACAGAATAAGCACGAGGAAATAATCTTTCAAATTGTTCTCCTGTTAAACCAGTAACACAATAATCATTATCATGAACGGGAATGCCCAAGATTTTATTACGGATGCTGCCACCCACACGGTAAGCAATACCCCCAGCTTCATGCACTGCATTAGCAAATTCCATTTCGTTCATCTAATCACTCCTAGTCACATAATAATTGAACAGCCTTTTTTAGTTCAGCCTTGTTAATATGAATAACGCGGCTTTCTGTTTCACCATAAGAGCCATATATATAAAGTTCAACAGAGTCTCTATAATGAGAAGACTCCTCTAAGGCAACGTTTGTTTGTATGCCATCGTGATTGCCAGTGCCATGGTCTTGTACTTCAACTTCAATTTTAATTTTTGCCATCACGCTTCCCTCCAAAATTTATTGCACGTTGGACAATAGAATTCATCAATGCTGCCCACATCTTCTGTAGCAGGCAAAGAACCTAGAACCACGATATTATGAAAAGCATCTCGACAGATGCCTTCTTCAGCTTGAATAAAGCGACGGGTAGGATATTCCTTTTCTTCATTTGGATTTGTCATCAGAACGGCTCCTTATAAGTTAGTACTAGCTTGCCATCAAATACAATCAGACTGATTGGTTCAATGTACGGGTTCCTATCAATAAAGCTTTCATATCCATGAGCAAATACGAACGTTTCAACTAACAGCTTTCTTGCTGGTGGCATTGACGGCTTCAACAGTTCTAACGGGTCCATTCTCATTCTCCTTTACGATAATTTTATTTAAGTATTGCTGGGTTAAATGCGATAATCCTTTTTCATTTACCTTTGTATTTATCTTCGGCATTGTGATTCTCCTCCTCCATTGGTGCTTCTTTAAACTGGTCAAAAATAAAAGTAGCAAAGTAAGCTATGCATGCGGCAATTAAATACCACCACCAATGTAAATGCATGACTAGCCTCCAATCGGTTTAAAATACATCATCCAGCCAGCTAATTCAAGCTGACGCTTAGCTTTCAAAAATATGTAGTCGAGATTCTCACCCAACTTAATTGTTCCATCTTCTTCAAGATGCTTACATGGAATCCATATATTCTGATTGGTTTGGAATCCGTCAGCGCTGCTGATAATCACATAGCGCTTAGCATTGTAGCCTTTATAACTTCTATCAATCAGTCGAATCGGAATGCCCTTGTAATTCTGAACATCAAAATTCAATCTTGCATCTCCTCCTTCTGATAACACATCACTAATCTTAGCGAAAACAAATTCACTAAATGGAACTTCACCAATTGCTTTCATCTTACGTGGTGACAGAGCAACCATATTGGCATCAAACATGATGTCCACAAAATAAAAAGTACGATTACGATAAGAAACTTTATCCCCAAATTTCATTACGATTTCCCCCTCTACATTGAACATGACGCAATGGTCATCATTACAAAAACAATTAGAAAAGCAATGCCAAGGCATCCCCATTCTCTGCCTGGTCCCCAGAAAATAAGATAACAAAGAAACAATAAGATAATCGTTGTAAGCAACATAAAATTCCCTCCCCTTCACACAAAAAAAGGGCTGCCCCGAAGGACAACCCTAGTTTAATTATTTAGATGCTGGTAATTGAATCATTGGTGTGTTGCCACCTTGAACCTGAGGAACAGAACCATTCCATTTCTTAATCCAGTTATCTTGAATGATAGCAGGAGTTAATGATTGTTCCAGCTTAGCATTCGCCTTAGCTTGTGCATCAGCCTTGATTTGTACTTCTTTAGCAGCAGCTTGAGCCTGAATAACTTGAACCTGAGCCTTGTTGTCGGCGTCAATCTTATCGTTAATCATCTCTTGCTCTTTGTTGCGTTGCTCACGCTTTAAGAACTCATTACGGTTCTGTGCATCAGCAATTTGCTGTAAGGATTTCAATGTTGTCTTATCAGGACGAACATCAGATAATGCGAAACTTTCAAGCATGATGCCATCTTTCGCTAGAATCTTAGCAAGTTCAGACTCCATTTCTTTTGTAGCCTTGTCACGTTGTTCAGCATACATTGCTAACACTCCGTAACGAGTAGAAACTTCCTGCATAACTGTTTTAATCTGGGTCTTAATGTAGCTCTCTTCAATTTCTGGAGCCTCTTTACGACGGAACTTGGTAAAGATATGTGGAAGCTTATCATCTTCCATGTGGTAAGAATAAACTACGTCAACATTCACTGACTTACCATCAGAAGTATTGATGTCGAAATCTTCATTCCCTGGAGAGTTCTTTGTTTCCTTCTTAGTAAGATAAACCGTTTCAGTTGATACAGGGTACTGCGTCACATCTACCCATGGTGCATGCCAGCGTAACCCTTGGTTAAGAACTTCTTTCTTTAAGCCGCCAGACAAACTGAACTGGACGCCTTTGTATCCAGGTTGAATAATATCAGAGCTTTGACCAATAATCGTTCCAGCAATAATAGCAGCTACAACAAACCCACCAATTTTAACAGCTTTCTTCTTGTACTTTGTGTATAATTCTTTCTCTTCGATATTTAAGTTCATGCTTCTTTCACTCCTAGTTTGTTTTTGTTGTTGTATTCTATTTAAGCCCTCGTTTAACAAGCGCTGTAAATCCTTATCATCCATTACTTAGTACCTCCGAAAAAGATTCGCCATAACTTAACAGCCCACTTCGCTAGAATCGGGCCGTAGAAAAATCCTGCGCCAATCATTGTAATAAGTACTAGCGCATAATACATTAACATACAATCACCTCAATGCATCATGGTAAGTAGTGTAAAAAATCCACCTACCAAGAAAACTAAAAGGAGGACAATGCCTCCTAAAACCATGCCCCATCTTTTGTCCAGAATTCCAATTACAAAACAGGCAAAGACTGCCAAAAATAATGCGTACATTTAAGCCTCCATTCCGTCATCAACTAGCACAATCTTGTAGCCATCGACGCGGTCAATTAATTTTCCATACCCATTAAACGATGTGAAGCCCATTTGTTCTGTCCAGAACTTCTGTGCCAGTACAACTGCTTCAAGTGCTGAATGAGCGGCGTATAATCTACCTTCATCAACGTGAACTCCTGCTTCAGGATGTATTGCAATACCAACCACTTTATACAATTGCTTTGGTGATACCATATTCATTAGTTCGCTTGTCATTTAAAATTCCCCCTGTAATAATCTTTTTGCTTCCCTATTAGTTCGAGCAACCAACGATTTAAATCGTGATTCATCAATGCCAATTACATCTCCAGGGTCATGCCCTTTCGATACAGTAAACTCAGTAATTCTAACTGACCATACATCGCTGTGTCGATGCTCTGTAACAATACCTCTGAAGATATAACTGTCATCATTTCTTGAGCGATGCTGGCTGTAAAAATTATATTCACGACCAATTTCTATCTCCACGACTACCACTCCTTCGACAGTAAACTTTTTGCTTGAGTATTCTTCTCGAAGACTGTCACTTCCTTCACATGGTCATGCGGAATAAACGTGTACTTCCTCACATCTAATTCATCATGAGGCTTAAGAATACCTTCTACTTCAGGATGCATATAGTGAATCTTGTCATCACGCTCAATAGGAGAACCATCGGTTTCATAGCCTTCCGTAGGGCGAATAATATACCATACAGAACCATTGCCATGATTTCCTTGCACCTTGACCAATACTTCTCGAATCTCTCCTTCTGGACCGCGTAATTCACTCGTTAATTTTACATGCATAAAACCACTCCTTCCGTCGTGCAACGGCGAATATCCCGCTCGGTTAAAAATATCCAAGTATAAAAAAGAGGACGCCGCCATACCTATACTCTGTTGTTAAGGAAAGAGCACAACCAGAAACTCTCCCCTTAACATAAAAAAAGGGACAGCTCTAAAAGAACCATCCCTTCCCTAACTTCCTATGCGTCAACCAATAGGCTGTCCACATAGCGTAGGATTTGCGCCTGAACCTTGCGGTCAAGAGTCAAATCACTAACGTACTGAGTCTGACCTTCACGCTCGTAGCTACGACGTTGCATACGAACATAAAGACTGTCGTCACGGTTAGACTCAACCACGGCAATACCTTTAACTTGACCAATAATGGTTTCTAGCGTAATCGTCGCTACAGTACCATTGTTCCACTGTGCCTCACTAGGCTCGTATACCTTGATTTCACGAATACCCAACGCGTCGTTGAAAGAATCCGCCGTTACACCTTCAGTCTCTGCTGAATCCTGAAGATACCACATACCATTACTAGATACAGCTTGGGCACCTAATCTACGCTTTGTAGCAGGACGCTCCTGAACCTTTGGTGCATTTGAACCAGTAGACTGGCGTGTAGATTTACGTGTAGTAGTTTTAGTTTCTGCCACTTGATTTTCCTCCTTCTTTGTTTCAACCTGAGCTTTCGCTTGGATGTTTTCCTTAGCTGTAGATTTTCTTGCTGGAACCTTTACTGATACTTTTGTTGTCATAATAAATTTCCTCCTATGCCTCTTTGGGCCAATTAATTTTATTCACACGGCGATTAGCAACATACAATAAACCTTACCCTTACCTTTTAACTCTCACCACCTTTAAATATCATCTTACCTACAAACCACAAACAACCAATCACCACCAAGATAATCCCTAGTCCACCTAGAACGGGAACCAAGAATGCAACCACGGCGGGTAATACCGTAAAGCCTAAGAACAAAAAGCCACATATGAAAATCAGACTCCTTATCAGAGCCATATGTATCACTTCCTTTCACATGCGAAAAGGGAGACAGTACCAAGACCGCCTCCCCATATATTAAGCTTCCTTATCAAATAACTTTCCTAGCGGACCTAAATCCATCTTGCCACCGCCAAGCTTTCCTAATAAATCACCCAGGCTAACCTCTTTAAGCTCTGGCTTTTCCCATGGTAACTTGCCACCCATCATATCTTTCAAATCCTTAGGCAGTTCGCCACCATTCTTTGCCTCCTCATGCTTCAAGAACGCCTTCAATAACGGATTATCCTTTGGAATAGCCATGCCTTTACCATGAATAGGATGATTAACAGGAATAGCACCAGTCTTCTTCATAAGGTCATCCAGCATGCCTTGCATAAAATCCTTCTCATCCTGCTCATCAGCGGCGGACGCCATAGCCTCATCCAAATCTACTTCCATTACCTGACGTAGTTCAAATAGAATACCAGGAAGCTCCTTTAATACTTTCAAACCTTCCATTAAGTTATAATCAGAAACAGAAACCTCTAAGCCTTCAATAATAATACCATCAGCTAATTGTGGTACTGGAATCATCACTTTACCTAATTTAAAATTCATGTTCATGTCAACATACCTCCAAAGTTTTATAATAAATTTCACATGACTAAAGGGAGATACCAGCGCGGCACCTCCCTACTTTAACTTATATTCTATCACACTTTTACCTTCCATAGAAGCGAATAACATATCCTGCTTATGCGCACATCCAGCAAACGGGTCTTCCAATGTACCACATAGTAAACAACAAGCACTGCCTTCCATTTCATCAATGATTGGATGACTCTGCATTTCTCTCATTATTCAACAACCTCCGTAAGGGAATACATTAAATCTAACAACGGCTCGGATAAAACCTCCTCAATATAGCCGCGGTAAGGACTATCCAAATAATCAATCTCTAACGTAGGCTCTTCACCCTGAGAATCAACTATATGAATCGTAGCCTCATCACCATCAGGAACAGTAACAGTAACGACGGCAACAACACCACTCTCAAATAAATCATCCGTAGGTTCCTCTACAACTAAATTAGCATTACCAATACTAAACATATACATTCCTCCTACTAATCGGGTGCAGGATAAACTCCCTGCTTATTAAGAATAAATCTATCATCAAACAGAATACAGTCCATAGCTTAAAGAACCATGGTATAACAGACCACATAGTAAATGCCATACATGATTCAATCAAGAACGACATAACCATCCATGACTTAGCACCAACACTTACCGACTGTCTATCCACAACATCACCTCCTAATGGCGGGCGGGATTACCTTATGATTACAACATCACTATATAGTACAATAAGACATAGACAACTATATAGAGATAGACCATATAGCATTACCCCATACAAGATAAGCTAATAGAACACCTAACCACATAGAAGTACCTATACCTAAACAAAACCATATAGCACATTTATTATAATTATCCATACAACTTTCCTTTCATAGGTGTATTTTCCACTTTTACCTCTTATTATAGTACTTATGACTTTAGTCATTAGTCACCCATAATATAGGCACAAGGTACAAATAAATAAACATAACCTCTCAAACCCTTGGTACGCAAGGACTTTTTACTACCAGTACCCTCAAACATTCATTGTGTCTTACCTAGGCCCACTTTTAGTGTGTCCATTTGTTACCTTAAGGTTAAGTAAGTTACCATGACTTTATGACATCCAGAGAGAAAGGGAGTCACCTACACGGCGCTCCCTATGCGTTCCTCTATATAGTCTCTGTCCATCTCCATCTCCATAGGATGGCTTATATAGTATTCCTCCAAGCGGCGGCGTATCTCCACTGGACCTTCTTCGGTATCACACTCTGGTAATACAGGGTCCTGTACTATATAGATATCATTGCCTATATAAGAGATGAATAGCCCGTCGGTGCCCAGTGTCATCCCTTCCTTTAATACATACATACACTTATCAATAAACTCTTCCATTCTACCATTCCTCCTATATAGTACTACTTATGCCTATTAGCTAAATCATATAGCATTATGACACCACATATGAAAAACAATGCCGCCACGTATAACACTCTATTCTATATAGTCTTCCTCTCCCTATATAGTTCCTGCTATATATACCATATACCTATATAGTACATGATACTCTCTATATACATCCTACCTATTAATTCAATTCAATTAATCAGGCGTAATACGCCCACCAGCGAAAGCCTCCTCTAAAGGGGTCCCCCCACAACTTCAACCAGCCGAAGGCGAATAGTCAGCCGAAGGCAGGTCCTCCTATATAGGGACTCCCACACCCTATTTGCATATGGCTCGCTCATCGCTCGCCATCGGGCTTGCACCTGCTACCGCAGGGTCCGATAAAGAACGGGGCCTCTATAGCTAAACGCTCCCCGCGTGCGTCGGCGCAACAAGTTCGAATCTTAAGGGTCCCCTTCCCATGCGTAAACTCCGTGACAGCTTCCCCCCATTCACTTGAACTTGTAACGCGCCTCCTACCAGTCAAGCTTGGCCTCGCTTCGCTCGGCGTATCGGGCGGGTATATTCTCCAGCGTATATAGATAATGTATAAAACTAGCAGCCCATACAAGTAATCATCTCCCTATATAGTAATAAAGGAGGCCGAAGCCCCCATGGTGACAATTACTCTGCTACAACTCCCCACATGTCAAGACCAGCATCATACTGAGCAATAGCCATGATTAATGCAAGAGTTTCACGAGGTACAACCAAGTTAGGAACAGTTTGGAATACCCAGTTGCCATCAAACTCCATATCCAAAGCGTGTGATACAGATACTTCAGCGTCAGCATGTTTCTTCTTGCAGCTTGTGCAGTATAGGTTACCAGTGTTGCCTTTGAATTCTTTACCGCAAGTACAAGTAGCTTTCACATTGATTTCATTAGGTCTCCAGAAACCGAATGCAGGACGAAGGCCGTTCTTTGTATCCACCCATCCAATAGAAGTAGATGCAAGGTCAGAGCTAGAGTTAGCAGATGCATTCTTGATTGGGAACTCCAAGATGTTACCATTAGCTTTGATTTGGATTACCACAGTGATGTCTGGGTTGTTACGAGTACGAGACACTTCACTTGGGTCAACCAATACGATTTGCTCAATACCTAGTTCAGCATCAGACAATGTTTCAAGGATTCCTTCTAATCGGTTTAATACAGGGTATAGTTCAGCATTCAAGTACCAAGGGCCTTCAAACTTCTTGAATTCATTCTTGATTGATTCAGAGCGACCTAGACGACGACGACCTTCAGCAGCAGCAGGCTTAGTATTCTTTAGTACACGGCTAGTAGATTTACGGTTTGGTTTATTCATTTCAGTTTCCACCTTTTCATTAGTTGTAGTTTTAGTTTCTTTTACTTCAGCTTTCTTTTCTTCTTGTGTAGCAGCACCAGTATTTAAACGACGACGACCAGCAACCTTCTTTTCTTCTTGTTTCATTTCAACTTCCTCCTTAGTGTTTTCAACTTTGTTTGCATGTTTAGCCAAGAACTTTTGTGCAGCAGATGATTTAGCGATAGTAGCAGCTTTCTTTTCTTCAGGTGTAGATTCAACAGATACAGTGATTTCAGCAGTTTTAGTAGTTTTCATTAATTCCATCTCCTTAGTGTATGCTTGGTTTAGTACAGCAGCGATTGCATTAGCAACATTGATATCATCAGATACTACAGCGATGGACTTCTCTCCGCCGTTGATAGCTTCCATCACATACATATCAACAGCTTCTTCAAGTCCGTTCTTGCCCTCAGCAGTAAAGTTGTTAACAGTCATTTGGAAGTCTTCAACAAGAACATCAACACCAGCTTTAACATCTTCAGTAGTTGCTACGAATTTTACAAATTTAGTCATGATTAATTACCATCCTTATTATTAGTTATAGTTTTTTGGTTAAATAAATAAAGGGAAGCCCGAAGACTCCCCTGTGGTATTGCTTATAGTCCTAGAAGGTCAGCGATGTAGAACTTCACATCATCACAAACATTCAAGGCTTCTAGTGCAGCTTTAGGGTCAGCATCACGTTTCACATTGCTTACAAGAGAAGCATCGCGGCGAGAACCATCAGCAAACACATAGTAGTTGTTTGTTAATTCGATTTGAAGCATATGCTGTAATGCACCAGTAGCAAGCTCCACATCTTTAGCGTCATCACCAACAAGAACGAAACGTTGACCGCTTTCGATGACACGGTAGACATAGTCCATAGCCTTGTCATTCAAGTAACGAGTGAACTCAGTTGGCATTAAATCTTTGTAACCCATACCATAACCGATTTCATCTTCACGGTCCATAGTCTCACCCATAACCCACTCCACTTTGATTTCTTCTAAGTGAGCTGGAGCTTCGATTACAGTCCCATCTTCTTGCTCTACTTCAAGAACCACATTAGTAGTATCGAAGAAGTATGGTGCGAATGCTGGAATCTTCTTAGACTCTTCACGCTCTTGAGCACGAACGATGGCTTGAGCTAACCAGTACACAGCAAGGTCCCACTTATCGTTCTCAGCATCAGTTAAACCTTCAGGCTTGTTATCAGCTAATTCGAAGATTGCTTCTGCTTGAGCTTCATCAAGTTTCCACATGTTGAATGCAGCAAAGAAGATTTGGTTGATTTTCTTCATTACATCATTGTGACGAACATCTTCTGGCATAGTTGGCGCAACAAATCCTTTATCTGAGTATTTGAATACGTGTGGTGCTCCGTATACAGTTAATCCAGCAGATTTAACACGAACAGCTAATGGCTTCTCAACTTCACCAGGGAACTTAGGCACCCATAGTTTCTTACCTTCTACTTCAACATATGTTTGAACGAATTGACGCTCAACTTGTGGAAGCTCTTTGTAGAATGGAGAAACATAATCAGACTTACCTTGCTCACGTAATGATGCACGTTCAGCTGCTACCTTACCTTCAGACTTAGGAGTGTTGCCATGGTAGTGAACACAATCTTCAGCCGCACCTCTTGTACCTTCAGCACGGAATTCAAACTTGTTGATTGCTTCACCTTTCATTAGGATTTGATTGTGACCAACATAACGGATTCTTCCTTCTGCATCACGATAGTCTGTTTTCTCGAATTGCTCAGCTTCGTTTAATGCAAGTGTTGCTTCAACATCCACAAACTTCTGAGAAAGACCACAAACAACGGACGGCAGGTTGCTACCCACTTGAGCCAATTCAAGGATGCTTAATGGATTCAACACAGAACGAGACTTTCTTGAAGTATCCAAATCACCGTTTACTTCATCACGTTGGAACAAACGTACACTGTGAGCACAAGTAGTACAAAGCTTATTGATGGCATGGATATTACGCACATCTTGTTGAGCAAACTCACCAGTGAACACTTGGATATACGCAGTTACCTGAGCATTGAACCAAGAGTTGTTATCAGCTACATACATAGACTCATCTTTGAAACGTGCATTCTTGCTGTTGATATAACGTACATCAGCAGTCTTGAATACAGGCCATGGGCGTCCACCATTCTTATCAGCATCAACTGGAAGGTTAACTCTTGGCTTACCGTCTTTACCTAATTTGATTGGTAGTACAATATAGCCTTTACCTTCAGCTGGTTTCATAGAGTTGTTACGTGGCTTAGTGAAGTCAGCATCATAAGCAACACGATTACCTTCAGCATCATAGCCATTGAAGTCTAACCATTCAACCATACCCATGCGACCAGTGTTTGGATTTGGCAACTTACGGTTGAAGAACTTGATTTGCATATAATCCTTAGGAATACGCACAGTTACTTCACCGATAATTGTTTGCTCCCACTTCTCACCATTCTTGTTCACACCTTCACTGTGACGAACATACTTACGGCTACGAATCTCTTCACGAGTTGCTTCTGCTTTCTCAGCATAGAACCAGATGTTTTCCACACGCACACCAAAGTCACCAATGCTACGGAAGTATTCATTCTTAGAATTGTTCACGTTGTCCAGCATAGCTTGAATCTCATTTGACAATCCACCAGTATGAGATACGTTAAACTCATTGAATGCACCTTTCTCTAAGTGCTTAGAGTTGTTGATTGCCTTTTGATTACGGTAGTTTACTTGTTCTTGTTCAGTCATAGTTTGAACTTCCTCCTTTTGATTTGTTTCTGCCACTAGAGTCTCACTAGCAGCAGATAATTGACCAACTTCACCTTCAACTTCTACAGTTTCAGCAACAGGACCACGAAGAGATTCCATATCAGCCGCGAAATCTTCATCGTCAATATCCATTTCAAGAGCACGAGCGAAAAGGTTAATCTTAACTGCTTTAGTCATACGAGTAGTGTGAGCAACCATTAATGAATCAAGAGCTTCGTCAAGCATAGCAACAGTTACATTACGTCCAAGACCAGTTACGAAAGCTTCGATTTCAGTAGCAGTTTTAACTCCAGCGTTGATTACCATTTCGATTACAGTTGCGATAGTAGTGTTTGTCATTTTAAATTATCCCCTTTTGATTGTTAGTTTTTTATGATGGCCTCTCACCCATCTGTGTCCTCACTGTTAAACCAACCATTGACTCTCCCGACAACGACAATTATTTATCTATTAATCTGCTAGTGGTGCTTGGCGGCCTAACTTACGACGACCACCTTTAAGTGGAGCAGCAACACCTTCATCTTTCTTAGTCTCCATCTTCACCACGTTTTCTTCTTTCTTTGGTTCAGGCTGTTTAATCTCGATGATTTCTTCCTCTTCATCTTCTTCCACTTCACCAAATGGATTTGTACCGAATAACTTCTGAGCTAACATGCCCAACATCTGAGTTACCTCAGGATTCACAACAACATCAGCAACAGCTGCTACTTTCTTTGCCACTTCTTCATCTTTCTTAGCCTGAGCTTCCAAACGGTCATCCTCAAGGATAGCCTCAACGATTTCTTCATCAGTTGGAAGATTCACACCAGTAGCCTGAGCAATCATTGAAATCTTAACTGCGTCAACACGTTGTTGCATTTCAACGTTATTCAAACGAGTGTTGAACTTGGCAGCAATACCATCAACTTTCTTATTAGTTGCAGGCATAACTCCTTTAACAGTAGAGCCAACAGTTGCAGCAGTAGACTTAGTAGTATCCCAAGCCTTGTTAGCGAATTGAGTTGTAGCTTCAACAGCAGCACCTCCGTTATTTCCTAGTGCTGATTTGAATTGTGATAATGTGAATGCCATGATTATTTTCTCCTTTCGTCCCGCCCCTTTTTGGGCTGCCAGACGTACCAATGACTAAGTGACAGGGATAGACAGATTTATCCCAACAACAATGACGGTCACCTCCTACGCCATACAAAAAGGAGAGCCGAAGCTCCCCCTGTCATTACTTTATGTCACCATAGGCCCATTTAGTTAACCAAGAGCCAAGGCCGCCAGCACCTTTCTTTGTAACCTTCTTAGTGGTATCAATTGCCTTAGCTGTCCTTTCACCAAGACTCTGAGCTAAAGCACCACCACTCGTTTGCTTAGCCACTTGGTCAGCAGTCTTACCAGTACTAGCTTGGATAACAATATCTAAAACGTCATATGCACTCATACCAGATGGGTCCATACCAACCTGCTTTACCATAGCGAATACAGACAATAGTTCTTTAACCTCTTTACGCTTCATAGCAGCACCAGCAATTTCTTCATCTAATGCATCAGGGTCAGCAATGATATCATTAAGAATAGTAATGCGTTTCATTAGTCTTTCCTCCGTGAAGCTTACAAACTCTGAACCTAGTAAATTGATTTCTTTTGACATGATTAATTCCTCCAATTTAAAATTTAGTAACATAATAAAGGGAACTGCGAATCGAGCAGGAAACAGAACAAACTCTCCCCGTCATTTAAGAAACCCCGCGACGGGTGTTTCTAACTACGTTAGGCTCCCACCCCCTTTCGGTAGGTGAGTAAAAGACAGACGACCTGGGTACTTGCTGTTGATTGCTGTTGCTTCAGATGTTTGTACGTGTTGTTTCATGATAGTTTCCATCTCCATTGCTTGTGTTGCTTCCCCAGTAAACCCCCGCCAACCATTTCTCCTCTCCCTAGTGTAACTCTGTCTGTATACATCGAGGACAAACTTAGGCGGGCCTTGCACTTTTACCAACTCCTTTCATACTATGCTCAGGGACCCATACCACCCTGGCAATCTTACTAGCACCCTCCAACCAATGCATGCTGTTACCAACATGCCCCTCACCAGTTCTTCGGTAACTGGCTACTGTGCTTTAATTAATCCGTGGCAAATGCGACTAGATGACAACTTCCCTATCTCTGATAGTAATTTGGGGGAAGAGGTTTTACCTTTTTAGTACGTGCTGTTATATCATACATAGGTGCGTCATCAAATAATCGAAAAGCTCTACGGACTAATGCAGCTGCATCCTTCTTGATGGCAACTGAGAATAACGGTCTAAGGCTAGACACTAAAGCTCGGATTTCCTTTAGGTCTTTACAATCTCTTTCCATCTTTGTGATAGCGTACTTAAACTCACCTGCACGGGCACATAAATCCATGAAGTATTCAGTTTTGATTTCTTCATTACCCAATGCATTGATGCTTGTTTCGCGAACGACAAGACTGAAAGATTTTGTAGCAACGACTTTTCTGTACGTTTGCCCCTCAAACTGCACAACGCCCTCGATATTTACCAAGCCTTTATGGACTTCAATGTGGTAAGAGCGATTGTATTTCTCAAATTCCCATGTTAGCATTAATTGACGGTTCTCCATCCTTATTACCTCCAGTAATGATTTGAATGAAAATCGTATGTGCCAACCCATTGATGTGTGCTACAATATTGCTCTCTTTAACCACTCGATTAACATAGTGGCGGCGAGCATTAATGCGTTCTTTAATGTTAACAGTATTACAAGGTGCATAGAAAGCTTCATGTTGCTCAACGATATTGTCAATTGCTTCAGAACCCAAGAAAGCTTCATATTTACGACCCATCTCCAATAGCTCTTGAATGTTCAAATCATGAGCGTCATTGGTCAAACCAAAGATGGCCGCATACCTTCTTGCTTCTTCAAAGTCTTCTAAATTGTGCAAAGTCTTTGGTGCTAAGTTGATGTGTTGATGTCCACAGTGTCCTGCTAGTCCATAGATAGCGATGCCCATAGTAACGGCAATTGATGCTAAAGCCAATAAGATGATTAATAGTGTTTCCATTGATAGTTTCACTCCTGTAAGTTTTGAATTATGATTATTCTTCTTCTGATGCGGCTACTTCTTCTACCACTTCCGCATCAATGATGTCTTGAGTAGATTTCCAAAGGTGTCTTTCTTGTAATGCGCGATTGTCTTTAAACAGACGAACCTTCTCTGCTTGCTCAGCTTCCCACTGTGCCTGAAGCTTGCGTTGTCTTTCAATTTCAGCCAGCTCATCTTTGAGTCTTTTCTTTTCCTCATTCCAAGCCAGGATAGCTGCATGGTTTTCTTCAATTAATTTGGCAATGTGCTGCTCGTGCTCAAGGCGTAATTTTGCCTGACGCTTTTCTTCGCGCTCCAGTCTAGTCTCAAGTTCAAATGCGTGAGCAACAATACGTTTAACTTTTTCCCATAAACTGATTCTAGTTTTAGCCATGATAGGTTCCTCCCTTATTATAGTTCGAACATTGCAACAAGCCAGCAGTGTAACTCATGAGCTTGCTCAGGCGTAATGACGCAGAATTGTACAGCTTGGGTAACGGCCCCGTAAAACTTAAATACAATAGAAAGAACTTCTTCAATAGAGAAGAAACTTTCAGCATTGCCAAGAAGTAAAACATCCTGAACGGCTTCGGTTAATTCAGCACGGATTGCTTCATCAATAGTCATCATTATTCTGCATCTCCTGGGATGTCTAGAGTTTGACCTGCGTGAATCCAGTGACCTGCATCTGTTGCATTGCGAACATCGTCATGCATCAGTCTGTCTTTGTTAGCTTCCCAGATTCGATGCCATTGATTACCGTCACCATAGACAGCAACAGCAATATCCCACAGTGTATCACCATCATGGACAATAGCAGTGTCCACTTGAACAGGGACAATGTCTTCATGACCATCGACAGAAACAGCATCAGAAGGCTCTGAAGGCTTGTTGTCAACAACAGGGGCTGGACTATTCTCCTTAGGCTTAGACTGCTCTGTGGCCTTGTGAGAAGCCTCAGGATGCACCTTAGGAGAAGGAGCTTTATCAACACCCATGTTAAACATAGAGACAACAGCAAACAGCACCATTAATGCACCAGCAGTAATCAGCGCTTTAGGGCCAAACTTCTTAATCTTAGCCCAGATACTGCCGAAGAAGGCGGCAACTGCATCTTCAAAAGCAGGCTTTTCTTCTTTAGGCTCATCTGTATTCATTTGAGCTTCGTACATTTCAATCTGAGCCATAACTACCGCACGCTTATTCTTGTAGTCAATTACCTCTGCAAGAATAGCATCAATATCCATACGGATATCTAGTGGGATATGTTGACCGTATTCATTGTGAGCATCCTCCGTCATGCTCTTTGATTTTGCAGATAGTTCATCTTCCTGAGCTTTAAGGAACTTAAATTCTAGTCCAGCTTGAAGATAGGTCATGCCTGCAACCTTGATTATATAAGCAGCAAATAAATCTTTGTTAGCAACTGCCTCTAGAGCAACATGCTCCATTAAATAGCTATACTTAGCAAATACATCTTCTGGATTCACAATGTCACCAGTGTCCACAACACGACTAAGGTCAAAGTCATATTCAGACTCTTGCTGTTGTTGGTGAAAATAATCAAGAGCATCTTGGACTGGGCGCTCCTCCGCATTCTCAACACTGTAGCTTCCTACTGGTAAATCAATCACCGCATCATCCCCAGGAATAAAGCTATTGATTTCATTAACCAAATCACCTAGGTCAGAAGGGATTGTTAAATCAGCTTCAGAATGCACTGGAGGAGTATCGAAATTGTCATGACGGTGCAATTGGCAAAGACCATCTTTCACAGCCACTTCTTCACACTTACGTCCATTAGGCCAAACATAAGAGCAGATAACTAAAACATTAGACTCTTCAACAGCAGGACGGTGAGAAGCACAGAATCCGTTAACCAAACCAACAGTTTGCTTGCAGCGTTCTCCATTCTTCTTGATTGCTTCACAAGTTACTTTTCCACGACGATTAGCCAAATTAATTACCACCTTTTAATAGTATAGTTTTTACTCGCTGGACTTAGGGACGGACGACCTTACAATACAAGCTCCTTTCTGGACAGTTTAACGCCTTGTCCAGGGCGGGAGATATTACTCCTGAGAGCTGTGCATGAATTCAAAGATGTTTACTACTTTAGGGTTAGACTCATGCTCTTGAACATCAGTATCAAACTTCTTTAATTCCTTAAGCTGCTTATCAGTAGGAATATTGAATACAAATCTACCAGCTTCAACCTTCAGGAGCTTTTCCTCAATAAGAAAATTGTATTTCTCTACACGGCTTAGGATTGTTTGAATAACTTCAATCTCTTCACCGTATTCTTTCTCTTGCTTACAGATAAGCTCTTCAAAGCGTTTAACATTCTCCTCTTTGCGTAAATCAAAGTGAAGGTAACTACTAGCTGTAGCAATATCTTCATCTGCAAGGTAAATGTCCATAGCTCTAACTGAGCCATTCTCTTTACGCTCAATCACCATAGCCATACGAGGAGCCTTATCTGCCCATGCACCAGTCTTTGTTTCAATGCCGATAGTACAAGCATTGTAAGAGTAAATCGTGCCAAATAGAGGAGATTTGACAGTCTTATAGTGGCGGCTTGCATTAAACTTCTCTTTACGAAGAATATATAGCTCCTTCTCAAGAGTAAGCAGACGTAAAGCTGTTTCTTCACTCATTTCAGCAGAGCGCTCAATAGCATCCCTTACTGATTCATAGCGAACACCATAAGCAGTAACGTATAGTACATTCAAGCTGTCAATCTTTGTCGTGATACGTGGAGCAGTTTCAGAGTCATAAGAGCCAGTGCCAAATTTACCAACAAGACGGTTCTTTTCCTCAGCGGACATTTCATCAGCAAGTTTCATTGCCTTAGCTTCAAGCTTTTCATAGAGAGACACAGGAGCAGCTTCAGACTTAGACTTCTTACCTTTCATGACCATAGCAACAATAACAGCAACCAACGCAGCAACAACAACAACAGATAAAATAATAGTAGCTTCAAACATTCTAGATTCCTCCAATGATAGTTTAATTTTATTTTAAAAGGAGAGGCCCGAAGACCCCTCCCATTGTTTTAAAGCAGATTTAATTCTTCTAAATATCTACGCATTTCAATGATGAATTGACGAGCATAGGCAATAGTAGGAGCATTGGTTTTATTATGACGCACCACATACTCGAAAATCTTAAAGCCTTTAGCCATATAATCATAATCAGCAAATTCCTCACACTTATCAATTAAGCACATTGCTCTAAGGAATTCATGCTCCTTTTCCATATGACCAAGTACATCAATAAGACCCTGGTAATTGCTAAGAGTAATGAAACGATAAACTTCTTTAGCACCAGGAAGATTGACTCTGTAAACAAAACCAGATGGAGACATGTCCTGCAGTAGTGCAGCAATTTCCTCAGCAGTAAGAATTTCTTTTGCTTCACCAGAGATTGATTTACCAGCAGCCTGCTCTTCCATAGCACGACGAATCATTTCACGCTCTTTCTTGAAAGTAGCCAAAACCTCAGAGTTACGCTTCTTGTTCTTCCCAAGTAAAAATTTCTTGATATCAATAATCATGCTAGATTCCCTCCCGATTTTGTTTTTCTTGAATTTCTTTTTGTTCCATTAGATAGTCGTTCTCAAATGCAATAACACCTTTGGTTGGAATGACAATACCAGCAATTAGCCAACCTTCTTTACTTGCCCTAACCTGAATGACTGTAAAACCAGCACGCTGAAGAGCTGCTTTAGCCGCAAACTGCAATCTACCTCTTTCACTAAACAATTCCCAAGAAGCCAGTTTACTGATTTCATTAATCTTCTTGTACTCAAGGTCAATAAAGTAACGGTTTGTTTCTGAGTCATAGTTTAACTCGTAGTCAACTTCGCTTTGTCTCACCTCCTCTAATTGGTATATAAGGTGTTCTAGTGGGTTCATGATAGTCATCTGAACTCCTCCTTTGGTTTATTGTCCTTCATGGGAATGGCTACCCAATCCAGACACGATAAAAAGAGAAGGCCCGAAAGCCTCCTCATAGGAATTATTAACGGCAATCTTCGTGATAGCACTCACTAGGAGTGATAGGCTGATTCCATTCTTTCTCAATATCCTTCTGAGACCTACCATCAAATGCGAATGGGTTGTTCATAGACACGATAATAAAAGCAATTACACCTAATACAGTAACAACAATAGCCCATTTAATAACTTTCGCTAAATCTTTCATTTTACATTACCTCCAAAAATAGTTTATTTAAGTTTTCAATAGCTTCAATTAACTGACTGTTGTTTTCAGGGTGTAGCTGAGAGGCACCACCACTGGCAGGCGGCTCCTCATTCATTCCTTTATCTTCTGCCTCGTCTAAGATGTCGATAATTAAGTAATCTGGGATGTTAGTTCTACTAAGCACGGCTTCACATTGTTCAATATACCAATGAACAGGAAAGCCAGGGTCAATCTTAAGGTTTTGTGCAATACAATGTGCAATAACGCTCTCGATGCCAATACGTGCAATCTGAATCTGTTTATCCTTTAGAGTTACTCTACCGACACGCTTCATATTAGTCCTCCAAGTCCCAGAGCCAATTCCAAACTTTCTTTGCATCACTGCGAAGAGTACGTTTAGACTCGCCCTTGTATCCATTATTAAGGTAAACAACTTTATCTGCAGGCTCTTCAATGATAGTCTCAACAGGCGCAGGCTTACGGTTCTTCATGAAGCTAGGAACATCAATAGATTCTTCCTTAATCATGCTTACACCATAAGTAACAGCAGGTTCACGACGAACAACAGGAGCAACAGCAGGCTTACTAACGTGCTTAGCAAATCCTTTACCTGAAGCATCCACAAAAGTCATAACGCCATTCTTAACTACACCTTTACCAACCATTCCTAAAACCTTTTCCATTATAGACTCCACCTTTGCTAGTTTAGTTTTTTATATAAATAAAGAGAGGCCCGAAGACCTCCCATTGTTTTTACTTATTGAAGTGTTCAGCAATAAATGCTTTCCAAACGCCCTTTTGACCAGGATACTTCTTAGTGTATTGCATGTAAGCACCCTGACATACAGGATGGAACTTACGGAACTCATTAGTGTCATTAACATTAATCCCATTATCAATAGCAAATTCAACAATAGGGATAATGACATTTAAGAATCCAGCTTCATCACTAGGCACCTTAGACCAAGCCACAGAGTACCCACTTCTACCCTTATTAAGTGGAGTACAAATAGTGCTAAGAGTAAGCCTGCTGCTACCTTTCTTCTTAATAGTAGCTTTACGTTGTTTCTTAGCAGGCTTTTCAGTAACCTCAATAGCATCCAAAATAGTATTCACAGCTGTACTATGCTCTTCGATTACTTCTTCTAACTTGCCATGAGTAACAGGAACCATTGGAGTTAATTCAAATTCAACTGGAGCAGATTGCAGCTTAGCTAATTCAACTTGAAGCTCTAATTCTCTGATACGTAGTTCAGCCAATTTGATTTCCTCTGCACGCTTGTTGCTTTCTCTTGCATCTAATACCTCGTTTAACATTGCTTTAAATTGTTCCATCATCATTTCCTCTACCTCTTTCTCTGCTTGTAATTTAGTATCTGCGATTAATTTATTGTAAAAGCTTTTGTTCATGAAACCCCAAACATCATCATCTGCATTTGCTACGTTGTAATCTACAACTTCTTCAGTTTCAAAATTAGTAACACCAGTACGTTTCATTTTATCTTCTAGTGATTCTGTAGCTAGTTTCTTATCAGCTTGCTGCTTTAAATGATGACCTTCTGCTGCTAATTTACCTTTCTTGCTCATTCTTTTGCTAACTTCTTCGTATTTCTTTCCCCAATTTCTTGCCATTCTAGTTTCCTCCTGCTAGTTAAAAGTATTTTTTATAAGAAAGATTTAACGGATTTCTTAACTTCAATTTCCGCTAAAGTCTTTTCCTTCTGGTACTGCGCTGTTTCTAGTAAGCCTTTAATCCAATCAATATCATTTTGATTAAATGTTTCAGGTGCTTTAATCATCATTGAATAAGTTTCTAAATAAGAATCAATGTTTGTGTTCCAAACCCTAAGTGCTGCGTTTAAAGATTGAATCTGTAAATCTACCATTTCAGCAGTTAAAATATCGAATTCTAAGTTCATTAGTTTCTACCTCCATTGTTAAATTCTCTCCAAGCTTCGTTTTGCACAAGGCGAAGTTTACGAGTAAATTCAGGTTTTTCGATGTGATTCAAGATGTCTTTCATTTCGGTAAGTTCGGCAGTAAGCTCTTCTTGTAAACGAAGGTTTCTGTTGCGAATGGCTTCTTCCAATAAACCGTGGTACATTTCAATGTCCTTTCTTAATAGGTTCGCAATGATAGTTAATTCTGACATGTTTGTCCTCCAGGGTTAAAGTCCCACGACTATTAATTGGTGACCACAAGGGCCATGATATAAAGGGAACGGCGAATCACATATAGCCTAACTACCTGGCTATATTAAGAATCCCCGTCCCAATTGAAATTAAAGGTAATGCTGCGAGGACTAGACGGGAGCTGAGTACGCTCGTATCTAGCAACCTCATAAGACATGGCTTTAAGCATACTTTCATGAATGCTCATATCAAAGTGCCAGTTAATCTCTTCTTCCACATAGATGTCTTCACTTAAGCCATAGTAGTAAGTATCAATGTCAGTATCTACTTGACCAGCTTTATATCCTCTAGCTCGTGACCTTCCACCAAGCAAGTAATCATTAGGGTTTACTAGGAAACCATTTTCTGCAGGAATACGAATACGGCGGTGCTGGATAAAACCATTTGTGTTATTTGCATAAACAAGAGCAGTAGCATAAGATGTAGAAAACCAAGAAATACCTTCAAGATTATCAGTATCAGAACCACGGAAGATATCGAAAACATACCAGCCTTCAGAATCAACAGTGTAAACAGGTTCAGTAGAAAGCATTAATTCAGCAGATGGTTTATCTAAAACTTTTAACATTATAAAACTTCCTTTCCAATTAAAATATTTTGTTTGTACATTTCAGAATCAGCGGGCAATTCTACCCAAGAAATTAAACCTTCGATTTTTGATTCTTTTCTTTTTTCGAAATTAACTTGCTTGATTTTGCTTGAAGAATCTGAGTAGTAATCTTGGTACATTTTTTCAATGCGTTTTCTTAGAAGTTCGTTTTTCATTTTCTTTTCCTCTTTTCTAGTTGTAGGTTTTTTATGTAAACACAAATATAGGAGGCCCTATATAGGACCCCCCCTTATATAGACCCCCCTTATAGGAAGGCCCCTTATATAGCACCCCTTATATAGAGGCCCTACTATATAGCACCCTTTGCTAGCTGCTTCTTGTAGTAGGCCACAGTAGCCTCTAAGTACTGTCTGAATACAACAGTTTGTACTAGTTCTTGTCCAATCCAAATCTCCCATTTAGGTGCATGTGCATCCATTCTTTCGCATTTCTCAATTACTGTTAATGTTTTGTTCATCTTATATTCCACCTTTATATTAGTATTAGTGTATTGGTTGGTTATCCAGGTACGCCACGAGGAGGCTACACTATGTACCCATATAAAGACCTCTGTATAGAGGCCCTTAGTCATTAATACCAGCAGCTTTACAAAGCTTCTTATATTCTCTTTTACTCTTCATATGCTTGAACCATTTAGCTACCTTCATTGTTAATGGACGTAGTGCGATAGCTAGGCGGCTGTACTTATTCCATTTAAAGTCATAGCCTGGTGTACCATATCTCAATATAGTGAAGTCCTTTGAGCTATACTCAGGTACATAGTATTCATTAATATAAATAGATGAAGAACCAAATCCATATGGACTAGCGTATCTACCATAGCCATACTCAAAAGCAGCACTTGTTTCGAATTCAACTAGTATTTCATCTGATACAATACCACCTAAGAACTCATAGCATTGTTCAGGAGTATATACATGGTCTTCTCCAATGGCCTTAAACTTTGTTTGTTGAGATAAGAAACATACATTTGCTTTATTATCAGTGCTTGAACGTACATCTTCTTGCAATTGACCTACAACTGTTTCTCCATTCATAATCATCTTTAATTCCTTTACACTCATGTAACGATATACTTTTGCCATTTTACATTCCTCCAATAGGTTAGTTGTATTTGAAGTAAGGGGTGGGCATGAAACGTTTCACTGACCAAACTTCATAAATATACCTTGTCGCTGAAAAATTTTATTCTTTTTCACCTATAAAGGGAGCACACATTGGGAGGAACTCAGAGGTAGGAAGGGGGTGGGCGAAAGAATGAAGCCATCATTTTATATCAAAGGAACACTCTGCAAAATAAATTACACCATTTTTTCTCTATATAAGAGAACATACGTTCTAAAAGAGACCATAAAAAAAGACCTCTCTATTTTCCGCTAGAGAAGCCTCTTTCCATAGGAGAGAACCTATGCCAAAACATATTAATGGTAAAACATATACCTACTGGAGGAATGCCAGTAAGAATGTTTGCTATCTATATTATAGACTGTACTTATTTGTCTTATACCCCAGTGTGCCGCGTTTTTTAGCTTTACTCCCAAATCAATTTCTTTTTGCTAAGAGAAGCTCGACTGCTTCATCCATTAGCTTGGATAGTGGAACCTTTGTGGTGTCTGACAGCTCCTTTAAGGCGGCGAAATTCTCTTTAGTCAACGTGCTTGTAAACTGGATACGATTCTTTAAGGGCCTCTTTGCCATAACCAGTACCAACCTCGAATCTCAACTTATCATTGTTTAGCATTTCACACACAAACCAGGCGTCTCCTTGGCTTTCAAATGGGCCGAAAGTAAATACATCATCGTACTGTTTTTTAATCAACCATGCGTTAAGATATGCTTCAATATAATACATTATTTAAACTCCCTCTCTTAGCTTTCCGCTCGTTAATAATTCCAACAACATTGTTGCATCACCTTGGTCATGAAATGGACCTAGCTTCCAGAATCGTTTGTCTCTTCTCATAATCCAATAAGAACACTTCACATGCTCTACATAATACTCAACCATTGTCTTTTCTCCCGATTAATTATTGATTAAACAGAGTATATCATAAAGTTAAGGTAACTGCAATAACCTTAAGGTAACAAAAAATATACCCAATATTCATTGAAATGTATAATAATGAATGCATTTATGCATATTAAAAACAGACCCATTCCACCTAACGGTGGCCGCCGAATCACCTTTCACATAAGGTTAAGTTATAAAAGAATCTCCATTCTTTATCAGCTAATGGCGGTGGGTCTTCTTTATATAGAACAGAGGGTGAGAGCTGATGAATAGAATGAATGGGTTATTCTTCTCCATAGGTACATTCATTGCAGGTATGCATCAAATGACAATAGCGGGCGGCGTAGGTAATCTTATTTTTCTTTTATTATTTATGGTTGGTCCTATATGTTTTGTTTCTGTATGTATATTTGTAACTTATATCATGATAGAGCGTAATGAGCGTATAGAGAAACAGGGGCGGGGCAATTAATTAATGGATTAGGAGAGTCACATGGAGGCGAAGCCTCCTATTGATATGTCCTATAAGAGTATAGAGAGTAGCTATAGGGAAAGACATAGGGAAGCACATAGAGAGGGAAGAGTAAAGAGGTAATATATACTTGTTGTTAATATAAAACGCGAAACCTATAATAAGGATACAACACAAGCACACACACTACATTACTCCATGTTAAGCTAGGTAAACGAACCATGCCCATAGCGTCAGCTATAGGGCTTTTTTATTTTTCTCTTGCAATATTTCAGTAAAAAGGTTTATATGTAAGCAGAAGGGAATATATCGGACATAAGTTAGGTATAAAAAACGCGCAGCGGCGCGGAGCCTTCGGCAATAAAAGGTATCTTCTACGGGCTATTAAACATTCAGTGAAATGGGAGCCGTCAGAGAAGGATACCTTTTTTGTTATTATTTTAATTTATTATATAAAACGCGAATTTCTTTTCTTACTTCCCTAACAATCCAAATCGTTTGACCAAAAGAAACAAACCACATTGCGGTATGAGATATAAAGAAGAAAAATATCATCCATGGGGGTGCAACAAGGAACGGCTTCTTTTTCAAATTCCCCATCTTTTTATTCCCTTTAGCATTTTGTTGTTCTCCTCTATGAAATGGGCGCTTTTCTTTGCCCTAATCATAATGGTAATAGTACCAAAGAGAGCAATAATACCTCCAACAATCATAACGCTAACAGAAGTCCTATTGTGCTCTCTTATAGATTTCCTTATCCTTGCTGTTTGGGCAGCAGAGATGGTGGCGGCTATAATCGTACTGACAATATGCCACGATGCCACAGTCCCTCTTATGTCCATAATATCATCTCCATTCTTTATCAAACCTATTTACAAACTTGATACTAAGTGGTTACGGTGTCCATAAGGCGATACCTGACCTACCATACCATTCCAGGGTGCTTCAGACGTAGGTTCAGGTGTCCTGGTTTTATTATGCCTGAAAGGAAGTGAAATTATGTCTGCCAATAATCGTAAAGCAGAACTAATGAAGATGCAGCAAGTACAATCCCTTACTGAGGTGGAAATGCCCGCGTCATGGAAGTTATCCGATAAAGGACGTGAAGCAATCCAACTAGCGGTGGGAATGTCCCATACGAAACATGGTTTGTACGCATCTATTCCAATGCTATGTAAGGCAGAGGAGTGCCCATATGCGGCAGTATGTCCGCTTGTTGAAATGGGTAAAGCACCGAAGGCTGAGAGATGTCCATTGGAGATTGCCATGATACTAAGAAAATACGAAGAGTATAGTCGTGAGTTTGGTATTGATGAATCCAATGTTGTTGATATGAGCTTAGTAAAAGACTTAATTGACTATGACGTTCAGTTATTCCGTGCAGAGAATAAGATAGCTGTTCAAGGTGACTTCGTTGAAGATGTCGTTGTAACGGTAACTGAAGGCGGCGAGGCTATCACTGCTCCACAGCTTTCTAAGGCTACTGAATACAAAGACAAGATTATGACGAAGCGCTTTAAAGTCCTTGAGTTGATGAACTCTACTCGTAAGGATAAAGCAGGAGATAAGATGACTATCTCGCTTGACCCATCTTCTTACGCTTCACAATTGATGTCTCAGATTGCAGGTGGAATGAAACCTGGTCAAATCATTGATGTTGATTATGATGAGCTTGAAGACGGTGAGGAATAATGCCGTCATTCAATATGGATTCCATCATTGAGCAAGCAGCAAAGCTCAGCCAACATGAGACAGCTGTAAACCTTGGTGTGAAAGCTGGTAAAGGTCTCTACAAATATGCCACTGACCCTGTCTTTGCGCTAGGCATAGAGGCCGCTACAGCAGCCACACACGCGGTTGCACTGGACATGATTAATGACAAGCATGAAACAGTAGGGGAACTTGCTGGAGACGCTGTAGGCATGGCTGGAATGGCTTACGCTGGTGGTGCTCTAACGAAGATGGCTCTTCAAGGTCTAGCCCGAACAGAGTATGGCTCTAATCTTGTTGGCAACGCGATAGATAAGACCATTAATAAGATGAAGGCACCTAAAGCAGGAGCTGGCGGTATCGTTCCTCATCAGTCTAATCCAAACTTTGTCATGGGAGAAGAGAAACTCACTGTCGGTAAGCTTGTCGGCAATAGCATGAGGAAGTTCGTGAAGCCTGTTAATATGGGTCGTTTAGCCTTTGGTGGTGCTGGTATGGCGGCTGGTCTTCTCTATACTATGATGAATGGTGAGAAGGATGGCGCTGGAAGTACAGCCTTCAACCTTCTTGGTGGTGCTGGTCTTGCGATGATGGGCCATGAACTCTATGGTCACTTCCAAAATAAATCCATTAAGGAAGCGGAGAAAGCGGCGAAAGGCACAAAGACCGTTAAGGACATTGCTGAAAAGAGCCTTAACAAGTTTACGGACACGAAAACAGGTGCTCTCTGGAAAGAGATGTACGGAGAAGTGATGGATTCTTCTGCCGCTAAGCATGTGAAGGATGCAATGGACAATATCCTCAAGACTGAACATGGTCAGGCAGTAAAAGGTGCTTTTGAAAGCATCATGAACTCTGACTGGGAAGGCATTACCAAGATAGCTCAGAATCCTGATGCCTTTATGGAGAATGTAAATAAGACACGGGATTATGTTCGTGCCTACATGGATAGTCCAGAAGGTAAGGGTGCTCTTAACAGCTTATATAAGGAAGCAAATGTTGAATTTGACATTAACAAGAAAGACCTTGTGAGAGCATCAAGGGAAGACTTCTTGGATTTCTTCAAGAGTCACATGAGTAAGCTCCGTAATGGAGTCGGCGGTGCCAATAAGTTCTATGAGGATAACCATGAAATGATTCAGAAAGGTTTAAGTCATTTCTTCAAGCCACATGAAATGCAGGATATACATAACTTCATGACGGGCGGCTTATCCAAGATAGCGAAAGGGCTTGACGACATTGTCTCTCAAGGAGTCTTAGATGGTGACATGGGCGGCCCTACTCACGGACCAAAGGGCTTAGACACGGGCGAAGATACAATTGTTGACCAGAGGAAGACCAAGGCAAAAGAGGTCTCTGAGGAATTCGCTCACAATGAGCCAGCTCATGAGCAGGTTACCGTAAGCAAGGTTGAAGAACAGCTTGCAAAAGAGAAGCACATTACCAGTATGAAGAATATTGCCAGCCAGAAGAAAATCACCAACTGGTTTGAAAAAGGCAAGATGCTGGGCGCTATCGGAATCGGAGCGTTTGCTGTTGCTACTGTCATGGATGCATCTGATAGATTAGACCATCAAACAGAGACATCTAAAATGGTGAATGCTGAAAAGCAGATGAAGGACAAGAAACAGCGCGACATGGAACGAAAGTACCATCAACAAGCCTATGGAGCTATTAATATGGGTGATATGGTTACTCAAATGTTCCAAGACCGCATTGGTCATCACAAAATGGGTAATGCCAAGTTTGGAAGTAATCAGATGATGATTCAAGGACAAACATACACATTTTAGAGGAGTGATTTAAGTGACTATATTAGAATCAACAGTAAAAGGCGCTGAAAGAGTCTTTGAAGGAGGAGCACATACAGCAGCAAAGAACCGCTACCTTAGAGATGCTGCTAGTGGTGCATTTAAGGACAAAAAAGGTATGGACCGCTGGAAAGAAACTGGGCATATTATGTCTGGCTATATGGAAGAAGCTGTTGAAAAAGGCGGATTCTCTAGTGCATGGACAATGGCTGGGCATCATGCTGTTCGTGGTGCAGTAGTCGGTGGTGCTATCGGTGGTACAACTTCTGCATTAAACGGCGGAAGCTTCTGGGATGGAGCAAAGGCTGGAGCATTCAAAGGTGCTACTATCTATGGTGGACTAAGAATGGGTCAAGCTGCAACAGGCGCTACAAGCCTTAACCCGTTTGCTGGTAAAGGTAAGGGAGCACTATCTAGTGCATTAAACATTCATTCTTTAACAGGCGGTAAGAATGTAAAGGTAAGTAAGCAGGCTGCCAAGATTCTTGCTCAGCGCCAAGGCGATGGTCTTGTTCGTGGTGTTAACAATCTATACAGTAAGTAGGTGATATGAGTGGGACTTGAAGATAGAATACTGAAAAGCGCTTTGAAGTTTGGTAAGAAGAGTGCAAAGTTTGTAGCTGACACGACGAAGGCTACAGGTAAAGAAGCTGTTGATGCTTTGCACACTGTTCAGAAGCCTCTTGATTATATAGCTGATAAAGCTGCTGATGGTACTGTTAAGGGTGCCAAGCTTACTGGTAAACTATTAACAAAGAAAACAGACCCAAGTCTAATGAACTTCTATACAGGGCGTGACCTTAGTGCATTTAGTAAAGTTGCGATGCCTGTAGCTGGAGCTGCTGTTGGATATGGGATGTTTGTAAAGAATACAGCGTTCGCGCCTAAACCTGGTACAGTCAGCTATGGCAGTGAGGCTCCAGTATTCGCTGCTGATGGTGTAAGCAACACAACAAATGCACCTACGCTGAATGCAACAGGTAATATGGTATTCGGACTACACAATGCAAGAAAGGGGTAATATAGATGCCTAATCCAATGAATGCGCTGAAGTTTTTAAACAGAGGCGGAAATGCAGCAGGCGCTGCGGCTGGTAAAGGCCCAGGCCTATTAACTAAAGGTATGGTGGGATGGTCAGTCTTTGAAACAGCTAGTAATATGGCTGGTGGAGATGACTTCGGAACAGCTGCTATGAAAGGTGTAGTAGACTCTGTTCTATGGACAAACTACATGCCAGCTATGATGGGCTATCAATTAGCTACTGGTCTTCCAGCGGCAGGCCAAGCTGCTTATACATGGTACAATCAACAAAAACAATGGTTCAACAATATGCACTTGAATGGTCAAGTTGGAGGCAATTACCACGATACACAGAAAGCCTTAACAATGCGTCAGGCTGCTGTACAAGCCATTCAAGGAAGTAAGTTAAACGCACGGAGCGCTCTAGGTGGAGAGGCTCAAATCCTGAACCAAAACTGGACTCGTACTTAATGGCAAAACAATTTACTAATCACGATAGGGAAATGATTGAGATTATGCGTGACCCAGCGAAGTGGGCAGCTCACCATTTAGGTGAGGCCCCTCGTTGGTATCAAGAGCAAATCTTAAGACATCCTCACCACCGTAAAGTTCTTCGATGCGGACGACGTATCGGAAAATGTATTGAGGAAACCCAACGTGTATTAGACCCAGTAACAGGAGAGTACTGGTCAGTAGAAGAGCTATTCCAAATGCAGAAAGATGGCGGCAAACCGTCACTCATCACATTAAACGAGAAGTATCACTTAGAACCAAGTGAAGCTTTCTTTGTAGAGGACAATGGGGTAAAGGAAACATTTCTTGTGCGCACTAAATACGGGGCAGAAGTTATCCTGACTGGCAATCATCCTGTATTAACATTAGATGGTTGGGTGGAAGTGGATGCTCTTCAAAAGGGAATGCGCATTGCAACACCATCAGCTATGCCTTATTTCGGGAACGGATTAACGCTCTATGAAAAGGTAAAGCTTATTGCTTATTTGATTGCAGGCGGACATTACAACGGAAGCCAATTAACATTCAGTACTAAGTCTCAGACTGTTATGAAAGATTTCATCTATAATGCAGAGAAGTATGGACTAAAGGTTATTCGCCAAGCTCATAAGGAGAATACATGTGTCATTGCTTCTTCTATTGATGAAGACATCCTTATGGCAGTAATAGAAAGAAAGATTCCTAGTTTCATTTATGGATTGAAGAAAGAGCAAATATCTATCTTCCTAAATTGCTTATATGCAGTAAGTGGATGGGTTTATAATGGCACACGTCCAGAGATTGGATTTGCAACAGTATCTAAGAAGCTTGCACAGGATGTTAAGCACCTATTGCTTCGCTTCGGTATCCAGACAAATCTCCAAACAAAGAGGCAGAAGTACAAGGACAACGTCAGCTTTATCTATCAATTGATGATTCATAGACGCGAAAGCTTAATGCTTTTCGGCATGGACATTAATATTCTTGGCTCTGAATACACAATGAAAGGTATTGTGGAGCAAGCAGAGAAGACAGAAGTAGTAGAACACACTGTTCCTATTGAAGTGTGGAAGCATATTGACCAAGAGCGTAAAGAGAAGAAAATGTCGAAAGCTCAGGTAGCTGGCGGCAAAGACGAACGTCTTCGTCCTGGCGTAGCTCCGACTATTTCTAAGATTCGTAAGTATGCTGACAATCTTGAGTCCGCATTCCTTTATGACTTGGCTCGTGCTGATGTTATCTGGGAAGAAGTGACGGCGATTGAGCCACTGGGTAAGCGTCAGACTTATGACGTATTCGTTCCAGAGACTCACAACCTAGTAGTAGAAGATGTATTGGTGCATAACACATGGACAATGACAGCGCATATGCTTTGGGTTGCCTTTACATGTAATGGTGGTACAGAGCTGAAGAAAGGTGCTACATGTCTGGTTGCAACACCATACGATACACAGGCCCGTGAGATATTTGACCAGTTAAACAACTTCATTAACAATAATCCAGTGCTTCAAGCAGCGGTTGCTAGTATCCGTCGTTCTCCATATGAGATTGTCTTCAAGAATAAATCTCGTATTAAGCTGTACACAGCTGGTACTCGTAGTGGTACAGAGGGTGGTTCTCTCCGTGGTCAGAAAGCATCTTGGCTATACATGGATGAGGTTGACTACCTTGGCGACAAAGACTTTGAAGCTATCTTCGCGATTACCCTTGAAAGACCAGATGAAATCGGCGTAATGGTTGCATCTACACCGACTGGACGACGGGGCAAATTCTGGCAAATCTGTACTCAGGAAAAGCTAAATCAAGATGTAAGACTATTTAAAGGTGGCCCTGATGTAGAAGGTAAGCTGGCAAATCAATTTGATATCCGCACTTATGACCGAAAACTAGCTGAAGGATGGGCGGAGTTCTACTTCCCAACGATGGTTAACCCAGGCTGGTCACCGAAGATGGAAAGGGAATTACGCAACCTTTACAGTGACGTGGCTTACGACCATGAGGTTATGGCGAACTTCGGTACAGAATTAGTGGGGGTATTTAACAAAGATTATATTGACGAGGCAGCGTCTAATGGTTACGCTTTACTCAGCCAGCCTAGGATGGACAGCCCAATCGCCATTGGCGTTGACTGGGATAAGATGGGTGCAGCGACTCAAATCGTTGTTACTCAATGGAATCCATTCTTAGAAAGGCGACCACGCCCAGAGGTTGATGGGCCAGGAGTAGTCAAATATGGACGATTCCAAGTCATCAATCGTGTAGAAATACCAAAGGGCGAATTTACCTATGATAACGCGGTTCGGAAGATTATTGAACTCAATAACATTTACAGACCATTCGCCATTTATGCCGACAGAGGCTCAGGTGAATATCAGGTCGAAATGTTGCGTAAGACATTGGGCGATGTCGTTAAGGGTATTGCACTTGGCAGCTCTTATCTAGTACGTGACCCATATAGTCGTGAGTTTGATAACAAGCCGTTAAAGCCGTTCATGGTTAACCAAACGACACTCATATTGGAACGTGGTCAGTTGATGATTCCTAACAAGGATGTTGACGAAGTTATCTTCAGACAGATGACGAACTACACAGTAGAACGTATTTCTCCGAAGACTGGCGAACCGACTTACACCAATGTTGATGAGCACGCACTCGATGCGATGATGTTGGGTATCTTTGCATTCATTGACCAAATGCCTGACATTGCTAAGACCATTGAGGATTCACAGCCAGCTAGAACCGTAGCGGTTGCGGACGTTAAGTTCGTTGACCCGCTTGGACGAATCTATAGAGGTACTGACAGAACCCAACAGGAGAAACAAGAGTACATCCAGAAATGGGATGAACCTACTCCTCCGCCACCACGCAAAACAAGCGTAGGAAAGCGCGGAACTTCATTGGGCTGGGGTGCTAGAGGTTCGGGCGGCGGAAGAAGCGGAATGCCGTCAAGAAGTCGCTGGTAACCAACCAACTTTGGTGACACGGGAGGTCCCCCTCCTCCCTTTCACATAATCCCTAGGCTTGCTTTGCAAGTCATTTTCCCTCCCTCTCCCTTTTTGATGGCAACCAGTGGGGTTCCCCCTCCCCTTGCCCTGCTGGTTGTCCTTTTTAAATTAATAGAAAAAGAGGGTGAATTATATGCCACTTGATGAAGAATTTGAAATTGGTGGTTCTGGTATTGATACTCAGTATGAGCGGGACTACATTAATTATCGGCCTAAGATAGAATACACTCAGCCTGTTGTTAGTGGTCAAGGCTTGCCCGTTGATACTGCCAATCAAAGCCAGGGTGGATTAACCGATAGTGTTAGTGGTTCTTCTGCCATAACTGTATGGCAAAACGTAGTAGACACAGTGAATAGTATTAACCAACTCGTAGATACATTGAGCGACAAGCTGAAGGACATATCCGTTCCGATTCCTGCTTCTTCGCAAACAGTGATTCAAAAAGCTGCAGAAGAGTTAGGAGTTCAAGGGATTACGGATAGTATCCCTTTTAGTTTATATAAAGAAACGTTCAAGAATCCTACAAGTCCTCCAGCCATTGCGATACAGGATACATATGAAGACTATATGGCAGATGTGGATGGTATTTTGAACGGGGAAATCTTCACGGACGTTATGGAGATGCAGAATGATTGGGTAGATATGAAGGATTTCATTCAGAAGGGATTATTCGCCCAACTCGTGACTGTAGACCAAGCGCCAACTGAATACACTACGGACGACACAAAGCTGATAGTTATTAATGACGCGGAGAAATCACTGGACGCCCAGTACGCGCAGCTCTTAATGATTTTAAATGTAAACAAACAAATCTATGAAGAGATGGCGGCAACAGACTACGGCTCCCAACAATACTATGATGCACTGCATCAGTATGAAGATGTACAGCGTCGTATTGAAAACCTTGAGAAGAAATTATTTACCAAGGCAGAAATAGTTGACTTAGTAGGCAGAAAAGCTTCTGATACAAATGATACTATTACATTATTAGCCAATACAGTAGATTTCGACCCATTTGAAGACGATAAATATGAATTATTATATGGGCTGTTGAAACAATTCCCTACAAGGGATGCCATGCTAAATGGATTCAAGAAGATGAAGGCCCTATTAAAATTGTCTGTTGATGGCAAGAAAGTAGATACCAAATCCATGAGAGAAACACTAAGGGGAATGGCAGGCGGTACAAACAAGCGGAAGATAAATAAGATGCTTGTAAATGGTGTTCATCTCCGTAACGAGATAAGCAACGATGTGTATGACATCATGAATAACCTGGACGGGATTCCAAACAATCCTAGTTTTGATGTTCTTGCTGGTCATATCTCCGATGCTGTTAAACAATCAGAGAGAATGTACAACCAACAAGCAGGCGACTTTTATAAGATGCATGTGATGGATACCAATGTTCGCTTGAACAAGATACGCTCTGTCATTGATAAGGATGCTGCACGCAGCACTTATAAGCTAATGGAAATGGTTTTGAAATACACACAAAACACAAATACAACATGGCCTGATGAAGCTAGCCTTTCGACGTGGCTTCATGATTTTATGTCACAAAACAATATTAGCTAAAGGGAGAGATTAGGAGAATGCTAGAGGAGAGAATGAAGAAAGTTAAATCAGCTTTTGATTCTGTACCAGCAAAGGAAGAGAACTGGGATTCATTAGAATACTTTTACAAGGTTCGGGATTCAGCTCCTAAAAAGGGGAAGGAGATTCACCAATATGCTTTCAATGAGGATATTTATGTACAAAATGGCCTTATTATGGTGCCGATTACGGATGTTCATTTAGGGAATAAGCAAGCCAACATTCCTTACTTCAAAGCATTCGTTGACTATATCTTGAAAGTACCAAATGCAGTAACAGTGCTAAACGGCGACCTTGCAGAAACGGCAACGAAAGTGTCTGTAGGAAAGGCCATGTTCGAGGAAAACATGAACTTCCCAGAGCAATTAAAAGCATTGCACGAAATCCTATTGCCTCTTGCTAAGGCAGGGAAGATTCTTGGTGTCGGCCCAGGAAACCACGAAGAACGTATTGCCAATATGATTGGCTTAAACCCAATGGAAATTTTAGCAGAGAAACTGGGTGTTCCTTACTTTGGTTATCAAGGATACTTCCGTATTCAGGTAAACCATATCAATTACAACTGTGCATTCTTCCACGGTGCTGGCGGCGGAGCTACAACTGGCTCTAAGGCAAATACAGCAGAGAAGATTAATAAAGTTGTACCAAATGCTGACCTTTACTTTAGCGGTCACACACATGGAAAGCAATCTCATCATGATGTTGTATTTATGTTCGACAATGAATCAGGGGAGCTTGTACCGCATAAACGTACTTATGTAGTCGGTGGTTCATTTGTAGAATATTGGGATGCTTATCCAGAGATGAAAGGTTTAGCGCCAAGCGCTACTGGATTGGTTCGCGTTGAACTACGTCCAGACTATAAAGATATTAGAGTAACAGTATAAGGAGGTGGCTCCACTTGGGTATGTGGGATTCGTTTAAAGAAGCCATCGGGCTTAAGAAAAAGATGCAGGTAGAAGAAGCTGCCGCTCGTGACCCCAAGAAAACGGCCATTAAGAAAGTAGGTCAAGCAATCAAGGGGTCTGGAAGTGGAGCAGGAGGCTTCGAGGACAGCCCAATCGACTTAGCAGAAATTCAAGCTGCCTATCATACAGACTCTTATATTCGGAGAGCGATTGATAAGCACGTTGGATTAATGTTCAAGAATGGATGGGGATTCAACGGAAAGAACGAAAAAGGAACAGAGTATGTATGGACACGACTTAAGTTAATGGCTGAAGGTACTGGCAAACCAATTGATGAATTACTAGACCAACTGGCATTTGACTTCGTCCTATTCAGTAACGCTTATCTTGTTAAAGCAAGAGCAAAAGGTGGAGCAATGGCACAAGGCGTGCAGGCTGCAGGATATACGGGTAAGCAACCAGTCGCTGGTTATTTTATTTTGCCTCCTACTACTGTAAAGGTAGCCCGTGACGACTTGGGGAACATTACTGGGTATGAGCAGGATACAGGCGGCGGTAATACTGTTACATTTAAGCCAGAAGATATTATTCACCTTAAGTATCGCCAACCAACAGGAAGAGCTTATGGCGTACCAATGGTTTCCAACGTACTAGATGATGTTAAGCTTCTTCGTCAATTAGAGGAGAACGTGGCACGTTTAGTCTATCGAAATCTATTCCCGCTTTATACGTATCAAGTAGGTTTAGATAAGCCAGGATTCGAAGCAACAGATGAAGAGATTGAAGACATCAGAGAACAAATTCGTGATATGCCTATGGATGGCGGTATCGTTATTCCTGAGCGTCACAATATTTCTGTCGTAGGTTCAGGTGGTTCAGCACTCGATGCTTCTCCATACTTAGCTTACTATCGTCAACGTGTATTCACTGGTCTGAATGTATCTGATACTGTAATGGGTATCGGTGGCACATCAAACCGTTCTACGTCCGATAATCAAGCAGCCGACCTATTTGATGGAGTAAAGGAATACCAGCATTCATTTGCTGTTCAATTCCAACAGCAAGTTATCAATGAGCTACTGTTTGAGGGCGGATATGACCCCACTTTAAAACCAGATGATGAAGTAACATTCTTCTTTGAAGAGATTGAACTCGATGCAAAGATTAAGAGAGACAATTATCTCGTTCAATTGTTTACTCAGAATGCTATTACTCATGAAGAGTTAAGACAACTAATGGGATTAGACCCAGTAGCAGACGAATCAAGACTATACTTCAACATGGTTACAGGTGCTCTTGCACAGCAGGCAGCTGATAATGCCCTTGCACAGGCTCAGCAAAGCCAACAAGCGGCAAATAATGCAGGGCAGAATAAGAACCAGCCAACCAATCAAAATGGCACTAAGATGTCACCAGGGAAGCCTAAAGCAAGTGTTTCAGAAAAAGTTGAAGAAAAGGTATTGACTGAGGATGCAAAAGTGGTTACTTTAACAACTGAGCTACCAATAAAAAGCTATGAAGAGTCCATGTCAAAGTACTGGAGCACTCTAGCCGATGACGTGGTTAGCAGAGTCAAGAGAGGCGATTCGCTAAATGAGATTAAAGCATTTGCAGTCGAACTCACAAGACAATCTTTAAAGAGTAAGAACCGTCAGTACATTACAACGGCAATGATGAAAGGTTTAGCAAATGGGAGAGAGGAACTAAGGCAGCCAGGTCAGAAAACGACAACAGTCAGCTTTGCTGTGAATCAAGTAATAGCAGAGTCAGAGAAATATGTTAATAGACTTGTTGACGATGTCATTCATCTCGTAACTGCGGCACAGAAAAAAGAAGCAGTCGAGGACCAACTAGCGAATATTCGTGGAGCTTTCAATTCCAATCAATATAGACTTTCATTCATGGCTAAGACTGAAATCTTACGTGCATACAATTACGGCTTAGCAATAGCAGCTAAGGAAGCTGGAGTTAAAGAGGTTCATACCGCTGGTACTGAAAAAGCTTGTAAGGAATGTGACACGAAGAACAAACAGTCTATCGTATTGACAGACCACAATTTAATTGACGTGATTCCGCCACATCATCCAAATTGTGATTGCTTAGTACAACTGAATATATCAGCGGAGGAGGTGTAGCCTAGGTGAAGTACAGAGGACTGGACATAAATCCTAGGAAATTAGATGAATCCATTACGGTGAAACCTAATGTGCTAGCTGAGAGCGGCAAAGCCTTCAAGGAAGCAGCGGGCGACGGTAGAACTTACCTGATGCCACGTATCGAAGCTATTCATGCAGGAACCACACGTAACTTCACACGCTATCCAGCAGAGAAGCTCAAGGGTGATGCTACACTAAAGTCTGGTGTTTACTCTTGGTTACATCCATTTGCAAAGCCAGTGATTTATAATCACGATGTTAACACTGAAGCATCTGGACGTATTCAAGCAGCCTCATTCTCTGAGATAACACAAGCTGGTCGGCCTGGGATTATCGTTGTTCCTAAAATCACTCAAGAGAGTGCTATCAACGATATACTTGGCGGCAGGCTCCTTACTGTCAGTATTGGAGCAACCACTGACGCAGCATACTGCTCAATTTGTGGAACGGACATAATTAACGAAGGTTTTTGTGGACACATGAAGGGGCAAGAGTATGATGGTCAAGTAGCAGAATGGATTGTCGGTAACGTATTCTTTGATGAATTATCATGGGTAAACGTTCCTGCTGACCAGGATGCGATGATTGTTGGCGGTTCTAATACCGTACATCAAGCAGAGTCCTTTGCCTATAACGGCAAGGAGATTATCAATCTAGGAAAGAAAACTACAGAATGGTTGGTTGACCCACAATCTGTTCTAGCAGAAGGGTTACAGCCAGGGAGAGGAGAAAACACCTTGCTTACAGAACAAGAAATCAAAGCGTTGCAAGATGAACTTGCTTCTACTAAAGAAGCTAACGAAACTTTAGTTTCTGAAAAAGAACAGTTGACAGCTGAAGTTGAACAGCTTAAAACAGATGTAGAAGAAACTACTAAAGCTAAAGAAACTGCGGAGCAAGCTCTTGCTGAGAAAGAAACTGAGTTAGCTACTACCCAAGAAACATTAACTGCTAAAGAAGCAGAGGTGGCTGAATTGACTATTGCTAAGGAAGGACTTGAAACTTCTCTAGAAGAAGAAAAGCAAGCTCGTACTCAAGCAGTTGAAGAAAATGCTAACCTTGCAACTGAAATGCACAAAATGGTAGCTGAGCGCGTAGTAGACCTTCGTTTGTCTCTTGGAAAAGAGTCTAACCGCGAAGAAGCTGTTGCAAAATTTGTAGAGCGTTCTATCGAATCTCTAAATGATAGTCTAGCAGACTTGTTAACAGAGGCAGTTACTGCTCCTGCACAACCTGTTGTTCGTACAGTAGAGAAGATTGAAAACCCTGCAAGCGTTGTTGACACAAAAGAAATTAAAGAATCTAAGAAACAGATGACTACTGAAGACGCTCTTATGGCATTATTCGGTGGCCCTGGTCTAAGAAAATAATACAAGGAAATTGAAGGAGGACAACATTCATGGCTTTATTCCCAAGTGTTGATGCAACTTATACTTTCACTGGTAAGTCCCATACAAACCTAGTAGTTTCTGAGGGCGACGCTCCAAGTGAAAAATGGATTGTAGCGGCTGACAATGCTGCTGACCCGTTCGTATATGAATTCGGTCCAGAAGGCAATCAAACAGTAGTTTTAGCAAAAGGTAAAATTGTAGAGTTAGGTGTACCTGAGTACGATTACACAACTGCTCGTAACATCACTGCAATCAAGCAAGCTGCTGAAGGCTCTAAGCACGCTATCGGTGTTCTACACCACAACGTTTACGAAACTCGTCGTGACCGTTTCTCTGGTAACAACCAACCAAACCCAACTGTTATCACTCGTTCTTACATCGAAGTTCCTTTATTCGAACACGCTGATGTAACAACTGCTCAAGGCTTTGCAAAAGCAATGCGTTTCGGTGCTGCTTACGGTACTAACGATGCTGCTCAATTAAAAGCTGGTGACTATGTTGCTGTAGGTAAAGATGGTAACTTCGTAAGACTTGACACTGAAGCTGTTGGAGCATCTCCATTCTCAGTAGTAGGTCAAGTATTAGACATTCAACGTGAATTACCACCTGCTGGTTTCTTACAATACTACCTAAGCATGGACATTCCTGAAATTGAAGCTTGGTTAAAAGCTGCTGGTACTGCTCCATCTCCAGGTGCTAACCCAGATGGTTCTGCGGCTGCTTACCCTTACGGTGTTCCTTACACTAATAAGAGCTGGATGGCTGACTTCCAAAAGCTATTGCTACCAACAATCAACAAAGGTATTCCATTCTTAACTGATGGTTACTTCAAAGCTAAAACTGTTAAAAACGGAATCACTATGGACGACATCTACGATAAGACTAACAACAACGATGGTCAAATCGAAAACGTTCGTATCGCTGGTAACGTTCAATTCGGACATGATGTATCTGGTACTTTCACTGTATCTGCTAACAACGGAACAACTGTTGATAAAGGTGTTCAAGTTGCTGCTGATTCTCGTAACAACGCAGTATTCATCAAGTTACGTAACCCAATTGACAAAGCTGAAGCTGATGCAGTTGTTGTTAAAGCTGATGGTGTAGCAGTTGCTGCTAAAGACCTTCTTATTGACCTTTACAACAACCTTATCGTTGTTTACTTAGCTCCTGGTCAAAAAATCAACAACCTAACTATTGATGCTAAATTAGTAGTTGACCCTCAAGCTGGAATTCCAACTGAGTGGGATTACCAAGGTTCTGTTGGTGCTGTTCGTATTTTACTACAAAAGTAATTTGACAGATTGCTAGAAACAAAGGGAGAGGGGCTACGGTCCCTCCTCAATAAAAATATAAACATAGGATATTGAAGGAGGATAACTCGCATGAACTTAGAGTTAGTCGAAAAATATGCGAAAATGATGTCTTTTGATGGCAAACCATCTAAGGATACTCGTGTTAACGTATCTGAAGCTTTAACAACAGCTGATGCAAATATTTTAATCCCGAAAGTAATTAGCCAAGTGGTAGTTGAGGCTGCAGAGCCAATGTTACTTGCTTCTCAATTCTTTCATAAAGTACAATTAAACGAAGGACGTTCAATGGAATTCATCCATTTCGGAGCTATCCGTGCTTTCGAAATCGGAGAAGGTATGGAATATCCAAACCAAACTCTAAACTTAACAAAACAAGGTATCGCTGGTACTGTTGATGTTAAGGTTAAGAAATACGGCTTAAAAGTGCAAATTACAGATGAAATGGTATCTGACTCACAGTGGGATGTAATCGGATTACACCTGAAAGCTGCAGGCCGCGCACTTGCTCGTAAGAAAGAAGAAGTAATCTTCGAAGAGTTCAACAAGCACGGACACGTAGTATTCGATGCTGAATTATTCAACAAAGGCGACGAAGGCTATCCTACAGGACGCGGTTATGACGGCGAACTGAACGGAACATTAGCTGCAGAAGACTTAACAGATATGGCAATCTCAATCATGTCAGCTGGGTTTACGCCTACAGACATTATTATGCACCCATTATGCTGGTCTTTATTCCACAAGAATGCAATGTTAGAATCTGCTTCTAACGTAGCAGCATTTGGTCAAGGAACTTCTATTCAAAACCCAATGGAGTTCACTACTACAAATGCACTTGGATTGAATGTAATCTTCTCACCATTCATTCCTTTTAACCAAGAAGCAAAGACTTTTGACTTCTACATCGTTGACCGTAACAACATCGGTGTTATCGTTGTTAAAGACGATATCTCTACTGAGCAGTTCGAAGACCCATTACGCGACATTCTTTCTCTTAAAGTAAAAGAGCGTTACGGCGTAGGAATTTTGAACGGTGGACTTGGCTTAGCCGTTGCCCGCAACATCAAGTTTGCTAAGACTTACCCAGCTCCAGGACGTACTTTCACTGGTGGTCTTCCATTGCCATCTGACATGGACCCATCTAACCCTAACTACGTTGACCGTGACCAAATCTAATATAACTTTTAAAGAGACCTCTACTACTACTAATGTAGTGGGGGTTTCTTACTAAGTAAGGAGGAATTTTAATGGGACGTATTAAGGTAGCTGTGTCTCCATTCTTTGGCGGTAAGTCATGGGTAGATGAGTACACAGGAATCAAATTCGAAAAGAGCACTCATGGGTTAGCTATCTATGAGATTCCAGAAGGATATGATTTAACAGGTATTAAGAAGTCTCTTCGCTTAAACAATCTGATGTTAGTAGAGGGCGACCCTTCACTTAACAATAACGTTGAAGAAGTAGTTGTTCCTGAGCCGACTCCAGTTGTGGAAGCTCCTGTTGAAGAAGTTGTTCTTGATGAGCAGCCAGCAGAAGTAGCAGTTGAAGAGATTGAAGAACCTAAAAAGAAACCAAATAAGAAGAAAGCGAAATAAGGTGGGAGGGGGAACTTTCCCGCCTATTTTTGTGAAGGGGTGATATTAGTTGGCAATTAACAATTATTTAGTTATCGGAGTAAACCCCAGCAATAACGAGACAAACGTTTCTGTTAATACGGAAGTTGTCGTAACCTTCTCTCAGTATATGGATGCCAGCACCATTACATCATCCAATGTCGTATTGAAAGAGGTAAATGGAGATATTGTCATCTCTTCTGTTAAATATGATTCTACTTCTATGACTGCCACTCTTATTCCAAACTATTCTTCTCAGCTTGGCATGGCGGAACAAAGCCTAAACCCTGGAAAGGAATATGAAATAACAGTAGTAGGCGGAACCACAGGAGTTAAGACCATTACTGGTGATTATATGGGCGTCTCTCGGACGTACCAATTCACAACTGCTTATGTGTCTGGAATCAGTGTGCCGCAGGATATTACCGTTGTCGTGAATGATGGATATCCAACCGTATCATGGATACAGCCAAAGAGCTATGACATCTCTACTGCTCTTACCTATGAAGTGATGGTAAGCACAAGCAATGACCCTCTTGTAGCCCCTGTGTGGCCTTCTGCGGGCGACATTAACAAAGTTAGTACAACAGTGCTAAATGTTCCGAAGAAGTTCTCAGATGGCAATTACTACGCTTACGTAAGGGCTATTAATGGAGACCAAACAAGTGACTGGGTATCTAGTCAATTCAATGTTCAGACAGCCGTTACACCTACTCCTAGCCCTGGTGGTTCTGCTGGTGGCGGAGATATCTTCTCCTTCGATGTGGCAGATACATACCCTCGTCGTGATGATGCCGACATTATGCCAGAACAAATCTTAATTGTGTTCTCTAGTGATGTTGACCCAACTACTGTTAACAATGGCACAGTCTATATTGTAAAGAAACAAGACAAGGCAACTCTTAGTTTGGTAGACTTCATGACGGACTATGCTCCAGCAAAAGCAGTAGCGGCGACCATTGCTCCTATTGTGACTCCAAATGTTGTTGTTCTAACAGCTACATTGGAACAGGATGCAGAGTATACAGTCATTGTCAGGGAATCAGTAAAGAGTTCTACTGGCGCAAGCCTTGGAATTGCTTATCACTGGTCATTTGTTACTACTTACTCTACTCTTTACGGAGATGCAGACTTGGTTCGTCAAGACCTTGGTTCTTTTGCAGGTTCTACTTCTGACAAGCTACTGTATGCTTACCTGAATGAATCTAGTAAATATGCTTATCAAATCGTATCCAATGCACAGAACTTTGATGCGAACAACTATAAGGATGGTGCGGCTCCATATGAAGTCCACCAATATGTACGTTTTAGAACGGCCTATGACTTATTGTTGAATTCCCAGATGCGTTCTGGTGGCGGCGGTGCTACACAAGCTGTTACTCTCGGTGATTTAACGGTAACAAAAGCAGCAGACCAAGCTGGAAGTATTTCTGGTATCCTAGCAGAATTGCAAAGCAAGATGAAGCTTTACATGGACTTAATGCAAGGACAGCATAACAGAGGATATGCGAAGCCATTAGTAGCTATTAGAGGCGAAAATGTCGAAGCCTACCCTAGCTATATGACTCGTGACGCTTACAAGGCGTTATCATAAGGGGGCTAACACATGGATTTACGCTATGAATTTGAACAGATACTTGCACAGTACGGTAGTGATATCTTACTGGTTAGAACAGATGCGAAGCTACGTTGCTCTTGCTGGAATGAAAAGAAGCAGGAAGCAGACCGCCTATGCCCTATTTGCTTTGGTATGGGCTTTGTTCCAACTGTAGAAAAACATACAGCACGGAATCAATACACTGGGCCTGTTAACTCATTAGCAATGGCTGTGCAGGATGGACAAATCGGACAGATGAACGTAACAGGAAGACAGTATTATATGAAGCATGATGCACGAGTAAAAGAACAGTGCTTGATTATAGAAGTTGACTGGTCAAGTACAGGCAAGCCTATCTACAATGGCGGTGGAATCTTTGAAGTGCAGAACGTGGACAGGAAAGCGTTTGAGCATGGTGAGATTGCCTTCCAAAAAATACTGTGCAAAGACCAACCTGTGCAGAAGCAAATAAGAGGAATTAGAATCGCCAATGTAAATGGAATCATTAACTATGAGATAGCGGCAGAAGGAGGACTAGCTGGATGAGTACAACATTAGAACATTTCTCTATTGTAAACCAAGTGAATATCGCTCCAGAAACAACTGTTGTTTTGGTTGGCACGGCTCTGGACGGCCCAGCGAACGTCCCCTTCCAACTCTATGAGAATGTAGACCCATATGTGGCATTAGGATTCTCTCCTCTTGCCCATGCCTATTCTGCAGCCAGAAGAGCTGGTGCTAGCCGTGTTGTTGCCTACCGCATTAATGGAATCCATTCAGTGGCTACTGTAAAGGATGAGAATGGGAATGAACTATTCTCTTTAAAGACAGTGTCCGCGGCAGATTACTATGATGACATTCATGTAGTACTTTATCCAGACCATTTGACTGTAGTGAATACAGACGGAGCTACATCACGTAGTTACTGGTTTGATAAGTACCCTACTGTAGATGATTTAGTGTATGGACTCAATAGAGACGCTTATTATGGCCTTATTGAATTCAATGCAGAGTTAATCAACCAGTATGCTCCTATGATGAATGCTGTTAGCACAGAGACAAACGTTGTCTTTACAGATGGTGACGATGAAGCAAACTTTGTGTTTGAACGTGACCCATCATCTTTAAGCTATGCAAATCCAACAGACTTAAATGCAGATGGCGGCAGCTTAATGATTTCCTTAAAGGCTAAGCTTGCAAATGCTTTGTTTGGAGAAGACCCAGACAATGTAGCAGGTAGATTACCATACGGGGATTTAGCCTCTATGCAATACGGAATCATTGTTCTTGTAGATATGTTCCACGATGATGACGCAGAGATTACAGAGATGCTGGGTTCATTCTGTATGAATAAGACACTTGAAATGGAAGTAGGATGTATCGGTGTTATTGGTACAAGAAACCTCTATGCAGATGATGATGTTCATCAAAGAGCACTAGACCTTGTATCCCTAACAGAATCATTGGCTGATACTGAAGCTTACAAGTATGTTCAGGTGATTGTTGGACACACCACTTACCCTGAAAGCAATGGGGAATCCGTATCGTGTGCTTATGCATTCGGTGCAATTCAAGCCATGTTGCCGTACAATACCATGATGTCAAATAAGGCTATTTATGGAATAAGGAACTTAAATTTTGCATTATCTAAAGAAGATGTTGCATTGTTGTCGGGTAATGGTTATACATGTATTGTACCATCTATTCGTAGAGGTTTTGTTCCGTTCTATTCGAACTCTTATTCAAAGGATTCGACGGCGGCAACATCCAGACCTCACAATGTTCGCATCTCTCAGCATATCTCTTCTGCCATTGCAAATGAAGTAGATTCATTGATTGGTAGCGAGTATACCATATTGTCTGTGAAGAATGCGATAGATGGAGCCAAGTCACTTCTCAGTGACCTGCAAACTGCAAACGTCATTAAGAATTATGGCATAGACTATAGTCTTACTGACAACAACACATCGCTCACTATAGAGGTATCATTTACTCCTATTTCTGAAATAACAGCTATCAGTTCTGTTACGACATTAACATTCCCGCGTGAGGTGACGTACTAATGGAGAATCCAAGATTGCAAGCTCAGAAGTCCTGTGACTTTGAAGGATTCACAGACATCATCTTCCGATTGTTAAGCGCCGCATGGGGACCTGATTGGGGCACATTTTGCGAGGCTTTCCCAAATGGGACAGACCCAGCAAATGTAAAGACTCCTATTATTACATATAAGCTAGTAGAAATGAGGCCAGGTCAGATTGGCAGAGATACAAAGGAAATTAAGCCACGTCTTCGTGAAACTATTTTCCCTGAGGATGACCCATCCACTGCCATTGAAATATTTGGACGCATTCTTGATGCTAATGTGGTCTTTGAAATCTGGGAAGAGAACAACACCAAGGCAAGCAAGGTGGCTACTAGATTCATGGACTTCTTGGATATGTACACTGGCTTTATTAAGAGTCAGGGAGTAAAAGAAGTTATCTTCCAAAGATTCTCTAACGATACCAACTCAGCTTGGAAGGATGACCTTGTCTCCCGTCAGATTGAATACTTTGTAAGATTTGAACACCTCAATGAAGTGCGCAGCGATGTAATTACGAAAGTTACTGGCGAGGTTACCATTGGTAATCAGTCAGATAGCTCTATAAATGGAAGCATCCCATTTTCGAATGGTTAATCTTCTAAACTATTTTAAAGGAGGAAAATTGGATGGCACAATATCCAAATCTACCAGGAATTGAAGTTCAAATCGCCGACGGTGGATTAATCTTACCTGAGGACACAAGCACACAGTCATTGCTTATCATTGCTCCATCTTTAGTAGTAGATGCTCCTACTGAGCCAGTTTTAGTACGTCAGTCTTCTGACCTAGATACTATGGGCTTCGGAACATTTGTTATTGGTGGCGTAGTTAACCCAATTGCTGCTGCTTGGAAAGCTGCATTCGAAGGTGGATGCCGCCGCATTTACTTGATGGCTCTTACAGGTGCTGACGATGCTACAAAATTCTTGAATGTTCAAGATGCAATGTTCGGTATCTTAGCTGACTTCACTGTAGACCACGTTGCTCTTGTTGGCGTTTATGCTGACAAAGAAGTTACATTGGCTTCTATGCCTGCTACTTCTGAAGGTGTTAAGCAAGTTTACTCTGTTACTGGTGCGTCTGTTTTAACGTTCCCAATCACAGTAACTCTTGGCACTAACGACACTATCAAAATCGGTACTCAGACTATGACTTTAAAGGCTGGTTCTTATGCAACTCAAGACCTTTACCTTGCTGAAGTTCAAGCTGAGATTGATGCTGCTGGTATCGACATGACAGCTCAAATCGTTGGCGGAAAGCTAGTTCTTTCTCAAGACGTTGCCTTCTCAACTGCAACTGGAACTAACGCTGGTACTTTAGCTGCTGGTGCTGCTGTACAAAAGATTACTGGTAACTATGCGTTACTTGCTGGTCAATTTGCAGAAAGCCAAACGTTAAACCACAACGCAACTATCGCTTATGTTGGAACTTCTGCTCCTGCTGGAAACACTTTAGCACAAGTTAAGACACAAGTTGACTTGCTAACTGGTATCTCTAACGAGTACAGCGGTTATGTATCTGTTGTGGCTATGCCTGAGTTAGGTTACTTACTACCTGGCAAGTCTGACATTTACTACACTAACGGCGTTGTAACTTACGCTGCTCTTGTATCTACGTTGCGTGCAGAATCTGCTCCAACTAACAAGCGTGTATACGGCGTTGCTGGTATCCGTTACAACTTGTCTCTTCGCCAATTAAACTCTTTAACTGGTAACAAGTTCGTGACATTCCGCTTGAAAGGAAACCAAATCGTTGTAACTGACGGTTGCACAACTGCTCCTGATTACGTACTTGGTGGATTGAAGCAGTCTTCTGACTTTGCTCGTCTTTCTACTCTACGTATCACTCAGGCTGCTACACAGTTAATCCGTGACCTTACTGAGCCATTCATCGGTGAACCAAACCGTATGCCTCAATACAACAGCTTTAACGCAACAATCAAAGCTGGTCTTGAGTCAATGAAGAATCAGGGAGCTATCATGGACTACCGCTTCACTGTTACTGCTACTGGCGGTACTTTATCTGAAGCTACTGTTACTTTACAGTTAATCCCTGCTTTCGAGCTTAAGCGTATTACTGTAAACGTTGCTTTAAAACCTCCTTACTCTCTTAACTAATTAAGAGGTAGGTTGTATATCCCTCGCCTGGTGGGTTAACCAGGCAATCCCTAATCTAGAGGAGGAAACAAAATGGCAGGTTCTACTCAATCTGTTTACACAAAAACGTACACTTCGTTCTCTGGTGCCGACATTATTGCGACTTTCAATGGTAAAGTAGTAGGAGAGCTTCAAGCTATCACTTACTCTGTTACTCGTGAGAAAGCTCCAATCTATGTAATGGGCGACCCAAATCCGAAGTCTTTCAGCCGTGGAAAGCGCGGTATCGCTGGTTCTTTAGTATTCACAGTATTTGACCGTGATGCGTTACATACTATGAAAACTACTGACAACCCTGTTTTCCGTGAAGGATTAAACTCTACTCAATCTGGTAACTTTGATGGTAGTCAATTAACTAACGTTGGCGATATCAACATGAGCCAGTCTGACGTACCTGGAAAATGGGCTGAAAAGAAAGCTCCTAAGTACTCTGACGAAATTCCTCCATTTGATGTAACAATCAATTTCCTTAACGAATACGGACAGTCTTCTAAGATGACTCTATTCGGAGTGGAAATCCTTAACGAAGGAATGGGTTTAAGTGTTGACGATATCACAACTGAAAAGGCTTGTACTTTCATTGCTCGTGGTATTGACGACATGACTTCTGACGCTTACGCTGAGCCTTGGAACGTATAATTATTGAGGGGTCGCTTCGGCGGCCCTTTATTACTATTAGGAGGTAAACAATATGCCTATCAACTATAATCCACCAAGCGACAAGCAATTGGCGATTCCAGCCTCTGCTTACTTCAATAATTACAAGAGTGTTTCTACTTCATTCTCTGGTGCAGACATTGTCACAAGCATTACGCCAATGGGCGGAAAGCCTATCGTGTTTGGTGAACTGCAAACCATCTCTTATAGTATTTACCGACCTACCACTCCTGTATACTCCCTAGGTAGAATAAATCCTAAAGGAGTAGTAAGAGGACAACGTACAATCGCTGGCTCCTTGATATTTACGGTATTCGACAGACACGTATTAAAAGAAGTCATGAAGAGTTATCAGGGTAGCAATACATTTGGTATTACAGCTGATGAGATTACTGAGATGAGCAAGGACATGAAAACAGATGAGATGCCGCCGTTTGACATCACAGTTACCTTCATGAATGAATACGGTAACAGCTCTGTACTTCATATCTATGGCTGTCACATTCTTACTGAAGGACAAACCATGTCAATCGAAGATATGATTACAGAAAATACTATGCAATATCTCGCAATGGATATTGACTTAATGACACCCAATGGTTTAACTGGAAAGTGAGGATAGGAGGTAAAGGCTATGGCAGATGGAAGACGCGTATTTGGATATAGCTATGGCGCAAACTCTTCAACTGAGTATCGCAGATTCAGTTCGGAGTATTTCAGCGGCGCGGATATCCGAATCTATTTTGGAGACATATGGGTAGACGAGATTACTAGTCTTCAGTTTACATTACAGGAACAGGTGGCACCTATCTTCGGATATGCTTCTTATACATGGGATAAAGTAGCACGGGGGAACCGTTACATTCAAGGTTCATTTTCTATCAACTTTAAAGAAAGTTACTATTTACAACAAGTGCTGAATAGCTTAACTTCAGAAATGAAGGCGGGTAGTTCATCAGGATTCTCGAAAGAGACTTGGAAAAAAGGACTTGATATCGAAGCCCTCATGAAGCAAGTGGACAATAAGAACTTTGATGACATTGCTGACGAATTTGAAAAGTCATTATGGGGCGACACAAAGAACGCCGACATTAAGAGTGACACAAAGAATCGTCCACAGAACAGTTACTTCTATCCAGAGTTTAAAACAGGGACAGACGAATCTGGTGCTTCAACATACAGCAAAGATTCTCAAAAACAATTAATGGACCATGGATTTAACATTCTTATCTCTTATGGCCCAATGAATGAGGTCGGGGGCATGAACGCTCCTGAATCAGCGCATTCACTAGTTGGTGTTCAATTAACTGGAGTCAGTCAAATCATTGGGGGAGACGGCAACCCAGTTCAAGAGCAATATACCTTTATTGCCAGAGACATGGATGGCAATGTAACAGCAAAATATTAATAGAATCATAGGGGGAAAAGAAAATGGCTACAAAGAAAACTGTTAAAGAAGAAGTAGTAGAAGCAATGGAAGAACAAGAAGTAGAAAGCTCAGTGCCAGCACCAGAAGCACCTGCTGCTCCAGAGGCTCCAGAAACTTCTATTCCACAGGAATTGCTTGGACCAAACGGAGAAGAGCTTTTATTCCCAGGTGGCCCTGCTCTTGCGCAAGTTGAAGAGTGGAAATCTCGTTTCAAAGACGAAGTTTATTTAACAGAATTCGAGGAAGAAGTTTTCTTATGGAGACCGATTACTCGTAAAGAATACAAGCAAGTAATGAAGGTACAAAATGCGGATTCTTTCTATAAAGAAGAGCGTATCTGCGAAGCATGTATCCTTTATCCACAAGGATATAACTTCATGGCAATGACTGCTGGTAAAGCTGGTATCCCAACTCTACTTGCTGAATTAATCATGGAGAAGTCAGGCTTCCAAGCTAAGACTGGAGCTATGAAACTCTAATAACCAGACCTACACGGGAGGGGGCGAACTGCTCTCTCCTTTTTTCATTGAGGAGGGAAAGATATGAACGAAGAAGTCTTAATGGATGAACAGTTTAAGTTGATGATAGAGCATTGGAAAGAAGAGTTCTATGGCAATGTCTACTCTACGGAGATTGAGGACATGGCATTCATCTGGCGTGGAATGACAAGGGCAGAATATAAGAAGGCAATGGAATGGTATGAAGATGACTTTGACCGTGCTGAATATGTTTGCCGCTGTTGCGTTCTATTCCCAGAGATAGATGACTGGGGCGAAGAAATGTACGCTGGTATTCCAGAGACATTGACAGAGAATATTCTGAAAGAATCTGGATTCACGCTCACAATAAAAGAGCTTGACGCAAAAATACTAAAACTAGAAATGGATATGCAGACATTCGATAATCAGATTTCATGCATTATCAAGGAAGCATTCCCAGACATCTCTCTTGAAGAGATAGAGAATTGGCAGTTTGAGAAGATGTTGTGGTATTACTCAAGAGCCAAATGGACATTAGAGAACTTAAGAGGAGTAACTATTCAAAGGGAGGAACAACAGAACCAAGCTCCAGGGTTTCCTCCAATGGGATAAGCGAGGTGTAGTACGTGGCTGACGAAAGACAAATAAGACAATATGATGAACAACAAGGCCCGCAGCACCACTCAGGTCTTGGAATGGCTGTTGGAGTCGCTGGTGTTATTGGAGCAGGTGCTCTTGGCTGGCGATACCGTAGTCAAATAGGGTCAGGATTACGTTCTGTTGGAGAATTCACTGGAACAATTGGCAGCATGGGGATTAGTGCTTTAGCCCGTAATGCTAAGTTCAAGGATACAATAGAAGATATAGGTGCATTCGGTAAAGCATTGAATCACGCGATGGATGGTCGAAGCATCTTCTCTCATATGGGAAACCCTAGTAGATTCGAAGATAGATTCCAGCAATCCCTTCAGCATTCTATTGAGGCTAGGGGACGGATGGCTGGCGTTCCGTTCGGAGGACACGACCTAGAGTTTGAAACGCAGGTAGAAGAACTCCGCACAAGGATGGCACAGCTTCACAATAAGGTGCTTGAAAACCAACGTATCAATTACGTTGAACAAGAGCTGGGACAGAAACATTCATGGCTTAACTTTGAGAAGGACTTTGGAAGTCACTTAACAGGTTATGGCTCATCATGGATGCATGGGAATAACCTATCCCATCAAAGCGTAAGTACATTCGTTGACCATGTTCTTGAGAATAACAAGGCTCTTGCGGACAAACTTCATGCCAATAAGATGAGTCGTGAAGACTTTGTCGATAGTGTCCATGAAACACTAGATAGATATAAGACCAGACATTCAGCTGGTTTCAACGAAGGCGGCAGGAAGAAAGCCTATCGTGATGCCTTAAGCAAGAACAAACATAATATGTGGAATGACTTCATTGCGCAGAACAGGAAGAAACGTAATGCCTTTAATGAAAAAGTTATGGCGAACAATGGATATCGCCTTGCTACCGTTGAAGACATTGCAATGCACAAGAATGGAAACCTGTTTGATTTCCGCTTAAGAAGTAAGCCGAAGAGATTCGGTCAGCCGCATATAGATACGCGTCTTTCAAGTAAAGTCAATAAGATGATGGAGATGGACCCGCGCTTCCGCGACTTGGCTGTAGACCGCCATGTTTGGATAAACAACCGTGGGGAATTCCTTGATAACAGATGGATGGCTCATGGAGCTGTTAACTTCGCTGATAACTTCAGAAGAAGCGTTCAGATTCCATTCCTTCGTTTTAACCCATTAGACTTATTGCACTTCACTACATGGGAAGGCATGAGGGAAGCTCCGAAGATTGCTTTCCGTAACATGGGTACAATTGACCCTGCGTTGCATGGAGCTGTTAAAGAGTATGCCCATCCACATGCCCATAACCAGGATGCAGCCGTAGGTGTTCTAGCACGTAACTACATGCAGACATCCAATGGTAATTTGTATGATTTAACAACTGGTGACCTAGTTAAACAAGATGTTTATCAGGCTTCTGGGCGATTCGGTATGGTGCCGCGTGCTCTTGCTGGTATGGCAAACTTACATACACAGGAGTATACCTATAAAGAAGGATTCCTAGGCTCTCTTCAAAAGCTATTCGATGTGGGCAAACAGGAAACAGAACCTTCATATAAGCGTATTATTAGTGCCTTCACGAAGTTTGACAATCCTGAGTGGGGACGCAATCTTCACAGTAGCTTGTATAACTGGAAGTATCAAACAGGTGGTTCTGAGCTTCATCCAGAAGATGTTTACAAGCTCATGTTTTCTCAGCTTGAGGCAAAGTCATCTGCATTGTCTGATGATACCGTCAACTACATTGGTCAGTATGTTAAAAATGCTTATGGCAATATTGGCGTAGATATAACAAAGCTTTATTCACCTGAAGAGACGATGGACGCTCTAGGCAAAATCAATCAGGCTATGCTGACAAGAAACTCTGACATTGCGAAGATTTCTACTAAAGCAGACGGCACGATGGAAGGCCTAGATAAATTCATCAATGATACATGGTTAAAGTATGCAAATGATAGACAGGCATTCTTGAGAAATAAACGTGTCCGCCCGAATAATGCTATGTATGTTCCTGAGTGGATGTCTGCACTCGACATGCAGGACACTCAAATGATTGATAAAGTGGATGACGTTAAGCGTCTTATCCACATGCATGCTCTTCGTCAATTGGAACATGCGACAGGAGACGGTCAGAAGATAACTGTTGCCTCTCTTGTTCAGAAGGGTATTGATGAAGGTGTTCTTCACAAGGATTCTCTGAAAGAAGTTCGTGACCTTGAATCCCTAAGTACAATGCGTCAATGGTGGGATGATGTCTACAAGGGAAGGCCAGAGGACAAAGCAACTGCGCTTGCTGACTTTACTGACCGTGTACTAGACCCTGGCGATGCACTGTCCCACACAACGCAAGCGGCGATGAAGGATATGAACCCTCTCCTTGCAATGGGACCAGGACAAGAGCCGCCTCAGTACTTTGGATTTGTAAACAACTTATCTATGAACAAGGCAAAGGGTTATCGCTGGGCGCTTGAGAACTATAATAAGACCATATCAGAAGGTGGAGATGCGCTAGACGCTGTCTTCAGTTCTGCTAAAGGAGTATTCGGACAGTTCTTTGCTGGACGTAAGAATATTGGTGATGTTACTACTGCTACCTTATTCCCTTACTACTATGCTGAACGTCTAGATAATGCGGTTTCTTATGTAGGGCTAGGATTGTCACAGAAGAATCGTGGCTCCTTCCAAAGCATCTTAGCAAATCAATTCTTACGACGCATTGTAATGCCTTATGTAGCTTATCAACAGCTTCAATGGGCTGATGGTGTGCTTGGCGACCAACCAAGTGATACAGCTGCTAGCACATACGTTAACATGCGTACAGATGTCCAGTGGTTGAAAGAGTTTGCTGGACTGAATGATATAGGCCGTCAATGGTCTCGCGTATTCACTGGAGCTGACCAGCTTGCAGAAACACCATTCTTCAGAGCATTCAACATGGCTACTTTCGGTGTCTTCGGAGACAATCGTTCTGGTGAAGACGAGCAATACTACTGGGAGCATGGTGAAGACCCAGTCCGTAAAGGACGTTTCTGGAGTATTGGTTCTGGAACTCCTTACACTGGTGGACGTATTGACCGATACGAACCAAACTGGTATCGCAAGATGCGGTCAGATTACAAGTTCACCGACACGCTATATGGAAGTGAAGATGAGTACTATGCAAATGCTTGGTTCCCAACTTTAACTCATCCACTTGCGCCGCTTAATCATTTCCTATTAGACCCATATCATTGGGAGAATAAGCATAGGGAAGACCGTCCTTATCCAGAGACAGGCGGATTCAGTGAACTGCAACAGATTCCACTCATTGGTTCTGCTGTTGATAATACAGTCGGAAGAATCCTCAAGCCTCGTCTGAAAGATGACAGGCTGCGGAAAGCTCACCGTGAATACCTAGAAGAATTGAATGCGAATATTGCAGCCCAATATGACCAAATGGCAATGGGTGGATACTTGCAAGGTATGCCTGCTGGTGGAACAGGACTTCTTCAGGATAGTGAGGTTACTGAGGCAGATTACGCCGTTGATGGAAGCCCTATGGGTGCAGGCGGTGGCTCAGGCTCAGGAGGAGGCGCTGGAGGTGTATCATACGGCATTGGAGGCGGAAGGGGTAGCAGAGGTGCCACTGGTGCTTCAAGACAACAGATAGCCCTTGTCAACGCTGCTATGGCCGATATCGGTGGACCAGCTCTTGGTGTTACTGGTAAGAATATTCGCTCCGTTACATCTCTTGAAGACCTTCGTGACCCAGACATTATCGAGAACCTTCATGACATTGGCGATATGTACAGCATAGGCGGCAACTTCCGTGACTCTGTATATAGTGCTACTGAGATTGGTGGTATCTACGGTTTCTTATCGAAGAGTGCAATTGGCTGGGATGAATCTGGACGAGGAATGGTTCTTGATACATCCAACCGAATGACCAGCTACCAAAGAGCTTGGTGGGACAATGAGCTTGGCGGTCTTGGTGGAGGACTATCGGAGATTTTCCGTCGTTACTTGCCTCGTGACCCGAACAAGAACTACTGGAATCCAATCCGAAATAGAATGCCTTACTGGATGCCTGGGGCGGATTACTTCGTTGACTTCCAACATGGTGACCCATATGTGAAGGTTCCACACGGAGAAATGAGACTCCCTGGTGCGGCTTATGAAACATTATATAAGTTACACCCAGATGCATTCGGTGAATACGGCGCATTTGACCGTTACCGTATCTTATCAGATGTAGCTCCATACTCTCAGCAATTCAAGTTCTATAAGGCTATCGTCTCTAAGATGAATGGCGCTGGAATGCTTGATGACGCAGAGAAAAAAGAATACGCAGAGATTCGTGAGCAAACGGCAGCGAAGAAAGCGAAGTACCGTTTCTATGATAGACAGTTTACAAAAGGCAAAGCAGATGTAGATTACCAGACGGTTCACGTTACTCGGATGATAGATGCGACTACCTTCATGACGAAGGAACATCCATTCAATCCAATCCGTCTGGCTGGCGTGGACATCAAGGCTGATGACCAAGCATCACAAGAATGGTTACAGCAATATGTGCATGAGGGCGCGACCCTTCGTATCGCAACGGATGCTGACCCGCTAAATCAAGTTCGTGATGATACGTACCAAACCATTCGTGCAGTTGTCTATAATCCAGTAGAAGGAAACTTAAACTTTAAACTGGCTAACCGTAAGGAAGGCGGATTTATGGGTCTTGGTGGACGCTATGTAGCCTCTACTCATAATGATGGAACTGCTACTTCTACCAATGCCTTATACAGCAACGATATGATAACTGTCGGTAAGATGTGGGAATGGACAACTCATGACCTGCTTCCTAACCTTCCAATTGTCGGAACCATTGCAGACAAGTTCTTGCAAGTACGTTCTCCTCTTGAAATGTACAAGCGTCAAGAGATTTACGGCAAAGCATGGAGACCTTGGACAGCGCCATGGAGCGGCTGGATTCAACCAATGCTTGACCAGATGGCTTCAAATAATCCTATTATTGGGGCAGCTCAAGGTGCTGGTATTGGATGGTTGTTCACGAAAGCTGGAGCAAGGGTATGGGGTACTCATGTGGGTGCTATCATTGGTGGAGCTGCTTCTACGATTCGTGTGTTCTCTGAGCACTTCAAGAAGCTAACATCTTCAGACCCAGATGAAACATGGATTCCTGAGCGCCGCCGTAAGGAACGCGACATCAACGAGTATTTCGATATGCTTCGCTACATGAAGTATCATGGCCTATATGAGAAGGCAAGACATGAAGCTATTGTCCGTGAAGGCGTCGATGTTGAAGACTTGATGCAGGATAATAAAGAGCGTGGACAGAAGAATAAGGGCAAGAGAAAAGTCCTAGAATCCACGAAAAAATGGCTTTCCTTGAGCAAGAAATTAGGTTATGGTGATAGAGAAGCAGCAGATGAGCATCTGGACAGCATTCAAGGAGAGCTTGACAAGATTGATGCTGACAGACCTCTTCGTAAGCTTGGCCCAATGTCAATGCTTGCTCTGCGTTATAAATCGGAATATGAATCTACTTTGTATGGTGCTGATGAAAACGGGGATATGACAAAGATATTCCGTGCATTACCAAACAAAGATAGAGAGTTCTTCCAAGAATTCATGAAGGCTTCTCCATCTGAGCGTGAAGAAATCCTTCGACTTGTTCCTAAGAATGAGCGCCGATTCTTCCAAGCAAAGTGGGGACTCAAGGTTGATAAGAAGGAGAGCGTTGACTCTTACTTCAAGACTCATTACCTACCTGGCGCTGGCTGGTCTGGATGGCAAGCCGACGTAAGTTTGGAGAACTACAAAGTCAAAATGATTAAGAACGAAGGTCTTGAGCTTACAGAGTTTGGCGACTGGGGAGATGACGAGAAGCGTGCTGAGCAATCGCATGCCAATGTTCTTCCAATGAATAGCATTAGTGCTGCCATCGACGTAGGACGAATCGAGAGAGTTCTTGCAGGAGCAGGACTCCATGACGTAAGCGTGACAATGGAAACTACTCACGGTCAAGGGGAAAACCGAATCGGATTGGCTATGGATATCCTTAAAGATAGAAGCAATGACATCATACAAGAAATTAACAATAACCTAGGTGGACTTATCTCTGCTGGCGGTGCTCGCCCTAGCAATGGTTAATCCCCTAGGGGAGAGGGTGGTAACATGGCAGACAATAAACATATCGTAAGAAAGTACGGCGGATATGGCGCAGATGCAGATGGTTCTTATACGGCTTTTGATTCTCGCTATCCTGGTAAGTCGGCTCCTAAGCAAGACGTGGGAGATTCCGTCGGTGCTAGTAAGGCTGCTGCTGTCCTCAACCGAATGAATGCAGGAAATACTGTTATGGCTAATGATATGGGAGTGTGGCGCGGGGTAACACCTGGCTACGCTTCCCATACATATGGTCAACAGGCCATTCAAGGTATGCAGGAACTAATGAACATGAAAGATGGAGCAGACTTAGTAGTTTACGATACAGAGATTTTAGGTACAACTCCATTTAATAGAAAGACAGCTGCTCACGCTGACTTTTATACCCCTACAGAAATCGGATTCCAACATGTAAAAATGATTAACGGAAAACTAGAAAAACAAAGTAAAAGTTTGTCTATGCTTTTACGTCCTAATGAAGAAGTATATAAAAGACTAGATGCTGCTATTAATGACCTTGCTAGCAAGAAATGGTCGGGTCTGACAGAAGATATGCGCCGTACTTTGTCCGACTTAACACTCTACGCTGGCGACACTAGTAGAATGTTTAAGGAAGAATATAAGGATGGTAGACGTATTGTTAGCGTAAACGAGCAATCTCGTCATCTTCGCCCAATGAATGGAGTGGCTTTGTCAGACTCCAGCACGATTGCGAATATGAGACGTGGTTTGGAAAACCTAATGCAATGGGGGACAACTCCAGAAGATGCCATCCTAGAAATGAACTCGTTCATGAAAGGGATGATGAATACTAAGTTTGCTGGATATAACGTATATAGCTTTGACCAGCCAATGATGCTTGACTACCTAAACAATGGAGTTGGCAAGCACAATCCGAACAGTCCAGCAGGAAAAGCTTTACAGACATTAAAGAACCAAATGGCTCTTAATCAAATAGATGGTTTACATGCTGTCCGTACTTTATATCGTGACCCTTATGAAAGATTTGGTGACAGAACAACTCTAGAGCGAATGAAGGATATTTTGGGTATTCAGGATGGTCAGTCTCACCATGCCTTGTCTGACGTTAATACAACCATCGCTCAATTAAATTCATTAATTAAAGACCCGCATACAGCTCATGTGTTGCGTACTGGCAATAAAGCTGGAAGTGCTTACGGATACTTTGATAATCAAACTCTGAAAGTAGGAGACCACTTATTTGGCGTGGCTGGTATGAACAGCAGCAATGCTGGGGAGTTTGACGGCATCTTCCGTATGAAGGATGGAAAATTCCACTCTGCTTACGATATGAAGCCAAACCCTATTTATCGTAATACAACATACACCATTAAAAACTTCTTTGACGGAATTAATATTGATGGCAAGAAGATGTTCGGTATTCACCTTTATAATGAAGATGATGACCTGCACCACACTGTCTTCCGTAGCACTCAAGCAGAATTGCAGAATGCTATTCACCAACACCTACAATACACAGATGCTAAATGGGGTTCTATGGCTAATGCACATGAAGCACAAAATCAAGACCGTGCTATGCGTCGTTGGAATAAGATGTTTTCGATGGAATCTGGCGGCGGCATTCAGCTTGCTAACCGTATGTACGGGGCATTGGATATCTGGAGGGAAGGCGAAAAAGCTGGACTAAGCGTAGATGCCATAAAGAAGAATATCATGAATGCCAGCGAGTTTAATACAGATGAATTCGTTCGTGATTTTGAAACTATGAAAGGTCGTCTTGAGGGAGAGGAAACATGGATTAGAGGATTCATGAATCGGATTCAGCAAGCAATGCCTGTTACAAAACCAGACGATTTCTCTGGCTATCGTGCTCAAAGCATGGTGTTTTCTGAGTTCGGAAAGAACCTTGATTCCCAGTTCGGCATTAATACAAGAGAGAGAAGTCTTAACGGAGGTCAGGCTCTTGAGCTTACTGTTGCAGGTGATACTCGCCTTCTTAATTTAACAAATGCTGATGCGGTTCGCGGTGCATTATATGGACAGCTTTATAAATACCATTCTGACCGTCCAGACCTTGCCACTGTGAGAACACGTTATAAACAATTATTAATTCAATTGAAATCGTATAACGCACTTGACGCAAAGAAATTCGAAGCCATGTATAAGTCGCTGGATAATGTCCGTAGCGATGTATCTCTCGACAACATGTTGACTGACATTTCTAATGCTGTTATGAGAGCAAAAGAGAATGCTACTCTCCAAGGAGCTTTAAGTGGAGTTACTGTAGAAGACCCTACTGGACTCAACAAGACTAGGGCTGCAGGAATGAGCGAGGCAGGTTTCAAAGCCCACTTCGAAAACATCTTTACCAAGTCAATGAATGATGCGCAGCCATTCGTCAAGAAATGGCATGATGGCCCGATTGAATTATTTGGCGATGGTGCTCTTGACCTTGTTAATACTCACGATAATGCGATTAAGATGTTGATGCAGCGTAATGGATTAGATAAGGCGCATGGCATTGACCTTCGTAACTTGAAGTCGTCCAAATCTTCATTGGCTGAATTGGCTCAGGCTTTCCACTCGCAAGATATGCACGTTCAGTTCCGTTATGACGGAAAGCGTAAGGGACTGCAGATGGTATTGGCAGACAAAGGTGTATCTGAGGCTCTATTAAATGGAAGTATGAATGATTTAATGAAGAGCAATCAGGTGGCCGTTATTGACCTTCCTCGGTTAATGAAAGATGGTTCTTTAACACTTGGAAGCCAGAACCGTGTGGCTCGTTTCAAAGCGAGAAGACAAGGTAGCGGCGGCTATGAACTTGTAACTGGATTCGACGAAATTGTTAACACATTAAAATACAATGCGAAGACTGTTCGCACTATGTTAAATGATGCGAAGAACATGGCGAAAAAAGAAGGCAAAGATAATGGAATGCTTTTAGTCCATGATTATTTGAACCGTAGGGCAAAGAAAGCCATGCAAAATCTTTCTATGAATAACCGCTATTCTGCGATGACTGGGCACGACAATCCATGGGAAACCAAATCATTGGCAGCTAACTGGGTTCGTAGTGGTCTCGTTGATATCTCTGATACAGCAGAAGACTGGTACACATCTTTCTATAATGAAACAAAGATGAAAGACCCTAACCGTATTGACCTATGGAGAATGAAGACTCCAGAAGAAGTGCGCGAGCTTGCAGCTAAGAATGGCGAGCTGTTCGTTGACTCTATGGGAGTCAATGCCCGTCGTGTATTCCAGCGTCAATCCGATAAGTTCTGGAATGAGAAGACTGGCATGAATGTCGGCATGCACTCTGTAAAAGACGTTCACGTATCCAACTACTTACGTGCTAACCTTGATGCTCGTGAATTACTGGCTTTCGGTATGTATAACCCAATGGGTCGTGAGAACATCATGAAAACCGTAAACTATGATTCTCTTGATAGAGGAAGAGTTAAAGCTAGCTTGAAAGCACAAGGCTACTCAGATGCAGAGATTGAACGTATGACAACCCGCGGCGTTGTATCTGAAGGCGCTCTAGGCGTTATGGAAGAGTATCAAACATCAGATAAATTGTCTTACTTAAATATGCGTGCTGCTTATATGAACGATGAGCAGTTGCAACAGCGGGCCGCAGACCTAAGAGGAGAGTACTTGCGTAAGGCTCGACAAGCTCCAGTGGGTTCTGAAGAACGTGCTATGTATATGAAGTATGCTCGGTCAGTGAAGAATACGGAAAGAATTTCAACCTATGACGGTATGTTCTTAATGTCTGAAGAATCTGCTCAAGCATTCAATACAACTCGTGAGAAGAGAATTAAGCTCGGACCAGGCGAAGAGTTAACGCAAGAAATCAAAACTCTTATGATGTCTAAGCTTGACCCTGCACTGTGGAGTGAGAAGGAAAAGCTGCTTAACTTTGATACTATGAGCTTCGGTCCTGATGACTGGAATGGAATCAAGGGTCAGCCAAAACTTCTGACCAACCTTGGAAGCACCGTTGACACGAGAAACGGCTTCAAGAATAATGGCGGCAAGATTACCATTAGCCAAGTTGTGCGAGACGACATTCTAGAGCATGATGCAGATGGCAATGTTGTCTATGATGGCTTAACTCCAAAGACCATGAAGGAAGTTGTTAAGCAAGGTCAGGTCTATGATAAATGGTATGCGAACAATGTATGGATTAAAGGTTGGGACGCAGAGAACCGCGAGTTAATCCTTGAAGAACAGGTTCACACCATGAACTCTACGAAGTACATCACAGAAGCTGGTCACCGTGCCACTGCTACATTATTACCAGGACAAGTTATCAAAGACTTAGCTGGAAGTGCCTCTACTCAAGCTATCATGCCTCAGTTTGAAACAAGCAAAGGCATGCATGGTACAGAGGTTAGCCGAATGGTTGCTCTTGCTGTCGATGAAGCAAAGAGGCAGATTGATAATGGCGGCATCGTAACAGCTGGTAAGATTGCAAAAGAAGATGCGCTTCAAACCATTAATCAAATCATGCAGGAAAGCTTCGGTATTGGTTCGTCTCTAAGCTACATTAAGGATGGTCAAATTGTTCTTAACAAGCACCTTGGAAGCGAACAAGCGAAGATGGCTTATACCGCTCAGAACATGGACAAGTTTGCAAGCAAGATGAATGAATACTTAGGAACAGATATGTTCTCTGGTGTTAAGCTAGATAACGCAAGTGGAGTCGTTCATCACGGTAATCTTGGTATCGGAAGACAAAACGTATATGACTGGGAAAACGGCGTCGGTCTTGTAGACGAAAACTCCGCTGGTCTTGTGCGTTATGGACGTAAAGAAGTTGATATGATTACAGCCCGTGCTAATAGCATCCTTGGAAGAGGAAGTGCTGTTACTGGATGGCTGCAAGACCATATTAAAACATCTGCTGAAGCACAGAGCAAAGATGTGCGTAGAATTGGTCAGGCATTGGTTAAATCTGTTGTGTATGCTGATGAAGTAACTCCTGACAAGGGCGATGTTATCATTCGTACAACGGCTACAGGTTCTTGGCATGATGACGACGTGGACGGTAGAGAACATGGACGCACAAGAGCTGATGGCGTGCGCGAAATCTCTATGCATGCTCTGCAGGATATTCCAGACGTAACCGCTAAGGACACAGTCAGAACAGCACAGATGTATGCACAAACCATTATTGACTTTGGACGTACTCAAGGTAAGTTTGAAGACGGCGTATCATTTGCTCAAGCCTTCAAGAACAATGGAGGAACAGCTTTACTTGAACTTCCAAGCTCTGAGGCAATTACCCGTAAGTACCTTCGCCTTGTTGACTTCGGTGATATTACGAAAGGCGACACAGCTGTCATTCCTGTAACAAGGGAACTGCAGACTATCCAACAGCAATTGTGGAGAAATATTCAGCAGTATAACAAGATGAATATGAACGGCAAGCTGTCCGAAGGTGAAGCAAATGAGATGCGCGAACGATTAGAAGGACGCATCAACGACCTTGCTGATGAGTACGAAAACAAAGCTGCTCGTATGCTGTCAAACTCTCGTGATGGTGGGATACAGAAAACCTTTGGTGCTGCTAAGATGAGCAACGCTGGTCGATTCCGTATTCAAGGGGTTAACCCATTTGCCAACTACGAAGACGTAGGAAACGGTATGATGGCGCAGTCAAGAACAGCTAAATACCAAGAGGGTTCATTGTATGTCAGCCGTGACCGTTTTAAAGAGATGATTACGGACAGTAAAGGCTACGCTAATGAAACAACTATTAATGCTGCCAAAGCAATGGGCATTTACGAGGAAGGCTTGCATGGCGAAGAATTAGTCAATAAAGTACTTGCTAATGTTAACGAGAAAGGTTTATATGGATTTGTGAACCGTTATCCAACAATCAAGCAGTCCACTGTTCAGGCAATGAGGATTCAAATAGATGACTCGATTGACCCGACTGACCGTACTGCTCGTTTAACAGTTGGTACTGCGGCCCGACTAAAAGCCGACTATGATGGTGACTTCTTATCCTCTGTTATGGCTCACTATAGCACAGATGAAAAACGTGCAATGGCTATCCATGGTGAGTTAAAAACATTAAATGCAAGGGAATCTGAACTAGCCCATATTGAAGGCTCTAGAATTCTAGCAGACTTGCAGGACGATATGTTCAATGCAGCAAAGAATATGAACATCACTGTTAGTGAATTATCCAAGAGGGTAAATGAAGCTGAAGCAGTTAAACAGCAAATGGCTCAAGGTGTTGAAGGCGCAGAGCTTTCGAAGGAACAGAAGTCCTTGCTCATGAGATTCGGCAACGAAGGAATCAAGAGTAAGTATTTAAATCCTGAAGACATTCTTGAAACTCGTGAAGCTCGTCTCGGTAAAGAATTCGTCGGTTTGATTGATAACGCCCGTGATAGAATCGTAAACCTTTCTACGGCAACGTTGGATACATTAGAAGCTCATGGAAAAATCAAAGCTGACACGGCAAGTAGATTTAAAACAGCTGGTGCTGACTTCCGTAATGCTATTGAAGAATTCACTGCGGCCTTCTCTCAGGATTCCATCTCTGCTAAGAAATTTAGCGTTGAGGCTGAGATTGAGCGTCAATTTAGTCTTGATAAAGACTTAGATTTCCATAATGACGACCACATGGCTACTGCAAGACAGCGTGCGATGGAAGCCGTAGATGTTCGATACAATAAACTTCAAGACATGATTGAAGCTTTAATGAATCCTACGGATGCTAATAAAGAAAAATTCATTAAACATAACGAAGAGATTCAAGTCTTCAAAGATGAAAAGAAGATGGTAAATGCTCTCGATATGATTCAGAAGGTAGCAGTGTGGAACAACCGTACTGGCGGATTCTTCAATAACTCTCTTAAGCTAGGACAGTCACTAGGACAAGAGCAGAAGAGAGTTGCTGGCGTCATGTTGGGCATGGAAAACCATATTGCTCCGACACAAGTTGTTGGCAGCCTAATGGAATTGGCTGATGACGATACTAAGCAGGTAATGCAGGAAGGCCAGGATAGATGGGTAAGGTCATTACTTACTACTCATGGCAGAATAGAAGGCGGCGGAGACCAATCACTGATTGAATCTCTTGGTAAAGGATTTGACCCATCCGACCATCAATTAAGTGGAGCGACTGTTGCGGAAGAGGGCAGTCAGAAGCTTTCCTCTATGATTGGAAAGTTTGCTCCTAACCTAATGCATGGTGGCGGAGGATTCGGCAAAGGAGCATTGGCATTCGGTGCAATGTGGGCGGCAAGTGCGCTCATCCGTAGCGGTCCTACTCCTGAAGGATTGCAGGCACAGACGCAGAATCCTGCACCAGCCGCACCGCCAATGGACACAAATCCAACAGCGCGTATTACCCAAAACAATGGTGAATATGTAAACATCAAGGTAAATGCAAAGAATGTGAAGAACATGTCTGAGCAGCAAATTGCATCTATTGTTCACCAAGAGCTTGGCGCAATGACGAATACAAAGCTAGATACAAACATCAATGTCAATGACAACACTCAAAACATAGACCCGAACTGGTTGCAGGGAGTTGTAGCAAAAGCCATCGGAGGTGGCTATGCTTTCTAGGAGGTTAAAGGATGGAGACAAGACAACTGAGGGTGCAAGCCCTCTTCAAGCGTTCTACAAGTGAACCATGGATAGTCTCTTATGTCGCTCCAAGCGGCAGAATGTTAAGAGCCTCTATTGACGCAACAGATGGTGGAGCAAGTGTGGGGCCTCGTTTAGACGGGGTCCTCTCTGCCATTGAGCGCAAAGTAGATAACTATCCATTCCAATATGCATGGAGAGATTTCTTAAACGATACAACAAATCTATTTGATGCTCGAATGAATGGGGACGAGCTAATTCATTTAGATGTAAATGTTACCCTTCTTCGCTTACTAGCTACTGTTGATGCAAGTGATAATGCTGGCACAGGCTTAATGGATATGATTCCAATTGCCACAGAGCAAGGCGAAGAGATTACAGCAAGTGAATTCAAGATGCAGGTTACTGCTGGAGACAACGGGGCAAGCACTGGAGTTACAGCAGGAAATGAAGAAGAGCTAGATAAATCTGACTGGTTAATCGTTGGTAGACTTGCTACAAAAGAGGATGGTTATGTTGACCCACAAACTGGCGAAGCAGCTTTAGGAGCTGTTATTGACGGTGATACAATTGACGGATTCCATGTACTTGCGGTAGGTAAGAAAGTAGCTCAAGCTGTTCCTATGTTCACCGTAGATGGAACAGATTATCAGTATGACCCTCCTATTAAAAAGGGTGATAACCTTAATATCCGTTTCCTAGGAATCAATGCTCCTGAAACAATTGAGCACGGATATACTCAAGGGGTTACACGTAACTACGAATATTGTGCGGCTTATAATGTAAGCTCATCTCAGGCTTTCCAGATTGGTAAGGAAGCGTGGGACTTTTCGAAAGGCAAGCTTGGTACATCTGGAGATAATAGCGGATTAATCGTATTAGAAGCTGACTCTAAATCTATTATTTATGATACAGATGGACATACTCATGACATTCTTAACCGAGACAAATATGGACGTGTGACGGCGGCTGTTTACAAGACAGATGAAAAAGACCCGAACGTGTTCTTCACTGGTACACCTGTTTATGCAGAGAACATCTGTAAAACATTGATGGCAACAAAATCAAAAATTGTTCCATCTGCTCCTCTAGTTATTCCTTACTACCATTTCATTGATGATGACCCAGGTAGGATTGATACGCAACAATGGTTAATAGATGCTGGTATTCGTAAGTCAGATGATGATTATGGTCTTGGAGATAGAATCAAAGAACTTAAAGCAGAAGATAAGAAAGCAAATAACGATGGACCAACAACACCAATCACAGACGGCTATACGGTTGAAGTAAAACTAACAGAGTCTTACAATAATCAAATTGATTTCATCGTTCCTGATGATGACCGTAAAGAAGACGGATACGGAACTGACCATAGAGTCCGCATTGGAGATGTGTCGCTGGTTATTCCACCACTTGCGATTGAGGTAAATAGTACGTCTTCTATTCAAAAGATAAAGACGCTTCGTAGTAAGCAGTCCATGATGATTAAATCTGGGTCTTCTACGACGACGCTAACCTTACAGCTCTACTTCCATGATATTGATTCTATCAATGGACATAAACAGCTAATGCATAAAGACCTTCCAGGTCGCTTTTACTCAATGGATGGATTACGCCCATTAATTGCTCAATTTAAAAAGGCTCCTTTCCTTCCTATTGATAACGTATATATTAATGAAACATTAGGTATTCAGAGCGTGGCTCTTGTCAACTTGTCTATTCAGACAGTCCCAGGATTCCCACATTCTATATCTGCTACATTAGTATTGGCAGAGTTTGAACATGAAGCCTATATGCCTCAATTAGGATTCCTTGGTGAAGCTATTAACTATCCGTTACTACGCTGGTACTATCAGCAATCTATGCGTGACGATATAGAAATGGCAGACCGCAATCCGTATCGTACTTATCTTGAGCCTATTCCTGACTCTGGATTAACAAATGAGTTCAAGTTCCAGATTGTTGATGAGCAAGATTTAATCGACAGAAAACAGGCAATGCGTGATATGCGATATATGGATGACCCTACAACGGCGAAGTCTAAGTTTGAGAATCCTGCAGCCCAGATGCCTACAGCGGATAAGATATTGAATCCACTAGGAAGCACGATGGAGGATGGAACAAAGAATCCATTGAACAGCAATTCTCCTGACAACACAAAGCTTGGACGATTGTATGCCGATGCATGGGCGGCCCAACACGTTGTTTCCATGTATTCAAACTATCTGAAAGCTATTGAAAATGGAACTGTCAAAGAAGATGCAGAGTGGTTAGCAAAACATTTTGGAATGGGTCAGGATACCAAGAATCCTGCATGGTCAGCTATTTATGGTGACAAAGGCGAAGCTTATATCCAAAGCGTTTCTCACTATGCTGTTCCACACAGCTGGATGGCAACAACAGATAAGCCAGACATCACAGAGGAAGACAATGGTGTTATTAAGATTCGTTTGTACGAAGATAGCAACATCAAACGTTTCCCTAAACAATACCGAGATAATGCTACAAAGGATGGAGAGTTCACCGTTCTTATTGTCCCTGGAATAGAGATTGGTACATTACAAGGCATTATTGATACTGGTATGGAAGCAGAAAAAGAGTATGTTAAAGAGGTTGAGAAATACAAAAACTTACAGGCTGTTGCAAATGAAACAGAGGCGTATTTCAATCTGATTGATTATGACATCCCTGGTCTGATTTGTACAGCTGTTCAAGTGATGTATGAAAACCAATTTAGTACAGTTCAGCTTCAAGAACTAGGAAGGCCTACATTCCAATTCCTTGGTGGTCAAGACCCATATGTTCAGCTTGAATTTGAAGCAGACGATGGCGCGATTAATAAACTGAAATGGCTAGTGGACGAAACAGAGCGTTACGCAAGAGAGTATCGTACTGGTATCACGTCTGGATTCTTCGGCGTAAAGAACCATTTAATGCAGTTATTCGGCATTCAAACTTGTATGATAGAAAACCTTGTGTATCGTACTGTGCCAGGATTCCCTGGGCGCTACCAAGTCAGCATGACTCTATGTGGGTTTGACAAGACACAGAAGCGCACTGAAACTCTTGAAGGCATCTCTCCTGTTAATGGAACTCCAGGCAGAGAAACTCGTGAAGCAAGCAGCTACAACCCAGCTGTTGATGAAGCTATCATCGAGATGAAGATGAAGCGCCTCGAAGTGTATCCTGACCTTGAGCTTCCAACTTACGATGAGTTGAATAGTGACCTGCAATACATTACAACTGGATTCAGTATCTATGAGAACCGTACTGGCGGCATCTATGTAGACCCAGACTTCTACATGGCTACACCTGTTACCGTTCGTGAATTGATACGTGAGAAATCAAAGACCGAAGTCAGCATGAGCATGAGAGATATGCATGGTGTTGAAATGGTGACTAGCTCCCAATCTCCTAATCTATTGGATGGTACGGACGAGCAGTGGGCATTGCTGAATGAGATTGATGGAAAGAGTTCTAAGATTGACCCTAAGTTCAGTTGGGACGGAGCAGTAACGGACGAAAAGAAAGCCAATGAACAGCCTACGGCTAAGTTCAAGAGCAAAGAAGTTCAAGACTTTGTTAGCAACCGCGAGAACATAAAGACTCCTCCGACAGAAGAGGAATTCAACAAATGGGGATTAGACCTCCAGTACAGAGACTACAATTCATTTATTGACCAAAAGAATCCATCTACAGTGGGTGTCTACACAAAGATATATTCATTGATAGACAAGTATTTCACAGGCAAAGGCAAGCTCTTTGATGATACAAATGTCGATGTAACGAATAAGGCTTGGCAGAAAGTTACCTATTCTACGCAAGATGATATGTATGCTGTCAACTATGATTATGTAGCAAGCAAGCATCCAAAGTATCTGACAAAGAAAGATTCAGATACGAAGAAAGGAAGCTTAAGCCTATCTGATTACAAAGTGACTGGCAGCAAGCTACCAAGAGAGCGTATGGCTAACCTCGTCAAAGCAATTATCCATGTAAGAAGTAAATGGAAGCAATTCTTCGATACGGGTATGCCGATGATAGATGGAACTGGCAATGCGGCTGGTATCATGGGTGTTCCACTTGCATCTGAAGCAGAAAAGGTAGAAGATGCGAAACGTCTTCTATGGGACTGGGCTTATAACATGGAAGTAGGATTCAAGTTCCTAGCCGAGGCATGGGATGCAGCAGTGAAGCAAAAGGACATTACGTATAATGCTGCTCCGTGGGACTGGATGATTTATGCCTATGCAACTGGCAATATTGCTCTTGGCTCAGACACAGGTGCTGCTGACAAAGGCGACACAAATAGCCCGTTCTTCAATTATGTTTATACTATCTTTGAATCTTATTACAACAAGTACGAGTATCTGTATGCATCACCAGGAACAACTGTAGATGTAGATATCATGAGCTGGAAGAATGGCTACACTGTTCATCAGTTAAACCTTATCAAAGGCAACAAGGATGATATGATTACAGACTTACTGGCTGCAGGATACCTTAAAGATAAGAAGAACAAAGCAGACACGAAGAAATGGTTGAAGGCGCAGACTTCTGATGATGTGAAGAAAATCTATGAAGAGTACATGCAGAAGAAGATAAGCAATGGCAACTATGTGAATGGCGGCAAGAATAATGATGATACCTATGAGGTAAACCCTTATGCTGGTCTTATCAAAATGCCTGACGGAACAGATGATTTAATAGATTCAGTGGTAGCTGGAAACTACGGCAACCCTGATTGGGCAACGAACTATACGATGTACAAGCAATTCAACAAGTATATGACGGACGCCAACAACCTTCTATTTAATTCGTCGCCGCAGGATATCTTCCCTAGACTATTCACAGACATGATTCGCTATGACCAGAAGTATCGTTTGCTTCGTGCATTCCCAACCTTCCAAATGTTTATCATTGATGAAGGACGATGGATGACGAACTACAAACTATGGGATAACCTGTACGGATACAATGCCATTCAGTCTATCGACATTCATAAGAGCCGTAAGATTGCTGCTGATACTGCCATTATTGAAATGACAAACATCTACAGTAACTTGACAAGCCGTGCAATGGATACAGCTTACAGTGAGTGGGATTACAAGTTCTGGGACAACCTTGTCTGGGGAAATCCGAACGATGAAATTCTGGATGCCCGTAAGGAACTCTTAGACTCTATGTATCTACAAACTGGTGCAAGAATCCATTTACGGATGGGATATGGCTCAAGTGTAGTAGACCTTCCAGTTGTATTCAACGGTACAATTACTGAAATGAATACAGAAGAGGTCGTGCAGATTGTTGCTCAGGGTGATGGACTGGAACTGACAAATGTTATTTCAGGTGACCCAAGTGATACGAATGCAAATATTCTGGTTTGTACAGAGCCTCGTGACCTTATTTGTAAGCTTATGACATCTAAGGGTAACTGGTTGAAGGACGTTATCAACTTGAAGTCAGGAGATAAATTCTTCCGTGACAATCCACTAGGTATTATGCACTTTGGAACTCCAGGGGCAACGCCTCCAGGTAACATTATGTGGTACAACCATGACTATGGTGAAGCGGCACAGAATATCTACTCAAGTAACGGATTAAATACATTCAGTGAATACAACTATCAGGATGGTTCAGAAATTCCATTTAACATAGATGGTCCAATCTGGAAGTGGGGAACTGAAGGTGACGAAGCAAACATCATTGTTCCTTTCTATAATAATACGACTTGGGATATTGCTCAGACGATTGCGTATTGTTCTCCAGATTATATCGCGGCAGTTCATCCATTTGAACTTCGTTCTACTCTATTCTTTGGTAAACCTTACTGGGAAATGGCTTATCAGTATGATAGCCGATATGAGTGGGATGAAAAGAAAAAAGGATGGACTCGCTATCGTGACGTTGAACACCGCAAACCATTCATGCAAGCTCACATCATAGATGGAACAATGGATATTATCAGTAATAAGCTGAAGGCTTCGGCAGAGGATATCTATACAAACGTCATCGTGAACTACGATGGTAAGCAAACTCCATTAATCATGGCTGACTGGGACATTCGTTTCGACAAGCAAACAACAACTGTTATTGATGCTCAGCTTGTTCATAAGAAGAGACAAGGTCTGGACTTCTTCTCAACAGAACAACAGGCTATCTACTACGGAGCAAGTGCTCTTCGTGACTACATGAAAGATATGTATAAAGGTGAAATCCTTATTCTTGGTGACCCAACGATTAAGCCTCACGACATCATCTTCATGACAGACAACATGAATGACATGCAAGGAAACATCCTTTGTAAGGCTGTCACTCATCACTTCTCACATGAGACTGGATTTGTTTCATCTATTCAGCCTGATGCTTGTGTAGTAAATGATGATAAAGCAATGATGGCAATGACTCACTGGGGATGGGTACTAGCAACTGAGTTTGCAGCTATCCTAATGGCGAAGAAGTTTGGAGCACGTATGTTAAGAAAGGTAATTCCAAGCCAAGCTATTTCTAAGCTTATCAAAGGTGGCGGAAAGCTTTCCAAGGAGACTGCCGTCAAGACATTGAAGAAGCATGTGGCAAAATTGCCAGACAATGATGCGGACATCAAGAAGTTTAAAGACCTTTACGAGAAGTACTCGAATATGGCAGACGGAGCAGATAAGGACGATGTCCTCAAGGAAATGAGAAACGTCAGCAACGGAATCACGAAGAAAGTGAAAGGCTCCTTCAAAGAAGGAACACTTCTTAAAGATACTGGAGAAGTCATGAGTAAGAGTGAATACAAAGCCGTTAAGAGCGCGGCTGGTGTTATCGAAAACGTACTGAAGGGCGTCGGCGGCGGAAGCAAAGTCTTAGGTTCCTTTATGAAAGTTGGAGGATTCCTACTGGAAGACAATATCTTTACAGGTATTGCAACGGCTATCTTCTCAACTGCTGCTGAAGGTGTTGCTGAAAACTGGCGGAGAAAGAAAGCTCTTATCCAAGCGGTCATGATGATGCCAGTTCATTATCAAGGTCGTCAGTACACTGCTGGTATCAACGGACATAAGGGTATGGTCATTGGAGATTCTATGGGTAAGCTTGACAGCTACTATTCTGGTTTGGGCTTAAATGCCAAGGACGATGACACATGGCATGAATGGTTAATGCAAAAATGGAACGACTTGACTGGCGCAAATGGAATAGATTACAGTGTTACAGAAGAAGACCTTGAAAAAGGAATCTACGATGCAACTACTAATAAAAAATAGGGAGTGGTGAAGCATGACTCAATCTGATAAGCAAAAAGGCTTTTCTGATAGATACACCAATAAGCTCGACTTCCTAAAAGGCTGGTACGAGGAACGCACGTCGTTCCTCTCTACCTTTAAATTACCAGGGTTGACCTTGGAAGATTTGGAGAAGGAAATTGAGAAGCTAAAAGAGGGCAGCGGTGGAACTAGCGCTAGTGGAGATGGAAGTGCTGCAGGACAAGTAGCTGGCAATGGCCCAGAAGAGAAGACATGGAACTTTCTTGCAGGACAAGGGTTATCCGCAGCGGCAATCGCTGGTGTCATGGGTAACTTAAAGCAAGAGTCAGGTATTGACCCTAAGAAGTTACAGTATGGTGGCGGACCTGGTCGTGGTATCTGTCAGTGGGAAACACATCCACCTAATGGCGGACGCTGGGATGCTCTATTGAAATGGGCTAAAGGTGCAGGAAAAGATGAGTGGGCAATTGAGACTCAGCTTGAATGGATGTGGAAAGAATTAACCACAGCTGATATTAGTAGGCGTATGACAAACAAAGGCTGTAGTGGCGGCTTTGAAGGTTTTAAGAAATTAACAGATTACAAGGAAGCTTGTAGGATATTCGAAGAAGCCTTTGAACGTGCAGGTAAGCCTAACTTTGAAAACCGTTATAAGTATGCTCAAGCTTATTATGACAAGTGGAGCAAGAACCCTCCTAGCGGTGATGTTTCTGGTGCTAAAGGTGATGCAAAGAAAGTCATACAGGAAGCTACTTCTTGGCTGTCTAAACCAAACGTTTACTGGTTTGGCGGCGGACGTACTCAAGCTGATATTGCTGCTGGTAAGTTCGACTGTTCTTCATGGGTGCGATATGTATTTGCTCAATGCGGTTATGAGATTTGTGCATTTGGGGGAAACACAGACAGTATCTTAGCTAACAAAGATTTGATTTCTATCAAGAGTTCAGACCTGCAACCTGGTGATATGGTGTTCTGGAATACATACAAGAGCTATGGTCACATTGGTATTTACCTAGGAAACAACAGAGCTATTGGAGATAATGGTAATACTGGTACTGGTAAGGTAAGCTATATCGACATGAATAATAGCTACTACAAGCCAAGACTTGAAGCTCAAGGTAGGAGAGTGAAGTGGAATGCATAGTCAGAATCCTATCCATGCCGCGATTCGTCAAGTCGTTAAACCAATGGTAGATAACAAGAGAAATAGTGTTCCAGGTACTATCCAAGCAATAGATTACTACAAGAATACGGCTCGTATCTATTGGAAAGACCCTCAATCTGGTGCAGAAAGGGAAAACGCAAATGTGCCTCTGCCAGTTGATGGAGACGGCGTATTCAAGCAGGCACTGGAACAGGGCGATGAAGTTACCCTTGATTTCAAACATGGAAGCATTGAAAGTCCGTATATTACTGCTGTCCACAAAAGATTCAGAGGAGCAGATTATCAATCGAAAAACGGGGCAGGAATCCCGAAAGGAATGGGGATGTTGTAATGGCTGAATGGCAAGGCTCATTAATGGATTTACATTATACCCATGGCAAGAGAAAGCATGAGTCAGAAGATACACAGGACTACTTCATCAAAGAAAGAGAAATAGCTCTTAAACATGATGATACAGGGGCTGTTGTGAAATTAACAGATGATGGCTTTATAGATATTTTTGCAGATGAACAGCTTGGTGTTCGGTTTGACCCTGTCACTAAATCTATTAATCTATTCGGAGATAATATAAATGTGATAGCGCAGAACTTTAATGTGAAAACAAGACCAGATGGATTCACTTGGAATGGAAAGGCATTCAATTCAGCTATTCAGCAGGATGAAAATATCATGAAAACATTAAATAATCCTATACGATACAGTGAAGGAATGGTTACGATTATGCAAGAGCTTGGCCTTCCTGTTGAACAAGTAAGCAAGGAGGACAGCTAATGGCTAAGATAGACTGGTCTTTTACTGAGGATGGAGATATTATGCTGGGTGAGCCGCAGACAGATACGGATGGCAAAATCCTTTATAAGCATAAAGATGGTTCAGTTGATACAGAGAAAGGCGAAGATGGAAAAGAAATAAGAGACTTGGATGTATCCTATGACCTTGATGCAGAAAAGCAAACTATCTTTAATAGGCTTCGTACAGATTCTCCAGACTGGTATCACTACCCAACAATGGGCGGCAACCTAACTGATTTAATTGGAGAGCCGAATACAAGAGAAACAGGGAATAAAGGCGCAGCTCTTATCACTGCGGCACTTACCTATGGTGGTCTGTATAGCGCTACCCAAGTCAATGTACGCGCTGTTCCAATCAGCCAAAATGAATTGCTGTTCCTTATTGAAATCAGTAAGACATTAACTGGAGTTTTCAGACTTCCTTTAACCTTCAATTTAGAGACAGGTTTAATGGATGAATATGTACCGACTACTTAATGAAAAGGGTGTAGATGAATGATAAAAACAACCAGTGAAGTATTGGCAGACTTACAGACTCGTCTTTCTTCCAAAACAGACATTACAAATGTTGACCCAGGAAGCGTAGCTCGTACCTTCCTTGATGTATTGTCAGAAGAATTCTATCAGTTCTATAGTGAACTAGACTTATCTGTTACGATGGGATTCGTAAGCACAGCTACTGGAACTTACCTAAATCTTATTGGTCAGCTATTGGATTGTACAAGAAATGCTGGAGAAACAGATGACAACTACCGTGCCCGCATTACCAATCAGGTGTATGTAGTAGCAGGGGCAAACCTTACTTCCATTCGCCTAAAAGCATTAGCTGTTGAAGGAGTAAAGGATTTAGTATTCAAGCAATATACTCATGGTGCTGGTTCTTTCAGCTGCTATGTTATCTCAGAAAGTCCACAGGCTGACCGTGCCACACTTCAGGCAGTACAGTCTGTTGTTGACGATACAAAAGCATATGGAGTATATGCAGAAGTTTTAAGCCCAGTATTGATTCCTGTAGAACTAATGGTTAGGCTTGTATTTAGTAGTGATGCTACTGCTGCTGAAAAGGGAACTATTCGCCAGAATGTTTCAAAAGCATTAACTGATTATGCTAATAACCTGTCAATGGGAGAAAGCTTTATATTAAATGAAGCTATTCAGCAGATGATGGATGTCAGTCCTAAAATAATAGATTTAGATATTTATGGATTGGCAGTTAACAACGTACAAAAATTTATCGGCAATTTAGATTGCAAGTGGAACGAAAGACTCCTTTTGGACACACTTGACATCACTTGATAATAAGGGGGTTTATCTATGGCAGACGTTAGTCTAAGTCAATTCACCCAGAATATGCAGTCAATGATGCCTCGTTGGATGAAGATGGCTAAAGACCCTAACTCTATAGGTGCTCAATTCTTGGACGTATTCGGACTTGAGTTTGAGCAAGTAGAAAAATACCTCGACTTCGCAATAGGAAATCAATACATTAATTCAGCTTCACTTGGGCAAATCGACATCACATATAAGGTGCCGCTTGCCCTTCCTATTGTTCTTGACATGGTAACATTGGATAGAGTCGTGGTAAACATAGGAGAGGATTCTTTACCTTGCCAACTCTGCAATTCGCTTAGGGAATTCTATGATGATGATAGTACAGAGATGTTTGAACATAAAGCCATCTTGGATACGGTGGACGGTCTTGTGTATATTCGTTTAAGTGAGCTGGGAAATCCACTTACACCAGACAATATCTTTCAGCCATTTGATACAGTTGATATTAATGGAACAAGACATTATGAATATTTCCTTCATCATATATGGAATGCTTTCGATGAATTTGGCTTATTGCTCGGCGTTGAACGCCTATTCGGAGAACGTAATGGTACATTTAAAGAGCGTATACTGGATGTCTTCCGTAAGCCAGCTAACTCAACTAAGCAGGGTATGTTGAACGGGATATCAAGAGACCTTGGTCTTGATGTATCAGAAGTAACCATTAATGAATTTGCGAACAAGGCATTCAGAGGAAGCTTACTAGATGAGAAGACGGGAGCACCTACCCAAAAGCTATTAGGTTATGTAGGCAAAATAAATAAAGTATTTGGCTTTACATGGGACAACATGAGCTGGGGTGAAGCTTACTGGCACTCTATCGAAGAGCAGAACATCGGACTTGAATACTTGCCGCATATATGGGATGCCTCAACAGATGGATGGCTTACGACAGACTTCCAGAGCGGTGTTGGGGATGGAGATGAGCTTTTAGTTACAGCTCCAATAGAACAGGACAATATCCGTAATTTCAAATATTATGTGGGCGTCCGTGGTAAGAACAGCGGTCTTGAACGTGTAGACCCTGAGATTAGTTTTAAATACAAGATTACTGCAAATGGAACAATCCTGAATGAAGAGTACAAGCCAGAGGTCTATAAGTATACGGTTGTTGCTTCTGAAATCCTTTACTTGCATTACACGATTAAGGCACTGAAGGATTACAACTACACAACCAATATTGACTTTAATCCTGTGACATTGGGTTACCAGTATGATAACGATTCGAATCCTTCCATTGAAATTATTACTGGAACAAAGAACCTAAGCAAAACAAATGCTTCGGATTATAACATGTATAAAGTCATTGTAGATATGACAACCAATTCCGTTACAGATACACCACAGCTAAAAGATATTACAGTAAAGTGGAAAGACACGGCTGGTGTTACTCATAGCTACAAGCTTGATACCCAGAATGACTTAACAAAGAACGACACCTATGTTGATACAGAGTTCCTCGACACATTTGCTACGACAACTGGGGAGATTGAACTCGGCTTTGGCGATTACTATGACATGATTGACACTTACGGTTCTTTTGTAGAAGGAACTCGTACAGGTACAGTTGAAATTGTGAACACTGGTAGTCTCAGACTGAACTTACCAGATAAATAGAAAGGATGATGAAATATGGCAGCAGGCGGACGTTCTGAAACAAGTGCCGTTGGTAATACAAAATTCACCGACCTGAACATGACTCGCTACCCTAAAGCAATTGATTCAAGGGATGCATCGGCTAACACATATAACGCAAACATGCGAGGCTTCTGGAGTGCTGGAGATACTCATATGTCGCCAGGACAAGACCCAGATTGGAATATGGCTGAACACGTCAATGCTCTTGGTGACGCGGTAATGGCTATTCAACGTGTTCTAGGTATTGAGCCTTACATTGATTATAAAGGCGCAGACAAAGGGACAGTGGCTGCTCGTATTGCAGCAGCTGAAGACAAAGATGCTTACTATGATGCTCGCTATGGTGGACAAAACTGGACAGCAGCTCTTGGACAAACCATCTTAACACATACACATGGCGGCGGCCTTCATGAGGCTCCTCAGATTAACCTAGTAGATGAGATAACAGGATTACTTGCAAAGTCTCACATTGACTTAACACAAGCTAGCGGTATTACGGGTTCCGACCTTATCCTATCTGTTAAGGATACTACTAAAATAGCAGATGCAATTGCAGATAAGCTTTCCATGAAAACTGGTGGAACAATCCAGGGAGACCTTACAGTACAAGGCGGATTTACTAGCCGCACTCACAAAGAGTGGACAGCAAGCGACCTTACAACTGGTTCGAGCAACAACGATGCAAATACAACAGATGGTGTATCCCGTCGTTATAGCGGAACTGCACAAGCAACAATCATTAGCACAGGAATTACCAATATGCTTTGTGGTAAGTACGTATTTGCTATTAGATTAAAAGTAAGCTCTCTTACATCCAGTGAAGTCGTAAGATTGTCTTACTCTGATAAAAACCAAGCAGACAATACTCAATCCAAATCAAGAGGCTATGTTAGCATAAAAGGAACAGATTTTGCAGCGGCAAATGAATACCAAACATTCTATATGGTGTTTGAGCGTGAGAACTTAGATGCAACAAAATCTGGCTGGCTAACAGCTGTAAGAAGCGCTACAACAGGCAGCGTAAACGTTGACTTTGATTGCGCCTTTATCACTCCTGTTCACCCAGCCGTATTCGATATGTAAGGTGGTAGAAGCAGATGGCACTAAAAAGACCTGAAGGCTTATCCCCTTGCTACTATAGTATGGTGAGTCCAGACATTCCTGATTCTATGCAGTTTGGCTGGACTTTCAGGGGAACAAGCAACAGCGATTATCAAACAAAATTCACTGTGACTCTTTACGATATTAATAGTGTAGTTTTGAAAACATACACAAAGACTACTCGTGAAATGTTCTTTGATTTAAGCGAACTCAATTATGTATTCACCAAGGACATTAAGTACTATTGGCAGGTTACAACTTACAATAAGGATGGGCTAGTAAGTGACCCGTCCGTAAAAGCTGCATTCTATTACAGCGATTGTCCTGCCTCTCCTACTGTTACGTGGACATATATTCCTAAGCAGGGTGAAGTTATCGTAAAGGATACCTACTTTGCTGAATTCAAAAACAATCTCTTAAATATTTTAGGAGACTATGAAGACGTTCCACTAACATTAACAGCAGGAGTAAATATGTTATTTGTTGGTGAGGTTGTCCCAAGCAGAAGGGACTTCAATACACTCAATAATGTAGTTAACTATCTAGAGCAGACACTTGAACAAGCATCTGGTGATATTGATATATATGGACTGGTTTCCGATTCCCTTGGTATATCAGACTTGGAGAAGATTCGAAACTATATCGACGGAATACTAGGTATTGCACCAAAGCCTGTTCAGAGCATCGACATTACGACTGACACTCCAGATATGTATCAGATGAATTCCGTTACGGCTACAAGCGATGGAAAAGAAGATACGAGTATCAGTATATCATGGACGAATGGCTCTCTTGGAAATCAGAGTGGGAGATTGGTATTTACAGAGCTGTCTCCTAGTAAAGATATTCGATACTACTTGGCTGACTTTGCATATGGCCCAGGCGGAGCATTCGCATCTGAGCTTTACTTCAAAGAAAGCGAACTGACAAATGGAGATTACAGAACATTTGATATGGACTGGGATGGACTGTATGATGCAGACAATCTTTCTGAAGCACAGCATGTCCTAAAAGTGACAGCTTACGACCATAGGGGTAATGAGTCTACTCCTAAGACAAAGACTGTTACATATGGTAGCAACTTTAAAATCCCTATGGGTGTTGACCATTATGAAGTTCAGTACCAAAAGAATGCCTTAACAAGCACAACTTACAATGCGAATGGTACATGGTCAAATGTCTCAACAGCCGTAACCACACTTGCAACTACCCACAAGGTAAGTGGAGCATCAGGGAAGTTCTTCTATCGTGTAAGAGCAGTTGATGATACAGGTTTGAAAACAGATTGGAAATATAGTGGCGGCGTTACCTTTGACCCACTGAAACCTCCAGGTGTTCCAAAGAACCTGCGTGTTACTCAAGTTGGAGTTACAGATGCAACAATCGACTGGGATGCTGTTGCTACAGCCGAAGATTACACTATCCACAGATACCGATACAACTATTATGGTGATAGCGCACATGACGGTACGAATCTTGGAGACACGACATCAACGGTTAAGCATGATACTAGCTTGGCATCTAATTCCATTTACAATTTCTTTGTAAGGGCAAATAACAGAGCGGGTAGCAGTGACTGGGCTTGTGTCAACGTACACACAGATAAGCCAACTCATGTGAAGTATTACGATAGCGTTCACTGCCATACATGGGCAGATAGCGGTGTTGGCTGGTACTCTAACCAAGGCGTAAACCACACCTATGCTTACCATGGTGAGTGGGAAGGCGGCGGTAATACCAGAGGCCAGTGGTACTTCTCTTATGAAGATATGCGTGATGATTTAAAGGGCGCTCAGATTACTAATGTCCGAATGTCGATTGAACGTATCCGTGGAGGATATAGCACAACAGCATATAAGCCAAAGTTCTACCTGCATGACCGTACTACGGAGATGTGGTCAAAGAACCATGGTGGCGTTCCTCCTGTACTTGGAGCTGGAGCTACCAGCAACGTATCGTTCGTTATGGGTGAACGGAAATGGGTTGACCTTCCAAACAGTTATATCGAATGGATAAGAGATGGAAAGGCAACTGGAATCATGTTGCATGACCCAGACGGAAAGCCATACATGAAATTCGATACATGGGCACAGATAGAGGTAACTTATAAAAAATAATGGGGCTTCGGCCCCTCCTAAAGGGAGGTAAAATGAAGTGGCTCAATACGGACATAACTGGTATGGTACATCCTACTACGGTGCAACCAATGCTTTTGCTGGATGGTATCAAACCAAAGAGCTTTTTACAGAGCAGCCTTTGAAAAGCACGGTTACGGTAAACTTAAAAGCAATTCTTCCAACAGCAACATATGCTCCAAACGACCCGATTGTAGACCAGATGGCTGGCACTTGGACATACGATGCGACACTTGGAAAACTGTACAGTAGCAGTACAAATGCTCAGCTTTATATGCAAGCATCGGCAGATGAGATTACAATCAAGTATGAGCAGCGTACAATCGCGGCGAAGGTAAACATTCAAGTTGTAACTGTCCAGCCTGGTGTGGCAGACATTACAAACAACTACGTATTGAATACCCAATCAACAGTCGTTTCAACAAATGCGGCTTTTAAAATATCTGGACTTCCATTTGGTAAACAACAGATAACAATTACAATGGCATCTGATAGTCCTGCTGGCGCTAACTTTAACTTCAAAGGATTTACAGCAAGAACAGCGAACTTAACCATTGAATCAAGAGCAAGGCTACTGTCTGAATCATGGCCTACTCCATATCCTGATGCGGCTTATACGAAGCTGAACACAACGATTACGTCACTTAATGCAATAACAGGTGAGTATCTTGTTTCTGCTACAACACCTAGCTACACAGGAAAAGACCATATTCAATTTAAAATTTATCTGGCTTCTTCTGATAATGAAACAACTCCAGAAGTTGAATACATTGAAGTGGTGGCTGGGGATTCTAGTAACCGTACAGATAATGGACAGTGGACGGCAACATTTAATATGTTAAATATCGCTACGCAAGCTGGTGCTTCCTTCTCTTATGTAGATGAAGTGGTATGGACAGAGAATGTTCCTGCTACAACAACCCTGACAGTACGTTCTCAATCTTTGACCCCACAAGGATTTAAGGACTATGTAACGGTTCCATATAAACAGGGTGTTAACCGTATTAGATTAAGAGATGGGCATAACAGTGGATGGCTTGATACTCCAGTCAATGCTCCTGCTGAAAACATTCCATATGTTTCAACAACAGAGTGGCTTTCATGGACAGACCAATCTTTCTTCCCACCAGACAAAGATGGCGCTGGTATCATTTATACATTCATAAACAGAACGAAAGACAACGTGTTGACTCCTTATCACAAGGTTGATAAGACAAAGGCATTTAATCACAACCTAAAGGGAAATCCAACTTTAAAGAATTTTGATAACGTCATTCGAATCAATTTGTCTCGTTCTCCGAATAAGCAAACCCCTGTTGTAGACTTTATCAAATTAACATCGTCCATGCACTATGAACAGGACTATACGGTAGAAGATAAAGACTTCTCTGCTGTTGATAATCACAACACGGGAAAAGATATTATTCTTGATATGACTACTATTCAGAATACATGGGTCGTTCCAGCGGCAACAAACAATCCTACCTACAAGTTGATTGATAGCACAAAGCGCCCGAATGATGTCACCCTTTACTTTGATAGTGAAAAGTCATTAGCTAGTAGAACGAATGTCACAACAAGCAAGACCAATAAGGTATGGGCCGAAACCAAAGTGTATGATTCAAAGACTAAGAAAGGTCTAATGAAGAAATACCAGTATGGCGGCGGACAGGTTAAGTATCCATTAACAGAAGAAATTCAGATGGCGAACAACTTCACTCCAAGCTTGACAAAAGGATTGCACTACCGTTATCACTTGGATGCAGGATGGCCTCAAGAGTATTACACGACTCAAAGTGGAGATACGCTAAATGATATTGCCACTATCTATGGCAAGACTGAGCAGGACTTCACTACAATCAATCCTAAGATTCGCTACAATACGGATGGCACATTGCTTGAGAACCAGAGGTTGAAGATTCCAAATGATAGCTTGAATGACAATGTTATCTTAGTCTTTAAGTCAACGAACAGCGATATTACAAGCAAGTCTTCTACCAACTCATTGCTTGATGGCAATAGCTCTACTGAGAGTGATTCTGTTGTTGCATCTGTAAAGCAAAGTTCCATTTATGGATACGTGGATTGGGTATCAGAAGAAAAGATTTTTGATGGTGTTCTAAACCTGAATGATGTTCCTAAGCATTATGGTCGCGTGCATCCAGCTTCGTCTGATGATTCAAGCACGAACCTTAAATATACAGCGGTTGCGAATGATACGTATAAAAGTATTGCAGCGGTACAGGGCGTAGATGAAGATGACCTTCGCTGGCTGAATGATGCAGGAGCAGATTCACAACCAACTCCAGGTCAAGTCATCCTTGTTCCACCGCCATTCTCACTCCCTTGGATTGACCCTATGGCAATCGTTTCTGATGAGCCGTTCAATGTGACTATTGTTTACAATAGCGTGAAGAAGAAGGATGGAAAGATTCTTCCAGAAGACATCATTATATCAGCTCCATTAGTTGTTGACTATGAAGTAGTGGAATCTACTGCTCAAATTGTTCGTGGCGATATTGCCAACGGAAAAGATTTGATTCCAAGTCCAATGGTAACAGGTATTACTTCTATCGAAACAGATGATGGAATGACTACTTACAATGAGTATGACAGTACTTTGCATATTGGAGACTTCACACTCAATGGGAATTACATTGACTGGAATGTAACGGGCGGACAAGAACCAGCTGCTGGAACAGTCTATAACGTTGTTTATCAGCATAAGCAACCAAAGACTATTACTGTTGACATGTCTACTCTTTATTATGAAGAGGGCGGCGTAGACCGTATCTGGCGTTCTCCTGAGGTAAAGGAATTCAAAGGAATGTGCTACCCAGGCGTTGACTATGTAGCTGACCTACCAGACTTCAGTGAGTGGCAAGGACTTCCTGATAATAGTATAGAAGACTTGAAGTATGTCATTGAAGATAATGACCTTTGGGTAAAGACATGGGCAGAACAACGTAAGGGCCAGTGGGTTATCGTTGGTTCACTGCAAGATAGAGTACCAAAAGATAACTGGTTCCCAACTGTCCAAACAGGATACTATTATCTTGGTCAGGATGAATACTACTTGTTCAGCGAACCGATTGTCATTCAGCCGACTGAAGAAGAAGTTCCGACAGCAAAGAACGTTAACTTCGTACCAGGTAAGTTTGAGAATGCTGCTCAACTTCAGGAAGGGTCACAGAACCTTATCCGCAACTCTGGTTTTGATATAGCGAATACAACAACAACGGTGTACAAGATGAGCTTCACGAGCACTGTTGCAGGACTAGGCGCGACTGTATAATGTCGCGCTTTTCCTATTTACAGATGACCATCAAGTGGTTATATATGTTACATACCATTTTAAGGAGGAGAATCAATGACTCAATTTGTAAAAGAGTTACCAAAAGATTCGGTTGGTCAAAAGACTACTGCATTACCGATAGACCAGACAGCTAACGTGGAATGGACAACTCCTGTCTATGCTACAGGCGGTGTGGGTTACGATAAAGCTGATGACATGTACAGAGTGAAAACAAACCAGAAGAAATGGAAAGCTGATTTCTCTGGAACATCTCTGAACACTACCATGTGGGACCTTGTTCAAACAGGTGCAGGCCAAACTGTTACTGTAGCAGGCGGTATTCTATCTGTTGCTATGGGTACAACAGTAAGTGCTGAAACAATCCTTATGTCTAAGGAAACATTTACAATTCCTGTGAAAGCAATGTTTGCTTTAAACCTTTCGCAAAAGATTGCTCAGAACGAAATCTACATGGAGCTAGTATCGGTTGACCCAGTTACAGGTGCAGTTGATACGGTAACACCAAACGTAGCAGCTTGGAAAGTATCTGGTACAGACAGCACAACGAATACGTATGCTGTTTATCAGACTCAAGCAATGGGAATTCCAATGCTGAATTCATCTGCTGTAAGTACAGGTGCGGCTCAAACAGGTGCAGGCGTTTATGCTCTATTTGAAATCGAACCTTACACTGACGAGTTATGGTTCCACACAAAGGTAATGGACTCTGCTAACGGACGCTCTTACTCTAACGTTCGTCACCAAAACATTCCTAATCCGAATGCGACTTACAAAGTTCGTCTTCGTATCAAGAACGGAACAACTGCTCCTGCTTCTGCTACAACTGTTAACTTCCAATTTGTGAACGTAAATGACTATGCAGAATTAACAGCTGAAGTTACAGCAGGTCGTGGAAACATCTCCGCTGGTCAAGGTATGGCAGTATACGGTGTTGGTGGTTCTATGACAGCAATTGCTGCTGGCTCTCAAGCACATGATGCTGCAACAGCCAACAACCCAGTAACAATTGGTGGACGTGCAATTAACGTAATGCCAACAGCTGTTTCTGCTACTGGTGACGTGACAAACCTTTACTCAACAATGCATGGTGCATTAGTAGTAAGAGAGCACTGTATCCCAGAAGCATCTTGGTCTTATGCTGGTGTTCAAACGACAACTACGGCTACGGCTGCTAAGGCTGCTGGTGCGGCTGGTATTCGTAACTATGTAAATGGTTTCCAATTCCAGAACACTAATGCAACTGCAACTGAGATTCAGATTCTTGATGGTGTGACTGTGCTATGGAAAGGTTATGCATCTGCTAATATGACAATGCCAGTTAACATTACGTTTGACCAGCCTCTAAGAGGTACAGCTGCTACTGCTTTAAACGTGAACGCTGTAACAACTGGAGCAAACGTGTACATCAATGTTCAAGGATATCAAGCTCCATAATACTTAGATGAGGTGATGAGATGAACAAGCTAAGCTTACTATGTATCGAAATCGTTCCTCAAGAAGAAGATGCAGGTTTCTATGTGAATCTTCTTTTCCAAAGCAATGACCCTGCTATTGCAGCAGGCGGAAACATTTCCTTTATAATTGAAGATGCGTCTGGCATTGAAGTAGGAAAGTATTATGACTTATCATTGAATGAAGTCACTCCTTAATGGTTATGGAAGCCACCCTTCGGGGTGGTTTTTCTTTTTCTATTGTATTGCTTTTATGAGAGATAGTGGTTACAAATGATGGAGAGCATCTCAAAAAAGGAGGATGGAAGATGTCGGATTATATAGTAGCATCAACACATGTAGACACACAGAATGAAGCCCTCGTGTTTGATTCAGAAGGCTACTATGTTGTTGGGGACGGTAATTGGCAAGACATAACGTTTAATACAACATTGACTTTTAACGGCGGAAACATTGGAATTGCTCCGCGTGTCTATGCAACAAACTTCTATATGTTCCTATCTATCTATAATGAAGAAGATATGGACACTGGACAAATCGTTGCATATGCAAATCTAAATGTGCAAGAAACATATGAAACATTCCATCTTGATAGCAAGAAGCTTGACCCATTGGATGTGGGGCAGGATTATGCATTCAAGGTTATTATCAAAGGAACAAACTATCGTATCTACTTAAATGATGTTGTCATTTTTAATATTGAATATCCTAATATGATTAGGGGAAGCGTTGGCATATATTCAACAGCGGGCAATAGCTGTAAGAACCTTTCAGTAGATTCCAACTTCGCAGATGGATGGTTTACTAATATAGATACTGTTCCAGGCGGCATAGCAGATATTCAGGAGCTAGATAATGAAGATAAATATCTGTACTTGAACAACCCAACAACAACTGACCTTTATGCAGGGCAGACATTAACGGTGGTTGGAGGTAAGGCCCATACTCTTTCCTTCAATTATATTGGTTCTTGTACGGTTACGATATTCGAACGGGACGGAGCATCTCCACAAGTCTATAGCCAGCAGATGGGCTTGCAATCGGATTGGACAGAGGCATCTTTTACGCAGACATTAAGTGCTGACTGCGCAACGGTAGAAATTCGCTTCATGGCGAATAATGAGACGGTAAAGGTCAACAACGTCCAGCTTGAAGACAAAGGATTTGCGACAGATTATATCCACAACATGAGCTTGTCAGTACCAGCAGTTCGTGACAGTTCTATTATTACTTATCCATCTAAGGATAATATTCTTCCATATAAAGGCTCACTGGCTATGTGGTTCAAACCTGATTTGGATTATGATGCAAACACTGCATACAACACTATCCTATTTGAATATGGTGACACCCAGCCGCTTCTGCTTTACTATAGCCCAAGTGGTTCTATGCGTTTTAAATATGGAAGCTATAACTCTATTGGAATTACCATGAATCTAGTGAAAGACACTTGGTACAATGCCGTAGCTACGTGGGATGAAGATGAAATCCAATTGTGGATTGGCACATCTTATACATCGGCACAAGGCGTTTATAGTACGCTTGGCAGCTCCAATGTTATCCGTATCGGATGGAGCCAGAATGCAAGCTACCGTATGTTCAATGGTGTTATTGATGAAACGGTTATCTATTCAGAAGTTTTGTCAGACGATGAAGCAGTAGCACTGGCTGATACAACAGACCCGATTGCAGATAACGATTCTGTTATTCTTCATGCAAGTTTCAACCATGCGATTGCCAACTTCAATAAGTCTATTATTGAGGCAACGCTTGCTCCAAACTATGGTTCTCCTGTTATCGTTACAAAACAGAATGGTAGCGTCATGAGAAAGGTTTCCTTCTTTGACTGGACTACTGGAGAATACAGAACATTTAACCAAGAGCCTGTTATGTATGACAAAGCTTATGATTATTTGCCTATCTCTTACCATGCAGATGATATTGATAAGGAAACATTTACAATCAGCGTAACAGATGAAGAGGGAGTTATGTGGGGCGACCCGTTAACTCTTGATGGAAAGAAAGTCCACATGACATTGACGGATGACCAAAAAGATGTATTAGATGGGCAAACCATGACGGTAAGTTACCAGCTAGAAGAATCTTATACGGTTGATTTCAATATTGGTGTTCCTGATTCTTTCCGTGTCACTCTTGGAAAATACGATGGAGAACCAGTGACGGTTACGTATGAAGGCAATCGCTTTTCAAACCAGAAGCTTGCAACGATGATTGAATTGAATCCATTATTAAATCCAAACCATGAAGGGTTCCTATACATCACTCAGAATGTGGAAAGCGTATCTTCTTTCAGAGTTCGTGCGACACCAGACAATCTACCAGCTAATGGTGGAACTCAAGCATTGATTGTAGCAGAGCCGCTGGATTCCAACGGAAACTATATCAGCCATTGTAAGCTGACTGTTTCATGTGAGCTTGGAACGATTCTTCCAACCTATGATGAAGATAGCGTTAAGATTCGTGAAAGAGCAGGAAGATTCCTGTATCAGTATCGTCCGCCAATCATCGAGATGTCTGATGTGAATGCCGTGGAAGTAGAAGACCATATCAACATTATGGATAGCGAAACGGGTCTTGGTGTACAGATTCCAATTACACTAAAGACACTTGAAACAATGGATTATACTCTTCAGACTGGTGACACCATCGAGAAGATTGCTGCTAAGTATGGAGCAACCATTCAAGATATTGCTTATACGGATGACATGATTGCAAAGGTAAATGCAAAGTATGGTGCTAATACGGAGTCGGTAGATAAATCATCAAGCGACGTACTCATTGCAAATGCACGTAAATACATTAGCGAAAGTTCTAATGTAACGATTAAAATACCAGTCAGCTATTCAGCAAGCCAACTTCAGAAGTCAGCAATTGAAATCAACTATGATAAGATGATTGCTTATTTATTAGAATTCATTATTGATTATATGGGGCAACCGAAAACTGCATTGCCAAGTGGACTAGGAGACCTTCTTGATTTCAATGGTGATGGAGTCATTAATATGGACGAAGTAGCATGGCTGACAAATAACAGACTGACAACGACATTAACCAACAAATACACTGATGTATTAAATTGGGACAAGAACAACTAAGGGGTGATGAATCGTGGCAAAAGCTCATAATGACCGAATAATGAAAGATGGCGCTGACAAGGGCTACTCGATACGGATTGGGAAAACACTTCCACAAAACAGTGCGAACCTCGCCTATGTTTCTACACCAGAGATGAGTCCAGTGAGAAACCTGCTCATCAATGACCTGTCTGCAAACATAAAAGAAAATGGTCTGCCATCGACTTATCAAGCAGAAAAAACAATGTACCCAGATGACCAGTATTTACTGCGTGAACTGTCTGGTGATTCAAAGCTTCCTAGTAAGAAAGTGCTGGTGACGGATGAGTTCTCCGTCCCAGTCAGTTCGCAAGATGAGCCAGCTCCTCTCTATTATGAAGCAAAAGCAAGCGGCTACTTTGATGCAAAGGGAGCATTGGTAACTCCATACATTGGCGGATATAGTGAAGACCCTGCTGATAATGTTGTAGACTATGCTCAAGTAGACCCAGAGGAAATTGATGACCTCCTCTATCTTGGAACAAAGATAAGGGTAACCAATCTAGATGGTACTCCTATCAATACGGCTTACAAATATAAGATTCAATTGATACAGGCACAGGGAACGGGACTCCCAGAGAATGCTTACAATATTTATGTCTACTCAAACTTCCATGAGAGCGATAGCGAATCTTTCCTTCTCCACTATGAGAAGTATAATACGGATGGCACACACGTATCCGACTACACAGAGATTCTGAATCCCTCTCCTGTCTTTGATGAAATCAGTGAAGCAGACTTTGATATCCTCACACAAGGAGCAAATAATCTAGATGTTAGAGCTTATTGCGTTGTAGAAACAGATGACAACAACTATCAGGTTTACTCTCCAGCTCAAGTCTTGATTGCAGACAATACAGTGCGGCCCGCACAGCAATTCAAGTATCGTGTGAAGAGCAACATGAGTACTCGTTTCTCTGGCACTAATCCAGGCAATGTAAATATCGGAATCATCTTCTTAAACAATAGCATCATTAACGTAGAAGATTTGACAGGCTCACTGAAGAAGATATACGAAGATAGTGCAAAGCCAGCTTACCTAGAGTTTGCTAATCCACATCCTGAAGTAAGAAGCTATCTGAAATCCAATCCACGTTACTGGGTGGCAGACATTGAAATGCCAAGAGACGAATGGAATGACTATGATTTAATCATCATCACTGGATATGGATACTTTGATATGTCTCCGTACAATGATGCCATTCGTAACTATATGAACAATGGCGGCAAGATATGGATTGATAATGCGGGTGAAGTAGGAAAAGTCCTTACCTTCAAATCTGGTAGTACAGAAACATTCTTAACAACAGTTGGATTCTCTGGTACAACAGAGTCAACTGGATTTAAAGCTCCAGACATCACAACACAACTTGGGAAGGACATCCTAAACCGTTACTACGTAATGGGCAACAAGACGCAAATTGACCTTGGCTATTCAAGACAAGAGCTTCAAGGTGACGGAACATACAAGACCATTGCTGTTAATCCAATGATTACATTCGGTTCTGGCGAAGCATCTACTAACTGGACAAACATCATTCAGTATTCTAATAAGAATGCATCTGTCATGGTCAGCAATGTAAGGGCAGGAACTCCTTTTGAAAAGGGGACAATGATTGTATCAAACTCTGGTATTATTCGTTCTCTATTCCATAATGATGATACGGCTGTTCAGTTTGCAATTAACCTTATTCTTTACATGGCAGAGAACAGATGGATTTACGGCCCATGGCAACAGGATTATGTTTACCATCGTGATAACTTGTTTAAGCAAGAATACTCTGGTGTTGGCGGCTCAACCGTTTATGTTGATGAACGTAATGATTATGACCAGACACAAATCGTGGCAAAGAAAATCCTAAAGGGAACAACAAAATCTGCTTTACTTCCTTATCTCCCAGCAGAGTTCTTTGCAGCTAGTGGAGCTTATGAAGTAGAAGTTCAATCCAATACCGATGTTCCAATTAACAACGGAAGCATGGAAGCTGGTAGCTATAATCCAAATACAAGGTCAGCTATCACAAGCTGGACAGCTACGACAGCGAATGCTATCCCTGGGTGGGATACGAAGTTCCTAGCAGGACAGACGCCTACGTTCAGACATGTAACTAGCACTTCTCAGCGTGGAGCAAAAGCTGTTCAAGTGGATGTTCCAACTGGCGGCATTGGTGCTCAGGCTTACTGGAATAACAGAACAGGAACATTATTGCCAGGTTCTTATATGGCAACAGCGTGGATAAAGGTAGAAAGCGTAGCAGGAAAAACAACTCAGGGTGCAATGGTAGCAGCTTACGATACAAGCGGTACTGTTATTGCGAAGAGTGCTCCCGTTATTGGTACTCGTGACTGGGTGAGAGTGGACTGCAACTTCTCTCTTTCAACAGCTAAGCAAGTTGACCTTCGCGTCGGTTTTGTTGATGGAAATGGAGAAGGCGTTGTAACGGTTGACATGCTGACCGTTGTTAGCGTAGGAAGTATCTACATGACTCCTGCTAATGATGGCTCAAGTGCTCTCTATGCATTTGCTGTAACGCCGCGTGGAGATTCATTCAATCTTCAAGCAGAAGGATACTCTGATTCTGATGTTACAACTTATGACCCAATCATCAATGTCACATACACCATTCGTTCTTATGTTTATGCATGGGACAATAACGCTGGTATTTATATGAAGCTAAACGGAAACACCGCTGTTAGAACCGTATCTATTCGTCGCTCAGATGGTGTGGTTAATCTTGGTTCTTTATCTACTATGCTCCCTGCATTAAATGCTGGTATCGAATGGGCAGACACGAATGATATTTACTACGAAGTATATCTTGGCGGCCCAGATGGAATTGACCCTGATAGCCAATTCGTGAACCTTGAAATCCATGACACAAAAGCTGGTAAGTATTACTTTGATAGAAATGGTAATGTTGTTATCCGATATATGGATTTATTCTATGGCGGCGAGAACAAGAACATCCTTCTTCAAGCCCGTACAAACTACTACACTATCCGTGCTGCAAAGCGTCGCTATGGTGTATTGGTTCAGCCAGAGAATAAGATTAGCCTTGCTTACCCATCTACTATCGACAATCGTGACTCATGGTTTTTGCGTGTACAAAATGGTTCATTCGTGAAAAAAGAATTGAACTATGATGACATCAAAGCATTGATTGCTTACGACAACTATTACTATGAATTCCAACAGCGCTTATTCGGTACTCACTACTATTCATTGCCAGAATACAATCGTCAAGTATTTAAGCCAGCAATGGGATACAAGCGAGTAAGAGAAGAGATGGCTGAATACGTCAATGACAATACGGTTAAGGTTCAAAACCATCCATTGTATGTCATGACAGGAAGCTCAAGACAAGAGCCAATGTCGAAGGTCGGCACAGCAGGTCTTATCTACAAGCCACAAACGGTTACGTCAGAATGGGATAAGTCATTCATTCCTCGTGTTTATGTGGACGAGCAAATGGATGGTAACTTAGTAGAAAGATTAGAAGGCTTTGACGTTGACTATACAAACGGACTCGTTATCTTTGAATCAGCTCCAGTCGGCACAGTGTTCGTGGACTATGACTACAACAACCTGCAAGTATGGAAGCGTACCTACAACAACATTCTTGTGACAGGCGAACAAATGAAATCAACAGACAAGAAGACATTTGCTTCTGCTCACCAGAACTGGTTGGCATTCCCTACTCCAGTTATTAAAATAGTTCCGTATGATGGCAGCGAAGAAAAAATTGCCCCTGTCACTTCATACACTATTGACTATTCATCTGGTTCGGTTACATTTAAGGAAGATGTTTCAGACCGTGTAATCGTGCAATACATGTACTCAACTGATGAACTCTTAAAGATAAGAGATTACGATATTCGTAACGGCTTCATCTACTTAGAGGATGAGATTGATTTCAAGCACGAAATCTATGTGAACTATTACTATGCAGAAAACTATCTGGAATACCGTGGGTACTTTGATGATTCCATCGGAACATTTATTGGTCTTGACCTAAATCCATCTGAAGGGCATTACTCAACAATGCCTGTTGTAAGAACGGATGGCGACACTGGTGAAACGTTCACATCATGGGAGTCTGTTCCTACAGCCAAGCTGATGAATAAAGAAGTCTATGTGTATATCGTTCCTCACAAAGACAGCTTTGGAAACTACAATGAAGACTGTGTTCGTCACTGCTACAGCCTAGAAGATTGGCAGAATGTACAGAAGACAAACCCAGCCGCTATGCTTCTTGGTATTATTCATCTGCGCGAACACACTAGAGTTCAGGATGCAGTTGTAATGGATACTCGTCAACGGGGCGGCGGATTAAAAACATCCATTAAAGAATCTACTATTAAGAAGGTTCAGCCACTGTCCAAGAACTACTGGGATATGGGTACATGGGATGGTCAGGCGTACTACAAGAATGGCGTCCTAATAATTGAACTTCCTAAGAAGATTCTTCAATCAGAGGGTGGACAATTCACTGAGAAACAGGTTACTTCTATAGTAGGGAAATACATCGCGTATGGTATTTACTTTATTGTAGATTTTGTATAAGGAGCTGTAACCTATGGATAAAAACATTCCATTAGGTATCACGCAGGTCTATAACGCTGGGACAAACTCTACGGAGTTGTCCTGGTCTTATTTAGAATCAGCGGATATCGAATACTTTGAAATCCAGTATTACGATGAAGAGAAAAGAAAATGGGTTCCGTTCGATGGCAGAAATGGAATCGTAAAGAAACAGAAGTAATAAGGAGGTGGGAAAATGAGCTTATCAAAGTATCCTGAAAAACTAGATTTGTTTCAAGTAAAGAAAGATGCAGCATTTGATGGAGACCCTAACGGCGACGACGTAATGGCCGACGACATAAACTCCTTACAGGATTCTATCAGTGCAATTCAGGAAACCTTAGGATTAAATCCGCAAGGAAGCAAGACAAGTGTGGGAGAACGTATTAGTCTTCTTGAAGGCTCATCAGCAATGCGCGTTCCATCTTTTCTTATTTACTTGGGTGAAGTCGATAAGATTAATGGAGCTACAACTGTTGACCAAGCAACTGGTCACTTTGTTAAGTTTGACCATATCGTATTTGGTAACAATGCTGAAGAAACAACAAGCGAAAGCCATGCGATTACAGAAAATATAATTGGCATCATCAAGAAGAACCGCGAGATTCATGTCTATGGTTACATTGATTCTGGTGTTAACACTACTAATCTATCTGTAGCTGAAATCCAAGTAAAGATTCAATCTTGGAAAGACATGGGCGCAGACGGTATCTACCTTGATAACTTTGGTTATGAGAGCGGCGTAAGTCGTGACCGTCAAAACCAAATCCTAGATTCTATTCACCAATATGGAATGGTCGCTATCATGCAGTCTGGAGATGCAGAAAAGCTTCTTACAGATGCTTATGATGAAACCATGAACCCTAACTGGGTGGCTCCGCATATCGAGCCTGGTGACGTTTACCACTATCAGCAATTTGCGATTGATACAACTACTCCTGAAGTTTACACAGATGCCTATGGGATTGCACAGAAGATACTTCCTATCTACCATCATCGTTGGGATTTAGGCGTTCGCATATTTGCCACTCCTTATATTGCTTCTAATACAGACCCAGAACTTGCACAAACATATTATAACTGGGCACATACTGGAGCCTTATTAACATCTGTAGATGCTTTCTATCCAGTAACAGAAGGCTACGCAAAGTTAAACAATGAAGTTCGTTTCTATAACTGGATGCCTATCGCTGGCAACTGGTATATGAATAGACCAATCATAGATATAGATACTGCAACAAATACTTTTAGTCGTGAAACAGCTTTCGGTAAAATCATTATGAATAACTCCGACCATACCTATAAGTATGAGGGCATGTATATTCCATTTGATTTACTGCAAATCATTGAGAATACGATTGCTGGTACTTTACTACAGGATGGTACGGTAGAAGATAAGAAGATTAAGAATTATGACGGGCAACGCCTAATTGATTCTATCAATACTAGCACAGGTGACACCATCGACATTAGTAGAATATCTACATTCGACTATGGAGATATAAATGGTAATATCCCAACAGATGTATTAAAGGCAAATGTTATTGAGGCCATTAATGCTTATATCGGAACAGCTAGAATCGACGAAGCATATATTGGGGATTTACATGCAAGCAAGATTACAGCTGGAACGATTGATGCCGAGCGCATCACTGCTTCTGTTGTAGATGCATTAAACCTATATGCTCAGAATGCAACGATTGGCTCTGCAGTTATTGACCAAGCAGTTATCGGTGACCTGTCTGCTGACAAAATCACGGCAGGAGATATTGATGCTGAACGTATTACTGCTGGAGTAATCGACGCGATTAACTTGTCTGCTAAACAGGGTTACATTCAAAACTTAAATGCGGATAACATCACAGCTGGTAACATCAAGGCTGACCGCATCAAGGCGGACGTTATTAACGCGATTAACTTGTATGCACAGAACATGCAAGTAGGCGACGCTACGATTAATACGGCTACGATTGGTGCATTGTCTGCAGGACATATCGAAGCGGCTGTTATTGATGCCATCAACATGAATGCTGATACGGCAACCATCAAGGCTGCTAAGATTGGCTCTCTAGATGTAGATAACATCAAAGCAAGTGTTATCTCTGCGATTAACGCTTCTATCGAAAATGCTGTTATTGACCAGGCTCAAATCGGCAACCTAGATGCAACGAAAATTACTGCTGGAACCATTGACGCAGACCGCCTAAAAGCAAGTATCATTGATGCAATCAACCTTACAACTCAAACCGCTACAATTGACCAAGCAAAGATTGGTGACCTAAGCGCTGATAAGATTACGGCAGGCGACATCTCTACCGATAGATTACAAGCCAATATCGTTAATGCCATTAATGCTTATGCTCAGAACATGGTAGCTGATAGTGCAAAGATTGATATTGCTTCTATCGGAGACTTAGATGCTCAACACATCAAGGGCGCAGTAATCGAAGCCATTAACTTGTCTTCTGAGAATGCCACAATTGGCAATGCTAAGATTGGAACGCTAAGCGTAGATAATATGAAGGCGTCTGTTATTGCGGCAGTAAATGCTTCACTTGAAACAGCTTCTATTGACCAAGCGAAGATTGGTAATTTAGATGCAACTAAGATTACTACTGGCGACTTGAATGCAGACCGAATCAAAGCTGGTGTTATCTCCGCCATCAATGCTTCACTGGATACAGCTACAATTGGCGCTGCCAAGATTGGTTCTTTAGAAGTAGGCAATATGCAAGCCTCGGTTATCGCTGCAGTGAACGCTTCTATCGAAAATGCGACCATTAATGCTGCAAAGATTGGTACTCTAAGCGTTGACAATATGAAGGCAAATATCGTAGATGCTATTAATCTATATGCTGGTACTGCGAAGATTGACAATGCTCATATCTCTGCCTTAGATGCTGACCATATTAGTGCGGCAGTTATCGAAGCAATCAATGCTAACATTGGCTCAGCAACTATCGACAATGCGATTGTTGGACAGCTAGGTGTAGACAACATGAAAGCTACGGTTGTTGAAGCCATCAACTCTTACACGGGTGTAGCCGTAATCGGTGAAGGTAAAATTGGAAACCTTTCTGCTGACAAGATTACTACTGGTACAATTAGCGCAGACAGAATCTCTGGTTCCGTCATAGATGCTGTTAATGCCAACATTGGCACAGCGACAATCGACAAGGCTGTTATTCCTAATTTGGATGCGGCACATATTCAATCTGAAGTAATTAAAGCCATCAATGCTTCCATTGAAACAGCTACAATTGATGCAGCTCAGATTGGGCAATTAGGCGTAGACAACCTAACAACTTCTGTTATTCAAGCCATCAATGCAAGTCTTGAGAATGCAACAATCGGCTCTGCTAAAATTGGTACATTATCTGTTGATAATATGAAAGCCAATGTATTGGATGCTGTTAACTTCCATGCCCAAACAGGAACGTTGGATGAAGCGCTAATCCATTCATTGAATGCAGGTAAGATTAATGCTGGCGACATTGCGGCTGAACGCATGACAACAAATGCCATTGCTGCTATTAACGCCGACATCTCTAGTGCAACCATTGACTCAGCTCAGATTGGCGCTTTGACAGCAGACAAGATTCAAGCTTCTGTTATCTCTGCGATTAATGCAAACATTGGAACAGCAAAAATTGACCAAGCCGTTATCCCTGAATTAAGTTCAGACCACATCACGGCATCCGTTATCTCTGCTATCAATGCTAGTATCGGAGAAGCGAAAATTGATTCTGCCAAGATTGGAACGCTGAATGCTGATGTTATGTCAGCTAATATCATTCAGGCAATCAATGCAAAGATTTCAACTGCAACAATCGACCAGGCGGTTATTCCTCATCTGGATGCTGACCACATTGCTTCCAGCGTAGTAGAAGCGATTAACTTAAAAGCTACTGTTGCTCAGATTGACCAAGCTCGCATTGGCAATTTGGATGCGAATAAGATTACAGCTGGCGATATTGCTGCTGACCGTATTAAGACAAATGTTGTAGCGGCTATCAATGCTGACCTTTCAACTGCTACTATCGGTTCTGCAAAGATTGGTTCCTTGAAAGCTGAAAACATTCAAGCGGAAGTTGTAAAAGCAATCAATGCTAGTATCGAGACAGCTACGATTAATTCGGCTAAAATTGGTACGCTAAGTGTAGATAACTTAAAAGCGGCTGTTGTCCAAGCAATTAATGCAAGTATCGAGAATGCGACTATCGACTCTGCAAAGATTGGTGTCTTGGCTGCTGATAAGATTAGCACAAATGTAATCGAAGCCATCAATGCAAATGTAGGCGTGGCGCATATTGATGAAGGTGTTATCAATACCTTGAATGCAGACAAGATTGTCGGCGGCTCTATTGACGCGGCTGTCTTAACTTCATCTGTCATCAACGCCGTGAATGCATCTATCGAAGGTGCGGTTATCAATAATGCAAGAATCGGTGTACTAGATGCTGACCATATTAAGTCTTCTGTAATTGAAGCAATTAATGCCAACATCGGAACAGCTTACATTGATAAGGCTGTTATCCCTCAACTGGATGCAGACCATATTAAAGCTAGTGTGATTGAGGCAATCAACGCAAAGATTACAACAGCAACGATTGATAGTGCAGTTATTCCAAACCTGGATGCGGCTCATATTCAATCAAGTGTTATTGATGCAATCAATGCAAATATTGGTACAGCGTACATCAACCAAGCGGTTATCCCTCAGTTGGATGCAGGACATATTTCCGCTAGCGTTATTGACGCTATCAATACCCAAGTTACTGGACGGGCTGTTATTAATGAAGCCAACATCGGCAACTTGAGTGCGACGAAGATTACTTCTGGGGACATTGCAGCTCAGCGTATGACTGCCAATGCGATTGCAGCTATAAACGCGGATATCACATCAGCAACAATTGATGCCGCACAAATCGGTTCTTTGACAACTGACAACTTGAAAGCAGCTGTAGTAGATGCTGTCAACCTATACACTGGTACTGCTACTATCAATGCGGCAAAAGTCGGAACACTAGATGTAGCAAACATGAGTGCCAATATCATCAAAGCAGTGAATGCTTCTCTTGAAACGGCAACCATCAATGCAGCGAAGATTGCGGCTCTTGATGCAGACCACATCAAAGCGGTTGTTATTGACGCTATCAATACAACAACGCAAACAGCTGTTATCGGTCAGGCTAAGATTGGAAACTTGGACGCTACAAAGATTACCACTGGTGATATTGCGGCGGCTAGAATGACAACCAATGCTATCGCAGCTATCAACGCTGACCTAACAAGTGCAACCATTGACTCAGCTCAAATCGGTGCATTAACGGCTGATAAGATTTCAGCTTCTGTAATCGCGGCGATTAATGCAAATATCGGTACGGCTCATATCGACCAGGCAATTATCCCTGAGTTGGATTCAGACCACATTAAGGCAAGCGTCATCAATGCTATCAATGCTTCTGTTGAGAACATCACGATTAACAGTGGTAAGATTGGCACACTTGATGCTGATAATATGGCAACGAACATCATCACTGCTATCAATGCCAACATTGGTTTAGCAACGATTGATAAAGCGGTTATCCCGCAATTAGATGCAACCCATATTAAGGCGACTGTCATTGATGCGATTAACACAACAACCCAAACGGCAGTTATTGGTTCTGCGAAGATTGCTGACTTGGATGCGGCTAAGATTGTAACTGGGGACATCACTTCTGATAGATTAAAAGCAAATGCGATTGCAGCCATCAATGCCAACTTAACAAGTGCTACGATTGATGCGGCGAAGATTGGCTCATTGACAGTTGGAAACATGAAAGCAGCAGCTATCGACGCTGTAAATGCTTACGTGGGAACAGCTACTATCAACGCAGCTAAGATTGGTGCTCTTGAGGTAGATAACCTGAAGGCGGCAGTAATCCAAGCGGTTAACGCTTCTGTAGAGAATGCGACCATCAACTCTGCTATGATTGGAACATTGAGCGCCGATAAGATGTCAACGAATGTCATTGCGGCTGTGAACGCAAACATTGGGCTAGCACAGATTGATAAGGCCATCATCCCGAACTTGGATGCATCAAAGATTACGACTGGTAGTATCGCTGCTAACCTAATGACAACGAATGTTATCCAAGCGATTAACGCTGATTTAACAACTGCAACTATCGGTGCCGCTAAAATTGGTTCACTAAAAGCAGAGAACATTGAGGCAGAAGTAATCAAAGCGATTAATGCCAGCGTGGAAAATGCTACGATTGGTGCGGCTAAGATTGGCGCTCTATCCGTAGACAATATGAAAGCAAACGTCATCTCTGCTATCAACGGTACATTAGAGAGTGCGAAAATCAGCCAAGCTGTTATCGGAAATCTAGACGCTTCTAAGATTACAACAGGAAGTATCGCGGCTGGATTATTAACAGCGAATGTTGTATCAGCGATTAACGCTGATGTGCAAACAGCTCAAATCAATTCTGCTAAGATTCAAGATTTGAATGCAAGCAAGATTGTGGCTGGAGATATTGACGCAGCTCGTATGACAGCGAATGTTGTATCTGCTATCAATACTTACACTCAGAATATGACAGCTGGTTCTGCACAGATTAACTCTGCTGTTATCGGTACGCTAAGTGCTGACCACATGCAGGCGAAAGTAATCTCTGCAATTAATGCTTCCATCGAAACCATCAATGGTACAAATGCGGTTATTAATAACGCAAAGATTGGAACACTAACAGCAGACCATATCAAAGGCGCTGTCGTTGAAGCTATCAACTTGAATGCAACAACTGCGGTTATTGACCAAGGTAAGATTGGCGTCCTTGATGCAACTAAGATTACAACAGGTGACATCGCCGCAGCAAGAATGACTACCAATGCAATCGCGGCTATCAATGCTGACATTACGACAGCTACAATCGACGCGGCACAAATTGGAGCTTTAACAGCTGCTCACATCGAAGCAGAAGTTATCGAAGCGATTAATACAACAACGGATACAGCAACTATCAACTCTGCGAAGATTGGTGACCTAACTGCTGGGCATATCGACGCTGTTGTAATTAGCGCCATCAATGCTTCATTAGAAAGTGCTACGATTAATGCAGCAAGAATCGGTTCTTTGAAAGCTGAAAATATTGAAGCCGAAGTCATTAAAGCTATCAATGCTAGTGTGGAGAACATCACTATCAACAATGCAAAGATTGCGGCTTTGGATGCTGACCATATTAAGGCAGTCGTTATTGATGCGATTAATACGACAACTCAAACGGCTACAATCGGAGCTGCTAAGATTGGAGTTTTAACTGCTGCTAATATCGGGGCAGGAACAATCGACGCTACAAAGATTAACGTAGCTGGTTTACGTGCAGACCAAATCACATCTGGATATATTAGCACAGCTCGACTACAAGCTGGAAGCATTACCTCGGACTTGATTGGTGCGAACCAAATTACCACTCAGCACATGCAGGCTGGCTCAATTGCTGGTGACCGTATCGAAGCTGGCACATTGAATGCTGATAGATTAGTAGCTGGTACTTTGGATGCTAGTTTCATCAAAGCAGGCACGATTACTTCTGAATTGATTTCTGCTGGTGCGATTACGGCTCGTAACATCGCCGCAAATTCCATCACAGCTGATATGATTCAGGCTGGTCAGATTACTGCGGAAAAGATTTCTACTAAAGGATTAGATGCACAAGTCATTCAGGTTTACAATGGTAAAACTGGTCAGGTTCTCATCGGCTCTGGTTACCTACGTGTAGACGGATTAGACGTTGGGGTTGTTCAATCGGATAACCTAGTAGCAAACGGTGCGTTCATGACATCATCTTCTGGTTATGGATATCTTCGTGATAACCCAACTGGTGAAGCAATCCTTGGCGGTAAAGCGACATCTCCTGGTGGACACCAACTATGGAAGATTAGTTTAGTAGATGGAACAGTATTCCCAATTGACCTTGGCGGACAGAAACCAGTAGACGTTGCAATTGATGCGAACGAGCAATATGCATATGTAACAATCGAGGGTAACAATACGCTGGTTCAGGTAGACATGGCGAACAACATGAGTACTGGAACTACATTGAAAATGGGTAAAGGCCCAGGGCGAATCTATTATTCTGGCGGTAAGCTAGATGATATGAAACACTTCTTCGTCTTGAATACAGACCCAGAAGATATGAACGTACCAGACAGCCTGACAATCGTAGATGCTCCAACAACATCTATTGACCAGAAGCTATATGTTCACCACAACGTTCCACTTGGCAGCACGCCATATGATGTTGTAACAAACGGCATGCATCAAACCTTCGTTACATTAGCTGGTCAGGGTGACATCGTAATGTTACAGATGGATAATCCAAACTCCATGAACTGGAAGCCAGTGAAAAACATTCCGATTTCTGCCTACATGACAGACAACTACCACGGTGGTATGACAGGTGAATTCGGTTTGAATGAAGCAACTGGTGGTGACGCATCCAGTCAGTACAACACTGGAATGCAAGACATGGAAATGACAGGCATGGACCCGCATGGTGGATACGGTGTAACGGATGGTTCAATGATTACTTATGAGCCACACGGTATTGACCTATCAAGTGACATGGATATCTTGTATGTAGCTGACTATGCGAATGGGTATCTGATTGTTGTTGATATCAATGGTAAGGCCCCATACAATGCATTAACTGGTAGCCGTCAACAAGGTAATATTGGTTCTATGGGATTCCCGATGGGAATGGGACCGAACAAGCCTGACAACCCACCTGGAACAGCTCCTATCTCTGACCCTAGTATGGGTGGCATGGTGATGAGTGTTGATGAGCCAGAGTTTGTGGCAATGGATATGAGCATGCCTGGTATGGATATGGGAGATACAACTGTTACGACAAGTGGCGGACGTACTTTCTCGAAAGACCAGACTCAACATACAACTCATTATGTATGGTATCGTATCCCAGTTGGTGACTCTCCAGACTTCGTTAAAGTGGCAAATGGAAAAATCTTTGTTACGGTTGAAGGTACTGGTAAGGTTGCTGTTATCGAAGAGCAACAAGTCCTTGACAACTTAACATATGACAGATGGTATTACACAAACTATGATGAGTTTACTGTAATGCACGACCTTCCAACATGGACAGTTAACTACATCGACGTTGGTTCTAAGCCATCACATATGCATTATAATGAAACAACTGGTCAATTATTCGTTACCGTTAATGGTCAGAACCAAGTAGTTGTGATTGACACAAACAATATTGACCCAATGAATCCGAACATGTCCATTGTTAATCGCATTAACGTTGGAGCAAATCCGAAAGGTATTAGAGTCGATTCAGCTGGTGAATACATGTATGTTGTCAACTATGGTGGAGCAGGGGACTTATCCTTTGTATATCCTGGCGGCGGCTATATCGGTGACCCTTATATCGGTTTAGAGGGCGGCGTTGAATACCAAGGTGCAGATGGATGGGCACCAATGAGAAGCCAATGGATAGAGAATTCAGACGGAGATGTTGTTGCAGCTGCTTCTGTTGAGTTCCACATCAACGAACCATTCTTGAACGAAGGCGGTTATGTAAAACTAACAGCCTACAACGATGGTGAAGATGCCCAGTACGCTTACATCGAGCAAGACCTTGTAAACGTAACGAACTACTCAAATGGTAATAATACGGTACATGTAACGGGCGAGAAGCTGACACCTAACTCCACCTATACTTGGTTTATGCCAGCTAATCCTTGGTTGAATCCTCCAGGCGTAACCAATGTAAAGATTAAAGGTATTGTAAAAGGTGAAACGTTAGTAAGGCAAGCCGACAACCTTACGTTCAATGCTGCGAACAAATGGATGGCTACTCCACAGCCGCCACAATTCCAGAAGGTATTAGCAGATGGAACGGTGCTGGCAGTAGATGAATCGTCTTATACGATTACGTATCCTACTAGTGATACTGGAACAGCAAAAGTTGTATTTAATAGTGCAATTGAAGCTGGAGCAAATATCATTGCTATCCAATACTACTGGTGGAAAACAGCAACGGGATATACAGTTGAGTACAACACTGGAGCTTACATCCAATTTCCATTAGGCACAATTCCATCGGATGATAGCCAGTGGGTAGAGGCAGACTACACAGCTAAGTATAACATGTGGTTTAAGCCGCACAATGGTTCGATTTCAGTGGCTCAAGAACAAGGTTCGTCTGACAACTTCTACACGAAGTTTGAGATTGACGAATTTGTTCCGAAGTATATCACGTATGATAACCAAACGACTGACCCATTTGTTTATAGCCCAATTGCTGTACAAGGAACGAATGCAAACTATACTGGTGTTCAGTATTCTACCATGACAAACCGTTCAATTGGTGCGGGGATAGCAACAACTGCTTCATCTATTGACTTAGGTGTACCAAGCAATCCTGACTTGACTCCAATCATAAGCGGAACAAGCATTGATGCGTGGGATGGAGACCACACAATGGAGCCTATACCAGCACATACTACGGTAACATTACCAGGCGGCTTGCAATCCGTAACGGTTGACCTTGGAAAAGTATACATGATTGGTAGAATTTCAGTTGGTCACTCCTATGGTGAGGACAGAGTTTATCATAATACGAAGACAGAAGTTTCAGAGGATGGCGTAACATGGACAACCATTTACGACAGTGCTGTGTCTGGCGAGTGGAATGAGAAACCTACTTACCATACAGTACACGGACATACGCATTATGCGAAGTTCTTTACTTTCACAAACAAGCGTGTTCGCTTCATTCGTGACTGGGCAAATGGATGGACTTCTGGTGACGGATTAACTTCTGGAACAGAAAACAACTGGACAGTAATCAATGCTTACGGTGACTGGGAATACGACACAAGCTATGTATATCCAGACAGTGCTCCAGAAGCTGGAGAAAGCATGGCTACCAATGGACGAGGTATTGTGTCAACAGATATTGACGGAGCTTATGCAGCCATTGATATTGCGATTGACTTTACTTCCAAGTGGTTCATGACTTACCTGATTGGCCCAGACTTCGGTATGGCAGAAGTTGAAATGAGTTCCATGATGGGCATGAGTCATACGCTGACAATGGAAGCACCGACGCTTTCCAAGTTCCAGCATAAGCACATCATGTACTGGCCACCTTCCGCTAACGTGAAGGCTGACGCAATGAACAATGTTCTTGCTGGTCATCACCGTGCAACCATTCGTCAAAAATCTGGACGTATCAATATTGACACTTTCCGATTCGAAGACTATCAGTACTTCGACAGAAACTCTCAGTTGATTACACCAGATAAGTCGGCAACATTCAGACGTACTAAGATTGTTCCTACTTCTGCTCAGTGGTTTGTAGGGGATGCAATCCAATCAAGTGAAGGTGCTTACAACTCTCCACGTTTGAATCCTGATACTGGTCTTCCTGACTACTCTGTAGCCATCAAGTACCGTATGAGATTCCGTGTAGACTTGGCTGAAGGTGCTCAACTTCCAGATGGTTCTAAGAAACCAGGCCGCGGTATTGCTTACGCGACATCTGCTATCTTTGAAACTGGTAAACTAAGCACACACTGGAGACGTTCTGAATCATCCGATAAGATTCCAGGTACACAGATTGAAGCGTGGGATGGAAACCACCCGCACAAGACTGGTATCCAAAACTTCCACTTAGCAAATGCGGCTGTTAAAGGTAACAAGATTGCTCCGCTAGCAATCATGGACCATCACATCAACCCATATGCACAGATTCAAGAGAGCAAGCTGAAGCTGAACTATCCGACTCACCGACATGGTCGTCCTATTATGGCAGAGGTAATGCCAGGAATGATGATGGAAGTTGGATGGGTAGATAACAAGCCAGTGCTTGACACGATTGAAGGATGGGGTGGAAATGGTACAGCCAACACAATGGCTCGCGGAGACCATAACCACGATGACCGTTATATCCTGAAATCTGGTGACGGCTCGGTTGTGTCCCTGACTGTTACAGGAGACTTAACAGTTGGCGGTCTTGTAGATGGCGTAGATGTAAGTGTGTTCAAGTCAAGCTACGATACTCACGTTGCGGATACAGTTGCTCACTTATCGCAAGCTGAGCATACGAAGTTAACTGGTATCTCCACTGGAGCTACGAAGACTCAGTCTTCTACAACCAATGGTAATATTAAGATTGACGGAGTAGAGACGACGGTCTACACTCACCCATCAACAGATGGCAACTTACACGTACCAGCAACTAGTACCACTCATAATGGTCAGTTCTTGAAAGCTGGAGCTACGGCAGGAAGCATATCTTGGGCGCAGATTGCATTCACTGACATCAGTGGAACAATTACTGCAACGCAACATGGCAACCAAACAAGTGGAACGCTTCACGCGAATGCAAACTCCACGACGAATGGTTTCATGAGCTACCAAGACAAGAACAAGCTGGATGGCATCTCTACTGGAGCAAACAAGGTAGTAGACAGCACAACGAACGGCAACATCCTTATCGACGGTGTGGATACAAATGTTTACACTCACCCTACAGGTGACGGAAACCTTCACGTTCCAGCCAATGGTACAACCCATGCAAACCATGTATTGAAGGCATCTTCAACCGCAGGCGTTTATTCATGGGCACCAGTTCAGTGGACTGAAATCAGCGGAACCTTCTCTGATATCCTCCATGGCAACTTAAGCGGTGGTTCGCTACACGCAGTTGCTACTGGCTCAGTAAATGGTTTCATGAGTGCGGCTGACAAGCTAAAGTTGGATGCAATCCAATCAAACGCTATCAACCAAACAACAGCTGACGGACGTTACGTTCTTAAGTCTGGTGATACCATCACAGGTAACTTGGTCATTGATAACATCAAGGCAAACAGTGGAATTGAGATTGGAGACACTGGCGGCGTTCAAGAAACACCGTACATCGACTTTCATTCTAGCGGAAACAACATAGACTACGATGCACGTATCGTCGCTTCTGGTGGAGATACGGTAACTGGTAGAGGAACATTAAGCGTTGAAGCTGCTACTTTCAATGTGGATGGCAATATCACAGTGACAGGAACAGTGGACGGCGTGGATGTATCTGGTTTAGCTGTAAGCTATGCTTCCCATACAAGGGTTCCAAATCCTGCTAGTAACTTTGTTCTTACAGAGAGTGGAACGCAAGTGAATGTGAAGTTCGACTTATCCGATTCAACAGAAGTAACAGAGTATGAAATCTGGGCATCATTTGCAGATAATGCTCACTACGAAGTAGTTGGAATCGTGAATGATTCGGACATCGCACCAGGCGTGACAACATATACATTCGTGGATGATAGCTATAACCGCAAGGGAACTATCTACTACCGTGTATATGCGAAGAACGGCAGCGTTCGCTCTAGCTCCCTAGAAGGAAGTATTGTCCTAGCTCACACAGTAGCTGACCCAACGAACTTGAATGTAGTGGCAAACATCGACTCGTTCGATATCTTCTACACCGTTCCAAATGATAGACTGCTTGACCACATCGAGATTGTTATCGACAAGCAAGACGTTGAAGCAAACTTGGCAGAGTCAAATGGAGCTGTTGTTTACAGCGGATTAGCAGACCGCTTCACATACAAGATTCCAAGTGTTGACTACGATAAATTCCATAATGTTTGGGTTCGTTCAGTAACCAGAATTTAATAAGCATGCTGGCTTCGGCTGGCATGTTTTTTCTTTATTTTTTTGTGGAAATATTGCCTATTATGGGTTATGTTCAGAATGATATTGAACTGCTAAGGAGGGCGGAGAATACATGAGTACAAGCTCAGGGAGCATTAAAAGACAACAGATACTAAATGTTCCTCAAGATATATTAGTAAGTGGCAATTCAGTTTGGCATTCTGGCAATCTATCCAAATCTGAATTCACACCCTCTTCACACATTGGTACTGGTGGTACAAGCCATGCCGCAGTTACAACGACAACAAACGGCTTCATGCTTTCATCTGATAAAACAAAGCTAGATGGTATCAGTACAGGAGCAAATAAAGTCACGTCCAGTACAACCAATGGAAATATAAAAATTGATGGAACGGAAACAAATGTATATACACATCCAACAGGGGATGGGAATCTGCATATTCCTGCTACTGGTACATCCAGTAATACGAAGGTATTAAAAGCAGGGGCTACGGCTGGCTCTGTATCCTGGGGATTTGTTGCCTTCAGTGAAGTGACTGGGGCAATCACCGATACACAGCACGGCAGTAGGAGCGGTGGAACTCTACACTCCAATGCGACACAAACGACAGCTGGGTTTATGTCGTCCGCTGATAAGATTAGATTAGATAATATGCAAGATAATGCAATAAACCAAACTTCTGCTGATGGTAGGTATCTACGATTAACAGGTGGTACATTAACTTCTAACCTCACGATAAGCAACACAAGTAGTGCTAAGTTAATTATAAATGCCGACACAGATAATGATGCGGTTGAAGATGGAGAACCAACGATTGTCCTTACACAAGATGGGGGAATCATTGGTGCTGAAATTAAACTTGAACAATCTGCAAACAATTTTGTTATCGCTCCATTTATTGACTACAATACGGGCACCCCAACAAAGAACTATAATGTCTTTGTTCACGACAAGAAGATATGGCATGAGGGTAACTTCCTCAAAACAGAATTCACGCCAGCTTCTCACATTGGAACAGGCGGAACTTCCCATGCTGCGGTAACAACATCTGTTAATGGATTCATGCTTTCAACTGATAAGTCTAAATTAGATGGAATCTCTGCAAGCGCTAAGAATGTGGCAGCCTCTACGACCAACGGGAATATTAAAATTGATAATGCTGAAACGGTTGTCTATACTCACCCGACAACAGCAGGAAACATTCACTTGCCAGCAGGCGGAGCTTCTGGTCAATGGGTGAAATGGAGTGCGGCTGGTACTGGGGCTTGGACAGGTATTGACTGGTCCGATGTAGCAAGTAAGCCATCCAGCACAGTAGCAAATATTGATGATGCCGTAGCGAAGAAGCACAGCCAGAATACAGACACTGGAACAAATGCGGTTATCTTTACAGTGGCAAATGGTACGGATGCAACTACTACTGGCATGGGCCTTCAGTTTGGTAATGCCACATTGAATCCATACATGCGTTGGTCTGCAACAAACTTCCAATTCTATAAGGACTGGAACTCTGGAACAAATGATGTATGGGCAGACTTACAGGCGAACACCTTTAAGAACTCCGCTGGCACAGAAGTTTCCTATGCAGGACATACGCATGCTTATTCCAGCTTAACAGGAATTCCAACATCCTTTAATCCAGTCATTGCAACTGCAACAGTTCTTGGTGGTATTATGGTAGGTTCAAACCTAAGCATTGATGCAAGCGGTGTTCTTAGTGGAAACTACCCTCTTGTTACAGGTTCTGTAAATGGGCTAATGAGCAGCACAGACAAGACGAAGTTAGATGGAATCCAATCCAGTGCGATTAATCAATCGACGGCTGACGGACGTTACCTGCAATTGTCTGGAGGAGCATTAACGGGAACATTATATACAAAGGTTATCTCTGCAACAGGAGAATCTCATTTTGCCGTTACTACTTATACAGACCCGCATGTTGGCGTTACCTATTCGATAAAGGCAGCGGGAGGAATTGCGACTGATAAGCTTCGAGTATCTGGAGACATTGATGTAACTGGGAATGTAGATGGAGTAGATGTGTCTGGCTTTAAATCTAGCTTTGATTCACACGTTGGTTCTACTGGTGCATCTCACGGTGTCGCTACTCAATCTGTAAATGGCTTCCTGTCATCTGCTGACAAGACTAAGCTTGATGGAATACAGGCAAATGCGATTAACCAGACAACTGGTGATGGACGTTACGTTCAATTAACTGGTGGTAAAGTATCTGGCGATATGACACTTACTGGTTCTCTGCATTTAGGGAATACAAGTGAATCAACGACAACTGTTACATTTGATGGCGTAACAGCTTCGTCTTTAAAAATAGATAATAGCGTTGGTTTTGTTGAGATAACTCCAGTCAGTGTAAACTGGGCACACATCGCTACAGACCGAGCAAACTTTATTTTTAGCAAGCCACTCTACACGATTGGCGGGGGAGGATTATCTTCCTATACAAATGAAGACCTTCCATTGAAACGTGATGGCATTACAAAACTTGTCTTAAATGCGACAGATGCTATCTTTACAGACCCAGTAACAGCTCCAACTTTCCACCGTAACTCTGACATGATGGAAGTATCTTATGCAGACCATCGACATGACAATGCAACACAATCATCTGATGGATTCCTAAGTGCGTCTGACAAAGCAAAGCTGGATACTATTACAGCTGATGCAAATCATATAACTGGTTCTGCGACTAACGGAAACATCTTGGTAGATGGTGCTGAATTAAATGTCTACATTCACCCATCAACTGATGGTAGCTTGCACGTTCCTGCAACAGGCACAAGTAACAATACAAAAGTATTGAAGGCAGGTTCTACTGCTGGTTCTATAAGCTGGGGCTTTGCTGACTTTAGCGAAGTAACAGGAACCATTACTGACACCCAGCATGGAAGTCGTGGAGGCGGAAGCTTACACTCCGTAGCTACGCAATCTGCTCATGGTTTCTTGAGTAGTACAGACAAAGCAAAATTAGATGGCATTCAATCTTCTGCTATTAATCAGACATCTGCTGATGCAAGATACTTACAGTTAACTGGTGGAACAATTACTGGTGCTCTTACTTCTACGTATAGCAGTGCCTTCATATCAAAGAGCGCTGGATACAAGTCCTTTATTATTCACCATCCTTCGGCGGATAACTTTATTATTGCTCCTTCTGCTACAGCAGATGGTGTAGACTGGGATTGGACAAAACAAGTTCTGATTTCATCTACTGGAGCATTAACATTAAAGGATACGCTAACAGGAACGAATGGTACATTCTCTGGAACCATCTCTGAAGGCGGAACGTCATTGGCTTCTAAGTACGCTCCACTTAGTCACGTTGGTACAGGCGGCACAGCTCACGCGGCTGTAACGACAAGTACAAATGGATTCATGATTAGTACGGATAAATCTAAATTGGATGGAATTTCTACTGGCGCGAATAAGACAACCAGCTCTGCTACAAATGGAAACATCAAACTGGATGGAGTCGAGACAACGGTTTACACGCATCCAAGTGGTGACGGCAACTTACATGTCCCAGCTACCAGCACAACAAACAACGGAAAGTTCTTAAAGGCTGGAGCTACTGCTGGTTCTATAAGTTGGACTGGAATTAACTTTACAGATGTATCTGGAACTATTACAGCAGCTCAACACGCTGCTCAAACAGATGGAACATTGCACGCTGTTGTTACTACGACAGTTAATGGTTTCATGTCAGCGGCAGATAAAGTTCGTCTGAATGGCATACAGGATAATGCGATTAATCAAACAACAGCAGATGCTCGTTACTTACAGATTGGTACTGGCGGTTCTATCTCTGGAAGCGTAACAGTAACAAGCGTAGGAGATTCGATTATCAATATTAATGCCGATACGGATAACGACACAAACGAGAGTGGCGAAGCAAAACTTATTCTTACTCAAGATGGTGGAATTATCGGGACGGAAATTAAACTTAGCCAAGTTGATAACAACTTTGTCCTTGCTCCATTTGTGGATTACAATACAGCAACACCAACGAAGAACTATAATGTGCTTGTCCATGATAAGAAGATTTGGCACGAAGGAAACTTTGCAAAGACAGAGTTTACTCCTGCTTCGCATATCGGTACAAATGGCTCATCCCATTCTGCTGTAACGACAACAGTAAATGGATTTATGCTTTCTACTGATAAAGTAAAGCTAGATGGTATCTCAACTAGTGCAAAGAACGTAGCCTCATCATCAACCAATGGTAACATTAAAATAGATAATGTTGAGACAGTTGTCTATACGCATCCTTCTGGTGATGGCAATCTTCATGTGCCTGCGACTAGCACAACGAATGCTGGTAAATTCCTAAAAGCTGGTGCGACTGCTGGAAACATTTCTTGGACAGGCGTTGCCTTTACCGATGTATCTGGTTCTATTACTGCTACACAGCATGCTGCCCAAACAGATGGAACATTGCATGCGGTGGCAACAGCTTCTGTTAATGGATTCATGAGTTCGACAGATAAGTCTAAATTGGATGGAATTCAATCATCTGCAATCAATCAGACAACAGCTGATGCTCGCTATGTATTGAAGACAGGCGATACAGTATCTGGTAATACAACATTCCAAAGCATTGGCTCTGTTAGTTTAACGCTTCGCGCTGATACGGATAATGTTACGGAAACAGATAATCCAACTTTAAAGTTCTTGCAAGATGGAGATGCAGTAGGAGCCAACATTGGATTAGATGCCAATAACCATTTCTATATCCAGCCTAGTACAACAGCAAGTGGCACGGAGGAAATCTACTTCCAGAAGATTGATGGTACTCAGTATAAGCTATGGAACGCTTTAAACTTTGACCCTACGACTAAGTCAGATGTAGGCCATACGCATACCGTTGCGAACATTACTGACCTTGCAACGAACTATTATGACAAGACTTCAATCAATACTCAGATGGCTGCAAAAGGCGATGTATTCTTAGCTAGAGCACAGACATTTTCTGACACAAACACCTTTACAAAAGCAGGGGTAGCGCTTAAGATACAACCATCAAGTGCTGTAACGGCGAACACTGTACTTCTTCAAATGAATAATAGTACAGGTGGAAACCTTGTGACAATGGGAACAGGTGATTCTGGAGAGGCGTCAGGTAAGGTTGTTATTAATGGTGACCTAGTTGTTACAGGTACGACAACTCAAAGTGCGACACAAGATATTCAAGGGGATATGAATGTAACAGGAAACCTAAATGTTACTGGAACTTCTGTCCTTGGAGATAGTGCAGCTGACCAGACAACTATTAAAGGTGACCTTCGATTAGAAGGAAACTTGCTGCCAATCAATAGATATTTAGAGGTTGGTAGATTCCCAGTCTTCGGTATCGCAGATGACTTCCAATTTGAAACAGATTCAATTGATTTCCAGGACATCATCAGCCACATCTCTACATTTGATACAAATGGAAATGGCGTATTCGATGCTCCAAATACTGGCGGCACTCGTTATTATAGATTGATGATTACCTATGCAAGCAGCGGCACAGATGATTCCACTCTTCATATTGTTCAAGAGGGAACATCTACTGAAGTAATTTCATTCGCCCTTCCAGCTGTTAACCTTCCTCTTGATGCAAATAGCGGATTAGGAAACAAGGCTAGAACATGGAAGAGTGCTCCATTTACGACAAGCTACATTGGCAATACAACATTCCAAGCAAAGAAAAATGTATCTGGAAACCTAGGTATTCGATACATTGAAGTGATTGCATATGATTACTATGCATAAGAGGAGGATAGTACATGGCGGTCTATAAAGATATAAACTCCTCAGTACGAATTGGCGGGGCGCTTTCGCTCCCTGCTGGTTCTATTACACTGAGCAATAAAATTACATTAGATAATGCAAGCGGACAGATTACTGCGACGAAGTTTTCTGGGGACGGTTCGTTGCTTACCAACCTATCATCTTCTGCTATGACTGATGTTCTTCTATTAAATGGCACAAGAAACATGGCAGGAAACCTAACCCTTCCATTGAACGGAGCTAATGGTTATTCCTATCAGATTAATCTCAAAGATAGTGGTCATTATATTCGTCACCAAGCAACGAGTGCAGATAGTTCTGCGTTAGATGGTATTCGCATTGCTGGTTACTCTGGTACTGAAATTGTAACTGGGCAAAATGGTACGCTATTGGCTGTCTTTAGAACAGCAGCTGCTAAGATTAATTCTCCATTAACAGTTACAACTAGTGTAACCTCTACAACAATTAATGCGACTAGCAACCTACAAGAGAACGGTACAAACCTATCAGCTAAGTATTTACAATTATCTGGCGGCACAATGACAGGACAATTGAATACTGTTAAAGTAGTTGCGAGTGGAGATATTGAAATTAAAGAAGCGGCTACGGCAACTTCTGGTGCGCCAAGCCAATGGTCAAGAGTTCTTCGCATGTATTCTTCTAATTGGAATGGTACAGCAGCTGTACTAAATAATGGCTATATACAGGTAGATAATAATGGTGGATTCTATTTTGCATCCAATGGCTCTGGAACTAGTAAACAAGTTCTTACGATTGGTAATTCAGGAGACGGTACTTTTAGTGGAAAGGTAACAGCAACTTCACTTTACATTACAAGCATTGGAACGGTTATTGGAACGGATGGTAAGTTGGATTGGACGAGCGTAAAGAATACGCCAGCCACTTATGCTCCTAGCGCCCATACTCATCCAATTAGCGAAGTAACAAATTTGCAAACCACTCTTGATGGCAAAGCAGCCAGTGTGCATACTCATGCTATTTCAGATGTAACTGGTCTTCAAACAGCTTTAGATGGAAAGGTTGATAAGGTAACAGGCAAACAGCTTTCAACAGAAGATTATACGACAGCTGAAAAAACAAAGCTAGCTGGTATATCTACTGGAGCTACAAAGACTGCATCTTCCACAACCAATGGAAACATCTTAATTGATGCAGTGGAGACAACTGTATATACGCACCCAGCTAATCATCCACCTTCCATCATTACTCAGGATGCTAACAATCGTTTTGTTACGGATACGGATAAGGCTAACTGGAATGCTAAGGCCACTACTGCTGTCGTTACAACATCTGCAAATGGTCTTATGATTGCTGCTGATAAGACGAAGCTGGATGGCATATCGACTGGAGCAAATAAGGTTACCTCTAGCACGAACGGTCTTATCAAGATTGATGGCGTAGACACAACTGTTTATACGCATCCATCAGGCGATGGAAATCTGCATGTGCCAGCAACAAGCACGACGAACAATAATAAGGTATTGAAAGCTGGAGCAACAGCAGGCTCATTATCTTGGGGTTCTGTAGCTTGGTCTGAGATTACAAGCGTTCCATCAACCTTCACTCCTAGTGCGCATACACATGCTTACACAGATGTAATAAGTGTTCCGACATCTACTATTCTTGGTCGTGTAAGTGCGAGTACTGGAGCAGCAGAAGCATTAACAGCGGCGCAAGTTCGTACATTAATTAACGTAGCAGACGGAGCGAACAACTACGTTCATCCAACTGGCGATGGTAATATGCACGTTCCTGCAAATGGAACTGGAAAGAATGCATATGTATTAAAAGCCACTGCAACAGCAGGCGTAACAAACTGGGGTATCGTTGACTGGGCAGAACTTAGCGGTAAGCCGTCTACATTCACGCCATCAGCTCATACTCACCCTATCTCTGATATAACAAACTTGCAGTCTACCTTGGATGGCAAAATGAAATACGGCGACGTTGTCATGAATACCAATCCATTTGGTGGCAAACAACTGTATATCAATTCTCTTAACAATGCAATGTTCCGTGCAACTGAGCGATGGAACGTAACTGCGACAATGTACAATACGGCAGACGATACTGTGGTTAGTACGTATGCAGCTTCACAATTATCTGGAATGTTTGATGGAGACTATGAGGGCGGATTCAATATCCCTGTTGGTCAGTATCTAAAAATGACAATAGATTTTGGCGGAGACTACAGTGGATACCCGTATGGATATATTTATATCTCTCATTACTATCAAAACTTTTCTAGCTCTATCGGGGTACGTGTTTATTGTAACTATACTCCTCAAGGCGTGGGCTGGAAAACGCTAACCGTTAATGACTATGTAAGTACAAGCGGGTCTTCTATTAAATATGTACGAAATGACTACTATGCTATTCAGCAAATAGAATTCACAATCACAGCCCCGACAACTGGTACGACTCAGACACGTATTACAGATATTGAATGGCAGCTTGATAGACCTTCAAGTAATGAAATGCCAATTGTGGATAAGTATCGTGCAAACAATCTGTACTCAACATTGACATTTAAGGATGCGAATAAGAGTGCGAATATCACATTGAACCCAAATGGAACGGGCGCATTCAAGGCGGTAACTGTTAATGGAACAGATGTCTCCTTAGTTGGTCATACGCATACGTTCGCTGAATTAACTTCCAAACCTACAACTCTATCGGGTTTTGGAATTACCGATGCAGCATTGGCAACTCATAACCATGATGGCACATACTTGAAGCTTGTTGGTGGAACCGTTACAGGAGGCATTATATTCGGAAGCGGTGCGGTGCCAACAGTAAACAATCCTAACGATAGCACTAGTAACGTTACCTTGAGCTGGTTAAATGACAAGCCTCGTATCCGTGTTGGCGGAAGTGGAGCAAGTGCAAGTGCTGCGTTTGAAATCCAAGGTGTTGGCGATACGGTTCGCTGGTCAGTTGATTCTGCTGGTAATAGTGTGTCTGTTGGAACATCCAAAGCTACAGCTTATTTAGTTGGCGCAACAACAGTTATCGAAAGCGATGCAAAGATTGACTGGAATAAACTGAAGAATACTCCAGCCACTTATGCTCCATCGGCGCACACTCATCCGATTAGCGATGTGACAAATCTACAGACTAGCCTAGATGGAAAGTCGAATGTGGGTCACACTCACTTATGGGCAGACATTACAGACAAACCGACAACGTTCACGCCAAGCGCACATACGCATGCACAGTCTGATATCACAGGATTAAGTACAGCTCTTGCTGGCAAACTGGATACAGGGGCGAATGCAGTAAGTGCTTCTAAATGGCAGACAGCTAGAACAATCACATTGTCTACAGATGCTACTGGCTCTGTATCATTAGATGGTTCTGGTAACGTGACACTAGCGGTTACTGTTGTAGATGATTCTCATGACCATACTTCATTGAAGAAGATTGATAAGCGTGACGTAAAACCTGCTGATACAACGGTTGGATATCTACGCGCTTACTTTACTTCATTAGAAGGATTAACTGGTACGGCTGGAACAGACTATCAAGACCTTCTTGTGTTGAACACTTATACAGATACAAGCGGCGGGTCTGTCAATGCTCTCGCTTTTGATAAGAGCCAAATGACAATCAGGCATTACCAAGCTGTTCAGGGAGCTACAACTTGGGGAACTCCTAAGACAATTGCCTATACAGACTCAAGCATTACAGGTAATGCATCGACTGCTACCAAATGGGCAACCGCTAGAACGATTACATTAGGCGGAGACCTATCTGGCTCTGTTTCAATTGATGGTTCAGCGAATGCTACATTAACAGCAGCCGTGGCTGATGATTCACATAACCATTCCATCTCTACAGTTACTGGATTGCAGACAGCTCTTGACAGCAAGGTAGATAAGATAACAGGTAAAGGACTTTCTACTGAAGATTACACAACGGCAGAAAAGACAAAGCTAGGCGGTATCTCTACTGGAGCAAATAAAACAGAAGTTTCTACTACTAATGGAAATATACTGATTGATAGCGTAGAGACAATTGTTTATACTCACCCTGCTACACATGCGGCTACAATGATTGACCAAGATGCCACTCACCGATTTGTTGCAGATACAGACATTACAAACTGGAATGGCAAAGCTAATAACACTGTTACAATTAGTGCTGGCATTGGATTAACAGGCGGCGGAGATTTAACAGCCAATCGCTCATTCGATGTTGTATACGGTGGAAATGGTACGGCTAATAGTGCGGCAAGAAGCGACCACAACCACGATTCCACTTACCTCAAATTAGTAGGCGGAACAGTCACTGGCAGTGTGACGATGGATGGATTGACATTAAACATTGGTGAAGGATTGCAATTCACTGAGGACAATCAGTACTTCGGAACAAATAGCGATGCACGTATTATTCGTATGACTGATAGCAATGACACTGGTGGAAATGTAGATGGAGGACTTATCTTCCAAGCTTATACGACTACGGATTCTACTGCTGTTGAATTATTGCGCCTTCGCAATAGTCAATTCATGTATAAAGGTAATGACATCTGGCATGCTGGCAACTTCACACCGACTAGTAAAGCAGATAAGACAACAACAATTTCTACTGCATCTACGTCTGGATTGACGGGCGGTGGCGACCTTTCAGCTAATCGTTCTCTAGCTGTTAACTTCGCTGGTTCTGGCTCAGCAACTACTGTATCTCGTAGTGACCATAATCATGATTCTGATTATGTCAATGTCGGTGGGGACACTATGACTGGAAACCTTACAATGGGTTCTGGTTCAACTTACAGCACGACAACAGTACAGACTCCTGCGATTGTATTTAATACATCTGGCGACCCAATGAAAATCTTTGCAGAACAGTACGGGTCTAACCTGTCACGTTTGGTTATTCAATCGTCTGATGACGGCGGCGAAACAGACTATGTTACTATTCGAAACAACCATTATTCTCTTGGTGACTTGGATGTATTTAACTTCTTCCGTGGTCACAATGATTCGACAGTAATGTTAAATGCGAAAGCTGGACTAACTGTAACGGGTGATATTGCCGTAACAGGAAATGTAGATGGCGTTGATGTGTCAGCATTTAAATCTGCTTATGATACGCACACTCATACATTCGCTAGCTTAACAAGCAAACCAACAACTGTTTCTGGATATGGAATCACAGATGCATTGACAACAGGCGGAGGCGGGACAACCAGTGGTGCTTTGACTGTTAACAATACGCTGACTGTAAATGGAAGCAGCTATGCAGATAGACTGTACCAGAACTGGAATGGTGCGCCAACCAGTAATCTGGGTGCTCCATCTGTTGCAGAAATTGCGTTCCTCGATAAGCAGTTTACGAATAAGACATGGTTCTATGACCCAACGCAAATCACATTCGATTACACAATGGATGGAACGACTTGGACGGCCATGACGGTTGCAACAAATACCATTAAGGATTTTGTAAGTGGACGCAACAATACCACTATCAACATTCCAAATGCATGTCAGAAGTTCCGAATCACCATCAATAATGATGGTAATTACGTGTTCCTAAATGCATTGTACATGTACTGGAGCAGCCAAAGTCATTCAACCAAAGTGACTATTGAGAAGAGCTTGGCAAATGGAAGCAATACTTGGACGGCTCATACAAGTTCTAACAATAACATAAGTGCATGGCCTGGACATATGTATCTGCCATTCAGTACGATTGCATTCAATAAGAACAACACAGCTCAGTATGGCGCAGTTCGAATTGTCTTCACTCCAACTTGGAGCAGTGACCCAACATACGGAACATACCCAATCGCATTGAATGGTATGGAAATCTGGGGCGGATACCCATCTGGATTCAGAGAAATCTATTCATGGGATAGAGATAAGAACGTAACATTCCCAGCGGCTGTAACAGCTACTGCATTGAATGTAGGCTCTAGTGCTGTATGGCACGCAGGAAACTTAACACCAAGCAACTACCTAGCCTTAACTGGCGGCACGGTAACAGGTGGATTAACAGTTAACGGTGGCGTATCAGTAGGTGGAAGCAATTTCACTGCACATGGATTCGACTTCATCCTTGGCGATGGAGACCAAACATCTCGTGGGAATACTGGAACCTCTCGTGCAATGGTTAAAGCTCCAGGCGGACAGCTTGTTGTGAACTATGCTGGTGACTTCACTGGTGGAACGATTGTTCAATCCACTCTTGAATCAACAGGAAGAATGAAAGCCACTGAGTACTATGTTGGCTCAACACAAGTCATTGACACAACTGGAAAGCTAGATTGGTCACTGGTTAAGAATACGCCAACAACTTACGCTCCATCTGCTCATACGCATTTATGGGCTGACATTACTGATAAGCCAACGACGTTCACGCCATCTGCTCATACGCATGCAATATCTGATGTGACTGGATTACAGACTGCATTAGATGGTAAGTCCGATACGACTCACAACCATGATACTAGGTACTTGCAATTGTCTGGCGGAACTCTAACAGGCTCTCTAAATGTCCAAGCCGACAATAAATACTTTGGTATTGATACGACGGCGGCACCAAGAATGGGTATCTACAAGAAGTCTGGTCAGGGTCCTGTAATAGCAGTAGGAAATGCAACGGACTTTGAAGTACAGCAGACAAGCGGAACAGATATTGGTGACCCATTGAACCAAACCGTTACATCCATTTTTAAAGCTGGTGCTAATACCTTCACGTACAAAGGACAAGGCATCTGGCATTCTGGTAACTTTACTCCTGCCAATAAGCTGGATGCGACAACTGCAATGCTTAAGTTGGATACAACGGGAAGTACTACTTACCCACGTATGGTACTTGCGAATAATCCTGGCTCCGATACGATTGGATGGGTTCGAGTAAACGCAGATGCGGCTGGACTTCTTCCATATTCAACTGGGAACTCTTATATTGGTACTTCTTCTTGGAAGTTTAAAGAGATGCATTCCGTTAACTTCTATGAGAATGGAACAGCGCTATCCTCTAAGTATCTTGGCTTAACGGCTAAGGCGGCTGATTCAGATAAGTTGGATGGACTTGACTCTACTCAATTCTTACGTAGTG